TAATCTGGAAGTCATAGAAAAATCCAGTTGGTGTATCGAAGATATGGCCAGTATTACTATTTGGAGACCCGTGTAGGATGCGATTACCAAAATCAGTTCCTAACAAAACTAAATCTTGAGTTCCAACTGGTGGAACGCTGGTGACAGAATCGCCAATAAACAAGAACCCCGTACCACCAGAACATCCAGTAAATGTAGTAGCGGTTGTACCAGTGTAAGTAATTACTTGTACACTTGGTGGAGAAATAGAGTTATTGCTAGTACGACTTACTACACGCAGAGTTCCAGAAGCTGGGAAACCGGTAGTGGAAGCTACAGTAATTGTAGCTGTTGGTAGTGTAGTGCCGTTAGTTCCATTAAATGTAGTTGATCTATTAGTTTGTCCAACAATACTTCCAGTAATAATTTGACCTGTACCACCAGTTGCACCGGTAAAACTTGTTCCAGTTGTGCCAGTGTATGTTACCGTTTGAACACCAGTAGAAGATAGAATTAATAGCGTACCAGAACTGGTGAATCCGGTCGTAGATACTACGTTAATTGTTGCTTGAGGTAATGTAGTTAAATTAGACGCGGCAGCAACAGTTGTACTTGCAGTTAGGTTTCTTGAAACAGCTACAGGTACGTTATTAGCGGTTCTTAAACTGCCGGTACCAGCCAAATATCCTGATAGAGGATTTGGATCAGAACTAGCAGCAAAATCATTACCCATAACTCCAACAATATTTAAAGAGTTGGCAATTGTAAAATTGTCAGTGCCAATACCATCACCAGGAATGGTCACTGCTCTCCAATATCCATCTGCGCCAGCATGCGAATAACCATCTGGATTCTCAGTCCAAATCCAGGCGCTACCATCACGAGGAATACCGCTTCCAAAATTACCACGATGGATACTATAGCCAGTTATCTGTGTAGAAGGCGATATGTTTGGTGAACTTATTGGATCAGCCCAATTAGCATGAATTACTCTACCAATAATATCAACAACCGTACTTTCTACGGTAGTCATCGACCCTTGAACTTCTAAGTTACCTTTAATAATAACAGTGCCTGTGGTCGGTGGACCAAAGGTAGAATCACTTGGTGCGATAGTCAATGGCGATACAACGATCTGTGTTGTTCCGCCAGTCTGAATGAAGACGTTTCCAGATTGTGATGTACCAATACCAGAACTTAGTGCTAAATTTCCTCCAGCAGAAGCTGCTAATGAAGTTGCTTGCGCTTGTACAGTTAGTGTAGTACCTGCGGCAGAAGAAGTCGTATCCTGAGTAATAATTGGATTTGCAATAGTGTTAGCAAAAGTAATTGTCTGATGAATATGAGTTTCAGTAGTATCACTCAAGGTAACTCTAGTTACTCCACCAGTTTGCAAATTGATAAGACCGTTAGTAGTTCCAGTACCAGTAGTAAGTGTTAAATTACCACCATTGCTGCCACCCAATCCAGCATTCTGTGACTGAATGGTCATATTTTGACCACTGGTAGATACTGCTGCTGTAGATTGTAAAATAAACGGAGCAATTATAGATGACGGAAATCTAACGAATGGTGCACCAATTTCTACTTGAGTGTTTCCGCCAACTTGAAATGAGTGAACGTTATTAGTTGTAACTGTGCCACCACTGGTATAGGCTAAACCAGTACCGTTAGAGCCAGTTAGGGTAAACTGAGTAGTATTTAGTACTACAATCGAGAATGTTTTTCCATTCAATCCGTTAGTTGGGTCAGTACCAATAGTACCAGTGATACCATTAATCGTAACGCTTTGTCCAGTTACAAATGTAGTTGGAGTAGATACTGTAATTTGAACAGGGTTTGCGGCAGTAGCGGCAGTAATGCTAAATGTACCACTAGCTGTATTGTGAATGGTTCCAGTGTTAACCGTATCACCAATAATAACATTATTGAATGTATTAGACCCTAGTGCAACGATATCAGTAAATGCTTGGTTAACATTCTTGAAAGCAACAATGTTTGTATTGTTTAGTTCACGGATAAATCCAGTTGAAGCTGCAACGTTATCGCTGGTGCCATCATGTTGAACATATCCATCTACTACCATTACACCAGGAGTATAAACAATATCAGTAACTGTACTACCAAGTTTTACCCTATTAAATAAGTCAGCACCGATTAATTGAATATCGATACCGGTTGGATTAGATTCTGAGAAAATATATTGATTATTAGGAATTCTGATAATACCAGTGTCGGCAGGATCTATTCCTAGAGCTAAAAATCCATCAACAAATAAGTTATTTACAACTAAGGATTGCGATGCTCCAAGAGAAGTACCATCACCATTGGTGTTAAAAACGAAGCGCCATAAAGCGTTGGTTTCGTCCCAAATAAGAGATGACATATCTCTTGGGGTAAAAACATTTCCGCCCGGAGAAGAGGCTCCACTACCTACAGAACCATTCAGTGTAAAATTAGTTGGCCCAAGAACAGTAATTGGCCAGCTACCATTAGCGGCTACATTTCCAGTAACACCATTAATAGTTACAATTTGACCAGTTACCAAACCATGGTTAGTGGCTGTAGTAATATTGATTGGCGAAGCGTTAGAGGCCGCGGTAATGCTGGCAATAAAGTTTACGCCTCGTTCAATTTGAAATCCAGTCAATCCAGTTGGTGGAGGAATCGGGGTAACTGCATTTCTCCAGTCATAGCTATTGACGTGAAAGAAAAGGCCATCAGTGCCACCAAGTGATTGATTTGGTTTTAGAAAATTCTCAACTTTTGACTGTACTATTCTGTTGACAATAATGTTAACTAACTGGTTTGTTGGGTAACCAGAAAATGTTCCTATACTGTCTGGCGCGTCATTTACGACCCATTCCACATATTGGGACAAAGTCGTATTGTAGGCTCGCATATAGTACTGTATTGCCATAGAATCTCCTAGAGAGATGTCTCTTTATTAGATTATCCCTATTCTAAATGCGTAGAATTTTGATGGTTATTAGATGTTAGCGAGAATTGCCCAACTGGCACCGCTCCAAATAACTTGTATTCCACTATAATTTACATTTAGAGTTTGGCTTGGGGCGCCATCAATATTATTTCCGTTGCCAGAAACTACAATATTATTAGCGGCAGCCACTCCCGCAAAGTCCTTAATGTAAAAAGTTTTTCCTGGAGTTTGACCCAGTGGCAAATTGATTGTAAAAACTCCAACATGATTAGGAACTAGAACAACATCTTCAGTTGTTGGAGTATATGGAGAGTTTGGTGAACTAATTGCTAAAATTCTAGATAAAGGTTTTGCGAGGTAATAACCGTCCGCACCACTGAAAGTAAGAATGTAGCCGTCAGGAGGATTATTACTTGGATATCTGTCCGACATATCGGGCAGAGCTAATGTTCTTGTAGTTCTAACTGTTGTTGCCATTATATTCTCGAAATTTCTCGCATTTCAATCGTAGCAATTGCCCTTCTGTCAGATGGAGTATTGCTTGGTTGCACGTAGGAAGTAATTGATTCGGTATCAACCGTAACTAACATTTGGTTAGCGCCATTGGTAGAAACTGTAACTGTCCAAGGCGTTCTAGATATACTATCTACCGTGTTAGGTGTAGATAAAGTATAGTTAATATTATCAAGAACTAAGACACCACTTTCCTGATGTGCAAGTACATCAATATAATATCTTGCAGGAACAACAGGATTTGGTGTAATTGGAGATGTATTTACTATAAGCACTTTGATGCTTAAATCATAAGAATAACCATCAACAAAAGTTGGATTAGCTGCAATAGCATCCTGTAATTGTAGTGGAACAGCCGCACCACCAGCAGCCATGCCAGTTAATACTAAGTGTGACCACTGAGCCTCACCAATTTTACCAACTGCATTACCAGTTGACATAGTACCAGTACCACCAGAGCATCCTGTGAAACTAGTTCCAGTTGTACCAGAATAGTTCACGGATTGCATACCTAATGAGGTAATAACTGCAATTGATCCGCTAGCTGGAAATCCTGCGGTAGATGCTACGTTAATTGTAGCTTGTGGCAAGCTAGCTCCGTTAGAACCAGCCGCAATGGTAGTAGAAGTAAATCTAGAGTTGGCTCTAACTTCTTGGCCAAACATCCTAGATTTACCAAATTGACCACTTACACTACCAAAATTAGAGTTGGCTATATTGCTAGATCCTCTGATAAGTACTGTATTAGAGTTATCAACTAAGTTATTAGTTCCTAGTACTATAGTATTGGATGTAGTATTAGATGGGCCAATAATATTTGCATTACCAATAATAAAATTAGTAGATGCATTAGCGCCAATAGTGTTAAAGGAGCCAAACATTCTGTTAAATATAGATCCGGCTGCAAGTGTGTTAGTTGAACCGTTAATAAACGAAGAGGCCGATTGAATACTATTAGTAGTTCCAATTACAAAAGTCTGGGCGGCGTTTGTGAAAGTATTTCCACTTCCAGTTGCAGTAGTATTGGCCGAGTTAACGAATGAGTTATTAGCTCCAACTATAACTGTGCTCTCGGCACTAGTAGAGTCTATGGTATTATTGGCACCATTTAATACAGTGCTATTTCTACCTGCAATAGTATTGAAGTTACCATTTAGAATGGATGAAAAGAACCCAGAAACACTATTATTGTAACCATCAGCAATAAATGAGCCGGTACCAGTTACACTATTATTGTATCCATCGAGGATAATACTCCAACCAGCACTATTGATAAGGTTATTATTACCATTAACAATAGTGGAGTATGGACCAGTTGCGCTGTTGCTAAGTCCTTTTAGAACCGTAGCGTGCTGACCATTAACCGTAGAAGTATCAGCATTCAAAATAGTAGAGAAGTGGCCGGTTACGCTGTTGTTTTGACCGGTTCCAATGAATCCATATTCTGAAGAAATGTTTACTGTATTATTTACGCCGGTTAAGACCGCAGAATAATCAGACAGTGTAAGTATAGAGTTATTTACACCAGATAACAGAATAGAATGTGGCGCGGCCGAATCAGAACTATCTGGAACGCCGATCAGAACATTTTCTGCACTAGAAATTACATTTGTGGTGCCGCCAATAATAACAGAGAATTGAGAAGCTGCCCCGCCTGTTATTTGGTTATTTGTTCCAAACCCAATACCTGTGTGTGTGGATCCTATAGAAATACTATTAGAAGATCCGTTTAGAATTGCAGAAAGATTAGCTGCGGCTGTGTTACTAGTTCCATTACCAACGAACGAGTTGACACCGGAAGCAGTATTTGATGTACCATTAAGTACAAATGATCGTATTCCGCTAGCTGTGTTGGTAATTCCATTAAGTACTGTCGAGTTTTGGGCAGACGCTATGTTAGAATTTCCGTTAATTATTAAGGCATAGCCATCCGAAGAATTATTAGCAAAACCGCCTACTGTGATTGCATGAATTCCGGATGAAAGGTTTCTGTCACCACCTAAAATTATAGCATAGTCGTTGGTGGCTCCGAGGCTCGCTCCACTTGTATCAGTTCCAAAGTTTACAATTCCAGTCTTAGTGTTTAAAATTGGTGATTGTTGAGCGCGGTTGGACCTCAAATTAACACGAGCAACATAACCATCGAATACAACTGCACGGGCTTGTGGTTCCCAGCGGTTATCCGATGCCTGCCAGACTAATGTATATCCGTCAGTTGGAGGGAACCCTGATAATGGGAATCCTTGCAGACCAATAACTTGCTGACCGGTGCGGCCATAAGGGCCAGAAAATGCCATCAAATCACGACCTGGTATAAATCCAGTTTGTTCTTCCCAGTGACTGGTAAAGTTATTCCAGGTAACATGGTAACCATCTTGAATGGCACCAACAGAGTTCATAGTTGTGGCAAATGGATGGTTATACAAACCCACAACTGTTTGAGCTAAATGCCCGTCTGAACCAGGAGGATATCCAATTAGATCATTTGATGCAACAAATTGTTCAGTTTGAACGGGCTTCCATTGGCCATTTAACCTAACATAAAGTTGATTATTAGCGTAACCATCCCCACCTCTCATATAAAGAGAGCCGTCTAATCTATTTTCGGTGGGAGCGCCGTAGCCGTCACTAATGCTTAAAACTACATTTTGAGGCACATTCCAGATATATAAAGGACTTTTTACATAACCATCATTTGGAATTTGCGGAGAAACCCCAAATTGGAGCCTAGATTCTAAAATATCTAATCTAGTTCTGACATCTGGATAAATTCCACTAGGCGTTACGCCCAACTCTGTTTCAATGGCAAAAACCGCACTTCTAAGCGCAGTAATAGCTACATCTTCCTGTGAACTTCCAGAAACACCAGGGAGGGTTATGTTATTGTCGAAACTAAAAGGATAATTACTCATGTTTTAACGTTTCAGCCTAGGGCGGTAGGGCCTTACCACACAAGTATACTAAATTTTTAGCATACATCTGAGTAAAAAATAACGTTAAGAGATCCAAAGGCTTTCATGACTACTTATCCAGCACAGATAGACAATAATGTTACTTTGCCTCTTGTAGAGGATAACCAATCCCCAATTGGTGGAGATACGGTCAATCGACTAAGAGATGCCATTATTGCAATTGAAAATGAATTAGGAGCTAAACCGAGCGGCACATTTGCTACTGTCAGATCTAGAATGGACCGTATTGAGAATTTAATTACTCAGCAAGTTGTAACAATAGCTGGAGATTTAGGTGGCACACCATCTCATCCATTAGTTATCGGTTTACAGGATCGTCCACTTTCCAGTGCCGCACCATTACCTAATCAAGTTATAGGATGGAATGGTATTGTTTGGCAACCTACTAATTCAGTTCAATTAGCACAAGATTTAGGAAATACACACACACTTCCATATGTTACCGGATTACAGGGTCGTCCAGTTTCTACTCAAGCCCCAACATCCAATCAAGTACTTACTTGGGACGGTTATATTTGGAAACCAGTTACTCAAAGTGTAACTTTAAATATTCTACCAACCGTTATTCTTTTGCCGGTTGATATTGTTTTTGTAGGAGGAGACGGATATACTAACTCTTCTTCTCCATTCAGAGTAGGCGCTCGTGCTGTAGATATGTCACCATTTCCATCTACCACTCTAGATGGTCGTACTAGAACTATGACCTTTAAAGCTGATCTGGAAGTAACTAATGCGGCAGCCACGGGTTTCGTAAGAATCAAAGATGTTACAAACAATGTTGTTATTACAAGTAGTACATTATCTACCAGCAGTTTAACTTCAGTAGAGCTGTCTGCCAATATTAATTCAGGAGTAACTCCTGGATTGATGAGAACAGATATGACTGCTCAGTATGAAGTTCAAATTTTTATTACTGGTGGCGGGGCTAATGATCAAGTTATCTGTAGAAATGCTAGAATTAATATTGTTTATAGTCCGCCTGTTTTAATTACTACGCTTCTAGCTTTAGCTATGCCTTCTGATATTAATTTTGTGTCTGGCACAGAAATGAATGGATTTTCTACACCAGCAGGAACAGGTGGTAGAGAAGTGGATATTACACTGTATCCGGCACTACTAACAGATAATAGTGGAAGAGCTAGAAGTATGACATTTAAAGCCAGTCTAGAAGTTTCTTCGGTTGGTGTAGATGGATATTGTAGGTTATTTGATACTACACACAATGTAGCTGTTACAAATACACTATTCCAATTTAATAACACTGTTACCACAGAATACACTTCCATACCTTTAGTTGTGGGTACTAGTCCAGGAAATATTAGAAGCGATGCTCCTACCAGATATGAAGTTCAAATTTGGAAAACAAGCGGATCTGTGACAGATAGAGTAATATGTAACAATGCTCGAATAACTATAGTGTACTCGTGAGGAATAGATGGCTAGAGTAGCGCCTGATGCAAATGATATCCTAGTATATCCACTTAACGAGAAAGGTCCTAATCGTCCAAATTTAGGAACATTAGGATCGATTGGCGATCTTGTAGATTATGGAAACATGCTTACCGAAGTACCTGGAATTATTAAGATAGATGAAGATTTCAAAGGGGTTTATATACCTGGGCAAAGCATCTCTCCTAATCACGATGGCACTGGTGGAGCATATGGAGTTACCGTTCCAACCAATTTTTCAATCTCTGCTTGGGTTTATGTTAGAAGATACGCTAGTAATTTTGGTTCCGTTTTTACTAAGCAGTACATTGCTAATTCCTGGGCTTTTCCATTTTTGACATGTGGTTTATACATTAGAAATACTTCTGATGGAAGATGGATTGCTTACGTTACTACCAGCGGCACTTTAAGAGAATTGGCTATTAATTCTCCAAATCTTATACCACAAGGTAGATGGGTTCATATTGGGGAAACTTGGGATGGTACTACACTTAGAGCTTATCTAAATGGTACTTTAGTGGGAACATTAGTCCCTGGGGGAGGAGCGGTTGATAATAGTTCAAATCCAGGTAAATGGTTCATAGGAACTATTCCAGACACGACGTCATTAGACGGAGGAAATATAATGGTACAGGATGTTAGGCTGGCCAATATTGTTAGACCACAATCTTATTTTGCTGATGTATATTTTGGCGGAACGGTACCATAAGGAAAACTAATGTCAGGAACAAGAATAGCACCAGATGATAATGATATTGTTGTGTGGAGATTAGACGAAGCTGGCGCTCCGTTCGTAAATTCATCTACGTCTCCTTCCGCCCCGTCACATGCCATTTCCGATTTATCTACTCTATCTGGAACAATATTATTACAGCAACCAAGCTTATTTGCAGCTTCTGGTGCTAATAGTTGTATCATGTTTACTGGTGCCAACAGTAGCAGTCCTCGAAATTTTATTTCTGGAGCTAATAGTGTTATGCCGCAAGCACCAGTTTCATTTTCTTGTTGGGTATATTTGCGAGCATATAATACAACAGGATTCACACAACATTTATGGGTCAAACAAACTAATACTGGGAACTGGTCCAGTACATTTGCTTCTGTCGAACTACAAAATAGAACATATGCTGGCCAATCTCAGCAGTGGGATTTATTTGTTTTACCAACATCAGGTGGAACTCCATTAGTATCAGCAGAGAGTACAGTTCCTCTTCATGCTTGGACTCACACTGCGGTGACTTGGGATGGTACTACGCAAATAGCTTATATAAACGGAAACGTTGTAGCTACCGCTACCTCAACTGGGCCTATTAATTATGGATCCACGCCAGGACCATGGTTTTTTGGAGCTATTCCATCGGGGTCTGGAAATCCAGAAGAGCCAGTTGTTTCAATTTGTGATTTTAGAATTGCGAATATAGTTAGACCACAATCATATTTCCAGAATATATATAGAAATGGAGTATTATCTCCTGGTACAGGGACAAGCCCTTTAACTAGGTATTATAAGTTAAGAGCATATGACACTAATTGTGCTACTTCAAATCCTGTTTATTGGATTTCTACAGGAATAAACTATAACGGAGCACCTCCTGCTCCATGTGGCGGCAATCTTGGGCCAATAGAAATTGTAGGCTCTTGGACAAAACTAGGATTTTAACATATGGCCAGAATACCACCTGATGTAAATGATATTTTAGTATGGAGGTTGAATGAAACTTCGGGGCCTTATAGAAATTCGGGCTCTCTATCTCCTAATGATACTACTACAGATTTAAACATTACCAATACGATAGTAAGAACTGGTACGGGCGTATTCGATGATCCTTGTGCACAATTTCCTAGCACAGGAAATTACCCAACAGGAGCTTCTGCAACTAGAAATTATGCCGCTGGAGCTAGAACGATAAATCCAAGCCCTCCAATTTCTCTTTCTTGTTGGATATATTTAAAATCTTACACCACTTCTAATAATACAACAATAGTTGCTAAAGAATACAGAGATAGTACAATTACATCAAGTTGGGCAGCACCATTTCAGGCTATTAATTTATCCACGTTTACATCTAATGGTGGTCAAGATTGGGGAGCAGAACTCGCTTTAAATTCTTCTACAAATGCTTCATTTAACGTTACAGATTTTCCAATTCCATTACAACAATGGTCTCATATAGGAATGTCTTACGATGGAACATCTGTAAGAGCTTATTTAAATGGCATTCAATGTATTAGATATTCGGCTGGTGTTCAGCTTAATACATTTCCGGCAGCCTCAATATCTTATACAGATGGTATTAACGGATTTGGTTTCTGGAGAACTGGAGCTATTACTGCAACTGGCTCATCTAACAAAGAAGAGCCAAATATTCTTATTCAAGATATTAGAGTGGCCAACGTAGAAAGAACATTAGACTATTTTAAGTTGATTTATAAAGTTGGAGCACTACCAATCACAGTTACTAGCGCCGTTCAATATTACAAATTGAGAGCTTATGATACATCCTGCGTCACTCCTACTCCGGTTGTTTGGGTTGATACGCAAATTTCTTTAGCAAATGCACCAGCTTTCCCGTGCTCAGGCCCATATTCTACTCCTGAAGTGATAGATACTTGGTTTGCATAAACACCTAATAATACGACATTTTGGTTAAACGGAGAATAAATGCCAACTTCACTAAGGTTCTGTCGAGGACTACTTTACAACTATAACCAAACTGGAAGAGCTTCCGAGTTCCTTAAAATACTCTACGAGTTCTGGGGATATTGCGTTAATGGTACTTCTAGCCTTCAATCTCCAGGCGGATTTGCAACCACTATGAGCACAACCTATTCCGTATCAAACACTACGGGAGCTGGCGTTTCTCCAATTGTAATAACCACTACCACAACTAATGCTTTATTTACTGGACAACAAGTTACAATTTCTGGCGTGCTCGGTAATTTAGCGGCCAATGGTACCTTCCAAATTACTGTCACAAGCACAACTACATTTAGTTTAAATGGATCAACTGGAAATGGTTCATATACTGGTGGTGGAACTGTTAACACTACACCATTCGCTTGGCCAGTTAACTTTACTGAAGGAACTCCTGTTTTAGCAATTGGCAATGATGGATATACTCCAGCTCAAATAAGTACCAACGTTAATGGCAATGCTATTTTTAATGCCACAAATATTAATCCTTTTACTAATTTAAACACTAGCTTTACTATTAATAATGTTTCTAATTACAGAACTACAATCGCAGCAGGATCTAACGGACAAAGTTTACCTCAAGCAACAATCAATGTTGCCTCCACAACTACCGCTAGCACAACTATCGCTGCTGCCTCTAACAATGTTTCTCTGCCAACTGGCACTATTAACGTAGCCTCCACAACAGGATTTCCATCAGGTGGATTTCTAAATGTGCAGACAACAGAGGGCACCCAGTTAGTTTTGTACACCGGTATAACTGCAACTACGTTTACCGGATGTACTTTAGGTCGAGGATCTATGCAAACTGGCGGATCTATTTCTATCGGATTCCCAAGTTCTGGAACAATTCATGTCACCACTAGTGCTGGTATACAAACAGTTACATATACAGGAATTACGGGAACAACCTTTACAGGATGTTCAGGTGGTACAGGAACTATGTCTATTGATGGCGCTGTGTATGCTCCAATTTCAGTAAATATGACCGCGGCAAATTCTTATGTTAACTTGGCATCAGTTGTTGTAAGCGGAGTAACTGGAAATACCACAGCTAATGGTACGTGGACTATTAATACACCAACTAACTCTATTTCTAATGCAACATATTTTAATACTACTACGGCGTTTCCATCAAACGGTGCCACATTGCCACAAGCAACTGTTAACTCAAGTACTGTTGCACCATTTACAACTACAACTGGTGTTCAAACGCTCCCACAAGCAACTATTAACGTAGCTGCTACCGCAACTGCCTCTACAACTGTAGCTGCTGCCTCTAACAATGTTAATCTGCCGACAGGCACAATTAACGTAGCCTCTACTACCGGATTCCCAACCTCTGGTACTTTGAATGTTGCAACAATAGTTGTAACAAGTATTGCACTTGGATCTAGCGGGCAATCACTCCCACAATCAACTATTAACGTATCTACTACTAGTGGATTTCCAACCAGCGGCACACTAAGTGTAGCAGATAACGCTATTCAAACAACTATTGCAGCAGGATCCAACGGACAAGCTCTACCACAAGGAACTATCAACGTAGCGTCTACGACTGGATTTGCAGCCTCTGGTACAATTTTTGTAACAACCAGCACTGGTTCTCAGATAGTTACATATACTGGTACCACTGCTACTACCTTTACTGGATGTTCTGGCGGAGGTGGTACCATGTCAACTGGTGGCACTGTTTATGCAGCTACCTCAGTTACTTATACTGGAATTACCGCTACATCATTTACTGGTGTAACAGGTGGTACTGGTACTTTACTGATTAATAACCCAATCGGTGGTGGACCATTTAATCAAGCTGTTACATATACTGGCACAACAGCAACTACATTTACTGGAGCACTAGGTGGTGTTGGAACTATGTTTACTGGTAATACTGTAAATAATACTGGTTTCTTTACCAATTTCCCAACTACTGGCTCACTTTATATTACTACTACTAACGGATCTCAACTAGTAACATATACTGGAGTAACAGCCACTACATTAACTGGGGCTTCTGGTGGTACAGGAAATACCTCCTCGGACGGTGCTGTATTTACGGCATTTTCTCCAGCAAGCAACTATACTTCGATTGCTGTTGCTTCTAACGGACAAGCCTTACCACAATCTACTATTAACGTTGCGTCTACCACAGGATTCCCAACTAGTGGATACATTTATGTTTTAACCACTCTTGGATATCAACCAGTTACTTACACTGGAACGACCGGCACAACTTTCACTGGTTGTTCGGGCGGTATTGGCACCATGTCAACCGGCAATCCAGTGACTATTAACTATGCCTCAAGCGGATCTTTTAATATCACAAGTAGCGCCGGAGTTCAAACAGTAAGCTATACTGGAACCACTCATAATACTTTCACTGGTTGTTCGGGCGGTACCGGTACAATGACTACTGGAAATACTATACTGTCGCCAATTACTGTTATCACTTCCGATTTCCATACATTACTAACTGGACAGACTGTTATAACATCTGGAATAGGTGGTTTGCCAAATGCTAATAGCACATTTTTAACCACAGCAATTAGCAATAGAATTGCTACATTAAACGGATCTTTTGCATCAGGAACATATACAAGCGGAGGATCTATTGCCAATCGTAATAGTATATACCTAAATAATTCTGCCCCAAACGGATCTTGGACCAGTGGTGGAACACAAACAGTTACAACCAGCAATATGGTTGGAAAACTGTTAATAATGTGGAAGCCAAATTCTGGAACTACTGAAGATGCTATCTACATAATCACTGCTGTTAATAGTCCTAACTCTATTAGAGTCAATTTGAATACTGGGGGCACTCCCGATCCAACAAATCTACACCCATCATTTACTAATAGAACAAATATCAACTATAGAATTGTGGATGCTGGACTTGCTCAAACATTTAGTAGCGGCAACGGAAACTATATGGTTATGCAATTCAATCCATCAGCAGTTGGTATTAATCCTGGCCAAGCCAATAGCCAGGTACAAATGTTTGGAAATGATACTGCCGGTACCATTGGCACTATTATTTCTCCAGGAGGAAATTGGAATGGCCTTACATTTCCTGTCACTGGAGATCCGCAGATAGATGCAACTGCACAATTCAATAATACACTGAGTGGAAATATCTTCAACACTGGCCCAGCTAACACTATGGCTATGACAATGGCTGCTGATCCGGCATTCTTCTGGATGCATTACAAAGATATAAACAGTGGAGATGGATCATCATATTTCCACTGTGAAATTCCAATCAGACTTTATCCACAATCTGCGGATATAAATCCTGTAATAGTAAATACAAGAGGTGGAGTATTCAATGGAACTGTTTTTAGATGTGATGGTACATCTGCCGGTGGTAACGGAACTATTGGTAATGGTTTTTGGATGAAAGATACTACTGGAACTATTAGAGTTCATCGAATGTTATCTAAATCTTTAGCAGGAGATGGCTCGCCGTCTTTTGGAGCTAACCTTACAGACATTAAATTAGCATTCAACACAACACGAGGAACTATAATAGCTTCAGATGGTGTACTATGCTTGCCGGGTGTAACAGGACAATTTTCATTGGGCAGAGTAAGATTAAGAACTCTAAAATTTACAAGCACGCAACTACCACTCTATCACAGATTTGGTACACCAAGCGGACAGTTCCTTAATATACAAAATGGTATTGCCATAATTTGGGATAACACAATCTTACCATCAAACTTGTTCTTCATCATATAAGGAATCAGAATGGCTATACACACAGTTCGAGATTATTTCACTCAGAACATAACAACTAATGCAAAGCAATGGATATGTGGCTATCTGATGGGTATTTTTCTGAGAAGAATACTATTGTATAGTTATGTTGGTGACACTAATTACCCAATCAATGCTGTCGGAACACTATTAATTGCTACGGCCGACACTACTCCAACTGGTACGCCAACTTTTCCAGCCAACACCAAAGCTGGGATTAATCAGGGTTCCGGTAGAGAGTTTTATGTTTGGATACCGCCATCGGTTAGAACAGTAAGTTTAACTGATGTTGGTAGATTGTTAGTTCTAAGAAGCACAGCTAATTCTACATATAATTCAGGAATTTATCTTATCACTGGATTTGAAGCGCTCAACTATACAGTGTCTACTACTTCAGGAAATGCCGTTTCACCAATTCAAATTACTACTACTACCCCTCATACTTTAACTACAGGGCAAACTGTTGTCATTTCTGGAGTTGGTGGTAATACCGCAGCTAACGGGACTTTTACAATTACTGTATTAAATAGTACTCAATTTACTTTAAATGGAACAACTGGAAATGGTACCTACACAAGCGGAGGTACTGTTACAACTAATTGCTACATTATCGACTATAGAACAATGGGTGCTACCGGATTTCCACCGGTCGAACCATTTGGTAGCATGAATTGGTACATTTATGAAAAGGACACTGCTGCTCCAGCATCTGGATCTCCAAACAGTACATGGGTAGCTGTAAATAGCGGTACGTACGGAGGATATGGAAACTCTACTACCCCACGTATTATAATGCAAAGCCCTCATGCATTGGGCTGGCAAGTTAGGCTATGTCATGAAACATTTGCTGATTATAGTCAAAATTTTAATAGCAACGGTAATTATGGCAATGTGCCCACTATTACTTGTGTGCCTGGTTTTGGCGGTAATTCTGCTGGAGATTTTGCTGTAGCTGGCCCACACTTACATGGACCACTTTACTATAATACAAATAACACAACCAAATTTGCAGGAACTGCACCAGGATTTGGAGATGATTCTTCTGTTAATGGTACACCAAGTAGTTACTGGCCATTCTCGTGGAGATTAACGCTTGTCGGAGATGACACAGGACAAGGTGTAGTTATTTTTGGCCGCAGACAGTTTAACCCAGCAGTAAGTTTTATTAGCGTACCACAAGATTATTTCTTTGCTTGTGGTTTAGCTGAAAATGAACCAACACCACTGCCAGTGAATAATGTAGCTAGATTATTTATGATCGGAAGCGGAATTAGTACTGGTGGTATCGGCGGATATGGCAACTCTCTTAACGATATAAGCTGGTCTCCTAATATTTTGTATCAGGGAAGTTCTGGAGATTTAAACCGTGGTAACTGGTGTCAGGGAGTAACACAAACTCAGGGAGGTGTTCCTTGTAGCTGCGTTCCATCATTGTGGACTTATGTTTCTGGAGTAGCTCAATTTGGAAGTCCTATTTTTGATGGTTCTGCGGCAGATAGTCCATGGAGTGGATCTACTGAATTATTCTCGGTAGATTTATTGGCAGGAACATTTGCTACCTGGAATGGAAATGCAGGAATTGAGAACGTATTTCCAATTGAACCCAGAATATTAGGAACAATACCACATCTCAGAGCAGGAAGGTCTAATTTTGGTAACTTTACAGTAACTACTGATAGTTCACATTCATGGATGCACATGAAGCGAGGCGTGTATGTGACTTGGAATGGACCACAGGTAATACCATGAGTTATGCGGCAGATATTACTGCAATTAATTTTGGAACCAACGAAAATTATTCTGGTAGTTCCAGCAATTTTATGGGTACAGATCTGGGAAATGGTCAAGGAGAGGTGGAAATTTTCTATGCTGGAATCGCAAACAATTATCTCGCTATAGATGTAAGTACAGGTATTAGTAATATTACTAAAGACCAAGATTATTTTGGCGTTAACAATAACTACAACACTGTTTTGGTTGATAGCACTCAGTCAAAACAAATGGATAATAATCCAATTCTGTTGCATCCAAAAGATCAAAAGATATATTATAAGGTGTCCGGATATAACCCAAATACAAGTTTATATGAAACATGGATCATTTCTGAACAAATAGTACCTCGTCCAGAATTGTTTGATTCAAACCAAAATCCGTCGCCAGTATTATTTGACCCAAATGGAAATCCCCCAAATGTAGATTTAGGTATATTCTACACCCCTCCTTCTGGAAATCCATTAGTAGACATCAAAATAGTAGGAAGATGGATACAGTAAGGTAAAAATGGCTAGACATTTATTACGAGACTATTTAATACAAAATGTATCGTTTCCAGCTAGAAATTATATTCCATCTTATCTGATGGCGATATTTCTTCGAAGAGTATTACTATATACATATGTTGGAGATACTAATTTCAATATAAATTCAGTGGGCACACTTTTAGTTGCCACTGCAGATTCTACTCCTACGGCCGCGGTACCTTCTTTTGCTGGTGGAACAAAAGCTGGTATTAATCTGGCTTCAGGTTTAGAATTTTTTGTATCTATTCCCGCTGGCACTAGAGTAGTTAGTCAAGTAGATGTTGGTAGATTATTAGTTTTAAGAAGTACCTCTAATCCTACGTATAATTCTGGCTGTTTTTTAATTGATGGGTATGATACAGGAACAAATTCATATCGTATTGCATATAGAACTAGCATTTTTCTGAGTGGTACGACCGTTATTGCGGCTGCCTCTAACAACGTTTCTCTACCAACTGGTACTATCAACGTTGCTTCTACTTCAGGTTTTCCAACATCCGGCACAATTTTAGTTGCAACAAATGCCGGAATACAAACGGTTAACTACACCGGAACTACTAGCTCCACCTTTACAGGGTGCACCGGTGGCACTGGAACCATGTCAACTAATAATTCAGTAACTGCTAGTATTGCATTGCCTACAGGTACCCTTAATGTTAGTACAACATCTGGATTTGCTACAAGCGGAACTATTTTTATCTGTACTCCAGCAGGAAGGCAAACAGTTAACTATACTGGTACAACTGGAACTACGTTCACTGGTTGTACGGGTGGTACTGGTAGCGTATTAGGAGGATCTCCGATTGTAGCTGGTATTGCTACAACTATTGCAGCAGGATCCAACGGACAAACTCTACCACAAACTACCATCAATGTAGCGTCTACTACAACAGCCACAACTACAATTGCCTCAGGATCTAATAACGTTAGGTTACCAACAGGTACTATTAACGTAGACTCAACTACAGGATTCCCAACTACTGGAATTATTTTCGTAACGACTAATGCTGGTACTCAGACTGTTGCATATACTGGCACAACCGCTACTACATTTACTGGGTGTACTGGTGGTACCGGATTAATGTCAACTGGTGGCAGCGTATTTGCCGGGTTTTCTCCATCTGGAAATGTGTTCGTAACAACTAGCGCTGGTGTTCAACAAGTAGCTTATACTGGAAGAACAGAGACAACCTTTACAGGATGTACTGGTGGAACTGGCACTATGTCAACCGGTGGAGCAGTATTTTTCTCACCAAGTTTACCGCCTATTGAACCAACAGATAGTATGAATTGGTACTTGTATGCTAGCGACGCTAACGCTCCAACAAATGGAGCTAACAATACGAATCCAGCAGGTCAATATAGAGGGAATGGAGATTCCACGACACCGAGAATAATTTTACAAAGCCCACACACCACTGGATGGCAAATTAGAATTTGTAATGAAACAAATACCGATCAGGCAAATTGTCCACCAATAACAATGTCACCAGGATTTGATGGTAATTCAGCAGGAGATTTTTTGGTTGCCGGAAGGCATCTTCATACTCCATTATACTACAACAGCAATAGTGGAACTTATTCAGGTGGAGCCATAGGATGCGGAGATCCTCAAACACTTAATACTACTTATAGACATACTATAATTGGAGACGATGGTTATGGTCTTGGTGTGACCATGATTGGGCGTAGACCAAGTAATGGTACTACTCCTAAATCTTTTCTGGTTACGTTTGGAATACCAGAAGTAGAACCTTTACCATTACCAAGTAATAATGAAGCTAGGCTATTTACAATTGGCAGCGGCTCGGGCAGTTCAAATGGAGACTTTTTAAATGACACTAGCTGGTATCCCGGTAACATAGGAGCTAGTAATTTAGCTCAAGGAGTAAATATGCAAGAAACTAAATCTACTACTACTCCAATTCCGGTATCAGCAGCAGTATCACTAATAACATACGTTAGTGGAGTTGGACAAACCGGTAGCCCTATTTTTGACGGCAGCGCTGGAGATAATCCTTGGTTAGGCGGTACAGAATTATTCCCAGTAGATGTGATTGCTGGAACTTTTACTGGCTGGAGCGGTACATCTTTTCCAGTACAAGAACCGAGATTTATAGGAACTATCCCGCATATAAGAGAAGGAAGAGCTAATTTCGGAGAATATACATTAACTCATGATACTTCTCGCGCATTTATGCATATTAGACGAGGAATGTTTATGTTTTGGGGCGGACCACCAATATTAGTTTAAGGTAACTATGGCCATTAAATTTCTGAGAGGGCTACAATATACAACAGGTACAAATGGTAGGGATATCCCTATCTTTTTAAACCTTGCCTACAATTTTTGGGCGTATTGCGTAAACGGTGCCCCTAGTATTTTAACTGTTACTGCCGCTTCCAATACAAATCCAATTGTTATAACTACATCTACTCCGCACGGACTATCAAATAACCAACTAGTTGGAGTTTATGGGGTTCAAGGTAATACTTCAGCAAATGGTGGATTTAATGTTACTGTAGTTAATTCTACGCAATTTGCTTTAAATGGAGCGGTGGGTAATGCAAATTACACTACTGGTGGCCAAGTTACTATTCCCGGTGGTATTCCAATTTCACCAACTTCTTCTCCTAGTGGATTTTTTGAAGGTTCATCCGTGCTTGCTGTAGGTAATGATGGAGTAACATCTGCATTAGGAGATACATTTACAGCGGCATCTTCTCAACCATTTTCTCAATCTATGATTGGTAAGCATATAGTTGTTTGGTTGGCGGGGGCCAGAAGCGGTATTGCGCCAGGATCTGCCGGTTTCACTTTACCACAATCTACTTTAAATGTTCAATCTACTATTGGATTTCCAGCCAGCGGCTCTGTTTTCGTTCAAAGTAGCACCGGCTTACAAACAGTAAATTACACTGGTATACTTAGTACTACAATCGCTGCGGGTTCAAACGGTCAAGTCTTACCGCAAGCCACAATCAATGTCGCTAGCACAACTGGATTTCCAACCTCTGGGGTAATCAATGTAGTAACTTCTAACAATGTGCCACAAGTCGTTACTTACACAGGAGTAACAGCAACAACCTTTACAGGATGTTCAGGTGGTACTGGGACTATGACAACTGGTAATGCTGTAACTGGACAAACATTTGTTGGATGTTCGGGAGGCACTGGATTAATGCAACCTAATGGATCTGTATCAGTTAATCCTCCAAGCACAGATGATTCAATCTACAGAATAGTTGCAGTACCATCAAATACCCAGATAAAAATTGTACCATTTAGTGGTGGTACGACTGACATTTCTTCATTGAAGAATAATTTGACCGCAAGAGCATCGCTCAGCTATCGAGTTCTTGATGTGATTGCCGCGTCTCAATTAAGTATAGGTAACGGTAACTATTTTATTGGTAATTTTACAGGCGCCCCTAACATAAATCCGGGCGCTGCTGTAAGTCAATTTCAGATGCTATTAAGAGGATCTGCCAACGCATTTGGTCAAATGGGATACATAGGATCTCCAAATGGTAGCTGGAATGGCACATCATTTTCCGGGAGCGGTAGTAATACCACTATGTCTGAAAGAATTTCAGCAACTAATTTTACTGGAACCACATCAGCCGTTTCGGGATTTGTGTCTTTCATTGCTGACACGGATTTCTTTTTCGGACATGTTAAATCTCCCACAAATGGCGGCAATACAACTGGTCTTTATTTTATGATAACTACGCCAGCTAGACTATACACACAAACACAAGACCCAAATTTAATTGCTATATTAGCTGGTGGGAATACTTTGAATAATAGTACTGGCACAGATTCTTTTTGTACTTCATTTGGTATGGTTGGGTTTGATGGAACAACCAGATCTCATCAATTAATTAGTAGAAACCTTGTTGGTGATACTGCTAACGCTACCATTGGTCCAACATATACTGTGGGTTTTAATTTAAATACACAATTAGGATATCAAAATAAAATCGCAAAAGTAATAACTGGAGAAACTCTAATGGCAGTTTCATCTGCTGCCGGTCAATTTTCTTTTGCCAGAGCAAGAATGAGACCACATAGAGTAACATTTGGAGGATTACCACCATTCTTTCTGATTGGCGATCGTGGAGAGTTTATTCATTTAGTTAATGGTATATGTCTTCCATGGGATGGCGCTATACTACCGTATAACTTTCTTGCGAGTGGAGCTTAAAAATGGCAGTTCATATACTACGAGATTTTACTCCCGTTACTAGCGGATACACAACGGCATCTTCCTTTCAACATGTTTCATATCTATTCAGCACCGCAGTATTTTTAAATAAAGTGCTAGGGTACTCTATTGTAGGGCATACAGGATTTGATTTAAACAATACAAATAACTTATCTTTTACATTTTCTCAAAACACAGCAATCGCTGCCGCTTCTAATGGGCAATCTCTACCTCAAGCAACAATCAATGTTGTTTCTACCACTGGATTTCCAGCCTCTGGACTTATATATGTCACAACTAGCGATGGCGTTCAATTAGTTAAATACTCAGGAACTACTGCTACTACCTTTACTAATTGTACAGGTGGAACCGGCACTATGTCCTCGGGGTTCACCACCACCATTGCTGCCGCTTCTAATGGTGTCGCTCTTCCAACAGCAACAATTAACGTAGCTTCCACTACTGGATTTCCTACATCTGGAACTATTTACGTTGTTACATCTGCTGGAGTGCAAACAGTTACATATACGGGCACCACCGCCACTACCTTTACTGGATGTTCTGGCGGTACGGGAACTATGTCTACTGGTAATAGTGTTTCATCAGCAGGAATTGGCGGAGTAGCTTGTGGTCCAAATAGAATTTCTACCGCTTCTGGTAATCCTCTGGTTATCACAACACAGTTTCCACATGGAATGAATACTGGCGAGTATCTTACTATAAACAATAATCTATCAAATAGTTTTTATGGTTTTAATAACTCTAGCCTTGGAAATTTTGGTCCGTATAAAGTAGAAGTTGTTAGTTCAAACCAACTAAGAGTACTTTGGACTGTAGCAGCAACATTTGTGGCAAATACCGCATCAATATTACCTCAAGGATTATTAATTGCTTCTGGAACCGTAGCAGGCGGCACTGGAGCTAGTATTAATTTTGGCGGAGCGCCCTCTGTTTACGCAGTACAAGTTCCAACTACTGTTAGAACAGTAGTAAATGGAGCAGCCCCATCAGCCGGTGATACTGGCAGAATATTAGTTCTTAAAAGTAGCAAATATCCCACAAAAAATAGTGGATTGTTCAAGATAACGGCCACAAATACTGCTACCAATTCTTATACTATAGATTATAGATCAACTGACACCCCACCACCTGAGACTATGGATTGGTGGCTGTATGAAACAGAAACTCGTATATCAGAACATTTGTTATTACCAAATAATAATCAAGTAACTAGCACCTCAATAAATACCGCAACAAACACAACACCCATTCAAATTACAATAAATCTTAGTGCTGTTTCGTACTACGATACTGGACAACGAGTAACAATATCTGGAGTTAATGGTAATACTGCGGCCAACGGTACCTGGACTATTACTAGGGTTGGAGCTGGCATATTTACTCTTAATGGATCTTCTGGTAACGGGAACTATACAAGTGGAGGGACTGTAAGTCGTGTTGGTTATACTGGAGGTGATGATGTGTCACCTAACAGTAGAATAATACTTCAGAGCCCGCATTCAAGTGGATGGCAGGTTAGAATTGCTGGTGAGCCTTGGAATATCTCCGGCTCTCCTAATTATGCCTCGATGAGTATAGGTTATGGCGGAAGTATCTTTGGTGACTTTCCTGTTGGCGGAGTCACCACCCACATAGCACAATATTTAGACAGCAATATTCCTCTAGGAAATCCATATTCAAATACAATTATTGGATCTGTTAATCCTTCATTTGCACCACGTATTACTATAGTTGGCGATGATACTGGCCGCGCCATTTTCCTATATGCAAGACCACAAGGCGGCGGCAGCAATGGATTTGTAACATTTGGACTACCAGATAATGAACCAACTCCACTTCCAGCAAACTCAAATAGGCCGTTTATATATGGTGGCAATAACCAGGGAGATTATGGAACTATTCAAGCAAGATGGGGAATAAACTTCAATGTAGGATTTACATACAGAGATTTCGTACCAGAAATGTGCGGTCTAGCTGGGTGGGCTAACGCTGATGGTATTTCAGGAACTTCTCCTGTATACGCAGCCAACGCAGGAGACTGCCCATTTACTACCACTACTGAGGTGTTACCTTGGGAATTATGGGGAGGCGTAGCAACGGATCCTGGTCTTAATTTGCCATTTCCCGCTACCGGCAATACCGTATATGGTCTCAATCAAAGATTACTTGGCACTGCTCCGTTTATCAGACAGGGTAGAACTAATTTTGGCGCATTTATACAAAGCACAGAGAATACCGCTTCACTTACTGTAACTGAAGCAAGCAATACATCACCAATACAGATTACTACGTCTGCTGCTAATAGTTTAACAACAGGTCAGACGGTTGTAATTTCTGGCGTTAATGGAAACACAGCAGCTAATGGAACTTTTGTGATCACAGTAGTAGATAGCACTCACTTTACATTAAATGGTACGACGGGCAATGGAGCATATACAAGTGGTGGTACAGTAAATGGAACTGCTCGTTGGATACATTTACAAAACGGAATTTATCTAGCTTGGAATGGAGCTGGTGGATTGGTACCATAACATGGCATTAGTTAGCGATCAAAATAACCTATTTAATTTCAATGAATTCCTTAATTATCGTGGTCAATATTCTGGTAGCCATGGAACTCAGGATTTTAATGAGATATTTTTCACTATTACTTACAACTCTAGTACACAAATTGAAGGACTTAATTCCACTGCCTTGGTGACTACTGGATTTAATACCTACTACAAATTACAAGGATATAATACTACAACTGGCCAGTATGAAGTATGGTATTCTACCAACTCAATTAATTTGAGTCCACCAAGTGGAAATTTACTTTCTAATATTGAAGTGGTACTTACTTGGGTTGATCGTTAATTTTCTTTGCAAATTTGTAATATTCAAAAGATACTTTCAAAATGGTGTCTACATCTTTTGAAAATGCAACTCTTTGTTTAGCTTTATGTTGCTTCATATTGAATGTTTGCGCAGCTCGTTTTGCGTCTTCAGAAAGCCAAAATTTATGAAACCTACCAGGATTTTTAGCATAGACTGGATCGTATTTTGGTATGCTAAAAAATTTAGCAGGATCAACATAAGATCCATGGTCTTTAATACCAAAATGTAAATGAGGCCAAGTTCTGCCGGCTTCCGTAGTAACAAGAGGATTTTTAGGATCACCTGGGTTACCAGTATTGCCTACAGTTCCAATAATAGAATTTGAATCTACTTTATCTCCCTTCTGTACATTAGCAGTAGAAAGATGAGCATAATAAGACCAATGGCCATCAGGGTGCATGACACCTACAATGTTACCGCCTCTTCCATCGGTATCTACTGTATCAACTGTGCCAGCAGCAATAGCGTACACTGGGGTTCCAGCAGGCGCTCCCATATCAACACCCAAATGACCTCGACCTTTGGCGGCCTTGGGATCATCATCAAATCTCTTCATGGCCGGATCAAATCCACCCAGGTTATGCCACGACCCATGAATTGGGGCTGTCCAGCCACTAGGCGACCCTATAAATTGACTTGCCGGTGTCGTTGTAGTACCAGCCACTGGAGGGCTCGGAGTATTTATACGGCTAATCAGGGATTTTAATTGGTTTAGCAAGCCCTGAAAAAAGCCTTCAGATGAATCTGCCATACCTTAATACTTCGTTATCGATATGGATGTAGATCATGAACTTTAGCTACCCATGCGAAAAAATCTTCTTGAGTTCTGTCGAGTTTAGCCTTATTACAGTAAATACAAGAGGGAACCACATTATCTATGTCATGAGGTAGTTCACTATTTATTCTATCTAGCCCATTATAGATGAAGTAACCAAGTGCTTGACGTTCCTTCGAGTATTTACTTTCTTTGGTAATATAGTAGTTAGTTTTATTTGAGGGCGGGGCGCCACAATAGAAGCATTCTTTTTGACTAAGAGATAAAAAATCATCAAAAGATAAGTTACCATCAGAGTATCTACGATATACAATTTTTGCAGTAGCTATTCTAGGTTCTGATTTACCTTTTATCTTGGGGTTTTTATTAGATGCTCCAGTAAGTTGTTTGCTGGCATTTTCTGAACGCAAACATCCGCAACTATTTGTCTGTCCCGTTTTAAGTTTGTTAAGTAGTACAACTTTTTTGCTGCCACATTCGCAAACACATAACACTCTTCGCTGATGAAACTTATTGAAATTGGCCAAGCTAACGATAGTAAGTCTTCCAAATTTTTGATTAACCAGTTCTTCTTGCATACAATTATTTATCGTTATGCATAGAAACAATCAAACATATCCAAAAGTATCACCTGTAGGGGTTCCGACGACAAGAGTAACATATAAGGGTATCATCTGGCTGGTTAGGCGCAGCATACCGATAAAAATCTTTACATATCTTACAGGTTAATCCATCTATAGATTCATGAATGGCTGCGACCATGTTACCCTGTATATAAATGACCTCTTCGTTGAGAAATTTTCTATCGATACCGAGAGTTTTACATTGCTGTTTATCAGCAATAAAAGTCCCCTTCAATCCATAATAGTGGGGAACATACAAATAGACCCCATGATTATCAACTGCAACAACCTCGAAGGTCTTAATCTCATCATAGCTTTTGTAAGGGCTGACTATGGTGGACGCCTTCACACGACAATCAACTCGGTCTCCCGGTTTGAGTTTCGTCATTCCATAATGTGAAATTATGGCGTCATCTTCCTCATCATCAAGCAAATCACGATCATGAGGTAGAGCTAAATTGATGAAGATCACTTAAGTAGTTGGTTCTTCGTAGAAGTTTACAGACACACCCTGGTTTACCAGCTCTTCGGTAAGCATATCCTGCAAAGCAGGTAGCGCATCAGTTAATTGAGTTGAGACATGAACGGTAGCCTTCTCATACTTAGCTGATTTACATACTTCTTTTAAACAAGTACGAAGTGCATCATCATTAGTAGAAAGCTGATCGTCTTGGCATAGTAAACTAACTACCCAGGTATCACTTTGGACTGCAAGAGTATGAATGGCACCTAGCTTATACTTACCATCACGAGTAGTATACCAACCACGAACCTCTCTCTTTACGGTAGGCCATTTCTTCTCAAATAGAGAATACATTGGTCCCTCTGCTTTACCACCCATGTTAGCTACATTTAACACAAATCTGAGGCCAGCATTTTGCGGGGAAACAATACTTCCCTGAATTACTTTAACTCTACCTTGTGGTTGAAATAACTTGGCAGTTTGATTGCTATCTTTATTCATATTGTATCCTTTTAGATCGACCCTACAAGATGAATATATCATCCTTTGTGGGGTCTTGGATAAGATGTGCTTCAAAACTTTCCATTTCAGCCTTAAATAGCTCTTCTTTATAATTGGGACCAGTAATATCTTCTAATGAAAATCTAAAAGGTTTGAAGCCAAACTTGGCACCTATTTCAAGGTTCTCTTGTAAATCATCAAAATAAGGACAGCCATGAAATTCGGGATGTAATTGAAGAAAACTATAATAATAGACTAAATTAGGTTTACGGGCACCAACCTCACAACTAAAATGGTGTATACCTTCTCTAAAGAACTTATTATGGCCTAGAATATTGCGCATTCTAACAGCATGTTCTAGACCAACATTTGAAAGTAAGGCTATCTTGATATTATGCTCTTCACATATCTGATCTATTCTTTCAAGTAACCAGTCGGCCGGTATTATACAATTATTCCACTCTTCAATTAACTCATCTCTTAGTACTGAAGATTTGATATGAAGATGGTCAATTAATTCATCTTTCATTACCGTTAATCCCAGGTCATGTAATTTTTGACTTCGGTTCATAAAGTATGTAGCCTCTTCAACCGAAAGATTAAGAGTTTTAGATAACTTGTTGATGAAGCCGGGGAAATTAACATTGACAAGAACATTACCAATGTCAAAAGCAGCATACTTCATAATTCACCTATATGTTCATGTAGATATTTGACTGAATCAGAATAAACTGGTTCAATCAAAGACTGTTCTGGCAAGCTATCTGAATAAGTCATAATACTGCCGATACCTATCTTCTGAGCAAGCTGACTGTTAGTAAGAGACTCAGCGTCTTCATAGTCGGGGAAGATTAAAGCATATTTACCATTGTAAAACGCGTCTGCAAGAAAACTTGTTTGCCCTTGACAAGCGTAGAAAACGGAATTTTTTAGATTACAGTAGTATTCGTCCACGATCCTTATATCCTTAACTTGCGGGTTCTGATAGCGTTCGCGCGGCTCATTAATAAAAACAACACTGTCAGGATATTTTTTCATGAAGGCTATCAGTTTTTTATCAGAAACTGAAAGGGCAGCCGTCATAAAATGTTGACAAGGTACGTACCCTTTGGCAATTCGGTGATAAGGTCGAATCCAATGAAAACCATCCAATAATGAGGGCGGCTCAGCCATATCCCCATAATGAGAGTATACAAAATTACGATTGGAGTTATCTAGAATATTTACCATTCTTTGCGAATGTAGCGTATCTCTATTCAAAGCGTGTGCATGATATTTAAACAAACCAAGATTGTATTTTTCATTCCTAATCAGAGCAAAATTAATCAATGATGAACTACACTGCCACAATGGAATATTTAACTCATTAGCTACACAACTTGTAAAGTATTCTAGGTCACTAATTATTAGATCCGGCGCAAAGCTCTTTACCTGCTCTAAATAAATACTAAGATTATCACTATGTAATGATATCAAGTCTGGCCTATAGATATTTAGAAGAGCATCAAGAGTCCAGTCAATATTAATGTCTTTGGGAGATGATTTTTTGAATGCAGCAATCTTAATTTGATGTTTAGACCCTTCCATTGCGCTTAAAAAGCGCAAGAGTTGCAATTTAGCATTTTGGTTATGGGCTGCTGCATACAGAATTTTCACAGGATGCCGTGTTCTTTGCCTAACTTGATTAGCTTTTGCATCAATTCAACTTGCTTGTCAAAAACTTCCGCAGTGGCTTTGACGTCAGCAGCCGCGGTATGGGCCTTCTCATTTTTGACTCCATACTTTTTGACCAAACTATTGAGACTATATCCTTCAGCAAATTGTCCTTTACAGTAGTCCATAAACAATTCTATAATCATTGTGTCGATTAATCGACGACCAAATGGAAATGAGTCATCCGAATTGCACTTAGACCAAAATACTTGCAGGCGCTCTTTATCGAAGGCAATATTTTGCCCAATCAAAAAACGCTTTTCTGCTGGGACTCCATCTTCAGCCAGCCAATTTTCAATGTTAACCAGAGTACTAGCAGGATCTAGATAGCGTTCGCGCCCCTCTTTGGTCTTGTGTAAAAGATCCTCTAACTTATGACCATTTATTTTCAACGAAGTTGAATCAATGGTTTCTGGTGTTAATGGTTTGAAACACCAAGTCTTTTGGCCATTATCGCTATCGTCACCAATGCGGCGCAACGATAATTCGATTATATCATGTTCGTGAGAGTCTAATCCAGTAGTCTCAATATCGGCAACATAAAATACATAATTCATACAATACTCCTCTAGCGCTGATCGCTCAAGTCAATGTAAGAATCAGTGGAGGACTGTCAACCCTTATTATTTCAATTTTTTCTTGATCTCATTTTTTAGAGAATTGAAAGACTTAATACCTTGCTTATATTGAGTAATTAGAAAATTCACTCCGTCAATTGTACGAAGAAACTCTTTTTCCTTATTGGTTAGTTTAGTCCCCTCTACAACGAACATAACTTTATTGTCTTCAAAAATTTTCCATTTTTCACCTTTGTTAGGCATGGAAACTCTTTTGACCCTAATTACTTTTTCAGCAACATCATCTTCCTCATGATACAAATCATATTCAAATTTACTTAAATTGTATTTGAGATTACCGTCCTTTGCCTCTTCCGAGCCACCAGGGGGTAAATTTGGGGTCTGTTCTGTATTAGGTTTATTCTTATTGGTAGGAGTAGCCATTTGATTTTCTTATTTATAGTTTCAAGAATTAAGGGTCATTTACATACTGCGTCCGCCGCAATAATGCCCATAATCCCAGCAGCTAATATACCATGAATACCCGCACTTTCGCCAGCTACAAACATTCTATCCACTTCAGTTTCCAAATTATCTCCAATGTTTATTGATGGAGCAGAAGGGATGATAGTGGGAACATGAAAGTACGCTTTAGTAGTAATTTCTGGTATAATAATTGACAGTTCTTCAATAGCTAGCTTAAGCCAATTATATTCTTGAATGACAGATATTCTACTTTTCTCATTTAAAATAGCCGAGATTCTTTCCTTAACAATTCTATCATTTGCTAATACAAATGCTAACTTACCCATTCTGTCAGTTTCTTCAAACCCAGAACCAGGGAATGGTCTATTGCCAATAAGATTAAAAGAAACCTTATCTGTTTTCCATCTATTTTCATTAGAGCGAAATGCTGAAATTGCCAAATCTAAATGATCTTCTGGAATAACAGTTCCAAACCATGACAATGGTCCCACTTCTAATTCTGGCTTGGTCAGTGTACAGTTAGATTTATTAAAGTCTTTCATAACACTAGAGCTAGCTTCCACACGAATACCAAAACGAGCAATGTCATTACTATCTATAATACCAAAGCTCTTGTAAAGTTCTCTAGCCCAGCGCCAACCGCTACGACCTACTGCCACAATAATTTTCTTACAACGATATTCTTGATCTTCAGTAGAAATAACAAAAACATTCTTTTGTTTGACAATCCTAATAACTTCACTATCAAAATTGAAAGTAATGTTTTTGTCCTTTTCAATTACTTCTGCCATATATTTAGACAGGGCATGAATCTCTTTTGGATATACTTGAACATAATCATTGAGAGTAACTTCATACCCCAATTTCTTTATTTTCTTATCCATAGCCACAGATAATGGACGATCTTTAGTCACCTTAAAATCATCAATTTCTTCTAAAATATGTCTAAACCAAGTATGAGCAGATTTGGCCCTACGAAGGCCAGTTAACTGCGCGACCTTCCCTACATCAGTTTGATATAATTTACCATCACTATTTGGAAAACAGCCGAGCCAACCTTCCAGTTGCCTCCTACGCTTCATAGGAGGGCGACCCAAATCAAATAGAATAGCTTTAACGTTCTTATGGTCCTTCGCAAGTTTTAACGTTGCAAAAGCTCCAGCTACACCAGCACCAATAATACCGACATCAAAATCTTTCATGCCTAGTAGTTATATCAAAAGCTTATCCTTTTTTGGGACCAAAACTATGCCAAGTGGTGGTTGCTTTAGCAGGAATTATTTTGTTTTTTTCCCACCATGTTTGGCAAGCTTTTTTGAAAGGTTCACCATATTTTTGTTTCAAGATAGCAGCAAATTGGGTAGCTTTAGCGGGTAGAGCTGGGCTAGTAACCACACTGAATGTAACATTCATATTTTGGTCTATATTAATGCTAGTTGCAACATTAACACTAGCATCTAGATCTAATTGATCAGCTATTGGAAATAAATCATCAGGTTTTCCCAACAAACCTGCTGCAACTAAAGCGTCTGCAATATCTCCGGGCTGAGCGGGCATGGCTAGTTTTTCAGCCAAAGAAATTTTACGAGCAAAACGATCTGCTAGTTTGAAAATTTTATCTACGGAACTCATGGTACTCCTGTTATGGAACTGTTGATATTAAAGTATATCTATTTCTGGTAGGATCGTAAGCCCATGTTGCCGATCTATTATTGGTATTTAAAATAGTCGGCGAGGCATAAGTGCCCGGAGAAGTTGGGCTTTCTAAGGTTCTACCATTACCCTGTACTGTTATATTATTAGTTGCAGCATTATTATTTGCATCCTTAACAGTAAATCTCATATTAACTTGTGGTGTGGCGGGGGCGGTAACAGTAGTTGTACCTCCCAAAGTATCACACAGTACCAATTGATCAAATCCAGTTACAGTGGTGCTTCCTCCGCCCGGCACATTTACTACTGAAGTATAACCTGCATTTGGAGACACATTGTTAGTTAGTGAAGAAATCCATGTTGTACCATTATACACAAATGTTGCTTGTGTAAAATTAGTCATTATTGTAATGCTAGCAAAGCCACCATCAATATTAACGCCGTTTCCTGAAACTGTAATATTGAAAGTTCCAGCACTACCATTTGCATCTTTGATGGTATAAGTATCACCAACTGTTGGAGTGGCTGGCAAGTTAACAGTACATGGAGCAGCTAATGTTCCAATACTAATAATTTCATCACTAGCAGTTACGTTAACTGTAGTTGCAGTAGTAGTAAGTACTTTTACCCTTCTACCTATGTTAGTAATAAATTTAGTAGTACTTACGCTGGCTACATTTGTAGTGGCTGCAAGTAAGTTTATACCGGTATTACCCTGTAACCATAAAGTTCCTTCGTCTGGACCGCCAGCAAATGTCTTAAAAATTGTAGCTTGTCCTCCGGTAGTTGTTAAGGCTCCAGAAACATGTGCAAAACTTAGAAATGGCCCAGTTAAACCAGCTTGGGAGAAAGAAGAAGAGCTAGTTCCCAAATCACCAATAGTCCATACACCGGATTGAAAAATACGACCACTAACTGCACGGTTAGTACCATCACCTTGGACTTTACCAAAAACAAGTGCGGCTGTAGTTGGTCCAGACTGTTCAATTACTGCTTGACCGGCATAGTTTGCTACAGAAAAAGTAGTGCCTGGTGCTTGAATACTAATACCATTAGTGCTAGCAGCGCCAACACCAGTGTTATAAACACCAACCGCCGCCCTATGAGCATTAGCTCCAGAGAAAAACTCTTGCCATATGCTACCAGCAGCATTACCACCAAAAAAATAATCAGTACCAGCAACTGGACCTACACCATTAGGTCCAGTAAAAGTGGAGGTTGCACTTGGGCCAAGTCTAAGTATTCTATTGGCATCAAAATAGCCCGCTAAGGATGCACCAACTAAAAATTGAACTAAACCAGCAGTAGTACCAGTGCCACTTTGTAATACAACGTTACCACCGAATGTAGTCGCATTCTGGGCTCTATAAGTTAAGTTTTCTCCTGTAGTGCCACCTGTTGTTACCTGAGTAATAGTTGGGCTGGTAATACCAGATCCAAAACTTACAACTCCAGAAATACCAGTCAAACCAACAACAGAAATAGGGCCTGGATAAGTGCCTAATAAATCGCCACTAGCCGTACCATTAGGGCCCGGAGGTCCGGCTGGACCTGTAGGGCCTGATGGTCCTTGGGAGCCTGCTGGGCCCACAATTTCCACATCCTGGTCTAGGACGTACTTAGTTCCATCCCATCTCAAATATCCTGGCGTTAGTATTCCACTCATGTATACCCTTGAAACAATTACTCAAGAGAATACCAAAATTTTAGTATATCTTAACCTTTATGAGTGCTCAATACCGCGTCAATTAGACGGACTCTTTCCTGCATATTATCCATATTAATTTGAAAATACCTAATTTGCCACATCTCTAAATACATTTTAACCATAGCATCGATTGCGACCACCTCATCCCATGTTAAACTTTCTCGTACCCCGTCAGCCTTTAGGGTAGCACGGCAAGGTCGAACAAAGAATATAAATGAATCTGGTGTCTTTAACCTTTGAATATAGGGGCCAGTTTGTTCGCTAAGTAACAATTTAGGTAGAATACGGGTATGTTGGGCGGTATAAGCTAAACAATCAAAACTTCTATCCGAGACGAAATCATGATGTTTTTGCTCCTCAGATAATTGTCGGAAAAAGATAGCTTCCTGGTACTCATCTACCAGATCCATATTATAGCGCAAACTATCTAGATGAAGCTCTTTCTCAGATAAGACGGCTCTGGCCACTTCAGTAATCATTGGTAAATTGTATTTCTCAGATACGTATCGGGCACAAGTTGTTTTCCCAGTTGAATGGCTTCCTACAAAATAGACTCTCATAAACACCTCATATTTCAGAAATCAGTTTCTTGAATTCTTCAATAGTTATTTCGACAGCATTTGTAATTTTTTTGAGAGGATCGGTATGATCTTTGGCCGAGATGGAAATAATTACTTTACCAGGATTGTCAGATTTTTTGCATTCGATAAAACTTTTATCATCAAAGGTAATTTTCATTGCATATCCTTTAGGCACACCATAGTATACATTTACAGCTTACTCCTATCAGTAATGATCTCCACATGATCCTCATGTACAAATACTGAATGCTCAAAATGTGCTCCTAGATCGGGAGTCACTACAGTCCAACCATCATTCAATGTAGTGGTGGTAGTTGAGCCGAGCACAAGCATCGGCTCTATAGCAATGGCTAATCCTGGTTGAATTCGGATTCCGCGCCCAGAATCTGATTTGTTTTCTACGAAGGGCGGAGCGTGTGGAGTATTCCAATCTAATCCATGACCACCATAATTATTAATCAAGCCAAATCCAGAAACTTTGGCATGTTGAGAAATAGCTTGACCAATAACCCCTAATCGTTTACCTACTTGAATGGCCTCAATACCTTTCATTAAACATGCTTCAGTTGCTCTAACAAGAGCAGCATGTCTTTCAAGTTTAGGCTCACCAAAAATACAAGTGATTGCAGTATCAGCAATAGCTCCTTGATAGGTTACACCCAAATCGAAACTAACAATATCGCCGTCATCTAGTACAATATTCTTAGGAATACCATGGACTAATTCTTTATTGACAGATATACAAACACCTGCGGGAAAGCCTTTGTATCCTTTAAAAGTGGGGATGCCACCATTCTTGACAATATAATTCTCAGCTACTTCATTGAGAACAGTCATGGAATGGAAATTTTTGTTCTTCACAAAACCATCCAAAAGCAAAAGGGTCTCGGCAGCAATTCTACCGGCGACCCTTTGTTTCTCCAACCAGTTCTTGTCTTTAAGACGAACCAGACTGTTATCACTGAACAGCTCTTTAGGAGCGTTCATTCTCATATTGTGTACCTATTACTCTTGGTTTTTTTTAATCAGTTTATGAAGGGCAGTGTTTTTATTATCAATGCCCGAATAGATGTTAGTAATACGTGCCGCAGCTTCTTTAGCTCGCTGCACATCTTTATAGCCAATGTAATCCTTGAAGTCTTCGCCTGTCAAGAGTCCGATAATCTTTTTGTCTAATAATAAAAGAATACCATTCAATTCATTTACCGTTTTCCTATCAATGGTAGGAAGGGCAATAGAATTGATAACGTACTCTCTAATCTTGATCAGGGCAATAAGTTCTTCGAGTTCCATTACTGATTCTTTACTGGTTGGTTGGCGGCCATTAAAGCCCCGTTCTTTACAATGTCACCGGTCTCACTAATTGCGTCTGCATCAGTTAGCCCATACTTCATGTAAAGCTGAAGTACAACATACTTATAAGCTAATTCTGCTTTTTCGTTTTGAGCAATAGCAGTTTTAGCATCAGCTAAAGCAGTTAGTCTCTGTTGACGTGCTAATTCAAGAGCCATACGATCAATATCAGTTAACCTAGTAGGTGTGCCAGGAAGTGGTGTAGGTACTACAGAGCCGAGTGGAACACCATTAGCATTCACAGTAGGTTCAGCCGAGGTCTCATCTGGAGTTAATACCACTTCAGCACCTGGTTGATTCTTCTTCTTAGACATGAAAACTCCTTACAAAATTTCAGCGGCTTTAGAGGCCAACTTGCTACGCTCCCCCTGAGTGAAGGTAATATGTCCAGCCAACTCAGAGTCTTTGAACTTTTCGATAACATGAGTCAATCCGTTACTGGTAGCATCTAGTAGCGAATTGTCAATCTGCTCTATATCACCAGTCAAAATAATTTTAGTGTTTTCACCAGCGCGAGTAAGTATTGTTTTTACATCATCTTTACTCAAATTTTGACATTCATCAACTAGAATAATAGCATTTGGAATGCTTCTACCACGAATATAGGTAATAGCTTCCATTTCAATTTTACCCTTTTTCTGGTACATTTCTAATTCACGTTTCCAGTCCCCACCACCATTCTTTGGTGTAAATAAAAATTCAAAATTATCCATTATAGCGCCAAACCATGGAGCCAATTTCTCTTCCATAGTACCGGGTAAATAACCAATATCATTACCTACTGGTTGAATTGGGCGATAAATAATGAATTTGTCATATTCTTTTCTACCTAAAACTAATTCTAGAGCAGTAGCTAAAACAACTAAACTTTTACCAGTACCAGCCCTACCAATTAAAGTAACTAGATCAATATTTCTATCCATGATTAAATCCATGGCAAACTGCTGTTCTTTATTGCGACTAGAAATATTCCATGGGAAAATTTTACGAACCAGTTTGACACAGTCTCTTGCAACTTTACGGCCCATAGCAATGCCATCGCCATTATCTGCTAGAAATAATACGCACTCATTTGGGTTGAGTTGTATATTAAATGCTCGCGGATCAATTTTACCATCTTGTTGTAAAGCTAGGCCGGCATCTTCATTTACAATAGTTTGAAATCCAGCATACAGATCACTTAGAGAGTATTTTGTTCCCTCATGAGACTCTGCATCGATACCGCGAGATTTGGATTTAACTCGCAAGTTGATATCATTACTTACCAAAATCACGTCATGAGATGGATGACTTAACCATGTAGAGTAAAGGCAAGCTAAGATATGAGTGTCCCCATAAGTTGGATCGCCAAACCCCAAATAGACAGGATTAGATATATCTCGATAAGTAGCATCAATAGTGAGCATAATATCATCATCTAATAGAATACCCATGCTGATGTCGCCTTTATCGGCAATTTCATCCAATAGTCTAATAGCTACTCGCGCATTTTTGCTAGCTTCGTTAGCGCCTTTCTTTAGCTTATCAAGCTCATTGAGTACAGCGATCGGAATGATTACATCGCTACGGGTAAAAGATCTATATGCAACAGGATCATAAATTAAGGTACTAGTATCAAGTACGTAGGTTTTTCTCATTCTGTCTCTGATTCCTCTTTGTTGTCAAAAACTGACCAACAATTAACTTCCATTTCAAGGTAGAACCGCTTACGCGGGTCTATAGCACGCAAGTCTCTCTTTAACTTATAGGTGCATTTGAACCATTCAGCTATTAATTCATTTTCTAAATAAACTTGCATATGGCCATCAAAGTCATCTATAACCTGAATGCCGTAAGTAGCGAGGATACCTCTCAATTTTACTCTTTGGGACGCTGGTAATGGTCCGTCTGAATTCCAAATTGTTTGAATTTGGGTTGCAACATCAGTATTTTCGAAGCATTGTTCTAGAATTAGCTTGAGAAATCTAGCCTTTTCTTCTTCTTCGACTTGTTTGGTATTCTCGTTATAATTGAGAAGAATTGTGCCTTGCATTCTAATGACAATGCTAGTTAATTGATATTAGCATTTGCTCCATCCGCACTCCATACAAGTGAGGCATTTTTCCTGGTAGGCAAAGTTATTTTCCATCTGACATTTAGGACATTTCTTTTCCGCAGTAGATTTAGTACCATCAGCAATATAATTCTTTAGAACTCTTGCTGCTACTTTAGAGAAAGATGTCACATCCGAATGTTTATCTTTTTGTAATTGTTCTACAACGTATTGAACAGGAGTACCATGACGTAAAGCTAATGATATGGTACGAGTGAAAGCGCCAAAGTTAGCATTTTCAAATACATTCGCAATATCTTTGATTAGCATTTGGTCTTCACCTTCACCTACAATTAAATTGTAAGTAGTAATATCTTCCACTTTACCATTCTTGACGATTTTACCCACCTTATACTTATTAGGAATATCTACATACTTAGATAGTCCGCCAAATACTTCATAGGGTTTACCATTTAATAGGCCTACAAAGATAGTCCATTGTTCACCCTGTACCTTAGCCTTCCTGATATCACAGATTAGTTCTAAGGGACGTTTTGGTGCCATATGTGTTTCAATTCCAATAGGGCGGCCATCTTGAGTCTTAGGCGTAGTAGATTTACTAATCAATACTCCATCACGACATTTGTCGCGATAGACAGTAAATCCCTTACACCCAGATTCCCAAGCTCTCATGTATACTTCAGATACAAGTTCTTTGGTGGCATCTTCAGGCAGATTACAAGTCTTGCTGATACTGTGATCAATAGATTGTTGTGCTACTGCTTGAATATCTACAGATGCTACCCAATCAATTTCGGCCGATGTAGCTCCCCAATAAGGAGATTTCTGCAAATCAGTTTCGCCAGTAATGTCCATCCACTTTTTGACACCATGATGATAAACAGTAAACTCCTGCCAATTATCACCCATTGCGTCCGTAAAGTCAATACGAGCATTCTTATCAGATGGATTATGTTTTTTACGGCGAACATACGAGAGCAAAAATACCGGCTCAATACCTGAGGTAGTTTGCGTTAGTGCAGAAACCGATCCCGCAGGAGCTGTAGTAGTATTTGCAATGTTTCGACGACCAGTCTTCTTCCACATCCGTCTAATTTCTTCTGAGCAATCACCAAAAATACTATTAAGATATTCGTGATTCTTCTCTAATTGATAATCGAAAATTGGGAACGCGCCTCGCTCTTTTGCCATAATAACTGAAGAAGTATGTGAGCCAACTGCTAAAGCGCGATAGATCTTCTTAGTCATAGAAATAGACTCTTTAGAGCCATACTTGATACCAAGCATAGCAAGAGCATCGCCTAAAGCAGTAATACCCAAACCAGTTCTGCGACCTTTAGTATTCATATCACGGATCTTGTGCCATAGATTAATTTCAACTTGTTTAGCTTCTAAAGGCTCTGGATCAGATTCAATCTTGGCAAGAATTCTATCAATGCACTCTAGCTCAAGATCAATAATATCATCCATCAATCGTTGAGCAATAATAGCATGCTCATGGAACTTTTTGAAATCAAAAGAGGCTTTAGAAGTAAATGGATTTTTGACATAACCGGTAAGATTTTGTACTAATAGACGACAAGCATCATAGGCACAAAGAATAATCTCTCCACACGGATTAGTAGAAATAGAATCAAATCCAAAAATAGAATAGATATCAGATGGAGTGTGCTTTTTTACTGTATCCCAAAATAACAATCCGGGCTCGGCAGATGCCCAAGCAGATTCAATAATTTGATCCCAAATAGATTTTGCACGCACTCGCTTAGTAACTCTAGCCTCTTCAACAGATTTATCAACTGGCCAACGAAGAATATAATCTTCATTGTTTTTGACGGCAGTCATAAACTCATCATTAAGTTTAATAGAAATGTTAGCCCCAGTAACCTTTTTGAGATCACGTTTAATATTGATGAATGTTTCAATCTCAGGATGATTTACAGAAATAGTTTGCATCTCTGCGCCACGTCGGCCATTCTGCGCCACTTCACGACATGTGTTACTAAATCTTTCCATAAAGACAGCAATGCCGTCAGTAGTTCTGGCGGCATTATTAGTAATCGCATCTTTAGGTCGTATACCAGAAATATCTAATCCACATCCTCCACGACGTTTCATTATTTGAGCTAGTTCTTGATCGGCCAACATAATACCACCATATGAATCTAGCTTATCTGAATGCACGCCTTGAATGACGAAGCAATTAGAAAGGCTTTGCAATTGAAATTGATTGCCAATTGCAGACATAGGGCTACCTTGGGGCACTATAAATCTGAAATGATCAATAAGTTGAAAAATGGTCTCCTCGTCAAGAGGATTAGGATACTTCGCCTCAATGCGTGCGAATTCCTTGGCCAATCGACGATGCATATTAGTTGGAGTAAGCTCCAAAAATTCACCTTTCAAGTTTTGTAAAGCATACTTGTCTACAAATACTTTAGCAGCAAACTCGTCACCTTCAAAGTATTCTTTTGACGCTTCCAAAACCTGAGAATAAGTATAAGAATTAGTCATTTTCCCCCGCCAAAATTGTGCCTTGCTTTCGTTACGCCATCTATTAAATTTTGTTTAGCGTTTAATGGTCGTAGATTATCTAAAGACCAGCATTTCTTAAAATTTTCATCTTTCATTGATACATAAGGCAAATCGCTTTGAGGAACAATATGATCAAGCTGCCAAGTCCAAGTAGATGGGTCATTATCATTCCAAGTTTTGGAATTATACTTTCCATGGTTATTCCAATTCATCCAAGGCTCAAATTGATTTTCAAGATGAATTTTTAATTCATCCATAGAAAATGGTAAATATTGCTTACATGAATTATCATTTTTATTTAATTTCATCATGGCCCTAATAGATTTTGACACATTATGTCGTAATCTAAAAATAGGATCAGTAGCTCTACGCTGTTTAACGTACTTTCTTTTACGCGCCCTAACTTCTACTTTGTTTCGTTGATCATAACTTTTCCACTGTTCTGATAGCTTCAATTTATTTTTAGCACGATATACCTGATCATATTTTCGTTTTTCTTCTTTAGCCCTTTCCAACTTTTCTTTAGAGCTTAAGATAAAAGTATCCTGCATAATCCGTCCTTAGAATTAAGTTAGTTAAATTTAGTTTGTAAATCAAAAATCTACTGATTAGATTTTGATATTCTCTTTCATAGAAGAAAGAGCGCTGTTGATTGTTTTAATACAACTTAATCGAGATATGTTTAATTTTTTACATATCTTATTAATGGACATGGGCTTGTCACCGTCAAAGCCATATGCCAAACTGATGATCTCCTTCTGTTCTTTTGAGAGGACAGACAAAGCATCTTGCACGGCATGAGTAACTTGAGATTCTTCAAGCTCCTTATCAGGGCAATAACGTTCCTCAACCTGCACAGGCATAATAGATTCTTTGTGCGGGGTGTTGGCTTTAGCTACCTTCAAAGGGAAACGAATAGTCGTGTGCAAATTGGCACTTCTCGAAATACGAGTACCAATATAGTTATGTGCCCACGCAAAAAAAGATCCCTTGTTTGGTTTGAAGGTTTTCATTGCTTTGATCAGAGCTTCAAAGCCCTCTTGATTCAAGTCTTCATAATTACTGAACGCCTTGTAACGGCCAGTTTTCATGGTGACAAGATATCTAAATTTCTCGATGCATTCTTGTTCATGACGCTTTAATTGGGCTATAATCTTAGAGTCTCCAGTCTCTTTAGCCTGGATTCTAAGATCAATTAGCTTATTCATTAGGTCATGTGCTTCTTGTTCTGTCAGCATTAGTCTTCTCTCACTTTAGTCGAAAGTAATGTTATACTCCATTATTGATACGGCTTCCAAAATTAGATTGTTGACCGCTACAACTCGTCGATTCACTTACTAATTTCTTCTTCTAATATTTCAATAACGGATTCAACGGTGGACTTCATTATCTCTTCATCGTCAAGAGATAGGGCAAACTTGAGCAATTCAACTACATGCTCTAACTTATGTTTATCGTTTTCTCTGCCACCCTTGTTTTTCATGTTAGCCGTGTTTTGGTAAATCCCAACCACGATGCTTAACGATTTTAGTTATGTGCATATAAAAATCGGACAATGATAATTTATGCCTCATAAAATTACACGTACCGCAACATGGAACTACATTATCTTTATCATATCCTCTTGAAATATCAACTCTATCCAATCCATTGTAAATAAATTGGCTTGTTTTATCATCATCCGTTGCGTTCTTTACCAGATATATTTGGTGCGGATTTGCACCGCAATGATGACATTCAAGTTGTGTTAATTTATAAAACTCTTCGAAAGTCAAATCACCAGGATGTCTTTTCAGGTATTTTTGGAATAAGTCCCTGGCGCTCGACTCTTTTGTTGAATACTTACGCCTTTTTCTTCCTCCAATTTTACCTAGCTCCTTCCACATTTTAGATGAATTTTCACTCCTAAAACAACCACATGATTTAGTTGAGCCTTTTCTTAAATCATGAACGGGAATTCTCTTAGTATTTCCACAATCACATTGACAAAGAACGGACGCATATACTCTTGCAGAGTAATGGTTTAGATTATTAATAGCTTGGCGACTGGGTTCATATTCTCCCAATACAACTAATTTACCAAATCTATTTCCTATAAGCTTATCTCCTGCGCTCATGAATATCCTTCTTTGGCCCAGCCGCCGCCATTCAGTATAAAACCACTTCCACCAGCAATAAGTCTTTTTACCTTATGTAGAGTGGCAGATTTTTCTTCCTGACATCTAGGGCAAAATTCCAACTCATCATTAATTGAATGTTGATGTTCAAACTCCCCATGTTCGGGGCACTCGTAAAGATACGTCGGCATTTATCCTCAATTTACGTTGTAGTTTCCTAATAATCTAATCTCTTTTTTTACCTTGTCAATTTCCGCACCAACTTTCATCATTTCATCCTTAATCTTTTTGATTTCTGCCATCTTCTCTTCTGAAGAAGTTTCGGTATCTAATTCTAAATCAAAAATTCTACGCAATAATTTCTTGACTGTATATTTACAGACTAACATATCACTGGATAATTGAAGTTGGCGGTCCTCATTCATCGGCGCTCGCGTCTACGTTTATCCATTTGAGTTTGTATGCTTTGATATCTATCTTCCCCTAATAGATTTGCATATACTTTTTCATCTTTAGCAGCCTCAGCTTTTGTTTTCTGAGCGTCAGCCTTAATCTTATCTACTAGCTCCTGCCCGTATAGCTCAACTACCCCTTTAGCAGTACCAGAGATAAGTCTTGTTACAGTTTCTGCTTTACACTCAGGGCATTGTTTAGGCGGGTCAGCCTTAATAGAGTAAGAATCTTCCCATTCGTGTTTACAAGTATCACATCGATGTTCATAAGTTGGCATGATATTTCCTCTTACCAAAACGCTTTCAATTTCATCATCTTCTGAATGATCCGTGGGCTACCTTCTTCTTCAAATGAAAAATTTCTAGACCAATAAGCCCCAGTCGAGAGAGTTGGAATTTCTTTATCGGCAATCTTGATATGATTCTGTTGTATGCTGAGTGTTGCCCAGACAGCAGTTTTGCCATTATGAAAGAACCCCTTTTTCTCATACCAATTACCACGACCTCTCATAGGGTAAAAGCGCTTGGCTTCCCATGGGATTTGTATAAATTGGTTGAAGTCGTCAAGGTTGATACAAATGTGCGGGTAACCTGCATCAATTATTTCTCTCAGGTTACTAATTTCTTTCTTTCTCATCCTGTCACCAAAGATTTGTCTACTAGCCTAAATTCTATATCTTTTGTCCAATTGGCTTTGATATCTTGCTTATACTTTTCGTCCTTGACCTCAAATACAATAAACAGTTTTCCGGTCTTTTCTTCGTATTCTATTCTGACGGCTTCTGCCACTACTTTATCCTGCATTTTGACCTCTATTATATGTCTATTTATGTCTCGTTTTACTAGCGCCATCTGCTTGATTTTGTTTTGCGCTGAGAGGTCGCAAATTGCTTAGAGCCCAACAGTCTTGGAATGCCTGATCTGTCATTGAGGTATAGTGGAATTTGCTGTGTGGTATGATGTGATCGATCTGCCACGTCCAAGTGGTTGGATCATTATCGTTCCAAGACATTTCATTATATTTGCCTCTGTTATCCCAATTCATCCATGGCTCGAACTGAGCCTCAAGATGAACTTTGAGTTCATCAATAGTGTAAGGCAGGTATTCGGTTATAGATTTACCATTTTTGGAGCTAATGTCTAATCTAAGTGCCCTCCCTATTGTAGTTGATAAGTCACATCTTAATGCAAATGATGGGTCTTTAGAACGCCTCAACTTAAAATATTGAACGGTATACCTGGATATCTTCTTTTGATTTCTCTTACTATACAACTTTTTATCTCTTAAAATCTTATTCCTGTTTTTGAGATAGTACGCCCTATGTTGAATTTTAAGTTCTTCTTTATTGTCTTCATAATATTTTTGCGAGTTATGAAGTATACGCTCTTTATTCTTTTTGTAATATTGTTTTTTCTCTTCAAGTATAGAGTTTTTATTATTTAGGTAGTGATTAAGCTTTTGCTGTTTTATCTTGTCTGCTTTTTCTTTTCTATAGTTCTCGTAGTATTCTTTAACACACTGCCTACATTTATTATAGGCTTTGCCATTATCACTACGAGTAGAGAATTCGGTTATAGATTTAATTTGCCCACATTTACCCGTACATTTTTTGGTTTCCATACCATTTTATATATCAAGCAATTCAATCTTTTCAGAAATATCATCTATATCACGCATCTCAAAAGTAGTTGGATCTTCTTCGGTTTTTTCGTCTAAAAGTGTGCCACAAGCCAGATTTTTAATGAGGCGCCCATCACCTAACTCGCCATCACGATTTTTGATAATATGATACTTCATATCTGGGAAGTTCTTTTCGTTAGCACGAGTCTCAATTTGAACCGCAATGTTAGCATTCTGCATAATCAAAGCGGAACGACCAATACGATGCAAACCAATTTTATCTTCTTCCTTAGTTCCCTTATTTCTATTAAGCTGAACTGCACTCAATACAATTACATTATGTACACGGGCGAACTCATGGATACGCTCGGCAATTTTACCAAGCTTCAACCAATCGTCCATATCTTTGCCGCCTTCATAGTCCATCAACCCGAGATAGTCGATGACGATGATCTTTGGGTCATACAGAACTTTGGCTTCCTCATATATCATCTCAAGACTTTCCATTGTAGCGCCACGAGGGATATCAATGATTTCAAATTGAGATTGATAGTGTTGAACAAACTTGAGAACTTTCTTTAGCTTGGTCGCTTCCTCGCCATTCAACTTGGCTGTACGAATTAGTTTCGTGGGATTAGTAGATAATCTACCAAGCACACGGTTGCGACATGGCTTGAATGGCATTTCTAATGAAAAATACATTACGTTACTGCCCGGTTTAAGTTTAGTGAAATCAAACTCACTAGCCGGCGATTGCAAATATTCTTCTAGCAATGCTTGATTTTCTTGCAGCCAAATTTGGAGCGCCATGTTCATTAGAAGCATAGATTTACCGCCACCAGATTCACCACCAATGAGCAACATTTCTCCGCCACGCAAACCATCAGTTACATAATCCAAAAAAGAATAACCGGTTTTAATACCTGCATCAAAGTTTGGATCTTCTAACTTAGCATTGTATTCATCACGGAAATGAGGAACTTCATCTTTTAAAGTTCTGCGTTCATATGAGCGGGTTTGGTTAAGTCCCTTGATAGATTGAATAGTTTTCTGTAGCTCAACGACAGTTTTGTTTACGTCTATACTACCAGGTTCTAGTTTGCTGAGCATACCAGAAGTATCGAGTATTTGCTTTTCAGCAAAACGTTTCTTAAGCCTATCTAAATCGTGTTTATATTCTTTATCATCTGCTTGGACCTTCTGCAATGCATTCCACACAGAGTTAATTTTTTTAAGCAGATTGTCGTTGTTGCCTTTGGCAAGTTTTTCATTAATTACACGAATGGTGGGCAAGTCTTTGTGGGTTTTGATATAGCCAACTACTACGTTAGCAAAATTCCATAACTCACCAGAAAAGAGTTTTGGATCATTCTCATTTGCAAAGTCAAGACCAAACTTCTTATTTGAAGTAATGGTCTTAAGCACTCTCATTTCCAAATCATCAAAACTCATTTCTTACCCCTAACATCTTCGCCCAATACTGGAAATATCTTAGTGTAGCCTTTCATTAAACTACCAATACTAGCTTTCAAAGCACCACCGAAGCTCTCAATAACATTTGGACTATTTGTACACATTAATGTTGGTTGTTTATTAGCGCTGCGAGTGCGGAAAATACTTTCTAACGTTCTAGCATACAAGTCAGCAGCATTTTCTGAAGCCATAAATCTCGGATCAAACTCATCTATGACTAGAAAATCAACCTTAATCAATTCTTGACGCGCTAGGAATCTCTCTTCAGCCGGTGCTTGAGTTAATACACTGACAATATCGCTAAGCGTAGTATATAAACAAGAATAACCCTTCTGACTTGCCTTTTTGAGAATACAAGTCATAGTCATTGTTTTACCAACACCATGGCCTCCGGCAAGACAAAAAGAAGATCCAGACTGATGAGATGCTTTCAAGTCCGCTACATACTCTTCATACTTTTTCTTTAAACGTTCATCGCCAACAAAATCTTTCTCCATCTTGAGATCCCAGTACTCAATTGGAATATTACTTTCAGCATATCTGTTGTAAGCAATTAGCTTAACACGTTTGACCTGGTCTTCATCGGAGCTATTATTGATACTATCAAGTCTTTCCTGAAGCTTTTTGCCAGGTACATTGTTAAGGGCGCGGCTTCTAGTAAAATCAATTGGTTCCATTACTTTTTCTCCGGTGAGCGGCCATAAACCCAATTAGGCAATTTGCCGGGTTGATATCGTGCAGTATTAGATCTAGGATGCACTCTCAGCATATAGGGTGAACTATACTGAGTCATCTTAGTTGAGCCGGGGACGCCAAAATGCTCACGTCTTTTCTGCGCAATAATTTGACGCTCTTGCTCGTGAACAAGCTGACGTAATTCTGCAATACTCTTCTTTTGAAGTTCAGGATCATCTGGAGTTTGTAGCGCTTCGTGCAATTTTTCCTTGATTTGTTCCTGTTTTTCAAGTGGTCGAATTGGTGGTTTTTCTAGTTCAACCTGAGCTTCCTCGGGTGTGGTCCTGAGTATTACCTTGGTTAGCATTATATCTTCCGTGGGGCGGTGTATAATCATTAAGCTTTCGCCATCTAATGATCTTAATACTACCTGCGATGCGGTATCTTCTTCTACAATTCCCTCTAGCACCATTCCGCTGCGTAGAAAATACTTGACATGGCTGCCTCTAGAAACAATAGAAAGTGGCCCTAAGTTCATACAATCCTCTTCAATACATCTTGATCTAAACCAAATTCTGACAATTTTGCTAACGCTTTGGTAATATTGTCCGGCATTGGATCCATTTGTGAAATGAACGCCAAATCACCATATGTAGAAACATTAAGATTCGCCAGCTCTTTGATAATGTCCACGTAGTTTGACGGCAAAAGTGTTGAACGATCTACTTGTAGGTTTTTCTGCCCCGCAAGAAGTACATTCATTTTATAGTCTTGCACTATTTCATCTTTAGTAATGAATGAGACGGATCTGAAACGTGCTTTGGTCTTTGGCACGTGGTTTACGAAAACCCAATCGATGTAATCTCGCAGAATCTTGGGGTTTGCAGATAGTTTGGCTGCTAGTGTGTTAGCTTGCCATACTTCAAAGCATTTAGTGGGACTTTGGTTATTGAACTTCCAAGAATAATCAATTCCGTAAGTCTGCTTATACTTCTTGCAGAAATAACCAAGGATGTGGACAACCTTCCATTGCGACACATCCAGGGTATCTATCTCAGCAAACTTTTCGAAGAACTTTTTGTATTTGTCATTTGGAATAGGCGATAATGCCCCTCCATCATCATTCTTCTTGTTCATTCTTCTTTTTCCTCTTCCTTGTTTGCTTTACTTCTACAGGCCATGACACATTAAATCCATCTTCAGATGAATAAATACTATGTCGTATACGAGAGTGATTATCTAAGAACGTAACCTGATCGGCAAAATCTACTATCACAGCAAACTTTTTACCCGGATATTTACGAATAACTCGGCCAACCCTCTGTAAAGCTTTAACTGTTGATTTGCCTCCGCAAGCAATGACTAGACCCGATAGACTTGGGATATCGACGCCTATATCAAAGATACGTGATGCTAGAACACAATCAATTTTATGAGCCATGAGGTCCTTCTTGACTTTTTCTCTTTCATCTTTATCGTTGGAGCCGTCTAGAATAGCACAGTTCATGTGTTCTTTAAATAGTTCATACAAAATCTTTCCATGTTTGATACTACTAAATAATACTAAGGTTTGATATCCCTTCTTGACCAATGTTTTTGCAGCATCTAATACCAAGCCATTACGAACATCATTTTCTACGACATAGTTCTTATAGATTGATTGATAATTCTTTTCCAATTCATAAGGGTACGGTGGTGTAACTCGGAATTTGATAAATGGTTGGGCTAGATATCCTTCTCTAATTAATCTGGAAGCTGGAATATTAACAATATACTTACCAAGAATAGACTCAATTAGAAGATCGGCACCATCATCTCTCCAAGGAGATCCACTAAGTCCGTAAAGATACTCAGTGGCTGATTGTTTAAATATCTGTTGAATAGTTTCACAAGCTGACATGTGACATTCATCAATGATAGAGACTTTCGCTTCTTTCATCATTTTTAGAATATCAGCATACTTAGTCTTATTGATGAGCTTCTCATCGTCATCCGAATCAAGAAGAATCTCATTCTTCTTCATACCAATAGCTTGGCCTACCGTCCAAATACTAGCGATATTGATATCATGAATTTGACATTGTCCATCTCCAATGATACCAATTGGTTCGTCGAAACATTGCGAGAAAAACTCGTGGAATTGGTAGAGTAAATCTTTGCCAATTACGTAAATAATAGTTTTCTTGCCTAATTTTGCAGCAATTAAAGCAGCGATGAGAGACTTGCCACCCCCTGTAGCTACTTTGATAATTCCTCGATCATATTTGTCAATGACATCAAGAATTTCCGTTTGATACGGGTACGGTTCTTTGCCAATCTTTTTTAAATTTGTAAGAATGTCGCGCGGCTTACCAGGACTCTTTGCAATTCTCTTGTCTATTACTTCAATATCTTTGCCAGCAGTATGGTAGAAGTCTTTGACTCTTTCTACGAGCCCACTTGGAAATTGAAGAGTTGGAGTGAGTAGCTTTTTAAAGCCATCCCACTTAACCCAATCCCCATCACGATTGAGATATCCCTTGAATGCAGCAGTATGTTCGGCACCTTGTACGTAAAACGACAAATGCTTATCCAAAGCAAGAATGTGCTCAACATCTGCTTCTTCGATAATTTGCGACGTGTTGCCTTTGATTACGATCTTCGCCATGCAGGTATCATATATAACTGATACCTTTTTCTCGACAAATCTTACATGCTAATTGCAGTAACTGTAGCGCGATTACTTCTTGAATTTAAATACTTTTTTCAACAAATCGATCACTTCCTGAATAAAAGCAACAAAGAAATTTGAATTACCAGTAGGCTGAACTGGAGGCGGCGGGAGCGGTGGAACTACTGGAGTAGGAGTTGGTTCTGGCACCGGCTCTGGTGGAGGTGGTTCTGGTGTAGGAGTTGGTTCTGGCACCGGCTCTGGTGGAGGTGGTTCTGGTGTAGCATTGCGCTTTTCAAAATTTTCCCACCATGACAGATCGCGGGCTTTATTGGTATCCACAGGCCCACCACCAGGTAAATTTGTAGTTTTACCGCCAGAGTCTTGCCAAAGCAGCCAGTCAGTCCAAGGTTTAGGAATAGTTGGATTAGCCGTATAGCTAGCAATCCACAACTGCCATTTCTGAGCAAATGATGTTGGAAGATTAATAGCTTTAGCAAAGTATGGATAAGTATAAACAACTGGTCGGATACCAGTTAGCCTTTCATACTCTTCTAAATAAGTTACGGTCCAATCAATTATTTGCTGAGCAGTACAACCCCATTTGCTCCAATTTTCTGGTTCAGGCCACTCCAAGTCACATGCAGCTAAAATATCTTTGCCTGCCCAATCAGCATGTAACTTAGCTTGCGCTTTTGGATCGCGTAATGGTTGATTTGGAATAGTAGGAAGCGGATAAACAAAATGGTAAGCTGCCACTTTAAGTCCTACGGCTTTAGCACCAGCTATATTCTTTGCATAATTCTTATCTTTAGAACCATTACCTACACCGCAACGACAAATAACGAATTTGTAACCTGCCGCTGCGACTGCTTTCCAATTGATATTATCGCCTTGGTAAACAGATACATCAATTCCTTTAATCAACTCTGCCATGTAACCGCCTTATTCTTGTTCTCTAGCTAATCTAGCAGCTCTTTTAGCTTCTCTTGCTTCACGGGCCGCTTTCTTGGCTGCCTTCAACTTGGCCCTGACAGCAATCTTATCCGCCTTAGCTTGACGATCTTCCTCGCGCTGAGTAAGTTTCTCTAGCCTCTTTTGTGCTTTCTTAGCAAAATAGTTTGCCAAGCTAAAAATTGGTTCAACTTTAGCAACTTTAAGAGCAGTCTTCTCTACTACACTAGTTAGGTGTTTCTTTAGAGCATGCACTAATTTTGTATTTCTACGACTCTTTTTTGGCTGATCTAAATCAGACAAAAATTGTTGTGCGTTCTTAAGTTGTCTACGAGTAAGTCTCTTAGTCTTTTTCATTGATTCCTCTTAAAACGTTGACCAGGTGTTACCTGGTCTAAACTTGATCTAACAACAGGTGGCTGATTTGCTTCTGGTACCGGATCTGATACTACTTGTCCATTCTTTTTGATTTGTCTAATAGCTTGGATTACCTCTGTCTTCATGGCGGTTGGCCCATAAAAAGCAGCAGTCACATCAATAGGCATCAATGTAACTATTCCTTTTGAGATTGGATGCATACGACCTTCAATCCAAACACCAGAGACAAGGACTTCTACATCCTTACCAATGAAGTGTTTTAGAATATCTGTTTCCATTTACCACCATTTAGTATTTAAACTACATTCACCAGGATAACACCAAGCATAAGCATCATAACTAACAAAATAATCATCAGGTAATTTCTCGTATGTCACAATATATTTATAGTCCTCATCAAGGCCCATGTTATCTAGCCAAACCTTATCAGTAATTTGAATCTCAGACGGGCCGTTTTGATTAAACTTGAGTAGAAGGTCCTTGATCGGTTCAAGGGACCTTCTATCACTATCGCCATACCATACATCAATTTCAGTCATTACTTGCGCCTATCTACTACGCCACCAACTAGCTTACCAAATGCGGAAGCTTTCTGAGCCATCTTTTCCTTAACTTTTTGGGCTGCGGAAACAGTTTCATTGGTTCCGGTGTCTAGGTTTAGATTAAGATTGCGCTGTTCATCTTTGCCCTTAACATTCTGCATATGTTCCTGAGCCTCTTTCTTTAGTTGAGTTACACGACTGTCTGGCAAACCAAGCCCAGTAAACATAGAATAGACCTTAACGACCGGATCTGGTGTATCTATAGTGTAGATGCCTTTAAATACTCCCTTTGGAGTTCCACACTGATCATTAACCATTGCCATAGCATAGGTAATACTTGAGCTGGGAATCTTTGCCCAAATATCTTTATTGGCTGCAATAATTACACCAACATATCTAGATTGTTTTAGATCAAATCCGCCTGCAAGCAAATTGCCATTTAGGTTATTGACAACAGCCTCTGCAATAGCAGTATCTTCTGCAAAGTTATCTACTGTCAACTCACCATAAACAGTTAAGCCTTCACCATCAGTGAAAAGTTTTCCCCATTCCATTGGATCTAGGCCCTTAACAGAAGATGGCATAGATGAAAGAGTATTAAAAACATCAATTGGATCTACAATGGCTTTGTTAGCAGTACCATAGAAATCAACCTGACTTACATTATGATAGATTGCTTCAATCTTAGCATTATCTACTACGATTAGATTATTGACTCTTTTGGTTTGGGTTAATTTGGCTAATTTTGATAGAGTCTCTAATGCATTAGATTTAGTTTGGGCATCTTCAGTATCCATTGGCAGAACAGTAATAACAACTAATGGCTTACCAGTATTTGATAAAATATCTACCAAAGTCTCACATGAACCGGCACCAGAGCCACCGCCCAAACTTAAACAAAGAACATTGATTTGAGAGTGCTGGAGTTTTTCATTAATGAGTTGAAGAATTTCACCACGATGAGTTTCGGCGGCAGCTTTACCAATTTCAATTTCCTTAGCAGCCCCACCCAAACCATGTTCAAGTAATAGCTTGTTGGAATCTGGGATATCAATAAACTTCAAATCTTGAATTGCAGTATTTACCGCAACAGCATCATACCCTAGCTTATAAAAGGCTTCGGCAATCCTTGAACCAGCTTGTCCCGATCCTAATACACCTAGGACAATGCTTCTATCTTTCTTTGATACAATTTTTGCTGCCATTTTCGTCTCCTCTTGTTTAGCTTGGCTTTTCGCTTTAAGTGCAGCAAGTTTTGACATATCAACTGCATTTTCAGACGCTTCAACTTTTTCTTTTGTAATATCGTCTACCATTTCTTCTTTTTCGTTTGTTTCTGTTTTAGATGTTGCTGACATTATTTTCCTTTTAAATTGTATATTCCTCGCCTACATATATCACTTCAAAAACCATGGATTATCTAGATACCATTGTACTGTATCTCTGATGCCATCCTTGAATTTATAAGTTGGCTTCCAGCCCAATTCACGAACCTTGGCGGTATCAATCGCATACCTAAAATCATGCCCGGTCCTTGGATCTGGAATAAAAGAAATTAAATCATGCCCTTTACCCATTGCATTGCAAACCAAATTAATAGTTTCAATGTTAGTGAATTCTTGATTGGCTGAAATATTGTATATCTCATTTGGGGCGCCTCGATCAAGGATAGCCATAATGGCTGTACAATTATCTGCCACATAGGTCCAATCCCTAATCTGTAAACCTTGGCCATAGATAGGAATTTTCTGACCCTCCATAATACACTTAATAGCCTTTGGGACTAGCTTTTCAGCATACTGGCGAGGTCCATAGCAGTTAGAACTTCTGGTAATGTTATAAATTAACCCATGAGTCTGGTGGGCAGCTTTAACCATTAGTTCTCCGGCAGCCTTAGAAGCTGAATAGGGATTTCTAGGATTAAGTGGAGCATCCTCTTTCCAGGGCGGGTCAGACTCGCTGGTAAGATGGCCATACACCTCATCTGTGGAAATATAAATCAACCTCTCTACCTTGTGCTTTAGACAATTGTTAATGATAACTTGAGTTCCCAACACATTGGATGTGACGAAAGAGTTCGGATCTTTCAATGACGTATCTACGAAGGTTTCGGCCGCCCCATGAATTACGATATCTGGTTTTTCAAATTTGAAAATGGCATCCATAATGTGTTGATCGCGGATATCAGCCGGGTAGAAAGTATGGTTTTTGTTCCAGTACATGGAGTTACCTTCATAGGTAACACGATCCACACTAGAAAACACGTACCCTTTATCCTGGGACCTTTTTTGATTTTGATCATAGATGGCTTTGCGAATAAAGTTTCCAAAGATAAAACCACATGTACCTGTAACAAGAACTTTTTTCATTTATACCTTATCAGCATTAAGTGGCGAAGGATACAACTCCCTCATTGCTTCTCTGTAAGAGATTGGTGCAAAACGTCGCATTACCTTTCCATCTCTCTCAATGGTTTCTAGAAACATTGAAACGGGTCTAATCCACATAGCACCAAAAACATGAGGGACATCATATAACCCTAAATATACAACTAGCTCTTCACCAGTTTCAGAGTGTTTACCAACTCCAAGAACTTGGTAAATATTACCTTTGAAGTGTTTATAATACCCTACTTCAACCGACATTTGTCCCTCGATATAAATTAAGTCTGGAATCTTTTGTATAAGCTTCTTGATCAATGGCATAACGGCCTTGCCACTTCTTGAAAAGATATTGCAAGTTGTGTGGTAAGAAGAGTTTATTAACCTGATTCTTTTTGAGAGAGGCGCTTTCCTCATGGAAGATATTGGTTCCACCACAATAAACAATCTTCTTACCTAGATTGTACTTAATAGAAAGACATAAATCTACATCATCAAATGCCCAATGATAGCTTTCGTCCATTCCAGCAATACCAGATTTAGTCTGTGGGTTTGCGTTACGGAAATATTCTCCCTTGGTGATACAAACAGCACCAGTAACTACCTGGAATTCACGATCGCGTTCAGCATCAGCATCTGTTTGCTGACCAGCACGGAAGTGCATAGGGGTTTTATAAGTAGGATTAAAAACAACACCAGCGTGCTGCAACTGATCGGTATCAGTATAAAGTAACCTGGCACCAACCATACCTACCGAATCATCTTTCTCGATAATAGAGATCATCTTTTTGATAGACTCTTTATCTTTAAAGATAATATCGTTGTTAAGTAACATTACATAGTCACTATCATTTGGTTTTGCTTCATTGAAAAGAAAATTGCAGCCTTCTGAAAAGTTCTGACGATTATCCTTATATGCAATACAATGAACTTTATCACCCCAGGTATTGGCTCGGGCAACAGTATCATCTTTAGAGGCGTTGTCCTTAATCCACCAGTGGTAATCAATTCCTTCCAAAGCTGGCATGAGTGATTCATACAACTTGGTAATCTTATCAGCAGCGTTCCATGTCAAAGTGAGAATATGTAGCATCAAAAACCTACCCTTAGGCCCGCACCCGCCCCAAGAGAACCATCTGTACTAACTTGAAAACTTGGGCCTATATATGTGTTATTCATTAATGGTGAAAAGAGATTCTTGCCAATATTATAAGCTACTGGCGTGATTAATACTTGAGGAGTCTTGTTAATAGTTCCATAACCTACACCAACTTCTAGAATCGATAGGTCTGGTGTAGTTTTATATTGCCCATAAGACATAATTCCTACATTAACACTTGGGGTAAACTCGCCTTTTCCGTGTGTAATATTGACCCCACCATCCAGCCCCATCAATAGCCTTGGGTTCCACCAACTAAACTTTGGACTTGGATATTCTTGTTTAGTAGAAGCTATCTTGATTGGAACATCGTATGTCTTGCCGCCAGTCGTTATACTAAACTTGTTGTAAAAATACTGCCTTTGATTCTCATCAGTTCCAACAACTGTAACCAGATTATAATCTCTTTGAGAGATATCAACTGACCAAGGCTTATCCTTCCAGGCAGAAAATCCAACTTGACCAAATGGAACTTTGACAGTACCAAAATCTTCATTTAGAGCAAGATTTTGCTGTGTCTTCATATATCCAAATGGATCGGGATTGCTAGGATCTACCGGATTTGGATTAGTTGGATTATTAGGACCAGGCGGAGTGCTCGGGATGTTAGTTCCATGTTGCCCTCGGCTAGCAGCAATGACTACATTAATAGAAGTAACTTGAGCATTCAACTTATCTAAATCATCTTGAATTGCTTTTAGATTGACATTGTTATCTTTAGCAAACTTATCAATATCTTGTTTAGTCGCATATTGGCTCTGACTACGCATGATTCCATCTACTAATTGTTTTTGCTCAACGAGCTGAGTTTGAATAGCAGTTTGCTGGGCCTTAATTTGTAACTGCATGTAGATGATAAAAATCAAAACGCCAATCGTGAGGACGGCACCAATAGCAACTAAAATTTTTACTAATGTAGGAGACATAATAATACCTTATACTTGAACGTCAGGACACCAGTAAATAGTTCTTTTATCTGCTGTCTGCTGCTTCACAATTTTATGACCAAGTGGGTCTTGCTTCTGACCATATACCTTGAACTTAGTTGAGTAATGACCTTCATCACCATAAGCGGTTTTGTAGGTATGAATAGTAGCGCCTTGGTGCTGGTATGATTCTTGCATAACATCAACAATGGCCTGACATAACAATTGAATTTCATCCTTGGAAAGCGTATTAGAAGCCCGCCATGGTGAAAGCTTACATGCATATAACGCTTCAGCCCTAATATAGTTTCCGACCCCAGAAAAAAGTCCCTGATCCATCAAAACTTCAGCAATAGGTTTCTTAGATTTAGAGAGTTGAAATGTAATCCATCGTACGCTTTTGTCAAGCGGCATCGATAAGGGATCCCATCCTAATTCATCAAGTTTTTTGTTAAACTCTTTTTCAGAATTTGTGAACTTTATGGTTCCAAAGTGCCGCGGGTCATTGAAGTACATAGTCTCTTCCACGACGGGCCAATTCTCACTAAAATAAAAAACAAAACAAGGGTGTTTACCTTCTTTAGGAGACCATTGACCACTCATACCAAAAGAATTCATCATGTACCATCCGTTACTAAACTTCCAGTACATAAATTTACCTTTGACATCTACTTCAATAACTCTTACTTCTTCTTTGGTGATTGTATCCAAAAAACTAGAAAACCCATCTGGGGGACTAGTTGCGTATCTACTTTTCTTACCTGGAAATGCATTAATTACCCTCTTACCTATAACTAATGGTCTAATTAAATCGGCGCTTAATTTTACTTCAGGACCTTCCGGAATTTTACACCTAAACACTTTCTGAATGCTACTTCTGTCAATTCGGGCATTTCATGATATATTATATATCAAGATGAAGTACTCGATAAATAAAAATTTAATGGATAACATCGACACTGAAGAAAAAGCATATTGGCTTGGTTTCTTTTATGCCAACGCATATAATAACGAAAAACTTGGAAGATTAGTTGTTGAGTTACAAGAACGAGACAAAGAACATTTATATAAATGTGCGCGTTTCTTTGGCCAACCACGTGAGCCTTTCGTACAAAACAAAAATGGAGGAAAATACATTGCGTATAGATTGGAATTGAATAGTAAACATCTTACAAAAACATTAGCCTCACTAGGATGCCATCAGACAAAAAGTTTTAATACAATTTTTCCTAATTGGTTAGATAAAAAACTGATACGACATTTTATTAGAGGATATTTTGATGGAGATGGCTGTTTGCATATTAATAAATCAGATGATCAAATGAATGTTCAGATGGTATCAACTAAAGAGATGATTGAAACTATTCAAAATGTACTTAAATCGGAGTTAGGAATAAATTCTTATGTTAGCCGCCCAAAGAGATACGCAAACAATACGTATAGGCTAGATAGTGGCGGCAGTCGTCAGGTCAAAAAAATTCTTGATTGGATTTATCAAGATGCCACTATCTATTTGAGTAGGAAATATGAATTATTCAAATCATATTGTGAAACACATCAATTTAGGTTTGATGATTAGGCAAATGCTAATAGTTTCGGTATCTTTAATAAATAATCGGGATTTATTTCAAAATAAGTTGGGCGTAGAGAGCGAGAATAAGTTTGCTGCATATTATCGCACGCCATTTTAGTCACATAATAATCGATATCATCATCTTTTATCCCGATAAAATAAACGCCTCGTTGAGTTCCAATAGGAGAATTGCTAACTCTAAGAAAATCAGCCCAATCATCAGAATTTTCTGTTTTGTAAAATAGAATAAGGTCCATCCGAATCTATATAGTTCTATGAGAATGTGGCATATTGGGCACATAAACAATTCTCAAATCATTTAATGGAACTAATAATTCCACTTGATTCTCCTTTAGAGCATCTCGGTACAAGATTGCAGCATCAATAATGTAATCATTCACTTTTTAGACCAATGTTTAAGGAAGACTTTCCTTCCTTCTTGATACAATTTCGGAATATTAATTTGTTGCGCTGAGACTTTACCAAAATGGGTAACATCTAACAGCTTCACAACAGTAATAGGAATCTGTTTTTGACGAGCACGAAAACTTAGATCAGTATCATTGAAATAGAAAGGAAATTCTTCATTCCAATATCCAACCTTTTCCCAAACTTCTTTGCGTGCAGCAATACACCAACCACCAAGATAACTATTACCATCTAATTGTTCGTTGGCCTCTTTAACGAAATTAAGGTTCTTATCCAGAAGCCCCATGGTTGGTCCAACTAGTCCTTGAGTAGCATCACAAGTTTCAATGATTTGCTTAGTCCATGTAGAATGGTTGGCACGAACCCTTATGTCATTGTTCAGAAATAAGATGCGTTCACCCATCGCAATTCGGGCACCCTGATTACAAGCTTTTGAGTGAAAAGTATTTTCTTTATTCTGAATATATGCAACGCCACATCCAGTAGGATTAGTTTTGAATAATTCATCACAGAACTTGTTGATTTCAACATTAGTCTCATCAGTACTGGCATTATCAATAATGATGATTTCATGATCGCTTGGCAATTGTACTAAATCCTTTAAACAAGACTTGGTAAAATTCCATTTATTGAAGACTGGAATAACAATGCTTAGTGCCTTATAGTTTGGGTCAGTTGTCATTTACATAGTCCTATAATCTGTTTAGCTGCATTTTCCCAAGTAAACTTATGGGCCATTTCTTGCATGCCTGGAGAAAATTTCTTTAAATAATCATCATAGTTAGCAACTAAATCTTTTAACTTAGCCGCAGCTTGCTCCTGATCGGGATCAAATACCTCTGCATATGGAGAGGGCTCCCAATACTGCATTCTCATATCTGCTCTAATAATTTTACCATCTATTAGAATAGAATTATCATCATTCATATAATCTAATTGTCCACCATATCTTGGTGCTACCACAATTTTATTCGCAGCAAACCCTTCTAGCCCAGGCATCCAAAAACACTCCGCATGTGTCATTGTGAATACAATATCACATGCATTGTATAAAGTCTCAATATCAACGATAAACTTATCAATGATTTCTACTTCGGCATGTTGTGGATATTCTTTTTGCCAACGAGAATAAATATCATTAAAAGACACGTCAAATGCCATTAGATTATTGTTGGCACTCTTACGAGATACCTTTAATACTAAACACACATCATCTGCTTTAGTAAAAGCTTTACCAAAAGCTTTAAGTAGGCCAGGTATATTCTTGCGCAAATGAGGCTGCGCTATATTGACCAATATCTTATATTTCTTATTAGTCTTTAATGGATACTTACCTAAATTAGCAAATCTCTCTAAGTGAATGCCATGAGGTACAACAACTTGTACTTCAGGTGACATACCATTATCAGTAAATACTTTTCTAGAAAATTGAGAAGATGGCAAAACTAAGTCAACACATTTGGCATGTTTAGAAAATGCTGTTGGTAATTTAGTGGTTTCATAATTCCAAATACCAAATCTATTCTTGTTCCCCCTTACAAAATAATTACAGAAATTACGGAGTGCTGTGTACGACATTTGCATATCATAATTAGCATCTAGTTTAGAGGCAATCTTCTCAACATACTGATCTGGTGTCACCCCTTCTTCCTCAGTAACAAAACCTTTCAAATTAGGTTTAAGGTCTTCTGGAAAATGCTGTGTACCATTAGTAGAAAATAAATCTACCTGGTGTCCCAATTTAATGAATTCTCTAGATAGATTTTGAGCAACGATTGACCAACTGTGATTTTTAGCGAGGAATCCAAACCAACAAACTTTCATGAACCCATCTATATCAGGTCCAGAGTGAACGGCGGATCTTGATAAGCCTGCTAATCATTTCATCTTCTTTAATTTCTGCTGCCGCTTCCATTTTCTGAAGCTCATCCAAGAGTTGATGCTCGGCGGGATCGTGTGTCTGTTTGGCTGTTAACCATCTATTTAGTAAATCATCGTGTAATTGAACATGACGTTCTCTTTCAATATTCCACCAATAATGAATTGCTTTTATTTCTAGATAATGATTGCGCTGTGAGGCCATGTACGGATTTGCATTAACATCCTCTTCAGAGGGACAATACATGTTTGGTAACTCTTCTTCAACAAATGTATTCAAAATATTGAACAGAGCATAAATCATCTTACTATCAGAATCTAACCATCCCCAACGATAGCTATACTTACCCTTCTTTTTTGGCTGCCTCAAATCCAAAAAATGATATCTATGACTAGGTAACAGATGACACTTAAGAAAATAGATTATGTCTTTCACATGACGACGAATCTTAGTTTTAAACCAAAAGGGCAATGTTTCGGCAAAGAAATATCTTATTGGATATTCCTTGCGCATCTTGTTATCCCAATCTTCCCAAGTGGGAGTATCATTATTGGCCTGCTTAAACAGTGCTACAGGTAAAGCATTGCTATCAGACCAGCCTAATTCCTTAGGGGAGGGTAGTTGGAAAATTTTCCATAATTTTTCTCTTAACATTTTTCCAAAATTCTGCGGATAAACCGCGCCTTACTAGAGGAGCATCATAGTTCGAAAAATTAGGATGTCAAGGGTTTCAAATATTATACTGGAGTTGGGCTTGGTAGGAATGGTACAAAGTTATAACTGTGAGCTAATGGAGGAGCAATCTGGGCCGAACCGTTTAGTGTCAAGTTATTGTATGTCATTACCAATCTCGCCATTTTGCAAATAGAAGTATCTAAGCTGCCACCAGGATCAGAATTCAAATGAACTTCATAAATCCAATTCGTAGCTCCGGCTGATAGAAGCGACTTTAGATCCTGAGAAACTAGATAAGTAGCTTGAGTATTATTAGTCGTCAATACAGGGCTAATACCGTTCAGTAGTACATAGCTATTAGTATTTACATTGTAGAGTCTAATAGCTGCGGTGTTAGCTGTATTTGTGCTTTCTACTATACATTCTAATTTAATACTGTCAAGGCCTTCTAAAATGAAACTATCAAATCTAAAGATGCAAGCACCAATAGCAGCAGGAGTATATCCATCATTTGAATAAGATCCAGACACAATTGGAATGTACATTGGTTGTTTGTACATAAAGCTTGGGTCTAAGAATCCATAACCATCTAGTTTGGGCACTTTATCAGCGTCTGGAATACCAGTAGAAAATGGTATAACATTAAGTAGCGTGTTAACAAATTGATAACTTAAACCGCTTCCATTACTCGTTAGAACTGTACCAAATGATCCTACATCATTTAGTCCAGTACCACCATTTAGAATTGGTAGAATACCAGTAACATCATTACCCAGATCAACTAAAGCTGATGGGCCGCCATCATTAGCGCCGCTAAATACGCTAATTAAGCTCAGCATATTTTGTACCTTAGTAGCATTAACAAAGAGCGGCTCGTTATTGAATCCACCCTTCTTTAAAAAGACGTGAACCTGAATCTTCGTGCTCAAAGTTCTCAATGTAGCATCTTGGTACAAATTAGTGAAGTTCAAAGTAAGTAAACCGGTTTCAAAGTCTACGCTTACACCCATCTTACCATCTACAATGGCCCCAGTATATCCATCTGGACTCAAGCCATTTGTATTTGGAGAGAAAGACTGTACAGAAACCGAGAATCTAATTTGATCTTTGGAAAGCGCGTCCCTTTGAACATATGAACAGTCAGCGAATCTCATGGATGGAAATCCAAGACGAGTAGCTCCGTTACCAGTATAATCTGCAATGAAATCGTTCATAATATCAATAGTTCTTTCAGAACCAAATAAACCATCTGGGATTTCTAGAACGACAGTACCAACTTCAAAATCTACTTTATAGAAGTAACCATCAGGTCTCTGTAATTCACCATCTCCAATGATAAGATTATTAGGAACAAAGAAATCTACCTTACCAGGATCGAATGTTTGCGGTACTGGATAAACATTACACTGTATACCTTCAATTTCACAAATATTATGTACAACTCCTGATTCAGAAGTGAATACGCTTGGAACTAGTTTTGGATGTGCAGTAGTTATAACTAAAGAAGGATCCCAAACTAACTGTTTAGTAAATGATAATTGGATTGGAGAGTTGTAGAAATCATGACTTGTTAGATATCCATTTCCTAAGAATATGTCTTGTAATGGATGTACTGTATCAGCGCGGTTAGCTGGATCCGCAGTGTAATCATCCGATCTATCTACAAGGCCCTCAACTCTTAATCTAATAACATTGAAACGAGTACCAATTTTAGTATATGGATTAGTGCTTGGTGCAGGATAAGTAGCATGAGGTATTGCGGTAGTTGGCAATCTATCAATGTAGCTATTTAATAGGTATCCATCTGCTGTAGTAATAGCAAAATCTCCATTAATATCTGCTCTCATCATTTGAGCAAATACATCGCCAGTCAAGTAAATTTTTTGAATAGTCAAAACGTCTAGACCTGAATCTAGAGCGACAATGTTCCAAGATCCCCAATCTGCTTCATTTGAACCGCTATCTAAGATAACTAGTTTGTAAGTGCTTAAACCTACGATTGTGTTGAATTGAATGGTAGCACTAGTAAATTGAGCCAAAGAAGGATCATTTGGATTAGCAACTAAAACTCCATCGGAAGCTGAAGCTACCACATACCCATCATTAGGATTTAGTAGTTGGAAACTAATACCAAATAAATTAGCAAATGGTTGTGTTAGTGTTTGATATCCATTTTGAACAACAGTAGAATATCCGTCTGTTACGATATTTGTATGAAGTGGCAAGCCAACATTCATATTGTAACCAATAAATTTATTTAGAAGTGAAAGATCATTCTCATCAATAATTCCATTACCATCTACATCTCCTAAAATCATAGAACATAGTCTTGCATCAGCAATACGATATGCTGTGAATGGAGCGGCGGCATCTGGTCTAATTATTGCCCCGACTAAATCACCATTGAGTAAACTGGTTGCTAACCCACTAACTGCTAGATCAAATCTAACAGTATCTGTTGGGTCATCAACAATTCTAATAACAAGCTCATCTCTTACCATTGTAGCGCTGTACAATGTGGAATTAATATTTTGCTGACTGGTATCAAAAAATTTGATATTTTTGTCAGATATTGCCCCTAGAATGAGAGGTTCAGAGGTTTTCTCTAAATTAACAATATCAATTGAATTCATCAATGTAACTTGAGGAACATATTGTTGACGAGAGTCTACTGGATTACCCGTTCTTTGATCCGGTACTGGACTAGAAACTTCTGTTACTGCTTGAAGTACGGCACGGAAAACATCATTACCTACAAATTGTTTAGCACCGAATAAATTATCAATGGTTGCCAGCGAAGTTGGATCTGTAGTGGTTTTTGGAATAGTAACACCATGACCCTGATCATAAGCTTGGCCGTCAGAAATCTTGGCGGCGTCTGTCCAAACCACAAACCATAAATCCTGGTCTGGAATATCTACCCATAAAGCTCCAGTAAAAGTAGTAATTCTAGAATTGTCAATTAGATTTTGACCAGTTGCAATTAAGATATCGCATTGATTAGCTGAACCAGAACGTTTAATAGCTAAAGCATAATATTGTCCTGGAACCATAACATTTCCACCTGCAATTGGACTATTACTAAACACAAAGTCAACCGGTTGTGGAACAGAATCTAAAAGTATTCCAGCATCTTTTAAACTATTATAGTTGTAACTAATCTGGGCAATTGGGATATTGGATGGAGAGAAATCTATCGGAAGATTTGGTAAAAAGTCGGTTGGACAATCAATACTTGTTTGTAATGGATAGATACTAACAACGATATCTCCGTTCCAAACTAAATTATCTTGTTGTCCTGCAACTTGGTTTCTTACTGCAAGTAATAGAGAAATTTTTTGGACGCTATTAGTTGTTGCCTGAAACTTTTGACCAATCTGCGTAGTAACGTCACCACTTAAAATTGGTAGCAAATCTACTGGAGCAGATAAAATATTCAAACTATCAATGTTGTAAAGTGGCAAAGCATTTTGCAACATAGCTTCGATAGAGAGATTGTTAACAGAAGAGTCTAAAAAGAAATCTCTGAAAAATAAATTTGGTTGCTGATCTTGGGCAATCATAACAACATCTCTAGAAACTGTCATTGGTAGAGCTTCTGAGATAACTATCTTTCCACCTAGATTAAAAGAGATTTCTGGGTCTCCAATAAAATCGTTGAATAGTAAAACTAGAATTCTTGTGAAGTGTTTTCTGCTTGTCTGAGTTTCGTTATTCTTAAAGTAAAATGTCTCAAATTGTAAATTGGACTGGAAATCTAATCCAATAATACCAACTTTAACACGACGATGCCCTGAAGCTTTCGAATCCGTTAGTGAAATAGAAAGCTGATTTCCTAAATTATTATCAGATGGCTGATCTTGAGTTTCGATAGCAAGACCATCTAGAAATCCGATTGCCTTACTAGAATCAAATAAAACTTTAGCGACTAAATTTTCTGGGAGAACTCCGCCACCAATGTGGTTATTAATGATGGCAGCATCAATGGTATCATTAGCCATTTGCTCAGTAGATAGGTCTGTTTCATCTACCTGCTGGGCATCATACCAGATTGGTCTTTGTATAGATACGGGGGCTCGCTTTGTCATTATATCTCTCAGGTAATATACTTGATAAACACCCTGGAGTTGGCTGGCTTCAGGATATTGATAAGGTTTTCAAGTACTTCTTTAACTTTAGCACTACTACTTACTATACCAAAAGAATCGAAGATATTTACAGTAAAATCAAATGCTCCAGTTGCTCTATTGATCAATGTAGCAAAATTCGTATTTAAGGCATTCAACCTATCAAAATCTAACAACAAAGTAGTATATAGGTCTTTAGTAACAGGGAAGACGGTACTTAAATTGCTGCTGAAGTTAGCATCTAAAGGCTCACCGTATGGCGCATAAATTGGCCTGGATATGTTGCTTACTCTAAAGTTATCTAGTAAAGTGAATATTGAGTTGTTCTTTTTGTAATCAGCACCAATATTCAAAATGTTAATCGGGTCTTTGAATGGAATACTTCCAATCAAACCATATCCATCACCAACAGATACAGAACCATAAACCATAGGAAACTTACCAAATTGAAGACCTTGACCATACAGAACATCAGTATACTGATACCCATCAAGGAACAGTCTCATTTCATCGTTTCCAACTCCGCCGTTGATTTTGTAGCTAGCCTTAACACGATGCCAAGTATTTCTAGCCCAACGAGTTGGGCCTCGAACTACATAGTCAAACCCGGATGCTCTGATCTGGAAATTAATGTAACCATAGAGATCCTTATAAATTGAGATACGGTCGCCCTGAAGTCCAGTTGGAAGGTAAGTTACAACAACTTTAGAATTTTGAGCAGGCAATCTTCTGTTTAATCTAATAACCTGGGTGTTAATTGTAACATTATTGTTATTTGTTGTTTGATAAGTAACCAAAACTTGCATGTTTGGTTGTGGTAGACCTGTGCCTAGGAAAATGGTTTTACGATCAGCTCCTACTGTTCCACCAGCATAGTAATCTTTTTCAGTAAAATCACCAATAGCCTTAACAGAAATTACTTGTAGTATTGGCTGAGAAACTACAACCACAGAAGTGCCCATAACTATAGCATCTTCTTGTAAAGCGTGTTGAGTATCAACTTCTAATTTACCACCAACAAAATAATCGATCTTTGGATCTCCCGCAGCTAATGTAACACTAAGTATTTCAGAGGCTGGCGAGGAAATTTTAACAGACACATTATTGATACTTGTAACTGTTTCTGTAACTGCGCCAAACCCATCGAAATAATATCTCAAGTTAGGATCATTAGCAGTATCAAAAAGTGGACTCATCCAAAATTCAATAGTTCCTTGATTTCTAGTATCTAAAATTCCATCATTAGACATCACAATTGGTTCATCTAGTATTACCATACTTTCACTAAAATTATCACTAACAGTAAAGTCAGACTGGAAATGTTTATGGTCATTATTTGTGCTAGCATAGAATTTAGCTTCATTAGAAAATGGCGTACTATCAAAATCAACTAACACTAATGTATTTGCATCAGGCTTTGTTGTTTTAAGTGTATTATAATCTTTAGTTACAGATCTCTTATTGAGTGCAACAACCTCACCTATTCTAGTATCAGTTAACATAATAGAATAGATAGTGACATGGTCAATGATTGCATTAGCTTGATTATTACCCTGGAAATCACTACCAAAGTACATTTTACTATTGAGTGAATCGAATTTTATTCTAGCATATGTAGAATACTCAAGCTCATAAAATCCTTGATCTAAGAAATATTGTTGACTTGGCAGAACACTTGCTTCTAAAGTAAAGAATCCATTTTGTAATCCACTACGATATTGTGTAGTATTTAATACTTGATATTTTGCATTAGCAAAACTTGGTAGTGGAACAGGGAACGAAGCGGCAGTTGGAGCAATAGTTAAGGAATGTCTATCTGATGATAGTCCTGTAATTTGATAAAACCCTGCTACTGTTGGCGGGGTATGAATTATCAAAGTATTTCCAACATCCAAGGCGCTGAAAGTATTATTTGGATCCGTCACTACATTATCAATACCATTACCAGAAAGAGTATATCCACCATTAATATGATAACTATATCTAACTACTGGAACAAGCCCGCTTGATTCGCTGTGTGTAATAGGGTATTTCTCTCGCAGCTCTACTGCTAATGCATTTTTACTTGTATTAATTGGTTTAACGTTTACCCACATATAATTTAAAGAAACAAATGTGTTAGTAAAATCAAGAGTACCGTAGTTGGTGAATGTGATAGTTTCGCTAATAGTATTTATTCCGGAAACACCATTAATAGTTACTTGAACTGGTGTTGAAAAATCAACATTAGTTCCACTAATGGTAGCTTGAATGGTTCTTCCAATTTGAGCATTAGAGGGTGCTGCGGTAGGAAGATAATTAGAAACAAACATTCCACTCATTAAAGTTGAGTTAGTCGGACCAATGGCTGTAGTGGGCGTAATTATTCTGGTGATATTAGCTTCATCTAAATTAATTGGAGGCGGTAGTTGAGTCTGTAAAATATTCTCCAACTGAGAACTCCAGACATAATATTGCCTCTTAACATCTTTATAGTTAAGACCTAGTGTTCTTATTAGAATTAAATCATTAGCAAATACATTATTCGAGACTGTTAGAATGTTATTAAAATTACTATCTTGATTAATACTATAAGATGGATTAAGCGCCCTAACACCAGAAATTTCATTTTCAGTGTTAGAGTAAATATAGAAGGTAGCCCCTGACAAACTAAGTGGTGCAGGATCAGTTATAGTTAATGTATTTCCGCTAACTTGTACAATACTGTAAGTAAGAGCAAAAGATGAATTATCTATTCTTAATAGATATCCTGGCTTAACATTTAATGTAGTAAAATTATGACTAGAAGAGGATACTACATTTGATCCTGAATTGGTTACTAAACCTGTACCTTCCACAAAAGTATGAATAGTTGTAACTGCGATATTTGGAGCGATATTAATATCGGAAGTTACAGAGTAGTCAGTTTGATTAATAGAGAATCTGCCACCAGTCATGGTAATTGGTAGAACTGAACTTAATGTTAATTCTTGACCATCAATGTCTACAATGGTATATCCTACTGGTGAAAATCCATTTTCATTAATGAAAATTGTATCACCTACAAAAATATCATACTGGCTAAAGTTTATACTAGATGTAACTAATGAAGATCCGCTTGTAGTCACTAGATCATTAGAGCCCACAATATCACGAGCGGCTAACCCTACTATCTCTTCCGGATTAACAGTTCTAAATTTCTCATGCAAATATGGTTGTAGTTTTTGACCATATTTGATAATATTAGTAACTTCTAAGCCATCAATGAATAGATGCATTTCATCGCGATTGTTTCTAGTGTTTAATTTCCAAGATGCAGCAACCATGTGTGGAACATTAACTTTCCAAGAAGAAACGTCTGCACTGATGTTCCACATTTTATGTTCTCTATCATAAACTCTGAAGTTTATGTAACCGCTTACATCTTTGAAAATAGACAATCGGCTGGAATCTTTAGTTTTTCCAAAGTCCAAAATATAATGCTCTACATCAGAAATAAATGTGATACCTTCGTCAATACCATACCCATCTACTCTTGGTCGAAGAGTAAAGTTAACTTTATTAGTACCAGTAAAAGTGCTCATATTAGCCGGCTTAATTGGACTAATAGATTTAACATCATAGAATTTACCTGTGGAGAGAATTTGGAGTTGGTAAGTATGATAGTTAGGAGCCACATATCCATCGACAACTGCCACGTACCAACGATAGAAGCTACCCGAAATATCTTTATCATAATAAATGAAAACACCGTCTTTATTTTTGTTAGGGCGGCCAGTGACATTTGACGTTTTATCCAGGGTAAATTGGTTTTTTAAATCTATAGTAGGGTGATACTCTGATCCTCCAATAAGCACTCTATATGGATCAATAGCATAACCATCTCTTGTAATGATAAAAGTCAATTCAGCATCATTATCAATACCATTCCACTGAGGGAGTACCCAAGTTTCAAAAGTTCCCTCTTCTAATCTTAGATTAGAATTAACTGGTATTGTAATGGTTTGATCTGGCTGATCAATTAATACTCCATTACCATAGTGAGCTGGCAGTAACTGAAACTCTCCAGTTGTTTCTACATCAATTGGAAACAATAAACTACTACCTAGTGACCAAATCTCAAAAGCAGATTCAATAACTTCTGGTTCTACGTGCGTAATAATCTGTCCAATATTTTTGATGGCAGCTACAGTTGGTCCTTGTACAAAGGATGATAATGCTGCTTGTAGCGCTTCACGATATCTTTCTCTATCTAATGAAAGATCAAAATTAGAGAGTGTAGGGACATTTACCAAAGTTCCAAAATTCTTAAGTAAAGAATCACGAAGGGCGCCGGCCTTGTAAGATACATAATAGTCCGCACCCGTTGGCAGAGTTAAATTCTTACGAAAATCAATAACATTATCACCATACTCATAACTAACTACAATTTCATCAGCAACATAAGTATAATCAGAGAATAAATCGCCCTTATTATAATCTACTATTACTCTTTGGAATGGCATTATAGTAAATGAATATGTAACACTAACCACATCTCCTACTTGTGGAGATCCAATGCCAGATAGTACTAGTTTAAGAGGATTACCAGGAACAACAATTCCGGAGCCATTCCACAATGATTGTGAATCTACAGTTCTAACTACACTGAAAGTATACTCGATACCAGGTGATAAATAAGGAATATTTTCATTGAGTACTACAAAATAATTTGAGCCATCAAACTGAACACTTTCGAAAGATTGCTTATTGATTGTTCTTACTGTAATATTAAAGTTGTTGGCAGTACTAACAAATCCAAAATTGATTGGATTACTACTGTTAGACAAATCGTTAAATTCATAAACACTTCTAACAAACTTAACAGCATTAGTTACGCCAGGAACAAATGTAGAATCAACAAATGCACCAATTTGATTCTGATAAATTTGATAAGGAGCAGATATTGAGCCGTTTAAAAATGCCTCATCAGAAGCTTCTAGGCCATCTGGAACAATTGATCCATCTTCAAATGATACATAAGAAAATTGCTTGTTTTTTGGATTTAAAATACTAACACGATAGTAAATATCATCAACACTAACTACATGAGGAAAATTTGGAACAATACTATTTTTCTTGTAGGTAACAGTTCCAATATCATTGCTCTGGGTTGATGATACGGCAACATATACAATTCCATTTTTATAGTCAATGGTATATTCACCAACATTTTGTAAACCATTAATATTTGATGCTGCATCAAACTCCTGGTCATACCACATTTCTGTGACAAAAACATTTCCATTAGTAAATGTAACACTAGAGTTAAATGATGCACCAATACCATCCTGTGAAGAATTAATGATGGTATTGTTCATTAAAAATATTGTAAAAATACGTAAGCTACTGGTATTTATACTTGTTGTATTTATTCCTAAAAGCTCATTGGTAACTGTTTCAAAAGTAGTATTTTCTCCTGTACGCTGTAATATTCGTGGAGGCTTGTTAAACTTAAAATAAACAGTATCTTCATTCCACCTATCTAGAAGATAGATCTCGCCCGATGTTTCATTAAAAATCTGAAAGACATTAGTTATTGGTGAATTAATGGTTTTGAGAGAATTAAGCGCTGTTAATCTATTACCCACTCTTTCATTAATAGCTTCTTTATGTATGTTAGCCTCATAATCTACACCAGGCACTAATACTTGTTCATAGTTAAATGCAATAGTACCAGCTTGCCCAACTAGATTTCCTAGCGGCAATGCAACTATCTCTACTAAATCACTGTCATATACATAATCAGTTTCTGGAGTAAAAGTAAACTTGTAATAGTAAGTAGCTAATGGCGGTGATGGGCCTGTACCATCATTATTACTATTCTCTCCATACACATATACTGTGCCTGTCTCATAATCAATGGCATAAATTCCTGGAGAAGATGGTAGCGCACTTAAACTAAATGGAATTTCAGTTAAAAAGGCCGGATGAGGAGCACCTGTTCCAGAATTTGGATCTATAAATGTAACCCCACCAGTAACTGGAATATTATTAGTTGCATCAGTTATTGGCGCATGTGCCAAACTAAATATGTTAATGATTGGTGGTAAAACCTCTCGAACAGACTGTAAAGTAGTATACGTACTTACTGAATCAGGATCTATTTGAATACCTAGCCCTTTGTATTCATACTCTACTGTAACATGAAAAATTTTATCGAGTGAAAAGTTAGGATCATCGAGTATAGACTCATTTATTTTGACTTGATTATTTTTTAGCAACAAATAACTGGAAGCATAATCTTGATCAAAAGTAGAATCCAATAATTGATATCCTAGTCTAGAAATATCATAATCAAAAACCGGATTAGATGTGGTTAGAGTAAAAGTTATCTTGTTAACCTTAGTAACTGGCTTATTACTCAGGTTAAAAATAAGATTATTGATGTTGAAAGTACCATTGTCGTCATTAGATGATGGTTGCACAATTTCAACAGCAGATTGTCTCTGTAATGTTACTGGGAAAGAAGGAAAACTGTCAAATACAAAAGTGTTAGGAACTGGGGCCGCAGTAGCGCCGAATCCTACCCTAAATACTTCATATACGGCTTCTTCATACAATCTTTCAAATGGCGTTTCACCTTTTGTATGCAACTCATCTACTACAGTAAAAGAAAGATAATTCTCATTTGCTAGCTGCCTAATATCATACAAAGCTCTAGAAAAATTAATTGCTATAGATTGAATATATTTGTTAATTACAGTGGTACTATCGCTAGCTTTATATATATTGTTTTGATAAAAAGACTGCAAATAATCATTGACAGGATTATCATTGGGCAGTGGTCCAGTAATGATCATTCTATTAGAAACACCATCTTCAGATAGTTTTACATCACCGTTTAATGATGTGAAAGGGTGGCTTTCTGTAGATTGAAATTGCAAATAGTATGCAGCATATGGAGTAAGCGGCTGGCAAGTAATAGAAAATACATTACCAGTTATAGATACTTCCAAAACTTTCGAGTTAGGAATATTTTCTGTTTGAGAAATTATTGAAGCGTTGGTAGGCAACAAATTACCGGTCAATGTTTCTGTAAAAGAAACATCTATGCTAGTGCTGCTGTTTATTACTACATTAACGATTCTTAGTATTGTCATCTGGTTTCAGTGTTAATATTGATGGTATTTGATTGGAAATACTCATCTTCAGCAGCGGTAATACTTAGTACTTGACCTGGTAACCCAGACTTATTGAAGAATAGTATTCTAGCCCTATCTATACCCTGTACGCCCTGTGCTATGTTAATTAACGTGATTTGATCTATTGTTTGTCCAAGTTGAGTGCTTGTAAGAGCGGCTACTAATTGGTTACGTAGATTTTGTAGAACAGTAGAGGATGTAGTTAGGAAGTTTTGATTAATTACTACGTTCATAGTTAAATCAATCAAAATTAGCTTAGCAGATTTAACTAAAACGTCTGCATTAATTGGACGACTGTTTTCGATAGCAAAAGTAGTATCTGATATTAGCTTATTGTAATTATACTGTATCAGAATTCTTTCATTCTGTTTTGGAGCTAGATAGTTGTAGAAAATCGTATATCTAGCACCCACACTAGGTTTAGTAAAAGAGGTTGCTGTAAATTTAGTTGCCTGAGAGGATTGAAATCCACTATTTACATAAATCTGATTTATTAAAGCAAACTTCTTATTTGTATATAACGAACCAATTCTAGTATATGCAAGATTTTCAGAATCATTTTCATTTGTATAATAGAAAGTAATCCTAATTAAATCTCCCACAGTAGGTAAGTTATTTGTAGAGCCAGTTAAAGTGTTGTTGGTTGTAGCTGGTAAAACAAAATCTACACCTGATAGCAGTGGATTTGCCCTCATAGTATCAGCAAAAAATAGGTTGTTTGCAATAGTGCTACCAACAGTATCATAAGTAGTAAGTATATTGGTTACCACATCGCTGCCTGTTGAAAAGGTAGTTACCTTTTCAGCTTTTACTATCTTAGCTATCTTTATTGTGCTTGGTATACTAGCAGTTGAGCTGAGATTTAAAGCTTTACGTAAAGCTTCTTGTAAGTTTTGCCGTAACCCAGTACTAGTTGCTGTAAAAATTACATCAGAAGCTAAAGCCATAGTAGTTCCAATAACTGATACTACACCAGTATTAACGACTTGATCTACAATGCTTCCAGTAATGCGAGTTGGAGCTTTACGTAAATTGCTAAAGTTAAAGAACATAACGTAGACAAAATCTCCTGGAACCGCATTTGTAGATTTTGGAATAATCAATCTGTTATTGGCTTGATCTATAGTTCCAGAATAATTCCATAATTCTTTACCATCTAATAATCTGACTATAGAAATATTATTTGCAGTAATGTGGTTTAACATACTAGTGATAGTAATATTATTTGTGCCAATACTGTACGATACAATATCAAAGTAGCCATCATTATTTGGAGCAACTGCGCCTGTAATTTTGATACGCTTATTTGTTAAATCTGGTAAACTAGAAAAATTAACAGATAAACTATTTATAAATGCTTGCGTACTATTTATTGGGGTTAAGTACCCATCAGTGACGCTAAACAAAACTGTGTCACTGTTTTGTTCAACTACATCAAATTTTAATCCGCTTGATTGGGCCGTAAACTCAACGAGTGGAACAGTAAAGTTTTTTGTAATAGGGTCTTCGCCTAAACTATTAATGCGAGTCTTGATGATTCTATTACTAAAACTAAATGGCTGGAATCTTCTAATATCCGTTGCATAGTAGATAACTAATACACGATCGGCAGTTAATGGAGTATTAAATCCAGTTAGAATAAGTTGATAATTACCACTTACTCCTACAGTAACTGTTCCTTTATTATCTGGATTCCATAATTCTTTGCCATCAGATAATCTAACAACTGAAAGAATATTGTCAGTCAATAAGGTATAATCAGTGTTGGGGAGATTTAACTCAACAAAGAATTGGTTGCTTAGATTTAACCGAACAATCCGGTTTTCTCTTCTAGAAATGTTAGCGATACTAAAGTTATTAAATCCACTGTTGTTGGAAAGAGAAAATCCATTACCCAACCTGCTTGTTGGCAAATTTATTATTGCTGAAGAGAATAAGTCATTGACATTTGCAATATAATTTACTAGCAAATTAATTCTATCAGCAGATGAATTAACCAATGATGATGGAATGGTAACTTGTGTGCCGTTACTACTTCCTTGAAGCGTATTTGACTGAAAAATATTAGTGGCATTCAAAATAGCAGAAACTCTATCTCCCACTTGCGCTGGAGTGTCTGTTGGTAAAATAACGGTCGTATTGTATAAAATATTAATTCCAACCACCGTGGCCACATTGGAAAATGATCCGTCTAGCTGGTCTGTTTTATAAAGTTCTGTTCCGTTGTTCTTCCAAACAATAGAGTCAACAGAGGTTGATGGTGTTTCAAGATTATTTAGAGCAACAGATAGCCTATTAACGAACACACCAGATCCAATAATTTGAACATACCCATCTACTTGTGTAAATGTGTTTGTAGAGATAATAGTATCAACCGGATGTGATGTAGTTCCGATATAATAATTGTTTCCAGGACTCAAAACAAATTCAACTACTTCATTTTTAATAGCGGAAGGATATCCCCAATCAACACTATCTGTAACAGCTCTAGGATTTTGTGTATTTTGCAGACCATCAAAATCAGAATATCGATCATAATCAACTACCCAAGTATAATCTACTTGCAAAATATCGCTTGGTGCCGGTAAAGTATTTCCTGATATTTTAATTCTTCCAGTTGTATTATTTGGAGAAGTATCATCAACGTTCTGATCAACAATCAAATATCTCTCGCCAGTATTCGTATTAAATACTCTTGTAACATTAGTTGCCGGATAATGTAAAAGTTGAATTATGGTTCGATCGCTAGTAACAATACTATTCTCGTTAGTTACACTCAACTGCTGCTGAGTATTAGAAATTTGTTGTACTTCAGTAAAAGTGGTTGGGTCTTGTCCATTAGACTGGCCCTTAATTACATCTTCTTGAAATTCAATTTGGTTGCTCTTCCATACGAAAGTATCAAATCCAAAACAACTACCACCATATACTCCGGTGTCTTTAACCAGCAAATAATTTCCGGAACCACGACCAAATTGATCTACAGTATATGGTATAAAATTTGAACCACTACTAGAGCCTGTGACCTGATTAATAGTACTTACTGGCTGTGCAGGTAATTGTCCATTTTTGATGTCTTTAACTCTCTTTTGAGAAATGCTTAAATTAGCATCTGCATCAATTTGTCCTAACACGAAATTGTTTTTAGAGCTTGTTGGATCGTTATTGTTACTTTTGTCTTGATAGATAAAAGTATCTGTATTAGCTACATCATTTGTTCCTAATACAACTACATCTACTTTCCCGCCGGCACCCTCCTGAATAATTGTCAAAGTTCCATTGATAGTTTCTACAACAGACCCGTCACGAGTCATTAGTGGATTACCTGGTTCAATAACTACAGCATCCTGAACTCCAGTTACACTTAGAGCCGCATTCAAATATCCAAGTTGTGTTCCCACGCTAGAGCCACTAAATGTAGAAAGAATACGATTTCTAAATGCAGCATCTGTTTCTTGATCAGTACCACCTGCGAAGCTAGCAATATTTGTGACATTGCTAATGCCAGGTATAGCCACTTTAGATAAACTGTACTGGCCGATATTACCAGAAGAGCCTGGAGAGTTTGCAGTAACAGTAACCTGAACAGCATACTGATCTGTAATTCCTACAAATGCTAATTGAGCAGCAAACTTAGTAGCTACAGATCTATAGAAATTGATATTTGATGGAACTAGTGAAGTACCATTTACAACACTAAAACTTAAGCCGCCTAATGTGTAAATTGGGGCGCCTTTGTTAATATTAATTACTGAATTTAAAGAAGGGAATGTAAGTAAAGCCACTCCAGTCGATGGAGTAGACTGTTTTCTAATCAAACCAAAATTTTTACCTAGGTTATCTAAATCCGTGCCAATAGAAAGTCTAAGAGATTGCTTATTGGAAACGCCTTGTAATTGGTCATAAAGTAATGATAATTGGGATGATGGACCTTCAATGAATAAATCTCTAGCCACTGTACCAGGCTTGGTATCTAAATCGGGCTGAGCCAATCTAAAAAAATCGATTAGACTGGCGATAATTTCATTGACAGAGCGAATCGTAACCATAAATTATCCTCAGATTGTTGAGATAGTAAAAGCGGTGGTAATTGGCTGAAACCCCTTAGTTAAACAACTTATCTTAACAGTAAAGAGTCTAGGATCAAAAGCGCTCTTTACTATAGATATACCTGTAATTGCTGCAAGTTGTTCATCCGCACTTACTTTTTGGAACGATTTAACTTGTAGTTGTTGTAATTGTTGAAGATTTGTAAGACAATTATTTAATTGTGATTTAGCAATTTGCACTACTACATTTGTCTGAAGTGGATTTCCAACAACAGATCTGGACAAAAATGAACCATAGGATGGATGTAATGGATTAGCTCCAACATCAGTCAAACAAATCTTAAGAATGTCTTGAATAAGCTTTTCGCTATCCACTACAGTCCGGAGGGCGCCCTGATTAATAACCAAATCGCCATTCACTATTTTCAGATCAAAAGACATATCTATACTCCACTCTATGATGTGAAATTATTAAGCAAATCGCCCAATTAAATCTCTGGGCCGTTATTATGAAATTGGTCTTGAAAAACCTGGTCCATAATCTGATAGAACCCTTTGACTGTCTTAGTTAAAGAGTCTAGAGCGTCTTGAATATTAGGCCTCTGGCCCGCTAAAGGTTGTTTAAGAGAATTTTCAGCACGAACAATTGCATCATCATCCAAAAAACCTAATAAATCTTCTTTAGGCATTACATATAAAGCACCCATAATCGCAATAATATCACAAAGGCCAAACCCACTAAACTCGCCCATAATCATTTCTACTACCTGCAATGCCTTAGAAGCATTATCAAGATGTTTTAGTCTTATAGAGTCTAATGTTTCTTGAGTTTGCGCACTAACATTGCCTTGGGCATCTGATGCGCTGCTATCAAACGGTAACTTATGGTTAAAGAAGGCGTTAAAAGCAAACCCACCACGGTCCGGTTTAGTATTGGCTTGAAATACATTAGCATTTATATTAGACATTAAGACTCGTGCTTGATTAAAAGCAATATCAAAATCATATGATGTCACTAAATCTAAGGATACATTTTCATTAAGTGGTACAGCGCGAGCACCTGAACCATTCTCAGGGCCCAGTGTAGATGGTACTGGTAACCAATAATAATCTCCTTGTACAGCGTATATTGTGTGAATGGCTTTAGACAGCTTGTACATCATCGCCCTAATAATAGATAAGTATTGTGCAAAAGCGGCTTGTTCAGACAGCTTATAAATACTATTACTGAATAGTTGACTAATGGTTACATCACCAATATTAATAGTTTGAATACTCTTAACCTCTTTAACATAATTGACGATGTTAGTAGTGGCCGTTCCAGAATCTATACTGTTAAACTGAGAGAATCTCTCAGTAATAATTTTTTCTAGAAGCGGGCGCTCACAAAATGACGTACTATTTGCTTTTAGATATTTAGCATTTGGAACAAATGGAACTGCTACTCTTTTTGATAGACCAGTAGAAGTTTTGGACTCGTTAGACCAAATGCTAAAGTCAATACGAGGATCCACCATGAATGGTTTTATAATATGAAAATGTTGTTGAAATACACTAGGATTAGTAATGGAAGCGTTAGGTTTTCTACCGCTAGAATCTTGATAATCCGCTAATAGTATCTTATTATCTCCTACTAAACTATAGGTAGAAAAAATACTTATATTGTTGACTTGATTATTAACTTCAAAATCAAACGAATCATCCCCATTCTTAAATGAATCTGATGTAAACTTACGTAGATTAGGTGCACCATTTTCGCCATACGTACCAGACATTAGTGATAAAACTCCGGCTTCCACTGAAGTGGGCACATTAAACACACGTAAAGTATTGTTAGCGTAGGATTCTCTAACTTGTGATAGTGCCTCAAACTTAGGGTCTATGTTACTAGCAATTTGAATTTTAGTGGCTAAGGAAATTTTTCTAGTAACACCAGGTATTTTAACTACGTCCAGTCCAGGATTGTAGAATGCGCTTTTATCTTTATTGATAACTGGAAATCCTAAAATACGGAAAAATGTGTGGCATCTACTTTCTTGTACTAGCTGTACTGGAGTAGAAGTATTAGCACTAGGTGCAGGCGTCTTAGAAGTTGGACTGATATTTAGAGAGGCAATAAGATTTTTAGTGGTTTGGCCGGTAACACCAATACTAATCTGTCCTCTCAAATCATCAATACCAACATTCTCACCAGCCTCATTGTCACCCGGTGTACTACCACCAGTTACAAAGTGCTTATACATTTTTGGGATGTCAGGATCAAAATTTGAGTTATTTTGAAATGCACTCTGTGGTCTTTCAGCCATTAGCTATTATCCTTATCTCTAAGTAAATCACCAGCATCACGACGTGGCTGTGTACCAGTGGTATCGCCTTCGCCAGTGAGTGGAATATTGTCTGGAGCTTGTGGAGAGAAGACGAATTCATAGTTCAATTTTTGAAGAACGTGAGATGGCGCCGTAGTTAGTTCACCTGTAGCATCATTTAATGTGCCAAATGTATTGGTACAGAATACTTGGTTTAAGAAAGAAACCATAATTTCTCCTTTACCAGGATTTGGACTTGTTAGATTGGCGGTAAATGCCTGATATCCATCATATGAGAATGCGCTCACAGTACCAACAGTTGGCGTAGCCACAATGTTTCTTGCAATATTTTCTGCGACATCAGTAGGTATACCATTGGTAATTGGTAATCCGCCATTTTCATTAATATTAACAGTAACTACAATTGGAGCCGTAGTAAACTGTGTTAATGGAGTCATGCTAAATGTACTTTTGCACGGATTAAACCCAATGCCAATCAATCCAAATATAGCATCCTTTGTATCTTGTTCCAATTTCCCTAAACATGTTAAACAACTAGTTTGAAAGTCCGCAACACCTTGAACCGTTAAATTAGAACGCAAATTAGATGTTGCAGTGTTCAAACACTCCAATGCTGCATTAGGATCAGGGAATGTTCTTCCATTCCTTCCATTTACTTGGTCTGCGAGTGCGGCAGCTTGGAATCCTACTTGAGAAAATACTACAGTGCTTAAAAATTGTTGATTTTGAGCAATAGATGGCATACATCTAGCATTAACTAAATTCTTCTGTAATAGCACCGGAAGATTTGGTTTGAATGTATATTCCATATCAAAGAATGTGTAACCATCATTTGGAGTCAAAACTGGATTTGTAGAGAATTGAGCTTCTTTGTGAATAAAATTATTCAGAGTAGCTTGGTCAGCAATTGGAGTAATCCCATCTGGTGCAAAACCAGTTAGTTTTGTTTTACCATCATCTAGATATCCTAGTCCTCCAGCAATAGCCAATACTCCGGTTGTTCTGTTGGAAGTTCCATTATCGTAAGTATTTAAGGTTTGTGATGGAACCTTCAAAACTATACAGTCTTTAAATCTAATGTACTGAGGATCCCCATCGCGACCCCATTGTGCGGGATTATAGAACATTCTTAAATCAACTGTATAAGCGGCTTGACCTGGTGGAGTAGTGGCAGAATAACTGGCATCTGTTGGAAAGTATACTGGCTTTGGTATAACTGTTGGTGACACATCAAAAGCATCCACAATGTTGTAAAACGCTTGTGCTTGACTTTGTTGAGCATCAAATAATTGCCAACTTTCTGTTCGTAAATCAGAAGTTAGAAATAGAGAGCCAAGTGCAACACTAGTTTGATATCCAGCTTGTGGCAAATACTGTAATGTGCCCGTTTTGTTGTTAATTTGTCCTTGTACAATAGTTGGGCAGTATGTTGCAGCACAACAACCATCGGTGCTTCCTGGGCCTCCGCCATCACATGGAGGAATAGAGAAGATTAAGCTTAAAATATCTTTAATGACTTGGATAATAATCGCAAACAGAGCTAATAGAACAAAAAGGTTTTGGAAGATACACAGTAGGGCGCCAAGCTTTTTAGCAATAGTTAATACGCTAGTAGCATTAGCCGCATTAAAGGCTTTAAATAATGCATTGATGTTTCTTAAAATTGACTTAATGAGCTTTAGAATTTGATTAATGATATATGAAATTAAAGCTAATAACAATAATAGCAGTGAAATTATCATTAAGATAAGAGCAAATATGGGGAACAGGTTCAAGAATTCTGGAATACATTGAGTGAATAATCTGTTTAAAGCAGAAATTAGCGCAAATGGATTCATTAGCGCACATAGCACCTCAATAATACAAATAATAAGATTTAAAATTGGCAAAAAGAACTTGTATAACATTAAGAATGGCATAAACTGATCAAGTAGTTTCATAATGCCATCATAAATGTCTTTGCAAAAATTAGGATTTAGCTGAGGCTTTAATGCTCCGGGTGGAATAAGCATTTGTAGCTTATTCATAATGTCTAGTAAATCTTCTGGGAATCCATCAGGATATGGAATGGCTGGGATTGGTAAAGAAGAAGGTATACCAAATCCTGGCATAGATGGGCCACTAGGGCCAGATGGTGATGGTAATGAGACATTATTCGGATTGCAGGGACACATTGTCTATTTATATATCCAGCTATATCAAATAGATGTGGAAACTCCAGGTGCGCCTGGTGGATTTACTAGCCTATGATTTAGATACAGCATATCAGAATCAATATAAATAGGCCCATCACTCTTCATATTAATTCCTTGAGCTGCGTATAGATTAATAGACTGAGGAGTTAGCACGGTGACTCCAAAAGGATCAACTCTAAACATATGAGCAAAACCACCAGCAAATACCCTAAGGTCTAAAGTAGAAATCCATGCACCATCTTTATTCTTAAATCTTTCATCACTTGCGGCAATACCAAATCCACCAACTTGAATATATACATCACCATCAAAATTAACCATGGCACTTCTATTATTACGATCCCTGCCGATATTAGCTACTACTCCTCCAGCAGTATCTAACCAAAAAGATTGTCTATCAATAGTATTAGCACCAATATTCATTTCAAGAGAACCATCTAAATTAATAGATCCGCTACGACCACCTGCATTAGCACCTTGTCCAGATACTTTAATTTTCGTGCTAACTAAATCTTCAAGCTTTTCAATATAGCTAGTATCAATAGGATCTTCAACAGTACCAAGTTGGTATCTCTGAATAGAATCTGTATCTTGGTGTAGAGAGCATGTTCTTAGAATATCATGATAAGCAGTACCATGTCTAATGTTGTAAACACTATTTTCTACAAATTGACTAATACGATCTGGTGGACCAGCATCATGGTTATCAGAGCCATCAATTAGCTGAATTGATCCGTGTTTGAATGCAAAGGTACTATTATATTCAGCAGAACTAGGATCTAACTGTGGAGCTGCAAAAGAATCAACAAAAATATCTTGACTAATTGGTTGACCACTTGGTGCAAACCAAAGTTGATTAGGATTACCACCATCTGTAGTTCCAAAGGTAGAATAATTTTCTGCTCTTACTAATAGAGGAACATTACCCGCCTCACTGGATGCTGGTACATTTAATTTGAACTGCCCCTCTTTATCAACATCAAATGAAAATCTGCTTCGCTGAATTTTGGCATTATAGTTATCATCATTGATAGTAAGCTTAGTGCCTTGATTGGTTGGCTTTGGGTCTTTTCTAGCATTAATTTCAAAATGAAAAGCTACGCTCTTTCTCTCAAGAGCCTTAATATTCATAAAGGACTTTTTTGCGTCGGTAGTTGCTACTGTACCAGTAGTGCGTAAAGTATTATCTGCTGTTAAACCTACTGGAAGTGGAAGCCTATTGATATCTAAAATGTTACCAAAAATATCTACTACAGTTCCTTTAATAGATTCCATCAAATAGTTTGGGGCTACCAAACTTAAACTCATCGTATCGGCACGACTCATACGACGATTAGGCGTAGTGAAAATCTTGGAGCCTTGAGAGGTAGTTAAATATTTATTAGCTTCTGAAGCATCATCGTCAATTCTTGATTTATATTGAAACTCATACACTAACTCTCTGTGTTCTACAAATGCTGGATTCTTGGTTGGGCCAATTGGAGTATTATTAGCAGTTGTTCTAGGGTCTAAGCCAATAGGAATTAGAACACTATCATAATTATCATCATCTAATTTTGTGCGCCCACTAAATGAAGCAGCTTGTGGTTTAGGATTGATATCTCTTTTAACAATCCCAGCTACGGAACGAAAACCTTGTGTAAAATGATTTTCATTCTCCATGTTAATAGTGACATAATTACTCTGTGGAAAATCTTGGCTACCCGGAAATACATGTATGTTATTAACGTCAGACCCTATTTTGATATTACTATCCATATCCATTTTGATACGTGAGGTGTCAGTAGTATGTAGTAATAATTCTCCTAATTTTAGATCTGGAATAAGATCTACGTTTTGTGTTTTATAATTAACAATATGATACTGCCCTCCGGTACCTTGTGCTACAGTAACGGGAGTATTTTTTGCTGGTAGAGACCCAATAAACAAACCATTACTATCTAATAATGGAAAGTATCCAACTACTGGTACAGGAAGGGCCGGCTTAAAAGATGGTGTTTCCGTTAACTGTACTTGTAATGTATTTGTACTGGCATTATAACCAACAATAGATCCGTCCCTTATCATTCCTGGAGGTGGATCTAATGAGTTTATACCGGTCTGTGGTTTACCAACTACCATATTATCCTTTAAATTGAATTAGCTTCCTCATCTGAAACTTGAGTAAATGTAATCCAACAATCAATAATATAACTAAACAGTACTTTTCTTAATGATCTATTATCTGGAGATATAGTATTTGTATTAGTTCCATCATCATTACCAACTGGATTAGATGAACTAATAGAACCAGTATTCGTACTCGCGCCTGCCATTTGATTTCTAGCTGCATCAATAGCTTTTTGAGATGGAGAGCGTCTATCTTCTTCATCATCAATATTAACTTTCACTATTTCTACCCATTTTTTATCCAGTGTAAAATTTTGGACTGGCTGATTCTGTCCAAAGAAATTAACTGGTCCCTGTGAAACACCAGTTAACATTTGCATAACACCATTAGCTTGCTTGAGTAGCTGACTATCAACACCAGTTTTCGAATCATGATATACTCTAAGCTCAACTTTAGTTTTAATATTATTTCCTTTAGTACCATTAGCTCTAATTAAATAAGCTGTGTTATACAAAATATTGTTAATAACTGTGGTATTAGATTCTGAAAAACTACTAACGAAATCACCTTTGTTACCAGTAAAAGTAATTGGTGCGCCTTTATTTTTTGGGTCTAGTTGTACAACTCCAATATTTTGTTCTGGGGCAGATGAATCTTGTCTTTGAATAATAGTAGCTACAACTTCTCTATTCTTGTATATTAACTTACCAATTGTATCCATATAAGTTGGAATATATTCTCCAATACTATGACCATATGTTAACTCTAATGTAGTTGTGAATCCGGATCCCTGAGTCATAGAGTGTCTTACACTGTTCACATAGAATAGTAAATTGCGATCTTCTATGAAGACTACTTCGCCCGGCTGCATATATTCATTCCCAGAAATAGTAACTGATCCTCTCAGAATATTAGAACGATTGCGGGTCAAAATCATACTTGCGTATGGTCCACATTGTGAAGCCGGATCGCTTAGAAATGGAACTTTTACAACTGCTGGACTTTTGAATCCATAGTTTCTCCACATATCATAATCTACTGCAATAGCAGTCACTAATGCATTACCACCACCTGGGAAAGAATCTAATCCTGGTGGGCCTTCATTTTCTTTAAAGAATTCTAGCGTGCCTTGTACTTCTACAGATGTCCAAGGTGGAGGATTTTCAGATATACTTATATTTCTAATTTGGCTGCGCTTAATAACATATCTTTTACCAGAGCCGGGACCATAGTCATCATATGACTCATCTTCAATCATATGTTCATATACTTCTGGTATATAAGAGTTACCAAATAGTCCGGGATTTAATAAACTATTACTAGTGGTTGTACCATCATCTAGCGATCTAGATTCTGCTGAATTTTTAATAGTATGATAGAAAAGTTTTACAGCAAACTGCCATTCTTGCATATAGGTAGCAAGCTCATTTGTAACCTTAAACAGATCTATAGTTTCACCAGTATCTATCTCTATTGGTTGATTAGCTTGGGCTGGGGTTAAATAATCTTTACTTACAATATGCTGCCCGGATTTTGTATTAATTCTATCAATGAGGTCTTGAACAACGGTACTTTGGAAAATAGTAGTACCTGCTGTTAAGGAAACGTTAATACCATCTTGATTTTGATTTTGAGATTGGAGTGCATTAAATAGAACACTATATCTTTCAGAGTTAGCAAATAGTTGCTTAGTGGATGTGCCTGCAGCCGAAATTTTTTTAAAAGAAGCTAAATCTAAACCAAGAGCATTACCTGATGCCTCTTGGTTTGCTTGATCAATCAAGTTTGGTATATCTGTAATTCTACCACTAGAATCTGAAATAAAACTGAAAGTAGAAGACATACCGCCAGTAATATTTGCTGAGGTAAGAAATTTTTGAGCTTCTTGATCTCCTGATAGATCTATGCTTGAATATTTGTTTAAAATGGCACAATCTAATCTAATTTGATCTTCAATAATCTCTATACGAGTTCTAAGAGTAGTTAACTGGTCTGTAAATAAAGAATTAAGGAACTGTGGGAAAATTTGTACTCCTAGCGCTTGTTTCAAATAGATCATTCTGTGAAAAACTGAACTAGGCATTCTATTATACTGTGGAGGTCTGACACGAATATGACCTTGAGTATCACAAAATACTTCCAAATTTAATAAGTCAGCTACGTTTAAAATCTTTTCACGTACTGATGTAAATTCGTTGCTGTACATCTTAACACCATCAGCAAGTGACTTGTTAAAAGCAGCAATATCATAATCGATATCATAGTAATCATCAACAATGAATAAGTTTTTGTCCTTATTAGCACGGACATCATATGACATGCGACGTGTTAAATAATTAGTTTGCTTGCGTAATTGCTTCCTATTACTACTATCACTTGGGTTATTTTTACCATTAATAAAATGGTTACTATCATAGGCAGCAGAATTATCCACTTGACTATAGAAATATTTGGTATTTTTTTGAATTGTAGAAATGGAGCTATTAATATCATTTACCAAATTATTTATTTGGCTTTGTACTTCGGTAACTTGGCGAGCTTGTGTTGGATCATCTGTATTAGATATTTTTGAAGACAAAGCATTTACAGCGCCTATTGCGGTAGCAACATTTTGTAAATCAGCCAGCTTTTTCAATTTGCTATCTAAATCAGCATTAGCATTAGCAACTGTCAACTGCGCTTGCATAGCCTGTGCAATTGCAGATTCGTTCATTACTAAGTTTTTGAACGGAATAAAATTGCCCCAAAGGCTATTATTCTTAGAAAGATCATTTTTCAATGATTGAATGAATGAATGTGAAGATGCTTGACGGCTTTGTGGATCGCCACTAAATCCATACAAGTTTGATGTAGCTTTGTAATAAGTAGCGAAATTATATGGGACACCCGTGATAAGTAAAGAAAGCACATTCATTACATCTAGGCCGGCGAAAGGTTCTGCATAAATATTAGGATTACCAACTAAGTTTGGATCATTAATTTGATTTGATGATCCAAACTGTGTAAATATTCCAATTCCCTGTTTCCACTTATAGACTAAACCATCAGGAGCATAGAATACGCGCGTTAGTAATCCTGTAAATGGATCGATACTCTGGTCTTGAATATAATTGCCCTGTGTAGCTTTCTCGCCAGCCAGTGCTCCCAATTTATATTTAACCATAGAGCCAGAACCAGTTTGAGAAAGTAAATACATATTTTCTTCTAGTAGTTGCGGGATGCTGTTAGGAGGAGAATTGTTAAGAGTAATTACATCATAGTTAGATTGAAACGGAGTTAATGGATCGAAAATCAAACCATTGAAAGCATCTACTCCCGGTTTAAAATTCACTTTGCCTTGATCGAAATAGATAGTATTGTCTTTGCCACTTACATCAACTACAAATCTGCCGGCTGACCAATTATCAACTGCTGATTCTACTACCCCTGCAAAAACATGAGTTCCTTCGTGTTCTCCCACAAATTGTTTTCTAACCATAGCCCATAGAGAGCTAGGAAAATCAGGCCCAACAAACATAGCCTTTTCTGCCATTACAGAAATGTTAGCTGAAGGATTAAACAATATGTCACTAGCATTGGTAATAGACGTAATTGTGTTGTTAATGTTTTGTAGAATACCAAAGCCACTAAACATTTGAGTCAATCCAGCTAATATCTTATTATCAAATTGACTTTTGGAGTTCATGTAGATATGAATAACATCCATAGGCTGAACAATCAGTTTACCAGAGAAATTGAAACGAAGCTTTTTACGGGCGTAGTTGTAAGATTTGTTATTAGCTGTAAAATTACCAGCAGAATTTGCTAATAAAGTTAGTTGTTGGAAAATAGTGGCAATGATTATTTGAAATGCTTGCAACTCTGAATTACCGTGGCTCTTACTTCTTGCATTACTTGTCCATGGAAAACCGGTATATCCAGGACCAGTATCTAAACCATCATATCCAGCAATAGCTCCGTCTCTTAAGAAATCATCATTGACCTCTACTCCATTGTTACCGCCCAAACTAAGTGAATCTAATGGGTCGTACTTAAATTGAATCTCTACGCCTTGACGGTCAATAATGGCTCTTACTCGTTTACCAAGTAAGGTATCACGATCAATCTTAAAAGTAATTGGGCTAGCATTTCTAGCACTTCTAATGGCATTTAATTGATTCTGTTGTCTTGTAATAACTTCATTAGCGCTGGTAACACCAAACTGAAAGATTTTTTTATTGTAAAACAAGTTAGTAGCATCACTTAAAGCCACTTCAATATCATAATCTGTAATCAACATTGCTTCATAAGGGTCTGCAATACTAATATTAAATGTGCCTGGTGATTTCAAATCAACACTAGTACTAGTATTAATATTTATGAAGTTAGTTAACTCAATAACTCCAGTACCACCACCAAAAGTAGACTGTAGTAGATTGGTAGTATCAGTAATCCAAGTTGTAGTAGGATTTGTTTGGTTAAACCCGTAAAGAACTTTTAATCTATCAGTGGTTTTGATAAAACTATTACCATCTGGTGTATTAAATGGATTTGTATTTCCACCAAGTGCTCCAAATAAATTATTACCGCCACCAAAAATACCACCACTACCACTATCAAATACCGTACCTTTAGCAATGTCTCCTAATGTTATGATTAATGGAATTAATTGATCAGTTACATTTCCAACAGCAGCAGTTACTTGTTGTATTTTACTCAACTTTTCTAAGGCTGAAATTTGGTTACATTTATTTTTGAATAAGATATTAATGGCTTTATAATAAAGCTTTTCATCTGCATCCATAAAATCAGGACGATAGTTTTCAGCAATTGATGAAAACATTCTTTTCTTAAGAAGAACAGTTGCACTTGGCTCTTGCCACAAAATTTCAAACTGTTTTGGATCAGTATTATAAGGATCTCTTCTCAGATATCCTTCTTCTACATATTTACGCTCAGCAGATTGGTCAAATTTAGACGCAAAATCACCTAAAGCACCATACTTTATTACTTCTGTTTGCTCTTCATTTGCAAATGTGTCTAAAGTAGTAGTGGTATTTTCGCCAAAATTAAATTGGCTGCTAATTTGATCTGCTAAATCGCCTAAAAAACTCATAGAAGTCCTGCTAATGCTCCTACTATACCACCTGCGTTGCCAGGATTTCCGATATTGCTAATCGGACTGTCAGTACTTAGTCGAGTATTACCATTAAAAGAGTTAGCTGCATTAGGATAAAATGCATGGTTGGCAGTTGGCCCCGTCTTTGGGTTGTTGTGCCATGGGAAATAGTTGGTTCTGTATCCTCTTCTTTGTGTAACTACGAATACCATCTGATAGTCAAATAAAAAGTTATCTGCTCTTTCAGTGATAGTCATATTTTCAAAATATCCTCTATAAACCCAACCATTATAATACATTTCAACGGCAAAGGCCAAAGATGCAAGCGAAGGAATATTTCTAGCAGATAGATTATTGTTTGGAGAACTCATGCCTAGAATTCCTCCAAGTAGTCCGGCTCCACCGGCAGCCGCAGTAGCATTATTTCCACCAATTAGTTGACCTAATGCTCCTCCAACACCTTGAACAATATTATTAGCCAAATCAGCCGCTGCATTATTGGCTGCTAACGTAAGACCTGTAGCATCAAATGCATATTGCTCTGCACGATAAATTTCATAGAGCATATTTATGCCCTCAATACCAGAACTGCCGGTAGTTCCTGAAATATTCAAAGTGCTTAAATCTTCTCCCCAATATTGTAAAGTAAATCCGCCTTTAGTTCTCTCTTTAGTAATTAATTTTCTATGATTGTATGTGATGTTCTGCGGATTTATAAACATACGCACAGTACCAAACTGAGGTACGAACCAAGTTATAATATTTCTACCAATAGTACCATTGATACCAGTATTAATTTTGGTATATGGTAATCCATTACCATCGGCAGATGGTGTGGAGGCTACCAAAAATCCATTTGACTGGAAGGAAGCTAACTGACTTTGTGTTAATGGATTTAAGCTATTAAGCGTGGCTTGTGCTTGGTCAATATCACTAATTGCATCATCTAATGAAAATTTTGCCATATATTATCCTTCGTTAGTTGCCGTGCTTGCTGCGCTTCCAATTCTAGCTTGTGGACTTTGGTGTACAGCCCTTCCACAGTGAGGACATACACCAGTAATGTTAACCGTAATTGCAGACCCCGGAGCTAATGCAACAGGAATTGCTCCTTGATGTTGATTAGTGGCAGCAGCAAGTGGACCACGATTTGCTGTACCTGGAACATTTGTGGTTGTTCCAGTCGTACCAGTTGGTACTGATGCTGCTACCTGTCTGCCTGCTGGCCTATAATCTCTAACATTCTGATTTACAGCCATTGTATTCGAAGTTGTAGTAGTTGGACCAGGTGGCCTAAATAATACAGGGGCCAAGCTATTTTGAACCATAGAGTTAGCGCGAGCTTGCACTCCAGCTATTACTCTTCCCATAGATTCTTTTTGATCCTCTGGTAAATTGGCGACTTGAGTTTTCCAATCACTAATTGATTTCATCAATTTTTCATGACTTTGTTGAGTTTTTTCTTTATTACGAGACGAAATACTTTCTTGTAAACTGATAATGTCACTTTGAATAGACATTGGTAAGTTTCTGATAGTTATACCTAATTCTTTCAGCGCCCTTTCTGCTGGAGTTCCTTCTGTGGGATTCATGCCTCTTCTTTGTACATCTCGTAGTGCCTCCTGATTAGGTAAATTAACTGCTCTACCTTGTTTGTCCACGCCACCTGCGTCTCCTGTGCGAGCGGCAAATGTTCTTTGAATGGTAGTCAAATTTGCTAAGTCTGCTTGACCGCGCATTCTTTTTGTATTGATGTTGATCTCTTTTAGCTCAGTATATGATAACTGCTCTATCTTAGCGCCCTTCTCTATATTTTCTGCTAATATTGTGGTTGGATCTTTAACTTTCTCTGCAACTTTGCCAACGCGCATTGATTCTAATAATGACTCAGCCTCTTCTCTGCTTCTGGCCATTTTACCTAGTGGGCCTTGTTGTAAAATTTGAATTTGACGAGTATACTGAGCGGCTGCAGTTTGGCTTTTTTGTGCATCTTCAAATGACACAATTGGACCAGTCATTTTCTTAATTGTCTCTTCTACTTTCTTCTGTAATCCGGCAAAATCTCCACGTTTAATCATGGCATCTATTTGAAAACCACCCATTAGTCCACCAGGCCCTCCAGACATTCTGGAAACAAAAGCCTGTTGAGCTTGATTCATATCTTTTATCTGGGACGTATAATTCTTAAACATCTCCAGAGCATTTTGTACGGGGACACCAACATTACTTAGGGAAGCAACATACTGGTTCAAAGATTCAGTCATGCCTTGTGTCATCTTTTTAGCACCATCTTCTCCCATAGCAAAAAACTTAAAAGCATCCGCAGCCCCCATCAAAGCAGATCTAACGTCATCAATTTGGGCGTGCAATGTTTCGGAAACGGCCGTGATGTTTGCTGTAAACTTAAGAGCATCTTGAACTGATACACCATATTGAGAAATAGCTTTCCTCATATCTTCAAATACTTCGTTTTGATTTCTTCCAGCACCAGTTGCATATTGTACAGCAGCAGTCAATATATTGGTAGAACGTCCAGCTACCTCCATGCTGCCCATAAGTTCTTTGAATCCCCCAGGCATCTTAACAATGGTGGCCATATAACCGGCCATTACTTCTTCACTTTCTATGCCAGTAGCCTGCATAGCATTATACATAACATCTTGGTATTTAGCAGTAATATTATTTAGATTCTTAAAATCATTACCGACACCACCAAAAGTCTTACCGATCCCTCGAAACAAGGTTTCGGTGTCTCCTGCTTGAGCAGTAAGTTGTATAAAAGCATTTTGTAGTTTAAGTGCATTATCAGCACCCACTAACATAGCCTTAGAAGACTCGACTATTTTATTTTTTGCTTCTGCAAATACTTTAGTAGCAGATGCTAGCATTTCTGCGCCCAGTGACTTTTTTGCAGCATCTCCAGACATCATAAGATTTCGAACTGCACTAGCCGTCTCATCAAATTCCTTCTTTGCTAGGCTATAAGCTGGACTTTTTTCTAATATATTTTGCATATCGCCTATTTGGGAAGCAAATGTAGACAATCTAGAAGTATCTACATTTGCAAAAGAATTAAAAGATTCTTTTGCGCCAAGAACCGCGGCTGTTAGCGCCCCAAATTTAGTGGCATCCTGAGAAGCCAAGTTACCAATATTTTCTAATTTTCCACCAGCAATAACAAATCCTTCAGATAGGGTTTTTAAAGCACTGGTAGATCCTGTAAATGTAACTTCTAAGGCAGACATACTTTCTCTAGATTTATCAGCAGTCGCATTAAAATCATTCAATGATTTTAGTACTGCTGGATCCAATGGTTCAATATTTGGATCTGTCGATGTATTTGGATCTACTGGATCAGCCATTTAATTTACCTTGTTTCCTTTAAAGTTGCTCTGCGTTTTCTTCTTGGGGGCGGTTTATCTTCCTGCACTTCAAATACACCAGGTAAGCCTTCCGTAACCATTCTCATAGACTCTTCCATATCTTCATCGCTGGATTCATGAACATTATCATTTATAAGCTGTTGTACTGCTTCTGAATTCCAGAATGACCCCAATAGATATGCGTGATTTTTAGCTAGTTCCGCATCATCTCGATGGTCGCCCAGCCAGTTATAATAAAGCCATAATTTTAGAACCGGGTCCATCTCTGTAATGAACGGGTCAATCGGTAACTTATGATACATCTTACATAGATGCCATATGAAACGATGCTCCGGTTCATTCATTATTTTTTTAAGTCGTCAACAACCTCCTTAACCTGCTCCTCGGTCTTTGGGTTATACTTATTTTGCGCTTCCATAGCTAAATTATTATATTCTGTAAAGAGACGGAGGAGCAGAGCATGGTCCATCAGCTCAATGAACTCTAAACGAGCCTCTAAATCGTAGGAATGTAAAAACTCTTCAATTCGAACTCCTGCTACTACCACTAGTGAACGAGCTAGTAACTGTTTACGATTTTCAAAGATAAATTGCACTGACCCATCGAATTCGGCAGTGGCCACAACGGCATCTCGCAACTCTTGTGATGTTAATGTTTGTAATTTGTACATCTGCCCACCAATTTCAACATCTTTAGACAGGCGCGTCATACCAATTAATATCTCAATACGTCTTCTAGCGCCATCAGACAATCGTTCTTTGCCCTCTCTCTTGGCCTTTTTAACAGCTAGAATATCTTTCTCTACATCAGTTAAATCTCTAACTGGTTGCGGGAAATTAGGTTGCATTTGAGCCTGGAATTCTCTCATAGAGGTTTCATCAAATGTAGGCGTTTCATGCATATGACGTTGGGGGCGCTGTGGCATTGGAGATGGTTGATCATAACCACTATCATCTGGCACATTAAATTCCCTCATTGGGGGACCTGAAAACTGTTTACTTCCAATTGGACTATCAAACTTTGGCATAATTAACTCCACAAAATAAATACCCTGCTATGATTATATATCAAGCAGGGTACTTTATGAAGAGTTTTGAGATATTAGAAAGGATTAGAAGATTCCGGTAGAACCTGGATATTGACCAGATCCAATATCAATTAGACCAGCAGCATCAAGAGATCCTCTTCTACCACCTGCACCAGTATCAGTCTGAGATTCAATCCAGTTTGGATTGGATGCACCACCAAATGGCTTGTACAAGTTGTTCTGTCCACCAACAGCAGCGGGGCCACCGTTTACTGTGCTGTAAATGTGCTCTGCTTCCCAAGTTAAGCTGTCAGTAATTACCCAATCACTTACTTGATAAGTATAATCAATACCAGAGATCCATACGTTCTTGATAATTGTAGTTACTTGAGCATTTACCTGAAACTTTTGTTTATCAAAAATGATAATATCAAAAGGATAAACTTGAGATGCGACATGCAAAAAGCCTCTATCAAAAGCTTCTGCTACTCTTAGCTTTTGGAATCTTACTCTTTGGCAAGTTCCAGATACGTTAGTTGATTGGTGTGGTACAGAATCAATATGACCATCAGTTCCAACTTCATCAATCATCTTAATTGCTCTCTTCTCAGAGATTGCCATAGATTGAACTGCACCAATTGGTTGATAACCGCTTGGAGTTCTAACAGCTAATAAGATGTTAGTTGAAATTGCAGTATTGGTAGTATTAGTACCAAATCCGTCACCTAGATTAAGTAGTGAACCTGTTTGTGGATAGCCTGTAACCATATTATTTAACTCCCTAAGATATTATATATCAAGCTCCCAAATTAGTAACTGTTACCTTAATATAGATCCAGTTAATTGGGTAAACTGGCTGTACACTTACTGCAACATTCCACTGACGAGGATCTACTGAGTCTCTCTGAACTGCTAATCCTCTGAAGGCTGTAATGAGTCCTTGTGAGATCAAAGAATTCAACAAGATAACTGCTTCTGTGCTCAACTGAGTTGCTGTATCGACTCTTTCTGGAGTACCGATAAATCCAGCAAATCCAGCACGTAGAACCTTGGCAACTCTATCTCTGATGAAGACAATAGAGATTTCTTGTTCTTCTGGGAATCCAGACTGGCTGGTTGTGATACCCCAAACAACCCTTCCACCACCTGCTACTGGTTGTAATGTTGTTACACCAGCTTCTGCTAGTTGAGTTAGAGTTAGTGAAGAGAAGGTCTTGTTTCTCAAGATAGTAAATCCGCTAAATACCTTATTGGTAAATGGATTCTGTAGAGCTAAATCTGCGTTTGCATAACCTGCTGCAGCGGCTGCGATGTAGAAGCCGTCAACCAAGACATTTTCAGCTCCTGCTTGAACAACAATCTGATCTGGATAGAAGTATACACAGCGGAATGTTGAGCCATAAGAATTAGATACAGAGTAGTTTGCAAGGTCTTCAACGTTACCGGCCAAAATATCGGTAATGTTATCTCCTTGAATTCCCTCTAGAACACCAATATCTTCTACTGCTGCTGGTTGTGCACCAGTGAGGTTAGCTGGAGTCAACCCTTGAATTGCTCCGATGAACAAAACACGCTCTTTTCTATTAGCGATATTGCTCATTGTAATACAGTGGCTTAAGCAATTCTGGAAGATAACTGACATAGTTTGGTTCGGTAGTGGAACTAAAATATCACATTCAACAGTTTCTAGAACTTCTAGAGCATTTAACCATCCAGCATCAAAGAAGGAAGCATCTCTTGCGTCTACTATAGTAACTCTTAGTTGATATCCGTTTGGAACAACGTTATGGTTGACTACTAAGTAGGTGCTGACATCAAGAGGATCGATAACTTCGTATCTAGTATTACTCTCACTTACGAAAGCCATTTGCAATGTAAGTGTATTGGTAAATGCATCATATCCAATGATATCATAAAGCCCATCATTCCCAACAGATGATCCATTAATCTTTAACCTATAATTGGTAATCAAGTTAGGAATATTGAAATTTATCGCAGTGCTAGTTAAAGTGCCCTGGGCAGTATTCAATAGAGCAACTAAAGTACCATCAGTTCCAGATTTTCCAGCAACTGGTAATCCGGTTGAAATTTGAATTAATTCAAAAGCTGTGCTCGTTTGTGAAACAAAGTCTGGGAATCCAGTTGAGCTTGGAAATGGAGTTGGATATCCCGGCTGACCTGTTGTAATGGTTTGAATACTCAGTTGACCATTAGAAACTCCAGTAATCTGGAAAGTTCCAATGTTTGCTTTATTATTGGATTCAATAATCTTTAGCAATTTGCCAACGAAAGTAGAATCAAAATTTCCACTCTCAGCATGGAAAACTGCTTGTGTGCCGAAAGCAGGCAATCTACCAACATAACCATCAAACCCAGTAACCACAGTTTCAAAACTTTGGATAACGCTATAACCGAAGGAGTAACCAGAAGGAGGTTGTAGATCGCTGAAAACAAACTGAGTTGTAGTTGGATTTCCGGCGGTTCCTAGAGTATAATATGGGTGCTTATTAGGTAGTAACTGAGTTTCAACTTGAGTAGTTGGATTAGTTACAAAGAAATGAATGTTAGCATTCAAATCTGGAGCGACACCAATTGGGAATGGAAAGATAAATTCATCTACGTTAGTTGATAGAGCATCAACAGAAGGATCCATTACGTAAGAAGTTCTTCTTGGTAGTGGAGGAGCGGCCTGAACAGCAATCATAGAAGATGCGCCGTTAGCGAATAGTAACTGACCACCTAAGCTTAGGTTATTGGTTAAACTGGCTGGACCACTGAAATTTGTGATATCAGAAATGCCCTGAACTAAAGTTGGGTTGTTGATATTTTGTAGCGGGATAACGGTGGCAGTGAGAGAGTCTCCACGAACTAGAACTCCACTAGCAACGATGATAGTGAAAGCATCACCCTCACGGAATGGAGATACTACTACGTTGGATACGGCAGTTTCAGTGATATTAAAGCTTAGTACACCGTTGCTTACAGTTTGGCCGTTAGCAATCCAAACAATTGGATTACCATTTGCATCTAACTTAGCACCGGATACAGAACCGAAAGCCAAGAACTTTGCAGTTCCAGCAATTGGTTGGTTCATTGGATTTCTTTGAACAGAAATACAACGGATAGTCCAAGTCTCAGGAGGAGAATTGTTATCTTGTAGAGTTAAGCTATTAATTGATCCTAAACCGACGTTTGTGCTGAGCGGAGTATAGAAAGAACCACCTTGATCTTGGAGATGTGCTGCTTGTAGCAGAATATGTCCAGTAGTTGGGTCTAATTGATAATCGTACTTGAAGCTAAAAGTTGTATTTGCAGCAATTGGGCCTAGCTCTAATCCAACTAATGGAACTCCATTCTTAAATAGAGTTGTACGGTTCTGTATTACTGGAAAATTTGCAAGAGCAAAGTGTCTGCCATCAGAACCCGAACTTGAGGTGTATGTAGCATTGAGTCCATCTTGACCACTGCCTAAAGCTTGAGAAACTAGAATTTCGCTAGTCGAGCCTTGACCGATCATAGCTACGACACGGGAACCTCCAGGGATCGCAACACCACTTGACTGGGTAATTACGTCGGTGAATACTCCTGGTAAGGCATTTGTTGCGCCTGGTATATTTGCCATGTTAAATCCTTCTCACTCGGTTTTGTGGATTGTATCACTAAAATGTAGTAATATTACTATCCTTGACGCTATATTAGCACATTTTGTTGACTTACGGTGTCTTAAACTTTTCAATTTGACCCTATTCAGCCACAGTATTTTACAGTTTTAGTAGCATATCTGAGGTGTTTACTTCTGTATTCACCGTCAAGTTAGCGGCTAATGGACTGTTTGGCGCTGACAAATCACCAAAACTAGCTGTAAAGAGAATGGCATCGATTGTATTTGAAATCGGTATTTCTCTTGCCCATTCAGTTCTTATATCTAACGTTAGACTTTGCCTAAATAACTTATCAACTCGGTCATCTGTTTCAGATGGGGCACCAATTGAAATTGGTTTGACTACAATTCCTATTTCATGAAGAGTATCAAAATGTACTTCTGTAAAGCACATTCCAATCAATTCTACTAAGTCATCTCTAGCTCTTAAACTGCGACTCATTACATCAATAATTATCGACCCTTCCCAAACACCAGAGGTACAAAAGGCAATTGGTTTTCTGACAATTGTTTCATTACCATATCCATCAACATATAAGATATTATCATATTTGACCATACCCTGATCGCGATTAATAGAAATAGGAACATAACGACTGCCACCACTCTTAACTAAAATTGCTGGATAAAAAATACCGTCATAACGATAATTCTCACCAATAAAAAGACGAGTTGGTAGAATCGGATTAGGGTTTAGTTCCGGGTGGGCACCGGGACCGTGTGGTAAATCTGCTCCTGGAGGCAGATCTGTGTGATCTACTGTATTAGGAAATCCCCATTGATCCTTTGAGAAGTGATAATAGCTATCCTTAGAAAAGAAATCACGCAATGTTGCAATGATGATTTCTTTAGGATAAACAATCATCGAAGCTTGGATGATATTGTATATTCCAAAGAGATCTGATCTAAAGAAATTATTAGAGGACATATATAAATGTCAAATTATGTGTTACTAGCTGAAGGCTTTCCAGCAGCTACCCAGGCCAAAAACTGATTAAATAGTTCTTGATTGTTTGGATCAACTGATTGTGGTAATCCTGGAGCTTGAGTAGGTGGCGGAACAAAATTTGCAGGGACTTGTTCAACATCAGAAGCTGGTCTAATTAATGGAGTTGGTAGGCCCGGATGCTGAGGGACAATTCCTCTAGCTGCTTCCGCGGCTCTAACAAGAGCAACATTATTTTGGTATATTGCATTAAAAACTTCTAAAGAAACAACATTATATCCTTCTAAAGTTTCTTGATCTGTTTCAAAATGCTCAGTAATAAACCCGTTTGGTAAATTAGGGTCGTTTTGTGCCGTTTTATATGCAATGTATTTCATTATGCCATCCATGCAACTTCAATAAAGCCGGATCCTCCCCAGCCACCGAGACCACCATCATGGGTGTTATTATAGTCCCAGTTTTCACCACCACCTGCACCACCGCCACCGCCACCATAGGTACCATTACCTCCATAGCCAGCGAATGGATATCCATCAAATCCTTGTGCGCCTTGTCCGCCACTTCCAGCAGTTGACAAAACATTGTTAGATACCCCTCCAGCAGTTCCTCCGCCAGACAACGAATACTGGTTAGGGGCGCGGTTAACAGCATGAGCTATACCCTGTACAGCATTGAATGGAGTAAAAGGTGCACGTTCTGCTGCCATTTGGATATTTTGTGGAGTTGGGTTCGTAGCACCAGAGAAAGCCGCATTAGCACAGTCAGCCCCTACTGGAAATGTAAGAGTATTGATTGAAATCAATTGACCTTCTCTACCACCTTTCCCACCAGGGAAAATAGTAGAGCCGAATATACTAGAAGATCCGTCTGAACCAGGATTTCCTGGTTTTGTACCACCACCAGATGGGCTTACAATATTAGCTACACAGTTGGAAGTTCCCCCGATACCTCCCTGACCTACAGAAATTGTATAAGTAACACCGGGTGTTACAGAAATTATTTGGGTTAACGTAGGTGCTGGGTGTCCTCCACTGCCTCCACCTGCAAAATAAGTAATGCTTCTTCCAGATGAGCTAGCACCACCGCCTCCACCTCCACCACCGCCACACCCAGTAACAATAGCATACTTAATACCCGCTGGACAAGTCCATGTACCAGTTATAATTGAACCAATTGCACCAATTTGAGAACCAGTAACCATAGTACCAGTACCACCTGTACAACCCGTAAAACTAGTAGCTGTAATTCCAGTGTAACTAACTGTCACATAAGCATAAGAAAAATTAATGATAACTTGTACGCCTATCTGTCCACTAGTTGGAAATCCAGAGGTAGAAGTAACATTAATTGTTCCAGTTGGCAATACAACGTTATTTGATGCTGACGTTACTGTTGTGTAAAGAATTCCCCCTGCCCCTAATACAGAGGTTGGTGTGCTGAAAAATTGTTTGAAAAGTCTAGGGCTACTCATTTTATACCTTTCATATTATAACCCATCCACCAGAATCTGCTACTAATGTAATAGATCCGAATGGAATATTATACACATAATTTGCTGCTAAACCTTCGATAGTTTCGTCTGAATTAGCTCTAACTAATGTAATTGGCCTAATATCTGCGTTACCTGTAGCATCTTTAATAACTAGTGTACGACCTGGTGGGCCCAAACTAACTGACGGTAAATTAACTGTCATAGCACTGCTTGTTAAATCAAAAGACAAAACATGATCAACTGGAACGACAGTATATGTGCTACCACCGGTAATTCTACGTAGATTTACCATAGTTGGAGTATTTAAATTACTTCTATAAACCCATGTTAATGGTAGATTCTTAACTAAATTAAGGTCAGTACCATTATAGGTGGTGCTATCAAAGAAGTTTCCAACAACAGATACCGTTCCTGTTGCCGGTGCTAAAATATATCCATTGGTAAGCGTTGTTCCAGATCTAAAGAAAAAGTTATCAACTATATTGCCGTTAGATCCATTTACTACAGATACAATAGAGCTTGGTGGTGTGGAGGCAGAGTTAACAATAAGTCTATTCCCAGAGAAATTAAATCCTGTAGTAGAAGAGCTGCTTGCAGTAATAGGAAGCTGAGTACCAACAGCATTGAAGTTTACAGTACTGTTAGTCATGGTGCCTAGAACACTCCAAGTTGTACTACTTACATTCAAATTAAATGTACATGCATCAACAATAGCATTAGAATCAATTGTTAGCGTACAGTTGGTACCAGTTACATTAAATGTACAGTCTTTAGCTATACAACCACTTAGTGTAACCATTTCATTAGAGCCCGTAATATTGATCGTTACATTCTCTAGTCTAGTATTAGCTAAGAAATTGATTGGGCCACCACTACCAGAAAAATTAATTGTGGTATTAGTAATTAATGTGTTTAATGTAACTAAATGTCCACTTGGAGTTGGATTGAAATTAATGATGCATCTATCCATTGGGGCACCATTAAAATCAAATGTGTTAACATTTAATGTAATATTTCTAAACTCAACATTTAGAACCGAGAGAGAGTTAATTGGGCTAAATACCGTTGTACCGTCACCAACAAATCTTACTGGATTATTGTATGTAAGTGAAGTTGGTATATCAGTAAATGTACCTTTGACATGTATTAAACTATTGTATTTTGAATTAAAGTTAATCCATGTTTCTAAAGCATCAAATGTTCTAAACTCACCATTATTTGCATCAACACAAAATGTAGCAATCTCGCCCCAATCTTTTTTATAGATGAACTTTCTAGCATCTACAGATTGTAATGAGATGGTAGCAGATGTACCAGAACCAGAAACAAATGAAGATACTATGTATAGAATAGTTAAATCTGTTCTTTTGTTAATTAAATCTGAGAATGTAGTTGCTGGTATTACATATGAAGTAGAGCTTACTACATCAAATGCAGTAAATGTTCTGGCAGTGTTGCTTGGATTTCCAAGGCTGGCGTCAAAGTCCAATAATGGAATAGCATCATAATCACCACTCTTATTTATACAGACTGCCCAGTTTACATCATAGTTGTTAAAATTATACTGTTCCTGAACAAAAGGTATTGAGAGTGAATCATTATTGATGTCAATAATTTTCCCATCAACTAGAACTACACCTCCTGTGAAATTAATGATACCGGCAGCGCCATCATATACGTTGAAAATATCAAAACCACGAATAACTCCATTAGAGTGTAGTAGTTTTTCTGGCACTGCCATGTAGTCAAACACTGAATCACTAAGGTCTTTTTCACTAGTATTTCCAAATTGTCGTCTATCTACAATTTTGCTAACTGTCTGTGTAGTATCGTTAACTTGACACGTTCCAATTAACATTAATTCAGTATCTAATTGAAGAGTTGGGAACAGTTGGAAATCTATTATTTGATCAGAGAAATCAGTAATGACTGTATTTGGGTCCATAACAACATCAATATAGTCAACATGAGTCTCATCATAAAATCTAATGACATCACCCTTCTTACCCTGTGTACGCGGACCAAAATGAGTAAAATTAGTTCCATCATAAGATGCTAGATATCCATCAAACACACCAGTAGTGCTTGAGAAACTAAACATTCTCAAAGAAATTTTGTTTACTGAGCCGAACTGATATCCTCTTAATTTAGGAGAGATAGTTACAATATCTAGTTTGTTAAGCTGTGAATATCCATATAAAGTAGTGCCATTAACGGTTATGTTACCACCGGCAAGAGTTAATCTGCCACGTTCATGAGTAAATGTTTTACCATTCTGGTCTACATATACTTCAAAATGTCTCTTGAATGGAGTAACAACCGTGTAATCGGTCGAAGATTCAGTGCTGAACGAAACAGAATCAGATCCAAAATAGACAGCAACTTGGGAAAACGGCTGTAAAGTAGATGTGGGTGAAAATCCTTTAGCATGGACAGAGTCATAAACAGTAATATCTGTATAAACGTTAGTAGCACAATTTATATTAACTGACTGAATAATATAGCGCCCAAAATCCACTAAGTTGCCAGCCCCTAGAGATTGAACAACGATAGTTTTTCCAATTTTTAACCCAGAGGTATCTAAATTAAGAGGAATACGATAAGTAGTTTGTACTCTACCAGGTTGTACCTGAATATCTTGTACGGTGGCCACCCAATAACCATCTCCATATCCATCCAAGGCTTGTGAGTCTTCTTTTGCTAATCTTTCTGTTTCAGAACCATTGACATAATAGTTATTTCTTCTAAGAGGAATAAACAATTTAGTTGGGTTCAACGCGGCAGCAGATGAGCCGTAAGAAGTCATAAATGGAGGGCTTGCTACACCAGAGCCAGTTGGTCCAAACCCTAATGGATCAGCAGCCACAGTTCCTACTGTTGGCACAATGGAAATAACATTCTTCGGGAAATTAATATTGTTACTTAATGTATCAATTGAGCCATCTGGAGCAATAGCTGTGCTTATGATAGAAAATGCGCTATTGTTATAAGAATCAGCCAGACAAATACCAAATTCACCACCTGAAGAAAAGGCAGTAAATCTGTAATTGTATCCTACTTTGCGGAAGGCATTATTTGTAGCCTGAACAATTGATTCAAGAGTATACGCTCCTGGTGTAGTGCCTTGATTTCCAGTTACATCAATTCCTGGCAAGAAAACATAACCATCAACAGCATGACCAGTTGGGTAAAATGCTAAGTATAGTAAATAGTGCGTCTCATCAAATTGATCTGGAGCAAATCCAACACCAGTAGCCTGCGCTCCACGCGGGTTGTTAATAATCAAGCTTGGTGTGGCGCTGAATTGATTATTAACTGGAGAAATAGATAATTCTCCATACTTATTATTGTTCGCTAAAGGTTTATCAATTCTAGCAATAGCATTTGGTGAATAAGCTTGATTCTTGCCAGCAATTCTAACTGCATACTTTTTATTACCAACAGTCGGATTATACTTCTTTTCTCTAATTACATATGGAACTTCAATATTATAACCATCACCATAATGTACCCTGATAATATCACCCGGTTTAACCAACGCAAATAAAGAATCAAAATAATTGTTAGCCTGTAATGCAGATGATGGATTGAATACTACGATGTCATCACCAGTATTGATATCATCAAATGGACCGCTTGCATTTCCAACGTTCAGTAAAAATGCACTAGCAGCAGTGGGTGGTACTAAGAATTGTCCGTATCCATCTACAGTTAAATTGGAAGACTCTGATACTCTAGAGATGCCTGCAGAATATAAATTCTGAATTCTAGTACCTAACAAGAAAATACTTGCACTATCAATAAATTCAGCAAATAACTGTAAGTTATCTAGAGTTTGTGGTATGTTATTAAATCTACTTGGATTGATAAAAATACCACTACCAACGTGAGCAAAATCTGTTGTGTAAATAGAACCATTGTTGGTTACAATATTCTTTTCAACACCAAACGGAGATCCGTCAGCCCATTGATGTGCTAGAAGTTCTGCATTTATATCTTTTACGAGAGTATATGATTGGGTATTATCTCTAAGTGTACGGAACACATTTGACAAAAACCCAGAAGTACTAGCACTTACATCAATTTGATCCATCGTATGACGATAAATTGCACCAATAAGATGTGGTTCAAGTTTGATGCCTTGAGTATTAATCCAACCAAGTGTAGCATTAATATCTAATGATAAATCTCTAATATAGTTGAACAAGTCTTGAGTTCTAAAATCAAGACGTAGTTTAGATTCTGGAATACCGGCTGCTTCAACAATTTGGTCATTTCTAATTGGTAGAGTAACCAATCCTAAGCTAGTTAGAACTGATGCGTTTGGTGTACCATCTGGATTAATAAATACACCTAAACGTGCGGCTAATGATGGAGCAACTCCAGCAATATTTAGACCTAGTGCTTGCTCTATTTGAAAGACAGCATCTCGCAAAGCATTGATGGCATCGCCACCAATTTCTGTAAGATTGTCATTTACAACCGGTAAGGTTGAGTCATCATCAAAACCGTTTGGATAGTTACTCATATTTCACCAATTATATAACTAAATCTTAGTTATGGTTGACCTCTTTGTGGAACTTCTTCTTGTGGAACATCTGAATTATATTGTTCTTCAGTACTATTTTGCTTCATTCTATTTGTAATATTATTTTTAAATTCCGAAATCTTATCACCCAAGAAAGATCTAAACAATCTAACAACTAAACCAGATGTAAATCCAGCTACTAGACCAAAAACCACTCTTCCGCTAGTAGAAGAAAATCCTTCAGGATAAGGATATCCTTTAGCTAAGAGGGCGCCTACTTGTCCTAGAAGGATTGGTAGAATTGGAAGGATTAAGCTTCTCCAGAGCTTTGCATCTCTATTAGCGGCTTTCCACTGTTTCAATGGCCACCAATTTTCCATACCATATTCAACTACTTGTCTTACAACAAATACAACGGCACCAATTGCAAGACAGAAAAATAGAAATTGCCAACTTAAAAAGGCCTGTAGTAACGTATCCATAGTACTCCTTACAAGAGTAAAACTCTTTATGATATGTGGAAGAATTGATATGGAAAACAGAAACTTAAACAATATTATGGTAGTGATTGGGAATGAATGACTGGTCTCCATCTTTGAGTGCTTGTGTCCCAAATTACATTAATTCCGTATCCATCATCTCCTACAATATATTGTGAAATAGCGGCACCAAAATGCAATCTATTAGTGGAGGTGCTATTGGCATCTTCGTTAGACAAGATTAACCTTGAAGTACTTGTTGCAACTAAAGTAATTTTTCTAATTGTAGTGGCCGAGCTTGGATTACTTGGAGCAACTAAACCACTGAGGAGAATATCAGTAGCAGCACCATCACCAGTAAACCTAATGATAGCGGCCGGATTACCTGATCCATCAGTAGTAGCTACGTTATTTAATTGACCGGCTCCAGATTGAGAAATAACCACTTCTGAAGCTGGGAATGATACGGTAGCCCATTCTAAATCGGTACCACCAGTATTTGTTCTCAAAACTTGTAAAGCTGAACCTCTAGCAAAACGTACAAAGTTTGTACCATTACTTATAAGTAAATCACCAACCGCAGTACCAGTATCAGTGATAGTATTTGAGGACGCAACAATAGTTTTATTAGTAAGCGCTTCTGTTGTATTTTGAGCTACTAATGTATCGTTAGCATTTGGTAGTGTTAGAGTTTTATTAGAAATCGTAGGCGCCCAAGATAAATCTCCAGTAACACCGCCATTTTTAAATTGTACTGCAACATCACTTTGGAACTTGCCGCCAGTATATCTAATGTTGGCTGTAGCGGCAGCATCAAACACACCACCAGTAACTGTAGCAAATCCAGTACCAGTGGGAGTACTTCCAGATGGTGTATAATACCCTAAAACACCACCAGAAACGCCTAGAAAGGTTCCATTAGCTCCCTTAGCAAGCCTGGTAAATTTAGTACCAGCAACTACTGCTAAAATATCTCCAATAGTAGCACTCGTATCAGTTATAGTGTTGGTAGTTGCATTGATAGTTTTATTAGTTAAAGTATCTGTAGATGTTAGTGTAACAATAGTGTCAGTGATATCTGGCAATGTAATAGTCTTGTTCACACCAGTTGGAGTCCAAGATAAATCACCAGTTATAGCGCCATTTTTGTACTGAATGTTAACATCGGTTTGTAGCTTGCCACCAAAATATCTGATATTAGCTGTGGCAGCAGCATCATATATACCAGAGGTTAAAGTAGCAAATCCAGTACCAGTGGGAGTAGCTGGAATACCAGTAGGAATCCATACAGAACCATTCCAAACTAGTGCTTGTCCAGTAAGGGGAGCTACAGCACTAACGGGGCGTGTTTGAATTCCAGTTACTACTGGAGATGAGGCTGTTCCACCATTCAAATCTCCTAATAGTTTAATAGTTCCAAAAACAGCAGATGTAGCATTAACGATAACAGACGGAGCCCATGTAGCACCGTTCCAAGTCAAAACCTGGTTTGTAGCTGGTGTAGTTGAGCTAATTGGAAACCCCTGTAAACCACTTACTTTAGGAGCAGTAGCTGTTGTTCCGGACCCAAATAAATCCCCACCTAATTGAATAACACCCTTACTAACTGTAGTTGCATCTGGAACTGAAGGAACAATAATAGAACCTGCTAAAGCAGCAATAGCAGTTTGGACATCAGTAATTACAGTTGAACCAATTGTAATAGATGGATTTAAATCAACTGTATCCGCATCTTGCCTAAAATCTGTACCGTCGATATGTTTTTGAAAATCATATCGATCAGTTACAAGGTGGCCCACGCCAGGTTTAAAGTTAGGGTTTATTGGACTCATGCATTTCCCTTAAATTTCTATATTATGCCGACTTATTGCATTATGGCAAGATGATTGTGTGGGTGTGGCCTAAAACTTCTATTATTTGACCATTTACAATTGGGTGATTATGTCCTTGAGATATTCCTGTAGTCTGGTTTATCTGAGAAACAGACAAAACTTTTTCATTTATAACGATTTCATGGCTGTGAGGAGGAATTCCTGGTGTAAATCCAAGGCTGGTATTGAGTTTTGAAGGAAATTCTGACGTATTTCTAAAGATTCTAATCTGGTAAGCCGGATCGAACTTACGGATTCTGAAAGTCTTCAAGTGTTGACCTCCATTTAAACCATTGATTGTATTATTGCGGGTAACATCTGAAACTTCATATCTAAACTCTTCATTATCATCTTGATCAAATAGGATAATAATGTCTCTAGTCTTGATAGTCGGAACAGTAAGCGTCCATAGATCAAGAGGGAATTCTGATTCTAAACCAGCTTCATGCATTTTTAGATTTTCAGCGGTTGGACCTGGACGAACCAAAATTCTTCCATCTGATCTGCGTGGATTGAAATATTGCTCATAACCAAAAACAAATTTGGTACCATAACAGAATGGGCATCTATCATCTGGATATTCGCTAGATGCTAAGTAACAAGTACAAGTAATTCCAGTATGAACTCTTTTAATCACAACCGCTGGACGTCCAGTTACTGATAATAAAATATCTTGACGTTGTGTATTTTGATCTTGTAGTGACATGCCACGGAAGATGTTAAAATTACCGTATGCATCAATACAGCCCATTTCTCCTCCAATGTAACTTCCAACACAAGTTCCATTTAGAAGCTGAACGGGGTCCGTTCTATGATACCCTGCATAATCGTAAGCTGGGAATTGAACATTAGCTGCATCTGCGGCACTTAAATCAGTTGATAAAAGATCTTTGGCTACTTGATGATATCCATCAATGATAGTAAATGGAAAATTAGGATATTCAAAACGAGATTGACATGCAAAAATAGCATCCCAACCACTATCTTCTTCAATAGCAAACATACTTACGATTGGGTTCCATGTTGCATATCCATCAAAACCAGAAACAGTGTGCAAGGTTACTGGTGTTAAATTGTACCCCCTTCCAGTAGATGCTGCAATCAAATTTCTGTTAACAGGATCAACTGCTAAATATTGAATTAGTTCTACTCCGATTTTAATAATTCCACTATTAGGGAAGCCGTCAACATCAATTAAAGGAATAACTAAATCAGTAGCGCTAATGTTACTACGTAACATGCTGCTTGGATAAAATCTAACATTATCATGCGCAATAGGAAGATTTTGCAAGAATCCCATAGATAAAGGATTATATTCAACTGGTCTCATAGAGAACCAATAATCCTGCCCCGGAGTTAAATCAATAATGTTCGCCGAGGTTGAACCATCAATAATAACAAATTTAACTCCTTCAGAAAAGACAGTTCGCCTATCTGTGGAAAAATAAAGATGATAAGCAATCCTGTTAGCTGGAGAATCTGGCTGAGCTGGGAACCAAGCCATATTAATGGTATAACCGTCACCCAAAGAGGTAACGGCATCCAAACCAGACATGATAGGATTAGAGTAATGAACCATGATACTCTAATTCAATTTTATTAGCTGCGGGCTAGACAAGCAATAACGGAATGATTAAACTTTTGCCATCAAGGTCTCTTTTTTATCCTTGATTTCCTTTTTATCTTCAACTTCGTGATGTTCTAGTAAGTCATCAACGTATTGTTCTGCCTCTTCATCGCCAAATTGGTCTGCAATGTATTCAACTTGATTCTGAAAGCCTTCTTGTTCATATGGGTTATCTAAATAACTGCCATCATCAGAGCTTTTGGTAGCTTTGGTGCCAGTTGTTTGCTGTAGCCAATGAGAATACTCATGTATTAGGTAAGAATAGTCCTTAAAAAAGTCTCCATCACAAAGAAGTTTGTAATTCAAATACACAATACCATGATCTGTTTTTGCAGAAACATCCAAGTCTTTAAAGTAAGTAGGAATAAGGTCGATCTCATTAATGTCTACATTATATTCTTTGAATACGCCTTGCATAACTTCATTATTTTTGAGATACTTTTTCGCCTTATTAATCATGCGCATAAGTGTACGGTATGGCATTTTCTTAACAACTTTCAAAGGTATTTTTTCATCGGAAGACATACAGACATACCAATAAATCGATATAGCAGTGTTGTATGCTTATAGTGAAATCATGAAACAGAAATATTATTACGATCAAAAGTTTTTTGAAAAAGATACTGAAGAAAGTTTCTATTGGGCAGGTTTTATTGCGGCAGATGGCAATATTAGCCAGAAAGGCGATTTTACTCTATCTCTAAAATCTAGCGACTTACATCATATAGAGAAGTTTAAAACAGCTATATTATCTAATGCTAATATAGTTTTACTACCACCAAAAGAGAAAACAATAAATGGTATTACAACTAAAACATCTGGAAGTGCTATAATTAGATTTAGAGCAAAATATTGGATAAATTCTCTTCAAAGATTTGGAATCGTGCCCAATAAAACTGCTACCTATAGTATACCAGAAGAAATAATCAGTAATATAAACTTTAAACACTTCATTCGTGGATATTTTGATGGTGATGGATGGTTTTCAATTAAGAATAGACGCCAAAAACAAAGACTATGTTGGGGGCTTTGTGGAAATCAATCAGTACTACAAAACATACAAAAATTTTTACAAAAACAGTGCCAAATAGAAAGTTTACCTTCTATATATAGCCAGAAAAACATTTTCAAATTTGAATTCCAAAATCAATATGATGTTCATAGAATATCGGATTATCTGTATAGTAACTCCACAATTTTTCTAGACAGAAAATATGAATTAGCGAAGTTATCAAATCAATTTAATGAAAATACTATCATTCTTAATTTAACCAAAGAACAATTGATTGAATCTTATAGTAGATTAAAATCGTATCAGTTAATGGCAAAAGAATTTGGATGTGCCAAAAGCACAATTGCTAAATATATGAAGAAACTTCATTTAACAGGAGCGATATAATGGCCTTCCTTGGAATTCGCATCCCCCATGAAACGGGACGTTTACTAAATCAAATTGACGTTCCTGGCGATAAAATTAGCACATCTGAGATGCATATTACTCTTTTACACTTCAAAAATGAGTGGCCGATCTCTGAATTAACTAAATCTATTGAAGCAACATATGATATTGTTGCTAAGTATCATCCATTTTTAGTCTCAATTAATAAGGTAACCTCATCATCTCTTGAAAATAATTTATGATCACAATTGTAAATGATCTGTTTCTTGAAATCAAGACCATAGCGTGTCATGTATTTTTTAATAGAGCCAGGATCAACGCCGAATTGGCGGGCGACCGCATTAAGACTACCTAATTTATCGTATGATTGCTTTAAAATTTCTTTGGTTAAAATTTTGTCTAAATATTCAGGGCGACTCATATTTGTTCTCCTAAAGAACATATAACACGAGCTGTAGATTATTCTTCGTGCCCTTAAATGATGCGCCTCGCTCTTAAATGTCGCATTCTAGCAAAAGCCGGATTAAGGCCACTATTCATACTGAATACGCCTAATCCTCTTGGAGATGGACGTAAGCTATTCTTAATATACTTTAACTTTTCCCAATAATGAGAAAGTAAAGTACTATATTGAGTTTGTAATAGCTCTGACACAGTTGGAGGGTTAAAACTCAACCCATTATCTGTAATTTGAAATTCGCGGCCTCGCTCGATTAGTGCTTTTGATGATAAAGCATATAAGGTTGCACCTTCTACTAGAATTTCACCAAACTGATCAACGAAATCATCATCGTCGAATTTAAAGAATGTGAAGTAAGGTACTTGGTTGAAATCCCATAGAGCAGTAGCGAGAAAAGTTGTGAGCATAGCAATAGAGAAAATATCGCAATCGACATAGATCGTGTTTCCATAAGCATCGGCTGCTTTAGCTTTGCCAGCACTGTTAAGTCTTGCTTTTAAAGATTTGATAAGCTTGTTAATGTTGATCGTGGCACATTGAGAATAGCTAAACCCAGGATCATCTCCTAAATGAACATAACCATCAGAGTTGATACTTGGAAGTTGTGTATGATCTACGACAAAACTAAAGGTAGTTTCAATACGAAATCCATTGATGAACCCAACCCAAATATCATTAAAAACTCCATATGGACCATTGATGGGGACCGTAAAGATAAAAGAATATTTGCCAGTTGAGACGCGCGTAACTCCAGCAGAGGTTGGAGCTAGTGCCACCAAACCGCTTGGCTGAACAATAGAAATTGTTGGAAACGAATCTGTGTCGATGGGGTTCCCAAACTGATCTTTAAATTGTACGGTTAGATTAACTTGATCGGTAACGTCAATTAACTCACCACGGGCCTTAATGGTCACGTTGCGCTCCCAAAGGTTGTAACTCCATAATTACCAAATGGAGCAGTTACCACCAATTGATATGTTTGTGTCAAATCAAGAGGATTACCAGGATTATTATATGTTACATCTATCAAGAAACTACCAACTGATTTACCGCCTACTGGAACAGTAAATTGGAAGAAATAAAGACCAGTATCTAATTTAATCATAGGTTGTGGGAAACCGGCTGCCAAAGATAAGTCGGGGAATATTACTCTTGTAATAACAGGAGTTAAATATCCATCAAATGATGTATTGTTATCTCCACGCTGACCATAACCATCCTTGGTCTCAAGGAAAATAGTAGCTTTTTGTCCTGGGAAATAATAGAGTAGAGTTGACATAGTATTCCTTAATCCTATACAATTTAATGCAGAAGTTTAATGCCGGAACTTACTATAGGAACATCTTCTGGTGCTGGGGGATGGCGGCAGCGGCTTTACTTTGACCAAAGGAAAAGCTTGTATTGTTGCTGCTGTCGCTGGAACATTCGAATCAACCAGAGGTGACGGAATGAGTATGGTAGGCTCTTCTGGTTCTTGTGGAAGAGATGGTAGTGGTATTTCTTTTACTAATGGAAATGGCTGAGTCGGACATAAAGTAACTGTTACTGGTGGACAAAATGGATTTTGATGTTCATTACTTTTTGTTAAATCAATAGGATCAAGTATTGTTTTGTCCTGTAAGAAATTAACTAATCTAGCAAATACTGTAGATGTTCCTGTAACTAGTGCAGCGCCATACAGATATCCAGCAGTAAAGTTAGATGTACCATCAATTTGAGCAGATATTGGTGCAAATCCTGCCAGCAATGCATTGATTGTAGACGTACCATTGATATTTGAAATTATTGGTGCCAACCCCACCACACTAGATATTAATGCCGAATCTCCAGAAATAGATGATGATGCTGATGCAATTCCATTTATAGGGGCAATTATATTTGCTACGCCATTAATTTGTGCTGATGATAAATCGCCTGCCGCTAAAATAGCAGCAGTTATGGTCGATATACCACTTGATGTAGACTGCAAATTGCCAGTTGCAACTATTGAGCCAGAAACAGTTGAAATACTATTGGTGGTAGAAAAAATTTCGCCAATACCATTTACATTGGCATTTATGTTCGATACGCCATCAATTTGTGAAGATGATAAATCGCCGGCCGCTAAAATGGAAGCCGTCAAATTAGCAATTCCAATAATAGTACTAGTTAGTGACCCACTAGCTACCAATGTTCCATTAAAAGTAGATGTACTATCAATAGAGCTTGATATTAAAACAAGACCAGCAATGGCGGCTGTATAAGTAGATAAGCCATCTATTGTAGAAGATAATAAACCACTAGCAACAATATTAGAAGAAAAGGTTGACTCACCATTTATTGAACTAGAAATTGGAGCTGTACCTAAAATAGCACCAGAAACAGTTGATGCTCCATCAATTATAGAACTAGCAGGAATATATCCGATAATAGGCGCAATAATAGCTGCTATACCATCTGATTGAGCGGCCATGGTACCAGCCCCTAATAAAGACGCTGTAACCGCAGATACGCAATTAATAGTTGCACTAATCTGTGATACAGAGGATACGACACCTAATTCAATATTACCTGGTCGACTCTCTGGTAAACCTAGTTGACCAACAAACGACATTAGGCTATCTCTATGCTAGTGAAAAAAGCTGATGAATTTACTGTCTGTCCAGATGTTGCAAAATTTCCAGTATAAATTCCAACTTCGTTTGGTGTTATTGAGGTAGTGCGGGTGACAGAGTGAATTCTCTGGAAATTATTACCATCACTTGAATACCAAATTGATCTATTAGTGCCATCATCTGTGCCTCTTATCCAAATGCCATGCGATGAAAGATTGTGTAAAATTGCTGAAAAATTTAATGAGTCTGTACTGTTTGTATAAGTAATATCTGTAGATCCGGCTCCACTAGCTGAAAGCAAACGATAACAATGAGTGTAAATACCAGAAACAGTAGTAGCATATGTTGGCCCAAAAACATGTAAGTTACCATTTGATGTTTGTCTCCAACAAATACCAGTAGTTGCGAAATTAAAGGTCGCCGCATTATCTACACCGGTCCAAAGAGGTATATAATGGGCAGTTATTGAATATGGAGTTGCTGGTGCTGTTACCTTAGCTACATGCATAACTCCGGCAGCGTATGATCCATTAAACAATAATCCGCCTCTATAGTCTGAAAAATCAGATCCGGAAGTTGCATTAATCAAAGACCAAGTATTTGCTGCTGGTGGAGTTTTAAGTGGGGTCGACCCCAAATAAGGATTCCATGTACCATTTTTTCTAACAAATTGGAGAGGGCCGTCTGTACATACGTAAACTGTGCCATCCGGCGCATTAGATGGCCTATTAGCAAAAGTTCCTCTACGTATTGAATCTGTAAGATAACTCATATGACCACCCAAATTGCTTTTCCAGTATGATATGCAACCTCTAAAACATTATAAGGACCAGTTATTATATAAGTAGATAATCCTACTATATTATGACCATTTCCATCAACTATAATATTGTTAGTAGCAGTAACACCTCCAACGTCTGCAATAACATAACGTTGGCCATTTTTAGGTGATGCTGGTAATGTAATAGTAACTGCATTACTAGTTGTATCTACCGGAATATATGTATCTAAATCTGTGACAGTATAGTTAGATGTTTTAGTTGACAACCAACTAACAGCCGTGATATCTGGTACGGTTGCAGAGCCTCCTCTATATTCAACCTTAAGTCGTGCGTATCTAACAACTAGTGCAGTTCCACTTCCAGCTCTTTGAGCGCCTAAGAGGATTCCTAAATTGTTCACGGTTAAATTATCAGTATTTTGAGTGCCTGCACTTACCAAATAACTTTTGTGTGGATTAAAAGCCGTAGCAAGAGGGAATCCATTATTATAGTCACCATCATATGTTTTGTATCCAGAAAATGATCCTATGGCTGGAATTTCAATAATCATAGTATCATTTGTTGATGATGGCGCTGAGCCACTGCTAATAAATCCTGAAACGTTTGTTGCCGATCTATTGAGAAAACTTTGAAATACTTGCCCTGTTGTTCCATGCCCTCTTTTTAAGACAACACCAAAAGTAGTACTATTAGTATCAATAGCAATAACTGAGTTATCATAGTTTGCTGTATTATTTAATGAAGAATTATAAACAGTTAGTCTGACATCCATTCCTAAATCAAAATTAGGAATTATATTTTTTAACAAAGCAAAAACACTAGGTAAAGTTCTTGTAGCGCCATTATAATCAGTAGATGAGTTAGGTTGAAAGGTTAGCCCATTACTATCTAATGTAGCGGCAGTTGCTTCATTGGCAGAATTTATTTTGGTAAAACTAATACCGCCAATAGAATATGAAGTATCCGAAGATAAAGTTTGTGTACCTTGAGCGGTTAAATCAAGATCTAAAGCTGTCTGCCAACTACTCTTAGCAGGGTCTACTGCTCCTACCGGCTCTTTAGGTTTCCACTGACTATTCAAATTATCCCAAGTTAATACATATCCGTCAGTAGGTGGAGTGGTACTAATATTTCTACCTTGAATTTTAGCTACAGTTGGGTTAGGTAGCGTTCCAGATAAATCTCCACCAACTACTAATGTAGAGGCGCTTGAAGGAATAAAAATTTCAACTTTAACTTTATCAACTACAACAGTCAAGTTGCCATTAGTATTATTGGTGATTGCACTAATAACAATATTTACGTCTTGGGAATTGGAAACGCTGGGAGTAAAATCTCCAGAACGCATGAAAACTCTACGTGGTCTCATATTATCCTGAGTAGGAAAACCAGAAGAATAAACGCCAGTATTCATGAATGCATTTGTTGGCAAATCTAATGTGACTTGTAATACATCATCAGAGGTATTAGTAGTATCCAAAAAAGCATTTGAAGATGCCGCTATAGTTGCTTTTTGAGCTAACATAGCACCGTTTTGGTAGCCTTTAAATAAAGTATAATTCAAGCTAGTTGGAGAATCGCTATCCTCTAAACCAAAAACAAGAAATTCAGAGTTCTGATCTGCGTTTGAAGATGCTACACGTCCCGTTACTCTAACTTTATGATTAGTAAGAGAAAATTGTGGATATAAATTAGTAATCTTTGTTCCAATTAAAAGGCCATTTCTTGTGGAATTATTATAATCGGTATTAGAAGTATTACATACAAATTGTAATCCTGTACCATTTACTATTCCAAACGAAGTTGCGGCTGCGAAATTTTCCACAGTCCAAGATTTGCCATCAATAGTAACAGTACCATTTCCTACAAAAGATTGAGTTGTAAGTGCAGAAAAATCTACTTCGTAGACAGTTTGCCAGCCGCCAGTTGGCGGAGCTTTAGGTTTCCAATATCCATCAGAACCAACATAAGTTAGAACATATCCATCTGTTATTGATCCTACAGCTTTAGGAAAAGATTGGTGAGACATTAGATTATACTCCAAGAACCATTAGCAAACACTACAGTTATGCTTTCATAATTAGTATTTATAGTATAAGAACCGGCGCCATCAATATCATTTCCGTTACCTGATACAATAATATTGTTGGTGGCTGAGCCTCCTGCCTGATCTTTTATTGTATAAGTGTCCCCCGCGGTTGGACTTGTAGGGAGAGTGATAGTAATGCTTCCTGTTAAGGTTCCAACAATAATTACCTCATCAGAAGTTGTTACGGTATAATTTGCTGTTTTGACGTTAGTAGCAATACGCCTACCTACATTTGTAATAAATTTACTAGTTGAAGTTGAGGCAATAGTAGTAGTATTTGCAATTAATGTATGACCGACATGGCCTTGCAGGGTTGTCGTACCGGCATTATTATACAATAATGACTGATTAGAAGTAGATGTAAGTGTTCCTCCAGTAATTTGTGTCAAATTGATAAGAGGGCCAGTTAGTCCGGCTTGAGCTTCTGAAGAGGTGTCATTTTGAGTACTATCTCCAATACTCCAGGCCCCAGATCTCCAAATTCTACCTTTTATTTGAGTGTTTTCTCCTGCGCCATCAGTACTAGAAAAAACTATGGCAGAGTTAGAGGAACCACTATGCTCAATAATACCATTTAGAGCATAGCCGGCAGTTGCGTGAGATGAGCCTGCCCCTTGAATACTAATACCGGCAGTATTTGAAGCGCCTCCAGAAGTATTCCAGGCGCTAACGGCAGCCCTAGTGGTTGTTCCGCCAGAAAAAATATTAAACCAAGCACTACCAGATGAATTATGTCCAAATCCTATATCGGATGATGATAGTGGATAAGAAGTTGCAAATGCAGATGCTGTTGTAGCCGGATTTGTTCCAAATCTAAATATTCTATTTGAATCAAAATATCCTGATAGATTAGAGCCAACATTAAATCTAACTTCTCCTGGAATAGTGGTTCCTGTTCCAGAGGTAATAGATATATGGCCGCCTGCGCTGGTTCCGCCAACAGCATTCTGAGCTTGAATCGTTAATAGTTGGCCATTAGTTGAGCTAGCAGTTTGATTAGCTTGTCTTAACGTTGGAGCACTAGCAGACGCATTCCAAACAATTGATGCGCCAGTTGATGAGATATTAAGTGTACCTGAATCTCCAGTTATAGAAATAACTTGTTGAGAAGTTTGTGTGCCAGCAAGATCACCACCTGGCGAAAACGTGATAGCATTGATGGCCCCTGCTGTTAATATATGAGTAACTGAAGTTCCATTACCCCAAGATTGAGCTGTGGTACCTTCTTGCCCACGAGTAACGGTTATAGTATCACCAGTACGAGCAGTAGCTAAAACTATTTCCGCAGTAAATGGATCAAGACCAATCATTAGTCTAAAGTTACCAACAGAAGGAAAGCGAGACCCTTCACCAGTAGCTACGACAATGGTGGTTGTAGAATTATTAATTGCTCCATTTAATGTGGAGGCTGCATTATTTGCAAACTGTTCAGCCATCTCATCTCCACACTAATTTATTATTGTTCGGTAATTACCAAAGTACCTACCGCAAAACTTGGAGTGATATTTTGAGATACAGCCAAAGAAGATGCTAAAGCTCCTTTGTATAACAATTTACCGGCACCTGTTGAGTTTGTACCTACGCCCACATGTGTAATAGTGCTAGAACCAGCAGTACATTGTGGAAAATTTACTTGTGCTGCATTGGTTACTGTGGATGGTCCAGAATCTACTTCAACAACTGTCCATCCTCCTGTTGTACGCGCAACTGCAACTCTGGCATATCCAGTATAAGTTGCCTCAGAGCTAGTTTGACTGCCACCTTCTGTAGGATCGGCAGTATGTAAACTTACGTAAAGAACACCAGTAGTGCTTGATCCAACCAATCCAGTAGCGTCACCAATTAAAGACGCAGTAGTATTGTTAAATACAAGCTTTAACAGGTCGCTCTCCCAAACATTGGTTTTACTCATATTTTCTCCCTAATTTGCTAACGCTATATAAATACTCAAATAGTAGTATGAGTCCAATTTATCAATATGAAAGCATTAAAGGGTAAACCATGAAAACCAAAGAACAAACCTTTTGGGTCACTAATGTATCACCAATGAATGTAACATTGGCAGATTTGGCTTTGAATATTAAAGCATTCTCCACTGTTAATCTATTGGATAAAAGACACTACAAATATACATTAGAAGAACTATTAAAATCTAAAGAATCTGGCTCTTTATTTAAAAAAAGAGATAGAATTATAGTAAGACATGTACCACCTCCTGATCCGGAGAAAAATAAGGTACCAGTTGTATATGGCACTATTATCCCAGACAGAACTCGTTCACTCTTTCAAATCGAGGAACAAGAATATGACGAGTTAAAAGTTTCTGATGAAGACCAAAAGAAGCAAGATGAACTTTTTGCAAAAGAAAATGCCGATCTTGTTGAAATTGATCTTCAAAGAAGCGTCATTAATCCACCTAAAAAGGTATAATCATGTCACGCAAACAACTTGCTATAGTCATTAATCAAATTATAGATACTGATCCAACAATTGAAGCGGATATTGAGCCAGTTATTGTAGAAGAGTATAAAAAACTCAGTGACAAACAAGATGAAGTTATGAGCAAATTTCGGAAGAGGAAGAAGCGTAACAAAACTCAAAAATCTGGGGAATAATGCCTGATAGAGACAAGGACAAAACAGTACCTCTTACTAGTCAAATAAACAAGAGGGATCTACAGATCATTTTAGAAGTAAACAGAAAAGTTGTTGAGATTGAAACTGCTGTTGCTGATCAAAATGAAGAGATTATTAGTCTACTTAATGATAACCAAAGATCCCAAGAACAAATCGAAGAAAAGCTTAATAAAATCTTAGAGAAATCCGAAGAAGCATCCAAAGATCTTTTTAAAATTCAAGTGCTATTCGTCACTGGGCTACTAGCTTTAGTTGCTCAGATTATTCAAATTTTCATCAAGAAGTAAATTAGTTCTTCATCACTTCTACATTAATAGCTTTTGGTGTGCCATGTTTATTAGCGCCAATTCCAAAAGATACCTTCTGATGTTTGTAGAGTGTTTTGAAACCTTCACAGGCAACGTCAGAGAAGTGTACAAACATGTCTTTTTGTTTAACGCCTTCTTTTTCCCAGCCAATAAATCCAAATCCTCTTTTAGGATCGAACCATAATACTTCACCATAAAACTTTTCGTCGGTCATTTCTTATCCTTATATACTAACTCACCATCCACCCAAAGTTCTCCCATATGAGAGTCCAAACCTGGAATAGCAAGAGCGCCGCTTGACTTCAAAGAAGCAAAACATTCGCCCAATAGTTTGTACACTTCTATTGCTCCAACCTTAGCAATATCCTTTTGTTTCTCCGGATCATTAGTCCCTTTTTGAAGCTTGTCAAATTTTGCAAAGAGTATTAACATATCTCGCTCTCGCCCAGCCCACCTAGAAACTGTTAAAAATTTTCTACGAGTTTCTTTCTCATCAGTGACTTTATTGCTGACATCATCTGGATTTGTGCTATCCATATGAAAACCAGATGAACCAATTAACTTACTCATGTAACTTTCTCCCGATTTTGAAAGACTTGTTTTTAAACTCTATATAAGGTTTATCGATACCCTCGATGTTTTGCTTTCCATCCAATTCGTAGATAAGAGTTCTTCCGTTTGGAGGCAATGTAGAGGGATAGATGCCGATAATTTTAAGGCGACCTGTATGCGTCATAGCGTGACAATTAGCGCATAGAATTGCTAGGTTAAAATCATGATTGGTCGTGTTAATCTCTGTTCTTTCTATAATGTGATGCAGTTCTAGTAGCTTAGGATCCGTGACATTACATGATTCTATTTCGCATTTATTTTTAATCAGCTTACTCATGCACTTACTTATATCAGATTAGCGGGTTCCCCAAGCTTCAATACGAACGGTTCCGGCTCCCGAAATTAATTTGAACCAAATTTTACAAACTGATCTATTTACAAAGCTTAAATCTTTGCTAGATTTGGTAGAGTCCATTTCTCCATGAATATCCGTTCCATTGAAAGAATATTGAACTACACCAGTGCTCTCAAGCGAGAAATTTACCGTGTATGTTGGAAAAGTAATCCAAACATCAGCATCTGTATTGAAATTACTGTTGGCAACAGTCAATTTCCTGTAGAAATTGAAGTCTTTACCGTATTGAATTGGGCCTCTTGGATTATTAGTGCGGTCATAAGGAAAAGCCATTGAAATACCTCTACTACTATGTAGAATTATTACATTAATGTTTTCATTTGGAGAAAGAGAATGAGTTGCGGATGCGCGATATATTTTATGCATGGCATTTAAAAAAGAATGGCGCGATGCGCGTATTAAATGGTTTCAAGAGTTAAAATCTAATAAACCATGCACTGATTGTGGTCAAATTTATGAGTCATACTGTATGGATTATGATCATATAGTTAGTCGTGGCGATAAAATCAAGAATGTAAGTGCAATGGTAATAACTAATTCTCCTAAGGCAAAAATTATAGAAGAGATTGCTAAATGTGATCTGGTTTGTATTTTATGTCATCAAAAAAGAACACATATTCGTATTACGGAAAAACTAGGAGATAAACGTAAGTATGAACCAAATCAACGGCGTAATATCAATATAATTAATGAGTTTAAAAATAAACCTTGTGCTATATGTGGTAAGCAATATGATTTATTCAATATGCAAGCTGATCATATTGATCCGCAAACAAAATTATATGATATATGTAGGCTAAAAAATCGTAAACTTAGTATCTTGCTAGAAGAATTGAAAAAATGTCAGGTGCTGTGTTCGATATGTCATCGAAAAAAGTCTTTATCTGAAGATAATAAACATTACAAAACAAGACCCAAAGCTCCTGTAAGAAAAGATCTATTTTATGATTCTGAAGCAAACACCAAAGAGTGTGGTATTTGTCATCAAATCAAAAATGGAACCCTATTTAAACCAAATAAGAAAACTACATCAGGATTAGATACGTATTGTAAAGAATGCTATAATAAATATGAATCCAGTAGAAAACAACGCCAACAATCAATAGGTGTATGATTTTTTAGCGTCTAAATAACCCTTCTCCATCATTTCCTTTATCTTTTCTGGTCTAAAATCAAGTAAATCTTCAATCAAATTAAGGTCCGGGCGCACAATATTAAGTTGAACGTATTTCTTTTCGGTTAATCCATTTTTAGCTAATAAATTGTACATTTCTACTTTTTCAATATCATTTGCCATGATTTTATCAGTAGATAGATCCATACTACGCTTTAAAACATCTACGGTGGTTGGATTAGGGATAAATTTTTTGATTCTTGTTTTAGGATTACAAATAATAACATCAATGATATCTGCTCCAAGCTCAACGGCCTTTTTGATTGGAGATATTTCTTTAATTCCACCATCAGTCCATAACTGTCCTAGAAATTCAACTGGCGTCAGCATACCAGGGAATGAAGCAGAGGCAATAACTGCATCTATAAAATGATCTGATGTTTGATCAAAAGTGGTATACTTACCAGAACTCAAAGAAACAGTTCCAACATTAACCTGTTTGCCACTTGCTCTAATTTTTTCGAGAGAGATATTAGTTTTTAACAGGTTGTGTAATGGTGAACTATCAAAAAAACTCTTCTTCCAGATAGCGTGCCACCTGCCAAACGGAAAGTGTCTCTTGTATATTTTACTGTTGTCTAAGCTCCTCCACATACTTTTGAGCACGCTTGCTGACCGCTTTTCTTCTCCATGTTTATACATTGCAAGAAAAGCAACATTAATAGCACCAACTGATACCCCACATAAAGCATCATACTGAACTTCTAGTTCTCCAAGTATATATTGTAAGGCGCCACACCGGTAAGCACCTTTCGATCCTCCTCCACTGAGCACTAAGGCTCTCATATATGGCTCCAAGATAATCTATAAACTACATTCTCAATAGTCTTGGGTCCCACACCGTATTTGATACCCATCGTTTGCATGAACTGCTTCTTACCAGATGTTAATAGGGCGAAATCTGATCTTATTTGTAATACATCTTTTTCAGTCAGTCTGGCTTGTGAATGTTTTTCACCGGACTGGGCTTTAGACATTTTTTTGCTTAGTTTCTTCTGATACCGCACGCCCAGCAAATACTTCGGACAGGTGATCTTTTTCTTGTTGTGACAATTTCCTACCTTTAGTATATTGATTGCCTTTATGGACAACAGATAAAAATCCTGGATTTTCTAGATGCCTCTTCTTCATCATATCTGAAGACAGTTTAATCTTTTCTGGCCTATTAGCAGCAGCAATCAATTTTTGCCTGGTTTCTTCAGTAGGTTTAATACCACCTTCACCACCAAGATTGCAGTTATATCCAAAATCTTTCAAATTAGAACAAGCTAACAAAATATATTGAGTTTCAGCTTTATAGGCCTCATTTTCGTTATCAAACTCATCGATAATTTCAAATTTGAAATTATTCAATCCGTACTTGTGAATAGCGGCATGTATAGCAAAAAACTCTAATGGATACTTTTCTTTTCCCCCGAGTGCGACTTTTCTATGATCTCCCCATCGAACTTGAGGATTGTTACTTTTGCCAATATAAACTTTTCCGTTTACAAAGTTAGTAATCAGGTAAACGTAATACTTGCTCATATCGCCTCACTTCTCTGATTAGTCCTCTTAAAAGATATATCAGATTAGTAAGATACAAATGAAAACGGCGTCTTTTGACGCCGTTTTCTTGCTTAATTAAATTGATATCTTAATTAGGACATAGCCTTCCAGCCGTCATAGCTGTGAACGGCTTGACCAACAAAACAAGAGTTAGTTGCAACTCTGAAAGTGTTAGAGATAGTAGTGTGTTCGGTTTCCATAGAAGCCTTAGAAGCACCGAAGTAAGTAATGTATGCTGGAGAAACATCAATAGTCTCAGAGCCACACATTAGAGGAAGGTTCTTACCATGCTGGCTAGCATAGTCATACCATGGTTGGAACAAAGTAATTTGTCCATGACCATCAGTACTGTTATCATTTGCATGATCACGATAAGCGCCTACGACAGTTAAGTCAGAGTTGTCCATCAAGTGCTCACCATCTTGAGCAGACTTACCATTATAAGTAAAGGAGGCGCGAGTGGCGGTATTATCTTTAAGGAAGAATCCCGCGAAACAGCCAACTGGAATATTTAGGGTAGTTCTAAATAGTCTCATTAAATCACAAAGACCAGAGCAGTTATCTTTAACGTCCAAACCACCATCAGTCCAGTACTCAACATCCAACATAACGCCATCAAAATTTCTGGTTGGATCAAGTGTTTGAAGGATATATCAAATTAACCAGATGAAAAAAAGAAAAGCTCGGTGATATTATCACCGAGCTTTCATTATTAAATTAAGATATTTTTAGTGAGGAACCATAACAAATCTTAATGGGAAAGAAGCTCCACCAGTTGGCATAAACTGAAGCCATGGTGATGGAACACTAGTAGGATTATATTTCCCCTCTACAGCGCCTTTAGTATTATCACCAGTTGATCCGCTAGCTGCCGGAATTAAGAATTTACCACCTGGTGTAATTCCCGGTGCTGCCCATACAGCCCCGCCCCATTGACCACCTCTTGGATTAAGTAAGAACCCAAATTTTTGGCCATCTGAATTAGAAGTATTAAGATGCATACGATACAAAACGCCATAATTACCATTTAGAGTTTGCGTAGATCCGTCAGTTACATCAGTTCCTACTGCCCATGTATCATAAACCATGCCACTTGCTAAGGCAAATTGCTGAATACCATCAGCAGTATCTACAGTGACACCAACAGAAGTGTCATAGACTTTGTCTGCAAATGGAAAAGTTCCACGATTATGAGTGTCTCTTGCAGTCACAGATAAGCCCGGACAAACACTTAATGGATTATCATTTTGATTTAATGCACAAATTGTTACCTGATGAGATTGAGTCATAGAATAATCCCAAATTCCATGTAGTAAGTTACCTGGTCCAACATTAGTACTATCAAATGTAGTATCTAATCTAACAGTTGATCCTGGATTAACAGTAACTGGAGAGCTTGCAGTTGATGTTGTCCATCTATTAAATCCAAGTTTACCAGTATATAAATAACTTGTAGAAGGTCCTGCAGTACCTTTCTTTTGTACAGTTAAAGTTGCACTAGAAGCGCTGGTGTTTTTTACTAAAACAGTAAATCTCATATTGCCTGATGATTTGCCATTGACATGATAAACAAATAATCTATGATAATTTGTTCCAGAAGTTGCTGGCAAATTCGGATCTTCATATAGTTTTGCCCTAACAGATGGGCTTTCTGGAGAATCAGAGAAAACTAATTTGCCACCCGTCCAAGTTTCAGTCATAGAAACCTCTGGACAGTTAAGTGGATTTACGCCGCTTAAACTTATTACATTAGATTGGCTTGCATTTGTTAAATCTGTTACTAATTGCGAAGGAGTTAAACATACTGAAATATTAGATGTCTGAGATTCTAAAACATTTGATGATTCAATGCATGATTCTGTATTAGATGCTGCGCAACTTGATACTAAAACAGCTAACAAACAACCTAATAAAATTAAAATATTCTTCATGCAATCTCCTAATTAAGCTTTATCTTCATATAAGTCTAAAGTAGCTCTAGTAATTGTGCTTCCCGTTTGTCCTGGAACAATTGTTACTCTTATATAACATTTCTCTCCTATAACAACACCTCCTAGATTTCTATTAAATGATGATCTTGTGCCTGCAGTTAAACCGGTCAAATTATCTAAATCAATAATCTGATTTGTTCTGTTATTATTTACAATCTGCTGTCCCCATAGTTTAAAACTAACATCATCACTACAGGTGCCTCCCCAGTTATACACAATACATATCATTCCAGCAGGAACATAATGATGACATAAAAATGCACTAGTAGTTGCAGAGGCAATTCCGCAAATAGCAGTACCAGTACCATTAGTATTTGTCCATAATTCTATAGCTCCAGCAGCAGCAGCGCCCTGAACAACATCAAATGACTCAACAAATCTTATATCCGTTGCTACCGTCGCAACGGCGGTTGTACCATTTAATGTTATTATTTCTGATTTTTTCACATAGTTAGAATCTAAATATACTAAACGAACAGCTTTGGCGCCAGATCCTGCGTCTGCATCTTGAGCACTGCTTGATTTAACGGAACGTTGAGCTTGCGCTGCTTGCTCATTGTATGTTCTAGTTGAGCATAATACCTCAGTAACTGCTGTTGTAGTGATATTACCAAATTTGTGAATAATCCTAGGATCTAAAAGAGGATTAAAATTGATTGGATAATTACAATAATTTTTGTAATTTGTTTCAAAATCAGTTTTATCATTATCATTATCTACTTGTGTAATACCAGATTCTACTGGAACGGTTCCCTTGTATATTATACATAAATAAACTATTTTGTCATCCAATAAAAATAGCTTATATAATTCATTATCTTCATCATATTGCAAAGAAAGCCTCTTCTGAGAAATAATGGCTTTCATATCACTCCATGTTTTATATACAGAAATTAATCCACTACCAATTGTTAAATGCATTATACGTCCTCAACAACAAATTCAAAAGCATATGATACTGTTCCAACTGTTGAATTAGTTACATTTCTTATAGCAATACCTTCATTTTGTCTTAAAACTAACCCTCTTGTACCAACAACTCTTTCATAGATGGCTACAGAATAATCTAAGCTTAAAGCATTATAAAAATTAGAGTTAGATAAATTAGCTTCTTCAGATGAAGCAAAAAATCTTCTAATTAAATTAGTTTCTGTAACACCTGTAGAATTAGTATGGGCTGTAATTCCAGCAGGCAATATATCAGAACTATCAGAAGGATAAATAGTAGCAGCAGTCCCTGCAGTTCTTGCAGATATTTTAGTTAAATATTGCTCTAATGTTTGCCCGTTTACAGCAGCAACTTGCCAATTATAACGACTTATTTTATACACGACAATTTTCTTAGTGGAACTAGTATTAAAAAGAGTAGCCATGTATTTATTATTTCCAGGTATTATTCTATCAAATATTACATAAAAAGTTGGTGATGTTCCGCCAGTTTCTGATGTAATTACAGTTCCAGTAATGTTAATTGGATTTAAAGATGTTCCAGCCTCTACAGATCCTCCTGAGGCAGAGAATCTCAAATTTACTCCACTAACATATTGTGAGCCGGCACCAGTATCTAAATCAAATACTCTTGGAATTTGTAAATTAGTACCATCTGATTCCCCAATTAAAACTGGATTGCCTGTTAATGCAGCATTAGCTGCACCCGCCCCTATAATAACTATTCGCCCAGAAGTATCTGTTAATATATTTCTAGTATTTGCTCCGTCTGATCCTGCAACTCTAACAGGATTACCTGATAATGCGTCGCCATTAGCAGCAGGGCCAATAACTGACCAAGGTGGAGTTCCTTGCTGAACTGTCCAAGTTCCACTTTGCGAAACTGGATGTACTACATTTGAAGCATCAACTCTTAAAGCTCCTGCTGTAGTTAAAGATAATGGATTGATATTTCCATTAGTATATGTTGGGGAGGTAGTAGTAACATGTCCACCAATCATAGCTAATGTATTTGAGCCAATTGCAGCTCCTGGGGTAATAGTTAGTTTAGATAATGTTGTTTCAAGAGCTAAACCACCAGTTGTACCTATATTAGAAGTTACAGTTCCAATTACTGTTGCATTTAAGTTTGCAGCCGTAGCCTGTACTACTGAAAAATTTCCAGATCCTGCATTTGCTGTTACGGTCCCTGAAACAGGAACAGGTGTTCCTCCTCCTACTCCTTGAATAGAAAGAACACCACCAGCAGGTGATCCTGCAGCACCAAGACCAATCATTACTTGATTTCCGGAAGAATCTACTTTAATGTATCTAGCATTGGTACCATCAGAACCTCCCCCAATAAGCAAAGCTGTCCCTGCCGGTATGGCAGTGTCAACTTCCACAGCCATTGGGTCGCCAAAAATATCATATAATACTGCTTCTGAGCCTGATGACATATTTCCTCTTCTTACTTATGCACTATTATGAACAAAATAGAAAAGCCCGCCATCACTAACGAGCTTTTCAGAATTTATTTATATTGACTAACTATCAATTACTTAAATTATGGAGTGATTTCGGTAACCAAAACATTTCCAGAGGTACCACTTGGGGAGAATACATCGATGATACCGGTATAATCTGCTGGAGTTTCCCAGTAAGCTTTGCTGAAAAGTACAGTAGTAAAACTAGTTGTACTTGCAGTAGCTCCAAGTTTAACGTACAAAGTTTTATTAGTGTCATTAAAGATGAAAGCTCCTAGTCTGCTAGCATTGGCAGCCAATGCAGTATAGCTAGAGTTTGCTACAGCATTAACAGCAGTTACAGTAGATGCTCCTGCTTTCTTGCTAACTACTCTCAAACTACCAGCAGTATCAAGAGATAGCGCATTTAGAGTATTGTTAGTGTAAGATGGGGCAGCAGTTGTTACATAACCACCGTTAACCATCATATCAGTTGCAGTGGAAGTTGCTGTTGCACCAGCATAAACACCGTCAATTCTCAAACCACCAAGAGTAGTAAGAGATAGTGCGCTCAAGTTACCGTTGGTTAATGTAGGAGCGGCTGTAGCTACAATACCACCTACTTGAGTATCGAATCCAAGAGCGGCTGCATTGTTAGAACCTACAGATGGGTTAGTTGCACTGATAGTACCAGCTACATATACTGGGTTTACAGCAGAGCCTTGAATATTACCATAACCATCTGTAATAGTAATTGGCCAAGCGTTGGCTAGAGAGTTTGGTGTACCCTGGTTAGAGGTAACTGTTCCGCTTACTACCCAAGGAGAGGTAGACTGGGTAACAGCTACTGTACCAGATACGGAGCTTACAGCTACTGTACCGCTAACAGTCCAAGGATTAGTTCCCTGATTAACAATGACTGGAGTCATTGACGGATCACCCTGGATGGTGATTACGCCGCCAGCAGGAGATCCTGCAGTGCCTGCACCAGCCACTATCTGACGTGCTGAAGAGTCAATTAGAATTGTACGAGTATTGGTGCCATCATTACCTGCAAATAGAATACTACGAGTACCAGGTACAAATGGATCGTTATGAACTACTGCTAATTCATAGCCGTCTGAACTAAACAAAACTGATGATGGAGATATTCCTGACATAGTTGTTCCTTAAGTTAATATAATTTAACTTACTACTTTAAATATGGGTTTAGTAGTATATTTATGGAGTCAATTCGGTTATTTTTGCTGACCCATTTGCTTGAGACCAAATTCCATTTATTTGACCAGTGTATCCGTAAGGTACTTCATAGTAACTTAAAGGAAATAACTTAATAGTAAAATCAGCTAACGAGACTGATGAACCAAGTTTGAGATACAAAAAATGCATGGAGTTATTATATATTGTCGCTCCTAATCGTATACTATTGGCTGATAAAAGTGTGGTGTCAGTTATGGCGGCTGGAACACTGGAAGTTGCCGTAGTAGCCGGTTTGGCTTGAGAAACAGTAAAAGAGTTATTTGGTGAAATAGCAACAACCAAAGCTCGGTCGGACGAGACGGCAGCTTGATTGCTTGGCTTAACAGTTACCGGACCATGACCGGCTGGGTCATTTAATACACTTTCTGTTTGAAGACGATAAACATATCCATCGTACAGGACTCCAATCGGAAACCCAAGGTCATTAAACAGAATCGCTGCTGGTGACTCATTAGACATTAGAGTATCGTCCTTGTTCTTGTGCCTTCAAAAGCAGTATTATATGTGATAGTATCAATGACTGTATGTACAATAGTCACACCATCATAATCATACATATTCCAATGTATAGTTGTTGGAAATGCTACATTGGTATAAGTAATAAACTTTTCTACTAACTTTTTAGTTTTCGCTACATCTAAGTACCAAGTGATAGATGTTGGAAATGGACTTCCAGGGGGTAGTACCTCTTTGAAAGCTCCTGATGCAAAACCATCACCTGGGCCTTCATCAATAAAATGAATTAAGTGTCTTAAAGTGCGATGCTCATTTGGAGTAAGTCCACCCCCTCCACTACTAGTAATCAAATTCTGAACATAACCATCTAATTGATCAAATCCAATTCTTACACCAGTAGTAAACCCATAACCTTCTAGGTATTGAATGCCACAATCAGTAAATTGCAACAAATCAATATTACTAATAACTAGCTCAATATCTTTGTTAAGAAACTTTCTTCTGAGCGTTCCTTTCATCAAAGATGATTTGATTTCTGCTTCAAATATTCCAGGTATTTTAAGTAGATCTCTAGTTTCGTTTAGATTGATTGGATAATTGAAAATAAAAATAGTCTTGCGCTGAGGCGAGACATTTCTTACTATGAATTGTCCACATTGAGGCTGATGCGGGGCGAAAACATTCATTCCCATGACTTAGCCCTCTTTATGAAATTTGTCTCTAATAGTTATGGTGATTGTTCTTTCAACATCAGGATTCTCGGCACTTGCCTTACATCCTTCTAAAAGCTTTTCAATCAATGAGTCATAACCCTTAGTGGCGACATCGTTTTTAGTAATTTCCAAAGCTTGTTTCACATCTTTGCGCACAAGCTCCTCATCCTTTGATAATATAACATTCTTGAGTTCGGATTCACCCATTCTAATTAGATCGTCATAAGTTAAACGATATCTAACATTCATAAGTTCTTCTAAGTAGTCAAAACTACCAACACCTGGTTGATTCTGTGCTCCAAAATCACCATCATCCAGACCAGTGCGAAGTCCTTTATCAATAGCTGTCAAAAGAATACGGGCATTACTATCTTGCCAATCATTATCTTTACCATAAACCTCTTTTATTCCATTAAGAACTTTACGAAGTTTAGCAAAATTTTTAATTCTTTGAGCAAGACCTTCGGAAATAAACTGTTCGCTACGCTGATAATTCTGAAGACCTCTACGAGGATTGTATTCTGTTTCTTGATCAATACGACGAGTATCAAAGGCCATTTTGGTAAACCCTTGACCAGCCGTTACTGTTTCCAAAGCCACTTTACGTAGCAATCTGGATTGTTTCCTGGTTGACACATCTTGTGAACCCCTGGAAATCAAATTGTAAAGCTCGGTAACCCCTAACAAACTCATTTGCCTCTGTCTTTTGATAGAACTCTTCTAATATGCCTACTTATTACACGCCGGCCCGCTTGACACGTAATTTTTAAGTTTTAGAATGCCTTTCATGGAACATCAACCTATTTCCACACATCTAATTCACCCTCGTGCAATTGAGATTTGTAAAATACTACAAGAACATAATTACCAAGCTTTTATCGTAGGCGGTTGTGTGCGAGACCTACTTCTAGGGCAGAAGCCCAAGGACTGGGATATTACCACTGACGCTAGCCCCAAAAGAGTTATGGAGCTTTTCTCAAAAACCATTCCTTCTGGACTACAATATGGAACCGTGATGGTTTGCATGGGTGAAGGTATTGAAAACCATTTCGAAGTTACTACATTTAGAATTGAAGGAGAATATTCTGACGGCCGTAGGCCCAATGAAGTCTTCTTTATCATGGATGTTAATAAAGATTTGGCTAGACGAGATTTAACCATCAATGCTATTGCTTATGATCCAATTAGCTATCGTTTTGAAGACCCTTTTGGAGGAGTAGAAGACCTTAAAAATGGTTTGATCAAAGCGGTAGGTAATCCTTTGGTGCGCTTCCAAGAAGACGGATTGCGTATTATGCGAGTGGCTCGATTTGCTGCCAGATTTGGTTATCCAGTTGATAATAATACTTTTCAAGGAATGAGAAGCAGTCTTGAAACTTTGAAAAAGGTATCCAAGGAGCGTATTAGTGATGAATTGTCAAAAACTTTATTGTCTGCATACCCTTCTTATGGTCTCCAAATTCTAAAAGAATCTGGCGCTTTGGATATTGCTTGTCCGCTTCTTGCTGGCAAGCAACTTCCACTGTTATCTCATCAAGATTATGTTCAAGGATCTTTGGAAGTCAGATTAGCATTCTTGTATAACAAGTTGCCGATTGAGCAGGTGCAAGAAGAATTAATTGGTTTGAAGTTCTCTAATAAGGAAATCAAACGAGTTATCTTCTTAATTCAGCTTATCGAGAAATTTATGGTTTTTCAAGAGAAGAATACGGCTCTTGCTTATAAGAGCTTTATGGCGGTCGTGAAGAACCATAGCCCCGACCCTTGGGAAGAGACTCTAGAACAATTTCTACAGTTGACTGAGCCTATGGGTTTGGCGGCTGGAGCATTGTTGGAGGAATACAAAGGATTGGTTGTCTTAACTCGTAAAGAAATGGCAATTAATGGTAACGATCTATTGACGGCGGGAATTCCCGCCGGCCCACGTATCAAAAAAATACTAGAAGAGTGTTATCTGGAAATTCTACGCAATCCAGAGCGGAACACAAAATATCGTTTACTAGAAATGGCACGTCGATTTTAATGAAAAAGACAGCAACAAAAAATATTGATCAGGCCAAATGGTGTATGCCAAGTTGCTGACCAATTTTTGTTAGGGAAATACCTTCCTGATAGAGACGGTTAATTTCATCAATTTTGGCGTCGATAAGAACATTATTTTTAGTGTTTCGTTGTTTGATAGGTGTTAGACTCATAGTTATAGTCCAAATTATGTATATACACCTGCTATATATCAACGAAAAAGCCGCGAAAGCGGCTTTTTCTTAACTCATTTTAGCTATCTAACTACTTGATATTATTGATCAAGCCCCGATAACTACGCTTTTTCTTCCGGCGGCACAGCCTCTTGGATTAACTATAGCAATTCCGATGATTTCGCTAACTACCCAACCCAATTTTAGTTGTTTTGGTTCGTCGGCAGGAAGCACTTCAATGTCCTGACGGATTGGCATGACTCCTACGAATTCGGGATCTGCCACGCCATATATCGTACCAGGAGGTACAATCTTGGATACCATAATATCAGTACCCCAGATGTGGGCATATAGACCGGTCTGTAGAACTTCACGCATGGTTACTGGATCGAAGTCTCCTCCGCCAACACCTTGTCCACCACCAGAACCCCACTTGAGCATGTCAGTGAACTCGTTGATGTTCATAAAGTACTTGGTGGTTACCAAGTCCCAACGTTCAATCTGTGACTTGATTTCAACCAAGTCACGCTTTATCAAACCTGCATCGGCGATATCAGTGAGAGTGTTCTCGACAGAGGAAGCTGCATCAAGAGCGGCAAAGATGTTAGCATCTTCTTGGGCCATAATCTCTTGACGAGCCTTCTGAACGGCACGGTCAATGACGTTGAATCTACGACGCTTTACCTCAGCGATACGAACCGTTGGGTTGGCGTAGATTTCAAACTCAGGAACAACTACACGGTCACCGAATACACGGGACTCTGGACCTGTACCGTTGGAAGAGATAACAACTGCGGCAACATCGATATCTCTATCGTAAGTTGGAATTGCTCCCTGTGGTAGTGGGTCAACAACCAAGGCACGACGAGCGATACCGTGGTAGTCTAGGTTTCTACGGATTGGGTTTGCCATAGCCTGAGCTAAAGCAATCTTTCCGTCCTGAGTCATGATAGCACGAGTGATTAACTCATCGCGTTTCTCATCGCTCAATGCTGGTTGGCCGGCGAGACCTTGGTTGGCAGGAACATTCTCTTCGAGAATGGCTGCATACTTTACCAATGCCTGCAATGCATCTTTTAAAGATGAGGCGTTCAATTCGCCTTTACCACTAAACATATTCATAGGTTCTCCTAGAAAAATTTGCCAGTCTTACCAGCTTTATCTTACAGTTAAAAGGGTGAGAGGAGTCCGTGAGGACTTTGAGACTTACGTCTCCCCCAGCCTCTCGGCTAGAGAAGTTTATTCAGTTACTTATGCTGGTGGAGCAAAGTAGATGGTTGCGAACTGGAATGCTCTTGGTTGTACAGAGGAGACGTTTCCAGATGGGCTGTTCAAAGCAGCAACCAAGTAATTTGGAGTGGTTACCAAGGACTGGTTGGTGTTGAACTCTACTAGACGACCAACAACAACAGCGACACCACCAGAGCCAACAGCAGAACCGTTGGAAGAAACAGTGGCAGCGTTAGTTGCCTGAGTCAAAAGACCACCAGTTGTAAAGCCTAGAGCATCACCGCCGGTTAGGGTAGTGTTGGTTGGCTGCAGGCTGGAGTGAGTTGCGTCCAAGGATACTGCATAGAGACCTGGCTTATCCCAGCAAGTGGTCTTGCCAGAGCCGGTTGCAGTGTGAGGGCCAAGTACAGCACCAGTGTAGCTGTTTGGACCGTTTACCTGTTGACCAACAGCACCACCAACGACTGCTCCGAAGAGAGTGCCATATCCCTGAATACCATCATCAGATAGCATTAATGGACGAGCGGCAAAGTTAGTGCCTGCATGGGTCTTGGTTACTGCTGGACGCTTAAAAGTACCAGAGACGTTGACGTAACCGTCAAATTGGTCATATGCGGCCTGATCTTGACCTGCGGTAAAGACGCCTGGTTGACCAGAAGTGTTCACATAAGTGAAAGTAACGATTTCGCCACCCTTGGTTTGTAGAACATCTGCGTCAAGACCGTCAAACTGACCTAAAGGCTGAATGCCTGGTTGTAAAAGTTTTAGAGCCATTGTATTTTCCTATTTAATCTTCAAATGCCTCAAGGGGCATGGTTACTTACACCTATTACTTACAAAATCTGTAAAGCATACTTCTTTATTGATATGTTTTTCGATAAAAAAGAGCTTAAGTCTTAAAAATACAGTCCTATGCCTAGAATTATGAGACTAACTTGTTAAACTCATCCTCTAAAGCATCAAATGCGTCCTTATCTTCAGGTTTTTTCTCAGGAACAGACTTTTCTGGGGCTTGTTGAGTCGGAGCTGGCGTATTTGTTAGAGTTCTACTCATAAAAGCTTGTGCTTTTTGCTCTTGTTGTGTTGCTTTATCGGTACCTTCTTTAATCGTAGCCACATCTTTTTGGTAATTCTCTACCAAATCATTCAAATCCTTAAATAAATTGCCCAAAAGTGCTTCATTTCTCTGTTGGCCACGTAATCCTGGGATTCTATCAATCAATTCAGTAACAAAACCACGGTCTTGAATCACTCTTTCACGAAAACCTGGGTCATTAAGATTTTGATGTACCTTTATAAAGTATGGATCTAGATTTGCAATAACCTTTTTAAGGTTGTCATAAGCAACTTCCACCGCTTTACCTTCTGGTGAAGAAGCATTACTAATTAAATTTTGACCAGTAAGCTCTTCACTAGTCTTTGGCAACGATGTTTTGGCCATAGCATTTTGAAAATTGACAACGGCATCATGAAGCATAACAACTTTACTAGAAAGATCTGCTAAGAATCTATTGAACTCTTCAGAAAACTTATAACCAAATCCATATTCCATAGTTTCTTTTTGTAGCGCCACAATTTTATCTGTCAATTCCTTATAATCAAACTGCAAACCTTCTCTCACTGTAATATGCTCATAAGCATAAACTGCGCCTATTAAACCCACAATTCCAATAACAATCGGTACTACTGGAACTGCTTTTTTATGAAAACAAGTTTCGCTAGCTTGCATTAAACAAACATCGGCTAATTTACGAAGTTCTTCACTATCACGAGCGTCTAGCTCATTGCCAACTCGAACCAAAGAAAGTAACAAATTCTTCTTGGCATATTTACGCTGTGTCAAATGACCGTCCGGATATTTCATGACGATGCGGGCGCGGATAGCTTGACCTTCATTTTCATTTTCAACTAGACCATTTAATTTATCATAAGATGGTGAAACAACAACTGACTCTGGATGCGCATTTTCGATAATATTGCGCTTGTATTCCATCTCTTTTGGAGCTGGTGGTTTGGTATTATATAGTTTACTAATCTGTTCAATACTCAATGAGTCCATTCTTGGATTGGTCTCAGAAAAAGATTTTTCGGTATGCTCAGCACGAGTTGATTTTTCATCGGCTTGAGACACAAGTCCCCTCTCTTGGGCAATCTTAACAAAACTTTCAAATATCTCGCTTTTTCTCATGTGGTTTCACCTAAAAAGAAATTGTATTGATATGTCATGTTATGCCTTAATTATGAGGCGCTTTTAGCCACATCATCTATATAGTAATCTACTAAAGCTCTTCTAGTTCTATAATGCTTTGGTAAAAAGATAGCTGCACTATTGGGATTATGTACATTAAAGAAAGAAATATCATCTTTAACAGCCTGAAAAGCCGGACTGTTTCGGATGAAGATTTCTTTACCATCTAGACCAGAGTATGTGTCTTTAGTAAATTGAACTAGCATATTTTCAATATTACTATCATTATTTACTAGAGGAAAAGATTGTGGTAACGGACTATCTCCTTTGAAAGGAAATTTAGTTTGTGTAGCTCTAGGAGGAGTAGATGATCTAGTTCCTTCATTTTGAGACTCTTGGCCTCGCTGATATGTGCCGCTTAACGCGCTTGGTCGACCCAATACTTCATTGGCAACATCACCAGCTACCATTAAACCCGCAGAAGCTAAGGCCAACTTGATAATCCAACCAAAAATTTTACCTAGTAAACTAACACCTTTAGATTTAGTACTACCAAAAAATCCAGCAGTTTTATCAAAACCTTCTGAAGTAAGTCTAAGTGTTTGAGCTTCATAGTTTATAATAGCTAGTCTAAACATTCTAGCATCTTTTAATAGCTCAAGTGAACTATAGACTTTATGATCACTTGCTGAATTTTCAGTAGGATTTTGTTTCTGCTTTAAGATAGTCATACCTTGCTGCTCTTCTTGTGGAGTGGCGGGATCATTAAATTGTTGTACAGTAGACTCAGTAGCTGCATCAACTGCTGCTGACGAAGTCTTCTGTCCTCCACCGATCATTTCTTTGACTTTGTTCCAAAGAGATGTTAACATACCACTTACGTCAACATGGAATACATCCATAAGTGTAGCAAGTAGAAAACCCCACTTACCAATTCCAATAGATTGAAATAATAACCATAATGCGCCAGGTGCCAAAATGTCAATTACACTTTTGACTGGATTATTAGGATCAATCTGACGACTAAAATAGTCTTTTACTTTGCCAAGCAGATCTTGGACGAAGCCAGCCTTTTTGTAGAGTTTTGGTTCCGCTAATACGGTCTCTACAAGTAGTGTGTCAACACAAAAGCTAACTTCACTATTGGATATCATCGTTTGCCTCTAGGGGTAGTGCTTGTTGGTATTTCTCTTATAAGATTATCTCTAACACGTAAAATTGTGCCAAGATTAGTTTGTTGGACAGTAAGTTGTTGCTCAACTGGTCTCGCGACATCTTCTCCAAGAATAGTATTGAACTCATTAAAGAAATCCTGGTATACTCTTCCAGAGTATGAAATAATGGTATTTAGAATATTCAACAATGGAATTGGTTGATTTGACCAATCCTTCACTTGATCGCCAGTTAAGTTATCAATCTGAATTGGAGCGTCAGCAGTTCCCATTAATCGATTAGCCATGTCCATAGAGTGCTTAATTTGACCAATCATAGCATCAATACCTGGCTTGTTAGCTAGTTGATTGTATCGATCTAAGAATAGTTTAATTTCTCTAAAATCAATATTGTTTGTGTGGAATGGTCGTAGCGCAGCTAATTGCTGAAGTGCTTGCGGACTAATCTTTCCAGGCTGTCCACTTTGTCCTTGCTGGCCTGGCTGACCCGGCTGACCCGGCTGTTGAGGAGTAATAGTTCCTGGTTTGGTTACTGCACAAGCTTGATCATTAAAATCAAACTGTGGGCCCAGAGTTTGAATCTGTTTTAAGTATGCTTGCTCAAGCTTAGAAAAACCTGGACGTAGTCTATCGGTAGCATACTGAGATAGATATTTAGCACGTAAGTAAAGAACATGAATTGCTCCACATGGGTCTACTCCTGGGGCCGTTGGATCATATGGTTTACCATCTTCTCCAATAAATTTCATACCACGAAGCCAATCTATTAAGCCAGCTTTAGAGCTAACATCTCTCCAAGTCATTCTATTGAGAATCATATTTGGGTCAGTTGCTTTCATAAATTCTTGAATTCCAGCATATGGATCTTTGATGTTAATGGTCGTATCTTTAAAACCATCAACTACATCATTTGCATTGAATGCTTCGGCTGGCTTTTGTTCAGTACGTGGACCAATTTGCTCAGTCTTTTCCAAAAACTGATTTGTTTGATTAATAAGGCGTCCCAACATAACAGCAAATACTTTTTCAGTCTTAGCCTCTTGAGAGTCTCTTAAATAAGTAATAAGCTTGATAAGAGCATCTTTGTCAGCATAAGCTGGAACCTGAATGGCCGTTCTATCATAAGGGTCCCTCTCTCGATCAATTTTATAAGTAAGGAATTTCCAATAACCAACCGGGCCTTGTTGGTTTGGATCGTTATAAACGTAAGCAACTCTCTTACCATCCCAAGTAATGGCATTATCAGAGGCCCATTTTAGAAAGTCTCCAAGACTTTCTAAATTTTTACGATCTAATTCGGGTGTCGCTCCTTCACCTAACTCACTTCCAATAGGTGCCGTAGCTTTTGGTACAGAATTAGGATCTACTTGACGCATCAATTGCTGAGCCATCTTCTTAGCTAATACAAGAGTAGCTAGTTGTTGTGGATCGGTTTGTTGACCACGCTTTTGGATAGACTTCTCCCCAGCAACTATTAGAGATTTTAGTAATTTTAGATCGTCATAAATAAAAGACATTGGTATCCTTATACTTGTCTGACTGGACCGGTACCACTAAGTGGCGTACCTGCATCAAGTTGCTGCTTAGGTTGTGGCGTGGCCTTTAATTGAGCTTTTTGAATAGCTTGATCTGCAAAATCGGAAAATGATTTTAGAAAAGCTAATAGTATTTTTGGATTGCTAGTTTGATTTGGTTGATACTTCATATTCTCAGTCAAAAATTCTCTAAAAAAATTGAGATTTTTGAGAGCGCTTAACGGCAATGGACCTTGTCCAAAATTTACTGTCAATTGATCTACATTTTGCATCATCTTCTGCTCTTCAGGCGTAAATGCAATAGGGTCTCCACCACCCGGCTTGATAGTAATTAGGGGTTCTTCTCCAATAATATGTCTTACATAAGCTGGATGTTGAGCAATAGCATCTACATAGTAAGAATAAAAATTAGATAGTTTATTGATTAATGTAGTTAGTTCTTTTGCTTTAGCAGTTTTTTCAGCCGCAGGTAAGTTGGCAGGATTATCTTCTTTTGGAATAAGCTCCGACATTTTTGTTAAATCATCATCATTAAAAGATTGTATATTAGTCCTTCCAAAATCTTTAGATAGATTAACTAAAGCATAAGCAAAGGCATAAATGTTTTTGAGTGCGTTGTTAGTTCTAAAATCCCAAATACTATCAGCCTTTAATTCACTACCTGGTGGTGTGCCAGGAGAGCCAATTCTTTTGAGACCATCAATAACATTATTCATCTCAATTAAATCAGTTGGCTGTTTTTCTTGTAACTTTTGACGATTTGGGTCAGTAGAGTACTCTTGGCCTTTGATAGGAGAATCTGCCATATACTGTTCGGTAATGAAATCATTAAATGGCTTTTTTGAGTCATCTACAACTGGCTTTTCACCTGGTTTAGTTTTCTTGAAAGAATACTTAGTTACACCGGCAGCAAATCGTTGCATTGCATCTTGCATTGCTTTGATAGCTGGATTAATGTAATATCCTCCTCCACCGGTAGGCTTAGCTGACTGTGAAGACTGGCCTGGTTTTGGTACAGCGGTAGTAGGTGGAGTAGTAGCATCTCCATCAGTTTTTGGAGGAGGAGTATCAGTTTTTGGGGCGGCAATTGGTCCACCAGATGGTTTTGGTACTGCCCCCTTCTTAAATATAGTGTTACTCATTATTGAAACCATGCCTCTCTGAACTCTTTATTTTCAGCAATCAGTGCGTTTAACATACTAGTAAACTCTTTAGCTTCACGATTTTGTCTTTCTGGATCATTACTCATTTCCATGAACTGCTTTTTGATATTATCAATCTTAGTATATTGAGATTTAAGCCATGCCATTGCAGTATCGAAATCTGCTTTTTTCATAGAATCTCTCTTCATGGTGATCCAGCCTTGCCATCTAGTAAGATCAGATAAAGCATTATTAGCTATAGAGGCAATATTCGCAGCCTCACGATTTAAAACTACTACAACGCCTTGTCTTGGTTTAGCATCATCCTCGCCCTCTCCCATAGCTGGCTGGCCTGGACCTTGATAAGATCCACTGTCTTTCATAAATTGAATGGTTGCCTTCTTATTAACAAGCGGTGCTAGTTTATTAATCTCAGCAACAACCCTATTAGCATAGCCTGATATATTGGCATTCCAATTTTGAGCACCCGCCCTTTCAGAATCCGTTTCCCATGGAACAAGTTTACTACCAAAATCTCCACCAAACTTACCAGCGCCTCTGGCCCATGTGATTAATTTTCTCCAGTTGTCTGAAATAATATTTAGTTGCTCTCTACCAATTGGAGTCTTAGCTAAATTACTAGTAATAGTGTTACCAAATACTTCAGCCTTAGCTTTATCAAAACCGTTGCCTCCATATTCTTTAAGTCTACTAATCAAACTATTGATCATAGGGATAATTTTAGTGGCTTGTGCAATAAGCTGTCGACTTAATTCTTCTTCGGTTTCTTCTGGAGCCACTTCTTGAGCTAAAACTACCTTAACTGCATTAAGAATGGCACGAGAAGAAGATAATTTACCAGTAGGTTTCTTTTCAACAGACTTCATCATTTTAAGATGTTGATCAAGAATATCTTCAATAGTTGCCTCGTCGCCTTCAACACCTTCTAATTTATGACTACCTTTTGGGTGAGCTGATTGAACTAGGTCTTCGCCTTTTTCTTTTGAAGTTTCATAAAGAGTCTGAGCACGTTTGTAGTTAAAATAACTGGTCTCAATCTCAAGTGCTTCTTTTTCCAGACCAGATGCTCTTAAACCAGAACATAGCTTAAAAATATTTTCCATTAGATCAGAAGTTGGTGTATAATCTGCCTTTTTAGCAATAGACGCCTTCTTTTGAAGAGTTTCTGGCTTAACCAAACCTCTCTCCTTAGCAACCTTTTCCAAGGCACGCATTGTTGGAGAATCCTCAAATTTCATGTGTTTAAAAGTCATTGTGGTCCTCAAATGAGTAGATTGTCTATAATATACTGCGATATTAGTCGCTTAAACAATCTAATCTATTATAGCGCAGTAGTCGCAAACCATGCTTGTTACAATAACGAATTCCATTGATTATCTTGTATTTTGCTTTGCCTGAGACCTCGCAACCAGGAGCATCGCATTTTCGAGAATAATCAATTCGTTTATCCCAAGCTTCTTTGGCACTTTCGGATTTCTTTGCTTTGGTTTCTTCGGAGTCTTTGATTCCAATGTGAACTTCTGACATGTGTTGTCGAATTTCTTCAGTGTATTCAATTGGGTTTTCAAGTCTGATTTTACGCATCAATTCACGGGTCTCTTGATAAACTATACGACCAGCAGCAGGATGTCCTTTTCAGCAATTTGTCGAATAGTGGCTTGGCGTATTTTCTCTTTAGTTTCATCAGAAATTGCGCCACGGCCGCCCTCTATTCCACCAATTCTTGAATTGTACCCTTTGTTTTTATTTCTACTATCATACTGGATAATTAAAAGAGACTCTACTTCATCCGTATCTTCTTGAGTTTTACAAGTGGCTATCGGCTCAAAAACAAAATTATCAACACCGTATTTTGACATTGCATAATGAATATATTGTACAGTTTGCTCTGGATATCTTGCAAAGTATTTGTATAACTGCGTCAAACAATGACGCGTCAAGTCAAAACCACAAAACCTCAATCATGGGATTCATTGGAGTAGGGGGCGCAGTAACCATACCTACGGCCGGATGAATTGGGCTTGGTCTACGAGTAGTCAAAAATCCATTTTCACTAACATATAAATTAGCACGAACTGGATATTGTTGATTGGTTTCATACTGGTCAGTTTGAAAAAACATTCTTTCATACCAAACAGTCATTCTACCAGAACCGGCAGTACTATCATCTCCTGGAATATTAGCTACTTGATAAGTATAATTAACAATTGCTTTGATGGCATTTGGCTGCCCTGTACCTGATAAATCAAAATTTAATAGAGTGCCGGCCACAAAAGTAATAATTCCATTCACAGGATTTAATACTACATTAACAGTAGAATTAAAACTGGATGGAACAATATTTGGTTTTCTTAATTCGGCTTTTATATCAACTGGTGTAACTAAAGTGTTGTTTGGTCCAGGAACACCAACAGCAGGAACAATAACTGTTTCGTTCCATGAAACATTGGTAAATGCCTTGGTTTTAATATCATCGATAACGCCAATAGGAGCCGTTCCGTTACTAACGGTAGCCATAACTTGATTACCAATAACTGTTAATTCTGCAATTTGGCCCGGCTGAAATTCCGCGGATGGATCAACAATGAAACTGACGGGCAAAGTGTTGCCCACCTGGACCAGCCTTAAAATGGTATCCACCCGAAATCATTACAGATTTCAAAATGCGTGCAAAGATTTTTATTTTTCATGAACTATCCTTATCACAACTATACCACTATTAGTTATATACTTGGTTATGCGAAGAAAATTCACACAATCCGAAATTAGCTCCATTATCAATTTATATAACAGTGGAAAACAACAATGGGAAATAGCTGCACAACTAAATTGTGCTCAAACAAGCATTTCTGGCATTCTAAAACGTAATGGAATTAAAACAAAAATTGGTAAAAAGATTATATACAATGACATCAATAAATCATTTTTTCAAGATATCAATAATGAGAAGGCGGCATACTTCTTAGGATTTCTTTATTCTGATGGGTGTGTCCAAAATAAAAATAATGCTTATACAATATCTCTTAAACTCAAATCTACTGATCAATATATTTTAGAAAAGTTCAGAGATATAATGTCTCCATCTTCACCTATCAAAATATCAAAAGTTGAGTCTCCTGGGGCAGTTCCATATAGCTACTCGTACTTTCGAATTAACCAAAAAGAAATATGTGAACAACTTATCTCGCATGGCTGTGTTCCCAATAAATCTCTTATTCTAAATTTTCCTACAACAGTTCCTAATGAGTTAATTAGACATTTTCTACGTGGCTATAGTGATGGAAATGGTTGTATTTATCAAAACAAATTTAAAAATAAAAAGGCCATTAATACTATTTGGAAAATTGTATCTACCAAACAATTTTGTCAGCAAGCGGCCAAAATATTAAAAGAGCAACTTAATATAAGTTGCTCTCAATCATTATCAAGACCTAAAACCAATCAAATAACCACTACATTATCAGTCAGCGGCAATCTTCAAGTCAGAAAAATTCTTGATTGGTTATATCAAGATGCTACCATTTATCTACCGAGAAAATACAAAAAGTATTTAGAATTTATAAAAAGTTAATCTCTTTCGTCCTCGAAATCATCTATTGGAATATCATTTTCTGATACCTCTAGAGTGTCGTTGATGTCTGTTGCAAACAGATCATCAGAATCATCTATATCGGATTTTAATAAAGTCGCAAATTCGCCAAATTCTGGCTCAAAATCCGATTCTTTCAGATTATTCATATCTAATGGTGGTGGTACATCTAACATACCATCATCAGCTAAGTTAAATACAAAGCCATGACCTTCTAAATTCTTAAGCATTTTTTCAGGAGTTAATCTTTTAGTATGCTTATCTGGCCTGCCTGGTTTTTTAGCGGCAATACTTTTGAACACTAAATCATCTTTGTTTGGAACAGTTGGTTCTTTCATGCTCTTAAAAGAAATAGTGTCTCCTGGAACAGTGATTGGCAAACTCTTCATAGAAATAGTTTCCCCTGGCTGAGGGCTTGTAGGATCTACTGGTTGAGTTGGATCTTTCATCCAATCATAAATTTTACTAAAAGAACGATTTGGATCTAACACAGCTTTAGCATCATCTTCAGACATAACATTGGTTTTACCAATGAAATTACCAATTTGATGATCAGAGTATCCTAAACTGCGCAATACTAGATTGAACTTCGCTTTTGCTATTGGATTACCTTTCGAAAACTCATGGAAATCACGTTGAGTCATTCCGGCTTCCATTAATGCTGGTAGCGATGGCATTTCCTGCACATCACGGGCTTCATTAGCTTGTCCAATCTTTTGTAGAATTTGCAAAAGCTGGTCGGCCCTGGCAGTCAATCCTTGTTCTTCAAGAATTTCTAAAGCGGCATGGAGGCAATCAGCGGCCTTAGTAAGGCTCGGCTTCTCAGCCAAGGCTTGCTTGCGCAATTGCTGCTCCATTCCTGCAATTAGTTCATTTTCGAAAAGCGACTTAGCCATTTTGACCTTCTTTAATATCAATGGCCAGAGCTTGTAACAATTTTACAACCTCTTCTGCTTCTTTGTGCATACCTGCGCGGTCAAAAATATCAGCCGCAGTATTCAAAAGATCAGCAGCTTTAGCTAACTTATTGAATCCGTGTCTATTTTCGGTTTGGTTTTTGACTAAAGTCTTCTCCATCGAACGATAGAGTTCGTCCTCAAAGCTGCCTTGTTTGAACATTGTTTAAATCCAATTTACTTCTTAGAAGATTTCTTATCGTCTTTCTTAGAGTCTTTCTTAGAGTCTTTCTTGTCAGACTTCTTGTCTTTAGCAGACTGAGAGTCCTTCTTATCAGACTTCTTGGAATCCTTCTTGTCGGATTTCTTGTCTTTAGCAGACTGAGAATCCTTCTTATCCTTCTTCTTAGCTTCAACAGTCAAAGAAGCAATCTTTAGAACAAGAGCAGAACCACGTTCAAGGCCGACTTGGTCAAGAGCTGCGGAGGCAGTTAATAGACTATCGATAGCGACATCGAAAGCAACAGAAGGTTCAAGGCTATCAGATGCATCACTGTCATCCTTCTTATCATCCTCATCATCCTTCTTCTTGCGAGCATCGTTATCGTCCCAAGCTGAAGACTCGTCCTCGTCATCTTTCTTAGATTTACGTGCATCGTTATCATCTGCCATACAAGAATCCTTGTCAGAATGGCCACTACCACACTTCTTGCATGAATCCTTTGCAGCATTCATGTCTTGGGCATACTTGTACTGAACATCAAATAGAGACTTGTGTTCTTTGCTGTTTAGAACTGCATCCATTGTTGCAGCTACAAAATCTGATACGCTTTGGTTTTTCATTTGTATCCCCGTTCTATGTTGCTTTAGAACACACCCTTTTTGTTACCAAAGAGGGCTGACAACTGGGCGTAAGAGTCATCCTCTACTGCTTGAGCTGGAGAGAATTCTCCATCAACTCTGAGACCAACTTGTGGAATGGTACCTACTGTCTTACGGAGAACACCTGGTTCATGACGAGCAACAACCTTCTTTAGAGATTCGAATGCATCATCATTGAACTTCATAATTTGATCAACCTGATCAGAGATGGTTGCTCTATTGTGAGAGCAGAGACCACGGTCAGCCATATCATAAGCTAATTCGTATGCACGAGCTAACTTGACACGGAACTGGTTAAGTTCTTCTTCCATTGCAGACTTGACATGCTCCTTTACCATTTCACTGGCAAATTCGCTTCCGCCTTCAACCTCACCAAAGTACTTCTTCCAGTAAGCAACTGCTTCACCATCCAATCCGTAGGATGCTAGAGCATCTACGTCTTTTGGATCAAGCTTGCCTTCAGAAACTAACTTCTGAATGACTTCTGCTTCTTTACGAACCTTTGGTGGAACCTTTGCAACTTCCATCATGGCCTTGTTCACTTCTTGAACAGTTTCTACCAATCCGAGATTATCGGATGGCTTAACGTCCAATTCAGTTTGACCATCAGTGTGCTTCTGGGAAGCATCTAACATGTCACTAAACTTCTGCTTGGACATATCCTGGATTTCTCCGTCTTCTTCCTTACCAAGAGCATCGGCAGCTAACTTGGCCCTGAGGGCAGCGCGGCCTGCTCTATCATCATAAGATGCCATAGTCAACTTCTTTCCGGCCAACTCTGGTGGAATTTTCTCACCTTGTTCAAAGATGATATCATTGTCGTCAGCCAAACCTGTAAGAGGGTCTTCATTTTCAATAGCTAGTGGCTCATCAGTGACCATTGGATCGGTTTCTAGAAGTGAATCTAGGCCACCTTCATGATATTCATGATCTTGATCATCACCCATCATCTCTTGAACGGCATCCAAATCTGCGTTGGTATCGTTGATTAGATCCATCAAGTCACCGCCGTCTGCGGAGTGACTATCTTTTTCGTCGCTCATTTCGGTATCTCCTTCGGCTAGTGCTTGCAATTCTGATTCAATTTCAGCACGCTTGACAATGGCCTTAGTACCACGAGCATACTTAACGAAAGCTGCCATTAACTTGAAACCATCTGCCATAGCAGTCTTGGCCTCATTAAAAGCATCTTCTACAATAGCTCCTACAAATTCCTGGTTGTTCGGAGTTACAGCACCCTTATCATACATACCAACAATCATATCTAGTTCTTGCTTGTGTTCTGCAAGTTCTGCAATAGATTCCTTCATAGCATGAGTTAGTGCGCCATTAAGTTCTCTTCTTAAAGTGTTCAGAGTAGCTGAACTAAACTTATCAGAAGCAGTAGACTCTTTGCTGTCATCAGCGGCCATTGGGGCTGCGCCGCCAGCATCTGAGTTACCCATTTCAGCTTTTTCGCCAGTTAGAGCGCGAACGGCCTCTTGCAAATCAGAGCTGATCTGTACATTTTTCTCAGCCAAATCTAAAGCTTGTTGCTTTGGATCGCCAGAGTTACCAGCATCTTCTACTGGAGGCCCGCCTGCATCGCCACCACCCATATCACCTGGAGTAGCGCTAGATGGATCACCTGGTGGGCCGGCTGGAGGAGCTGGAGGAGTTGCCTGTGCCTTCTTAATTAGCTTAGATACTGCATCAGCGCCTTGTACCTTAACCTTTTCGATCAATTTGGCACCAAATTCTTTAGTTGCAATTGAGTCATATAGGACAGCAGTATTTCCACCAGCTAATTCATCAACAGAAGCAGTAAGCAATAGCTTATCGCCTAGGAATACTTCCCAAGCACTTTTTGCTTTGTTCTGAGTACCATCGCCATTGGCAGCTTTAACAAATCTTGCTCTTAATTGAGCACGAGCAAGCATCTGCTTACGCTTTAGTTCATCCTTAGGATCGGCAGAAGCTGGAGATGGATGCATACCATCAACTGGTCCAACACCTGGGAATGGTGATTGGCCAACCATCTGCTTATCTTCGTAATCACGAAGCTCTTCGTTTAGCTTATCCTTTGGATACTTAACTTTACCTGGTGTTGGCTCGTTAACACCACCAGCGCCTTGCCAGTAAGCCTCTTTGTTCTTCAAGGTATCCTTAACCATATTTACAATAGAGTTACGCTTGAGAGCACGCTCTTCTGCTTCTGCACGAGCAAGCATTTTCTTACGCTCTAACTCTCCAGAAGGATCAGCCGAAGCTGGTGAAGGGTGCATTCCATTGACTGGACCTACCTCAGGGAAAGGAGGCTGACCCAACATGTGCTTGTCCTCGTTCTCACGAAGCTGCTCATTGAGCCCGTCTTTTGGATACTTAACTTGACCTGGAGTTGGCTCATTAACGCCACCACCACCCTGGAAATAAGCTTGCTTATTAATTTCTTTTGATCCAGACATATTTTCCTCTTGTGTTTTTGTAGAAGTAGTTTTAGCTAACTTATCCAAGCTCTTTTTCATTTGACTTAGCGTTGCTTCGATTGACGCAGTTACTTGCTGAAGCTCAGCTAATGATTCCGCCTCTACATCTGCGGATGCAAACCTGTTAGTTTGCGGAGTTTGGAGAGCCAATCCTGAATCCGTGGGTGCGCCGTCATCCGTGGCAATCGACCCCGACGATTGATTAGATGCTGAAGAATTAGTACCTTTTTGAGAAAATTTTGAATTAAGAGACTCTAATTCTTCTAGTCCTCGTTCAAAATCTTGCTTGAAAGACTCTAATGATTCACCCCTGACAGTAATGGAATTAGTGTCAGATACCTCTGCACCACCTGTCTCGTTACTCTTGATAATAGTAGCTTGATAGGATGATGCCACCTTTTCTAGTTCCTTAGCACGGTTTTCTAGATAAGTGTTCATGGTATTAGCTGCGGCGATAATGTTTTTGATGTTGGCTCTAGGATCAGCACCATTTACAACGATAGATAACTCAATCGGGTTGAGGTCTACGTTAATTTCACCGTAGCAAGTCTTGTTTTTCATATGATTACAGAAGTCTGCCTCTGCACGAGCGACTCTACCACAATCATAACAAATAGCTCTTCCTACTGCGGTGCCCATGGATACACAGTTAGAAACGCCTGTTGAAATTTGTCTAGCTAATTGAGGGAATCCTGCCTTATCTAAGGCGCATAATGCAATTACTCTCTTGAGATTGCGATCATAATAGGTATCAACAATAAATCCTCTTACGTGTTCTACGGAACTTGATTTATGATCCACGCAAAGAGGCTTGTGCTTCCATTTCTTGTAAGCTTTAATTAGTTCGGCTTCTGGAAATATATCGCCATTAGAATTCTTATATGGGCGAACATTTGGATCATTACTGGCCCATTTCCATGTACCACCACTAGTGTCCCAACCTACTTGTACTGGTTCGCCTTTAAGTGTTAATCTAGGTGTACCGTCTTCATTTAATGCAGATGCTTCGGCTGCATGCATCATGACAGCGGAGAAATATAGAAAGTCTTCAGCTTTAGGGGCAATCTTCTTTAGATTAGTTGCAAACTTCTTGAAGTTTTCTAAAACCTCAGCGCTTACTTCTGGAAGACATGACTCTACACTCTCCAATTTAATCTCGTGGGCTTCGCCTAATTTAACAATAACCATGTATATTAGCTCCCTGACTTCTTTTTTACAGAATCAGTCGACTCATCAGATTGTTTGACGAACTCTTTAGACACGTTTTTGACAGCTTTCTTCTGCTCTTCAGTCAGCTCTTCACCGTCTACGACGTTTAATATTTTTCCATCACCGTGTTTAATAAACATAAACTCTCCAAATGGGAGGCCACACAGGTATAATATAATATTGCTACAAATTTCCGGTTTGAACCCGAAAACTTCATCTATTATACAGCGATATTACCATCTCTTACTCTCTGGTGGTATTCCTTTCCTCTACTGCATCATTTAATTGTTCTTGTCTTTGATTATAAAGATCTACAATTAATGGTGTTTTCTTCTCTATTTTCATCTGCAAATCATTGCTAATAGCATCTACCCAACTAGTAGCTAGAATATTCGTTTGAATATGAGATTTGATTCTTTCATCAATAATTTCATCAATCTCATCACATTGCTTTTGAATGCCTTCTATTGCCGTAACTACATCTTTTGAGAACTCTTTAGACTGTAAATCATCAAATAGTTCAGCAAACTGATTAACACTAACTTCTAGATCGTCAACTGATGAAATGAATGATTTCATTAATTTAAGAGTTTGAGTATCACTAGAGAATGTTTGCATTAGATTAACACAATCAAATGCCGCCTTTTTAAACTTATCAAAATTTTCAATAGCCTTATCACGGAAGCGCCTAATAACAGCACGTGATTTAATAATCTCTTCTGGCGTTACATCCTGATTATCCTTAAATGGAGTTTTCATGATGTTTAGATGATCTGAGGCTTGTACAAGATACTTTTTGGCAGCCTTAAAATACACAAGAGCCTTTTCTGCCTGATGCTTTTCGCTATCAGACACGTCATAACTCATTTGTACAGAATAAGATTTTTTAATCATTCAGTGGCCTACCTCTGAAAAGAAACCGTTGTAGTTTTCTGTTGGACCGAAACCCCTTTGACCAGCATCATTATCGAATTCACCAACATTAGGAATTACATTACCCTTCTCAGGATCATGCCAGAATAATGATGTATCTGGATAATTTTGGCGAGTAGGTGATTGGTCATTTATATATGGATAAACCGCATCCATTGGATATTGTTTGGTAGGATCCAAGTGCGGGGCGAATGATCCTTGATGTGCTTCATCTAAGAAAGAATCACGAGGATCGCTCTTATATTCCCTCTCTAAAGACACTATATCAGCGTTATTAATATCTTTCTCTGGCTTACAGTGTCTAATGATCTTCTCGAAAGTTTTTACTGTTTTTTCTGGTAAACCAATACCAAATCCTAATGATTTTGCTTCTTGAATTGCTTTTTCCGGATCTACTCCTAGAAATTTACATTTAACTAATGCAGATGCTAATCCAGTTCTATCTTTACCCTGTTGACAGTGAATAAAAGTAGGGCCATCTTGTAGAAATAGTTTTTTTATATCTTGTGATAAAAAATGATATAAGCTCTTTCTATTATGATCTATATATAATTTGACCTGATTAATACCTAACATCTTACATGTGCGAGAGATTTTCTCGCCTGCATTTTTGTCAAGGCTGATGATTTTTTTGATTCCTAGTTTATCTTTTAACTCTAATACATCTCTTGGTGTTGGAGCTGAACCACGATATAAAATGCCAGGAATAACTGGACGAAATCTTATGATCATAAGTTCCTCGATAAACTATTTAGTACGTTTCTAATATAAGTAGCATCTTGATTAAATAGTACATGCTTAATAAACGTAATAGCTTGACCATACACAGAAGCTGCTGGCATTTTCTTGCCAGCAATAGCATTCTCACTGAGTACTAAGAATTTTTGTTTCAATATCTGTGCTGCTCTTGGACGTTTTTGAACTGGCAATCTAAACAACATAAACTTAACAATGTCAGATAAGTACTTGCCCACACTATCAGGGCTGCCCAATTCGGCAATAGCTGCACATTTAACCATTTTCTTGTCAAGTTTGATGGGATGGATTTTATGAAACTTGATGATAGCATTTTGTAGTGCTATTCTCTCTGGTTTGTGAACTTTGTTTTTCACAGCTCTATCAAATTGAGATTTAAACAAAGTAAGGAATGTTTTTACTTGCTCAGGACTAGCTTTTTGACGTAGCTTGCGCATAATAGCAGAATAACTAAACTCATCAGCCTTAGTTAAATCAATAGCCGCAATAGCGTTTCCTTGATCATCTGCTTTAGATTTATCAAGATGTTTAAAAAATTCTACTTGACGCAAACGTTTCTCGGCGGCCTTTCTAGATTTATACGTACCTAAATCTTTGCCTTTTTGAGAAAGTACACGATAACTACCATCTGGTAGTTGGCGAATCTTTGCCAACTTCACCAGACCCTGTAAGCACTGTTCTTCATAAGTGCTGGCAAGCTGTAGGATATCGTCCAAGTTAGTCATTTTTCACTTCATTTGTTAAGGATAAATCTTTCTCTGATTTCTAAAGATTCTTTACTTCTAAGCATCATTTCTTCTAAGGTACCATTGCCATCAATTTCATTAAGCGCTCTTATGGCTCTTTCATTAATAAACATAATATTACCAAGCGTTAAAGTTTTATTTCTAGTTACGAATGCACAGTTAACAATAAGACATTCACGATAAGCTGATACAACTTTACCACAAAATACAGCGGGATAAGTAGTGGATACCTGTTCGGTACTTACGTCCTCATAAGAGTCGCCAACATAAATTTCAATAAACTTGTCCTTAAAAACTTCTGCTAAAAATTCAGCAAAAGTTTTTCCGGAACCTTGATGAGTTTTTACGGCATCCACAATTTCTTTTTCAGTTGGCATCTTGTTCCTTAAATAAATTTAAGCAGGAAGTTCCTGTGGTTGGTATCAGCGCTTCTTGGGCTAATAGGTTGATAAGATGACTTTTTATTCATAATCGGTTTAGTTTCAATAGTAATTCCACCAATTTTAGATGTAGCATCCTTAAATGCTTCAGAGATAGCCTCTGACATTTGCTTTACTGCCGCAAAACATTCTTTCTCTGGGCCAGAGATGGAACATTCAACTTCTACTTCACGACCATCAGTATATGGATATGTAGTTGCAAGTAAGTCTTCTTCTAAAGCGGTACAAAGAATTTGAGAGAATTCCACTGCACTAACGCGATCTGGCGCTGATATCTTGATTAAAATATCATGGGTTGGCATTGCCGCTTTATACAATTTTTTTAGATTGTAATTGGTTGCAGCTTTCCTAAATTGAGCGAGAAATTGATTTAGCAAGTTCATAAAGCCTGTATCACTTGTATCTTGTTTCGCAATCATTGCCGGTGGTTGGGTCTTATCACCGGACATTGCAGAAGAATATGAGGTTCCTTTATTAAAACTACTAAATTGCCCTAATAACCCTTTAGTATATTCTTCTTCTTTAGCTCCATAATACCCAGCGTCATGGAGGGCTTTTGAATAAGCGCGAATATCTGGATGAAGAATATGTTGCCAAGATGTAGCATAACGTTTACTCTTACTTAGTAAATTAAGATAATCTGCCACACCCTCTTCTAGAGTATTATATGCTCTGAATTTCTGAGTAATTTTCTTTTTGGTGGTTTGCGATTTATCAGCATACATCCAATCACCACCTACAAAATAATCATGATCTGTATTACCAACTATAATATTACCAACATTATAGTTATGCATAGCCTTTCTATTACGACCAGTTTCAATAGCGTTTTGAGCCATAATAATATACACCTGTTCTTTAGACGGAGCTGTACCAAACAAACGCTTCCAGACATTAATGATTGCCTGTGCCATTTGCGTATCTGAGACTGGTGTACTAGTCTTAGGTACTTGTTTTCCCATAACTCTCCCTTAGCCTTTCAATTGCTTAACAACAGAAAATAACTTAATCGCTGTTTCTGGGTCATCTCCTTGAATAGACCTTGCATACTTAGCAATATAAGCGCACAAAATGCGAGGGTCCTCATTACTCATTGATTCTAATGATTTATAGAAATTAGCGTGGGCCACCCTAACTTTTGGCGGATTAACGGGGGACGCTCTAACTTTAGGAGGCTCAATAGGAGCAATACGAATCTTTGACTGCTCAGCCTTCGCAAATGGATCATGTTGAGAATCTGCTGGTGTTAGAAATGGGTTAGTTTTAGGATCTGTTGGCGGTACAAATGGAGTTCTTTGAGTATCTGGTGCCTGATCATTTGGATTTGCTACTGGAGTAGGGGTGGCATTCGGAACAGGAACCGGCTGTGCAACAGGAGATCCTCCGCCAGGAGTTGTTGGAGGTGGCCCTGGCATATCAACGCCTAATTCAGTCTTGCCAATATTTGATACATTAGTTGATTGCTGTTTCTGTTGAGCAATTTGCTTTTCAACATCATCCTTAATTTTCATCCAAGGTAATACTGCCTCTTGGTAGTACATTTTAAATGATTTGTCAAACTTAGCAAAAGCTGATTTAATTTTATGACCAGCATTCATATAATCATCTGGACTACGAGTGGCGCGTGCGGTGGCCATTTCTTTAAGAGAAGCAATAACAGTTTCTAATAGTGTATCAGCTTGGCTTAATACATTGAGACCAATATCACGAAGATCTTTAGTCTCTTTTGGATAAGTTTTCTCATAAGCAGCCAATCCACGACCACGCTTAGAAACAATGTTTACAATATCATCAATAAGACCAGCCTCTTTGAGTAATTGATCGGCAATAAGAGATGCAGCCTTCGGCTCCATGTGTTCACGAAGTTGCTTTATCTTATCTTCATTAACACCTTGGAATAAAAATTTGTGATGTATTTTATTTACATCGACAAAAAACTTATCAATCTCATTTACCATGTTTTGTATCTTTTTATGGAACATGGCTAAATCAGAAACGCCAGTGATGTACTCTCTTCTATTAAAAGCCTTACGAGATTCTTTTAATAGGTCTTTGCCGGACATTTTAATAGCTGGCTCTTCAGCTCTACCAATTTTTGTACCTGTAATTTCAGAACGAATACGATCATCTAGATCATTGAGAGCGGTCATTACTCGGTCTAATTCAGGCTTAAAAATGCCTTCCAAAAAACCAGTAGGTTTATTAGCAACTTCACGTACTTTGTTGAAGAAGCCTCGACCTGTTTGTCTTTTGCTTTGAGCTAATTTATCCATGGAAAACCCTCTACTTGTGCGCAATAACTAAAACAATGCTAGATTATTCACAAATAGAGGGTTATTCAATTGAATTAGATTATGCTGGAGGCGGGGGTGGGGGAGCTTCGCCACCTGCTGGAGGACCGCCTGCTGGAGGGCTTGCTGGAGGGCTTGCTGGAGGTGGTGGAGGAGGTGGGCCACCGCCTGGAGGTGGTGGGGGAGGTGGGGCGCCTCCTGGTAGACCCAAATCTGGTAATCCGCCTGGTGCTCCGCCTGAAGATTCTCCTGGCACTGGCTGCTCTTGTCCTGCACCCGGTTGTTTTGGTTCTGGGATTTCATCCTCATCATCCAGCGCACGAAGAGCATTAAGATCTAATTGATCTAGAGCTGCAATTTCTTTCTTAGCAATTGCATTCTGAATATTTTCTTTACGCATCTTGCGTACTTCATCTTCATATTCAAGACCCAATGAACGGTAAAGAGTATGAATAGAAACTCTCTTTTGGTCAGCTTGTCCTTGAGATAATGTAATTAAGCTATTGATGTAATCACCTGCATCAAATAGAGACATGTGATTCCAGTCAATTTCTGGAACAATAAGTTGTTTCTCACCGCCAGAGTAATCATAAAATCCTTGGATTTTAGAAATTGGTGCAAAAATCTTATTCTTTAGCCAAATAGACATCATATTACGGAATTGCATATATCTTTGACGTAGAATGTCCAAAGCAACACCTGCATTAGCATAAGTGGTTGTATCACCACCATCCATCATAACTGGTGGAACGAATAAACCAATAAATACTTCTTTAAGTATTTGGGTAATATCACCAGAGATATCATAGATGCCCTGACCCCAACCCACTCTTTCAACTGCTACACCCTCATGGGTAAAAATTTTGAAGTCTTTGTCATATTGTGCTTCTTCAAATACACTTCTCCAAGCTTCAAGATCGGCAAAAGTTGGTTTATAATCTGCCGAACCAATCTTAACCAAAGTCAATGGATTAATCATATTATCAGATTGAGCATATTTAGATTCACGTAGCTTATCGAAAAGCATCAACTGACGAAAAATACAAACTGGAAGTCCAGTACCTCTAATTTCATAAGGACTGATTCTACGAGCCAAGTGTGATACATGGAAATTATCTAGTTGAATATTTTCACCACGTCTAACTGAGTCAATAATATGCTGGTTAAGCTGCTTACGTTGCTCAATGTCGGTTGGACGATTAGAAAAAATGATTTTTTTGAGATTCTCATCGGGGCGCAACATGATGATTGGTTCGCTAGCTACGACGGTACGCTTAACGATCATGAAATCTGGATTTTGAATGTGTAGGCGACTCCACTTACCTTTACCTTCATCCAGTTCTGCATAAACGAATGCTTCTCCTAAAAGCCAATATTCTTGAGCTATTTGTACACAGATATTCATTAAATCAATTTCTTCGATCATGTCATCGAAGAATTTTTCAATATCCTTGTTGGGGCATTTGATAGATAGCTTACTAATAGGGTATGTGCTATGCAAACTAATAGCATTATGCACAAATGGATTCAAAGCAAAAAAGCTGCGGCACCACGCGTTAATGGTAGCTCTATCACGAGGTAGATTTAAATTAGAATTTAGCCAAAGAGGAGAATAAACTTCAGGAGTTTGTTTAACAGAATCTCCATGAATGCCACGAAACATGCCGCCAGAACTGCTAACAGCTTGAGCATTTTTCTTCATACCAACAGAAAATGCTACGTTAGAAGCATTGGTCGGCATATTAGCAGACATCTTATTAATATTTGGTCCTGAGCCATCTCTAAAATAACCTTGATCTACTTCATCTGAAAGAATTATTCTTCTTTCACCAGAAACACCTTGTGCCATAATAGCACTTACTTGAGGAATTGTGGATCTACCCTGTAAGAACTTCGCTGAAAAGGACGGATGTTCTCCTAATCCTGATTTTTTAATGCCAGCCATGTAACCTCTGTTCCACTATACCCTCTACTAGAATACACTAAATATGATATATCAGTAAAGCTCAATATTTAGGTAGCTTTAGAATTTCCTAGGAACATATCCAGTCATTACCATGGGTTTGGTCAGGTTTTTAGTATTATGCAATGTAGGGTTATTATTTGTAAATCCTCTACTTACTAGGAATTTAAATGCCAAATAAGCGTTCAATAGTGCCATAAATCCGTCATTTGGTGTGCCGCCTTTAACATAATGTACAGTATGATCACCATATTTAGAAATAGAAGGCTTTAATTCCATACTACAACAATGATCAATTAACCACGCAACTTTTTCATAATCTCCATAAGGAAATCTAATCAATCCTTTTTTCATCTGATCGTAGAGTTCGCTAATATAAAAGTCTCTTTCAAAAATGATTTCTTTTGGAAATGCTTCGTGATTAAACTTAACATGCTCATTTACCTTATTATGGGCACGTGATACTAAGTATCTATCTCCATATGTATTATGAAGTAGCGCAGAAAAGTCATTAGAATAACCAATATCTCCAATAGCTAATTGAATGCTGTATTGTCTCATTAGCTGATCAATGAGGCCTTTCTTGCCCTCAATATCATTACGTTTGAATTTAGTTGCAAACTCAATTGACAATATACTTGGACCTTTGGTTTGCAAAACAACGGCAGTACTATATGACTGCCCTGCTGGTCTAACTTTTTCTGGATCAGCTAATTGTTCTAAATCTGAACGGGCGCCATAGTCTATTCCAAGAACAGTTAAATACTGTGTCATACCTTTTGGAGACATGATGCGAGGACTAAATTTTCTTTCAAAATCGGCACAGTTAACACGAATATCTTCTGGAGACATTGGTGTCGCATCGCCTTGATAAAACTCTCCCAAAACTTCATTTTGAAATACGCGCTCTGTATTGATTGGATGTTTACCTGGTTTTTCTTTTTCAATATCCTCTCTAGTAAATTTAGGCATGTAAAGCTGATTGATATGAAATCCAACCATAGCACAATCTGGATCATTAGGATCCTTAAGTGCAACCCACTTACCACGCTCCTGAGCTTCTAGTTTATTTTGTTCATGACCGCAGTGTGTACATTTAACAGTCATACCATAAATCCAAACTTTTTCCCAGTCATCAGAGCCTGGAGTATAAAGTGGGAAATACTCTTTACATTTCCCACATCCAAGATAATAATACTGTTGGGAAGAAGATTGCCACATCTTATGGTAATCTGAACCTTTACGACGAGGCGTTCCGAAAAATACCTGTACACCCTTAGTAGGCTTACCATACTTAGCGTTGGTTAAAATCTTAAGAGCATTTCCAATAGCTACACTTGTTGTTTTCTGCACTTCATCAAAGAAAAGAATATCAGCAGTACGACCCATGATTCTGTCAGCATCTACACCAGTAGACTCAATCCACAAGTGGTTTCCTCCCATAAACTGCTTAAAATGCAAGGAGTCATTAGTCGGAGTTGTAGTATCAAGCAATTGTTGCATGAAAGACTTTGGACGAGATGATTTGTTTTCTGGCGTACCTTCAGGAATCTTAGCCTGAGCAATCATTTGTTGAAGTTTAGTTTTTGAATAGGCTGCCGCCAGTTCTAACTGAGGAAATGCATGAATGACACGAATTGGTGGACGGAATCCATCTCCAAACAAACCAGATCCCATAAAATACATCTCAAGAGCACTTGCCATGGTAGTAGCTCCCACCTGACGTCCCTTTACTAGAATAACTGGTTTGGAATCTTTCTCTAATGCTTTGATCCCAATGTATCTGTAGATATCACTGAAGGGCTTGTACCCATTGCTTGTGAGTGAGAATGGTTCACCATCTAAAGTTAAGTTGGCTTCGCAAAATGATACCGGATCCATCATGAGAAGTTGTTTCTTCATCTTCTCAAAAATTTCTTTGTTCTCTATATTTAAATTTGGCATACTAAAATGATCGTATATTCAGTATGATTGCTTCCACGAAAAAACGAAGAAAACGCGGATGCCTCAAATGTGGCATTTCATTGTCACCTAAAAACCGGGCCAATAGCGACAAAAAGAAGGGATATTATATCTGCAAGCCTTGTCGTAAAATCGTGGATCAAAAATATCATCAATCAGATCCAAACTACTCTAAAAAACAAAACGGCCGCTATCGTATGAAACGAAGTGCTGTTATTTTTGCTTATGGTAATGCTTGCGTAAATTGTGGCGAAGATGAGTATACTAAGTTAACAATCAATGGAGACATCAATTATCTGTATAACAATATCGTATTAAAAAGTGGATATCAGGTGTTATGTTACAATTGCAGATATGGTAAAGTTTTCAAAAACAAATATGCCGAATCCTACAGACACAAACTAGTCAAATACTATGGTGGATGTTGTCAAATATGTAATAGTGATAAGGTTGAACACCTCAATATTACTAAAGACAAAAAGCTATTATGTTACAACTGTAAATATAGTAAGTTGTGGAATGAAAAATATCCTTCAGAACCTGAAAAAACAGGCCGGGTAAGTGCAAAGCAACTTAAATTTTGGCAGGCATTAATGCGTTGAAAGCATCAGTATTTGAGGCATCAATGTCTGATTCATTGCTACCATGATCTGTTTGGCCAAGATTATCAAAATTTTCAAACACACCAGGGTTAGATTTTTTAGCTTCTAGATTACAGTGACTAATTAAACGCAACAACTCATCATCATCCCAAATAGATTCATCAGATGTATCTCTAGAATGCAATGATTGCAAGCGGGCTACAACCGCTGAGATTGGCATGTTACCTCTGGTCTCTTTAATAATATTCTCAAGAGTACGTTTGAGGCCAGGAATCTTCTCTAAAATTTTAAGGGAAGGCTTATTTTTATGTTCATGCGTGTGCTTAGCCTGTTGATTATCTTGTGCAATCTTTTTTGGTTTATCAGAGGCTTCTTCAGTAGAAGTTTTTACATTTTCTAGATAGGCTGTTAATCCACTACGGTGCATCATATCATCAACAGCAGCTTGTACTGATGGATATTTAGATTTAGAGTTCATGATTGAACTAATTTGATCATACAGACTCTGACCACGAGGCTGAACACTGGTCTTTTGAAGTTTATTTTCAAACTCTTTTAACCAATGATCCTCACTATATGACTCATCAGATTGTCTATTAACAACACCTTGGCGCCTGTAATTTTTAGTCATTTTATGCCTTGTAGTTTGCGGACCAATCCATATTGTCGCTGTCCCAAACCTCTAGATCATCATCTGGAAAGAAACCGCGGTCCTCACGAAGTGGATAGCCCATATCACATAATAGCTGTCTGACTTCTGCTTGTTCACGATCGTCTAACTTATACTTAGCCACTTGACGCTTGTATAAATCTTCAATATCATGTCCAGCAGAAATAGTACCATTAATGCAAACACGTGCCACTCTAGAGATCAAAAGAGGAACGGTAACATAAACGCCTTGAACTCCGGTAATCTTTTGTGCCTCTTTAATGATATTAGTTCCTTCAAAACCTGGCTCAAAACCATCGTTAGCTAATTGAATGATTACTTTTTTTGCATCCCATTCTTCACCTGGAACACCAGTATCTTCTACCCAGGCTTGCAAATCTTCATCTGCATACTTTTCAAGAACTTTGTCGATTTGTGGTTGTAATTCTTGTGCGCTCTTCTTGCGCTTCTTGGAAGACTTTTTTGAATCCTTAACCTTCTCTAGACGATCACGTAAACGAGCAAGGCCATCATCGAGTTGAGTACGAATTTTTTCTACTTGGTTAGCATCCAATTCAGAATCAAGATCCATTCTCATGGCCTTAGAAATTTCACTATCAAGTTTTTCCATATATGCCATAGCGCGTTCTAGCCCAGCACTATCATACCCGGAATGCTTTGGAACGGAATCAAGTCTTTCTTTAACCCAAGCCACAAATCCATGCGGACCGTGTTTAGACCAATTCCATTTGCTACCCTTCTCATCTTTTTCAGATTCTTTCTTTGGCTCATTATCCTCAACATGAATTGACTCATCAGCAACTTCAATAACTGGATCTGGGCCATCTGGAGCACCTGGAATTTTTTCTACGACAATTTCAATTTCGCCAGGTTCTGTTACTTCAAGCGGTCCACTCATAAGCTCTTCTTCGCCACCATGATCAAAATGCGCAGGAATAGCTACTACTGAATGTTCGTCATGGGCCGGTAGCTGTGACGCCGGGGAGATCGGGTCTATGACGTATAGCTGTTGTGCTGTGGATTGTAAAGTCATTTAGGTACCTCTAGAGTGCTTTCTTTATATGATAATATGCGGTTGTATGCAATGATAATAGTTGGTTTTAGATAACCCAATTATCTCTATACATATCCGTACCAATATCGGATGTCCCTTTGAATGGTTCTTCCGTATCCATAGTCTTCTCAGCATCTAAATCAGAATTAGGATCAATGCCGTTTGGTAAACCAAATAAGTCTGGCTCCGATGAAGATAGATACTTATTAATAAGTTTTTCAAGGACCTCATTATTAGGAATAGACTCCTCAGAATAATCTCTGCCAAAATTTAAAGTAGTAGGATGCTTGCCCTCAAAATCATTTTTAGGAAGATATTCATCCAATTTACCACCAGTTAAATTACTATTACCCACTGGATTATTGTTAACATCATCAATGCTTGAGCCTATCATTTCACTATCAATTTGTTCATCAATTGGAAAATCAATATTGTTTTCATCCATTGATTCAAGATACTCCAGAATTTCTCTTCTGGTAGGACCAAATTTTCTACGAAGTGTATGGTAAATTCCCATGCCCGGCATTCTAGCTGTTTTAATGATTTCCTCAAAAATAGCTGCTCTAGCTTTAATGTTTGGGTTTTTCTTTATTTTAGAATTATCGTCCTGGATCCAAGAGTCGTTGGCCTTATACTTATCCTTGAGCTTCTTTCTTTTGGCTTTTAAAAATTCGTCGATGCTTTTATACTTTTCCATATCATGCCAACCAGCACCTGGGCCGTGCTCGCCGGGAGTATTGTATAAATCGTAATTGCGATAAAGCGGCTCCTTGAACCTTGGTTGAACTACAATAGCCGGCTCGGACTTATACTTCTTTTTCTTTGGCTCAGGTTCATTTACCCCGCCACCACCCTGGAAATAAGCTTGCTTATTTCTTGACATTGATTTTCCCTTTTACCTGCTTCATATAGTATGGATATACTTTTTCTGTAATTGGAATATAGCTCCATATATTCATTTGAGTGATAAGAACGGCAGCCTTTTCTGGGTTTCTTGAGAAAGCTTCATTTAACTTATCATTCATCGCTTTCTCGGTAGAGATCTTAACTGAATCAGGATGTTTACGTACAAATTCAATAATTGATTCATCTAGATCAAAATCTAACTTACAAGCTAAATAGATTGCTCTAACCACTCTATTTCTATTGGATGTTAAAGTTATTTCTGGGGCCAAACAGGTTCTTATTTTCTTTTCTTTAATATCTTTGAACCCTCTTTTAGTTGGATCTACAAGTTGTTTAAGATCGGTAGAAAGCAATAATGTATTACAAGTAAAATCACGACTAAACATTTCACGCTGCATATTAGTAGGATTGGCAATTCCTATTTTAGCAAGCTCTTGATCGATATTTGGTGCATTAAAATTAGATGAGAAATCAACTTTTAAACTACCAATAAAAATGGTACTATGTCCATCTTCCATAGTTTTACGAGTCACATTAAATTTCTTTCGCAAATTAAGATAAAATTCTTGTGATAAATAGTCAACTGTTTTATCACCAGTAGTAATATCTATATCTGCAATGTTTTCTAGCTTGCCCATATACTTATCTCTAGGCGTACCTCCGCAAATATACGGCGTTGAAGCGCCTATATTCGTTTGGACTCTCTTCATCTCTTGAAGCAGTTCACGGAGTTTCATTTATCTCCTTAAACTGCTGACGGTCTTGCTGGAGCTGCTGGTAGAGGTGTTGCTGGAGTTCCTAGTTCTCCTAATTCAACGTTTGGTGTTTCTTTGCCTTCTGGAGGGGTCGGACCGCCTTCTAATTCAGCATTTTCTTGTTCTTTTCTCATTTGCTTACGCTGCTTCTCTTTATCTTGATCAGTCTTCAATTTAGAGGCTATATCGTTGGTTACCATAGCACCACGAACCTTAGCCAAGATATCATCAATACGAGTAGCAATATAATTATTAGCATCTAACGCCCTATTCTGAGCTTCTGATAAACTTGGAAAATATACTGAAATTCCTTTAGCATCAAACATCATATCTAGGCGAGCAAGTCGTCTTGGCATTTCACGTACTTTATAGTAAGTAGAAATATCTTCTAATTCGGCTACAATTTCTTCCATTGAAACATCTTTGAATACGTTATCAATTTTATCTAAACTTACACCGCCCAAAGGTTTACCTTCTGTAGATGGTCCCTCACCACCTGGTGGAGGTAAATCTTCTTCGGTTACTTCTAGTGGTTCTTCTTTTAAAGGTTTTTTAGCTTTAGGCGTGGCTTCTGGAATGAATGCTGGAGGATTTCTATCAGGAGCTGGGGTGTCTGTAGTTGGAATATCTTCCAAAACAGCAGGTGGCGGAGGCGGTGCAGGAGTAATTTGTGCCTCAGTTACCATCAACGGCTCTTCTGAATCTTCTACTTCTAATTGATCGTCTTCAGAATTAGTGGCATCAGTTTTATTACCTTCATTCATATTACTAATGAACTCATTTATAGCTTTTGAGGTTGGCTTTTCTGTTTGAACACTAGGTGTAGTTGGCAGAGTAGCTGGTAGACCTCCTGGGGCACCAGATGGATCAGTTGGTGGTGGAGGTGGGACTGGTGGCGGAACTGCATCTCCAGCTGACTGTTCTTGTGCCACTTCAGCAGAGGCGCCTGGAGTTTGAGCGAGAGAATACAATATTTCTGCAGCTTTAGTAAAACCGTTACGCTTGAGTACGTTTCCTTCACGCACAATCATGTCTTCATATAAACGAGTAGAAATGCTTAATTTGTTAACAAGTTGAACTTTTTTCTTGAGAGCATAAATTGCTTCCATCAAGTTTTCTAACTCTTTACCAGCAAATTCTTGGCCATCTTGAGAGCGCAACAACTTCTCAGCAGAGTCTAAGCGGCCAATAATTTTTGCACGTTGCTTTTCAATGATTTGTCTTTTTTCTTCTTTGCGTTCAGCTTCTTCACGAGCATCATTTACAGCATTAGCATCATAGCGAGGCTCAGGTTCTTTAGGAGGATCTGGTTTGATATGTAAGAAGTAGCCTGGCTGATCATTGGTGTACCAGACTTGTGCAAACTTATATTTCATGTGAGTCCCCTCTCCGTAGAACCTTAACCAATTTAAGAAATCGTAAATTTCCATTTTATTCCAACCCTGAGTTGCAGTCTTAATGGCCTCACGATATGGAAATCCTGCTTTTTGCTTATAGTGAATGTTTTTAAGAGCATACATCCACTTTTTTAGATCATGTTGGCCAGCAATATACTGATACTGGTCATAGTTAGGATAAGCTTTTTTATCAGTGATAAAAGAAAGAAACTCTGGTTTAAATTTACTATAATCAATACCATAGAGATCGAAAAACTCCATGTCCTTCTTCATCTTTTCTTCCATCTCTGGCGTAAGCTCTAGCTCCTTATCAGAATATGGGCCAACGACCTTTGCCAATTGCTTTTTGGAAGGCATATCGATAATTGGTTTTTTAGAAGGTTTGTTCTCTGGCATTATTGATTATTCAACTTTTTGTTAATGGTTTCGTTGAGAAGTTTTGCTTCAGCAAGTTTCATATCTGTGTTAAGCGGTTGTTCGTGAGCTGGCGCTTTTAATTTAGCCATTTTTTCTTGGAAAAGCTCCATAAATAGCATTGAGCTTTCTAAATCTAGCTGAGACAAAACATCTCGGATTACATCATGAAATACCGAAATATGCTGATCTACTGCTTGCAAAGTCACGTTGTGTTGAATGACCAAGTCTGCTGGATTCTCGGTGAATTTATAATATTTTTCTAATAAACTACCTAACAATTCACCGTATTCAATCAAAACACGATCAATTTTAGTATTGATATTACGTGGGTCTTCTTGAATTTCATCAAATACTTGACCTAAACGTGTTTCAATAGCAATGCACAAATGAGCCACCATTTGACGAACATCTATTTCTTTACCAGCTAATTCCAACATTTTGCTTTTGTAAGTGGAATTATTCTTAACAGCTAATTCTAACTGTTCTTCTGTACTGGTAGCTACAGCTTGTTTGGTCTTAATCATATCCTCACGGATCATAGAATAGACATCTAAATAATTATCTTTGAATACTTTAATAGATTTTTCAGCAATAACAAACTTAGCTTCACTAACATTAGTATATTTGCCAGCAAGCCATTCATGAATTTCTTTTGGTGGATAATCTAAGACTAGTTTACCGATGATTTCATCTTTATCTGGATGTTCCAGAATTTTCTTGAGTGCGTTTTTGTTCATTCAATTTCTCCATGAAACGGTCTAAGAAAAGCTGAGCCGCCTCCGGATCTAACTGTGACAAAACCTCTCTTATGGCCTCTTGAAATTTTGAGATGTGCTCATCTATCACTTGTTGTAACCTAGTCTACCTTCACGCGTATCAAAAATAGCATGGAATGGAGTGTTTAATCCGTTAGTCTGTTGAGATACGTCTCCACCAGGAACTTTAGATCCGTTAATTAATTCGAAGCCAGTTTCAAAATTATAAGTTTTTTTATCAAGTTCACACTGCCATACGTGTTCGCCTACACGTGCAATTTGAGCGCCAGGATGATCTGGACAGTAACGAGAGCTTAGGGGAGCCTCTAGAATCTTATATTCTTTGGTAAATCCACTATTTTCAATAGCCTTTTCAGAACGTCCAAGGTGATTTACCTTATGCAATTCCTTACGTGGCTCTTCGTACTTTTTTCTGATTTCATCTGCCCTAGAATCTACTAAATCTTTACGTTCAGCATAGGCATTTGGTGGAGCAGCAATAGTTAAAAGAAGCTCGTCCAATACAGAGGCCATTCTCTTAAGTTGCGGGTCACCACTCTGATCAAGAGCCGTAGCTAATGCAGCAGTCTCTTCAATAGCTTCTGGAGTAAGAACAGATTCAGTAGGTGGCTCAAGAACATCTACTTCATCAGCGGCCTTCTTGAGCAATGCGGCAGCCAGAACACAAGACTCTGCTACTATATGCATGCACTTTTCATCAGCTTCTGCAAGCAACATAGCTTCATTATTTGGACTTTCTAGCCAGGAAGCCATTGCATTCAATAGTTCAGAAATTCTCATAGTATAGCCTCTTATTCCTCAAAAATTGGTTTACTCTCTAATGCGGGAAGATTAGTTGACTGACGTCTTTGAATTAACTCAGAAATAGATTGAGCCATTTGTCTAATCACATTACCATTTTCCGGATTTCCCTTACCTTTTATAGCTCTAACAAATTTATCGAATTCTCTAGACATTCCAGGCTCTTCGAGTATCTTAAGCACAATATCTAGATTATCCAATAAGGTCGGCCCCGTAAATCCATAGGCGGCAGCCTCATTTGGATGTTCTAAGAAGAAATTTCTTCTTTCATTCTTTGTTAGCGGCAAAGCCTCAGGAACAACGACGTTTCCTTCAAGCTCTGCACCTTTTCCCTCTTCATCGGGCGGAACAAATGGTTGTAATAATTTAGCAGCACTAACTATTAGTGAGGAAAAACGTTTCAATGAATTTTCTAACCTACTTAAATCACTTAATGTAGCATTAAGAACTTGTTGGGTTGGTAAATGTTCAGGCGACTTCTTTTTAGTATTCTTAATTGCTTCATCTAGAGAAGAAATAAGTGCCAAAACTTTGTTAAGCGCTTTGAATAAGCGAGTAGGATGCGCAATGAGTTCTTTGATATTTGCAGTAATAATCTGCATGTGACCCACTATCTTTTGACAGTGCGGTTCGCCATGATGAGCCATTACTGGAATAGCATTATACGCCTTAGACGTAACCGTCTTAAGGTCAATATAGTTTCTGAAGGCATCCTTTATTTTTGACTCGACATCACGCAAGACGGTCTGCAATGAGGCGGCTCCCTCAGACACCAGCTCATACTTATGCGCTACGAGGTCTGCCAACCTAAATATTCTCATTGCTCACCCAAAAATCTTGGCGTTAATAAAGGAAGCTCCTTCATAAGTCTCATCCATACCTTTACGATATAGTGGGCGACAGTATCCATTCTTATCTTGGTATACTTTATTAACTGGTAGACCAGTGTGAGAACAAATTGGGTGCTCACTATTCGCGCTCTTAATCATCTTAGAACATTGTGTCTCAGCAGTTTTAACACCAGACAAACCAGTCATATAAAGATTGAATGCTAAAGCATATGCTTTCTCATCACCTGCATTCTTAAGAACGTTAAGCGCATCTTCTGCCTTAGCGTAATTTTCTTCTGCTAGCGCCTGACGCAAATTATTGACAATTTCACTTGGCTTTAGAGTAGACATATTAGATGCAACTGCAGCCATTTTAGAATCAGTCTTGTTTTCTGAAACTAAATTGTTAATGCCTTTCTTATCAAAAGAGGCAAGAGAGCCATTGCATAACATAACTGTTGGTTTCTGTAACTTGTCATTTGCAACCTTAACAGGCACCATAAAAGCAACTTTGCCAGTTTCTAGAGAAACGCCAACATGAATAGTACTTTCATCATTACCAGCAATTACCACTTGGTGATTAGTAAATCCCATAGACTGTAGTTCGCGAGAAACATGAGCCCTAGCAGCGCTTACTTTTTCTACACCAAATCTCCAAGATGCAAGCCCTTGCGGAGTAGTAAATTTGTCTTCAAATGACATAAACTCATCAGACTTAGGAAGAGAAACATCTTTTTTTGGAGCGGCTTCAACTTTTAGCCCAACAACTTGTCCTTGGAAAAATTCAGATTGACCAGCACGCTCAGCATTCATGCGAATAACGGCTAATTCAGCAGCAGAAATTTCACGTTTGCCACTAGCCGCATGAGTTAACGCAGTTAGAATATCGGTAGCACCAACTTTAGTCTTAGAACCTGCTTGTTGAGTAATATAAGCTTTAATTGTGGTGTGATTCAAATCTTCTGGGCCAGTATTACCCATAAAAACTTCCGGCTCAATAACATCATTTTTATTAACTTCTACTGGAACATAGAATGAAGTAACACCTTTTGGAGTCTCATAATCTGCTTTGATTACAATGAATTTATCATTACCATCACTAATTGCAAGGCGAGATGGCTTCAAATTCCAAGCATCTAAAGTAGTGCCAACCGACTTCATTGCTTTTTCAGCAATTGGCTGTGAGTACATTTTGAGCGGAGCATGCTTGTCAAAAACACTCTCTAAAGCATTAGCCAAAACCTGATCACCAGCACGATAATCAACAGGTTTTACAGCTTCATCACGCTGATAAGTAGTAATTTCTGGCTCGGCCGTTTCTCCAAGCTCATCTGTAAATAACTCGGCAAACTTAGTGCCGTGCTGATACAATTTCCCGTAAAGAGAATTTAGCTCAGCTTTACGAATAAAATTTGTATTGTTGCTAGCCATCTTGCTAATAACTCGGGACATAGCGCCGATAGTTTTATCTTGAGGATAAGCTTCAACGTATCTTGCCAATTTGGCAGCCAAAATTGGAGTGGCAATTTTTTGATTGCCATCTACCGCTTTTGCTAAGGTACCTACTAGTTGATGTATTTTACCAAGGCTCATTGAACACCTATTCTATTATACCAGTTCTGGGTATCTCTTGGATACCTCTAGTCTAGCCGTCTCACTTAGCTCACTCAAAAGAGCTTTGACGAGCTTCTTGTTGGTGGCAAGCTTCTCTGGTAGGTACTGTTCAGCCTTATGTAACTCAGAGCTTGGAATTCCCAGTTTAGATGCAGCAAATCTTACAAGAGGATCGCCCTTGTAAGAAATTTGCACATCATGTCCATTCTTAGAAACGTAAACGCCCCAAGGATTGGTAGAAGCGGTCTTTTCGACTTCATCATCATAAAGAGCCACAATGTAATCACCATCATCTGCGCTCTGGATTTGCCAGAGGTCAGCACCCTTATCGCCATCCTTAAATCTAACCACATCAAAAGCCACAGTCTCTAGCTGATCTTTCACATCAGAAAGACGATAAGCCTTCTTTGTAATCTGATTGGCCAACTTTGAGTAATCTAACGAATATTTTGGCATCGTGTCTCCCATTGAACAGAACGTACTCTACCTTAAATAGAGTAATATTGATACTAATTCTGCACTTTATTAGTGGTATACCTACTACGTAGATTTCAGAATATTACCCTATTTATCAAGCCAAACCCTCTTTCTATCAATGATTTTTCAGGTTTTGCCTGTAAATTTTCCATGGTTACCATTTTTCGTCACGACACTCCGCCATCTTCTGTAAGATGTCTTTTATCTTATCGTCGTTTTCGATTATCTTTCTAATCTTTTTGCGAGCACCGCCGTATATTTTCTTTCCATTCTTATAATCTACGTTCCCGTTAAGCGACTTCGTTATTGAACTTTGGTTCACATTTAGCATCTTAGCTATCTCCATTTGAGTATAGCCATCTGCATAAAGTCTAATTACTTCTCTTTGTCTTGGGGTCAGTAGCGTATCTACGACTCTCCAAAACTCTTTCTTGAGCTGCTCTTCCAACTCAATTAAATCTTCGTTGTACTCAAATGGATTCAACCTTGCAGAGATACTATCCTCATTACAAAATGCTTCCATCATGTCATTTGAGCAAACTGTTTCTAATAAAACCCACTGGTATTTGTCGCTACGATTCTTTCTACGTTCCATCTTTGACCCCTAGATATAGTAAAAGACACAATCACAATATATCAATAGAGGAAAGATGAAAATTTCCTAAGAAATTTCAATCTTTGACGCCAAAAGATAGCTCTCCGTAATCACTAATTCCTCCCTTAGTGATGTATTCATCTATATCTTTGTAGTCGTCTGGTAAGTATAAATTATGAATGTTGGCAAACTGCCCAAACTTATTAACTATTCGTTTCCTCCCCTTTTGGCCAGCTTCATCATTATCCAATAGCAAAAATATGTTATTGGAGTATCTGTTAATGACTGAAAATTGATAGGAAGTCATATTAGAATTACCTAAAGCAACAATATTTCTAAATCCTATCTCAGACGCCTTAATTACATCTATTTGACCTTCTACGATGTAAACACAATTCCGCTCTAAAATATGACGCTTATTCTCATAAAGTCCAAAAAGTAAATTGCCCTTCTCAAACTTAGTATTTTTGTATTTAGATATTCCTTTTTCTTTTTGCTCTTTATCTGATAGAATAGTGCGCCCTACTATTCCAGCTACTTTGCCATACTGATCTCGAAATGGCATAACTAGCGGATAATCTTCAAAATAACAAGACTGTACCTTGCGAGGGAAGAGTGAATCTTCTATTTCTTTAGTAAAGAGAAGTTTTTCATTTGTAAGAGTTTCTTCCCCTACTAAGTCAGCCAACACAGAGATATTCTGTACGCCTGGGAAATAACCAAACTGGAAAATTTCCTGACTTTTATCGTTTAAACGCAAATCGAGATAGGACTTACTTGGTCGAGCATCCGGATAGTTATTCAACAGAAACCGACATGATTCAACTATCTTTTCTAGCATTTACAACTCTTTATTGGCAGTACGGAGCTTATCTTTCAACATTCTTTTGAAAGTATCACTTAAATGGTCATGAGGCTGAGCACATCCTGGGCACACTATATCGTCATTGACCACCTTTGGCTGCGCCTCTTTTTCACATTTTTGACACTTAACTCCGAATGCAATAGCTTGTTTTTGTCTAAATTGTTTCAAAGTTTTCATTTGAACTTTGACAAAGTGCGTAATATTTGGTAGCTCTTGATCGCACGTATTGCAATACACCTTATCTGTTTTAGGATCCAAATATGGCTCCATTTGATCCACGGTTCCTTTACATCCCTTGTGTTGACAAAACATTGCGAATGGCATTATATTACCTCATCTAGAAGAACGCCAATCAATTTATCAGTGTTCTTTGGATATTCAACATCTAAAATGACCTTTTGATCACCTGCGTTAGCTACTCCATGATGGGGTATAATTACCTCATCACGATTACGGGACTGTGGTTTAACTTGTATTTCTTTTTCTCCATGAATAGTTTTTACTTTACGACTGCATCCTTGTAAAGCATCTAATAACGAAATAGTGAGATAACTTATTACATGTTGACCATTTAACGTTAAATCACTGTCTGGAGTGACAGTAACATGCAAAAATACATCAGTATGCTGATCTGCCAACCCCATAAAAGAGCCTGCAAAATTCCCCATACCAGGTAATCGTAATGTACTACCATTAGTAGTGCCCGCAGGCACAGTCACGTGTACAGATGCGCGTGCCTGAACGGTACCATAACCACTACAAATATTACATCCTTCTACATTAGAGCGGCCATAGCACTCATCACAGGTCGACATAACAATCATATTACCCTGTCGACTAGTTACTTGTCCACGACCACCGCACTTCTTACAGCCGTTGTTTATCCTAACTTCTCCCTGTCCATTACAGTTACGACATTTGGTTTGACGATCAAACTGAAGTTCTTTCTTGCAGCCCAAAACAGACTCCTTAAAAGAAATAGTAATATTTGTTTCTACATTCTCTAAATGAACAACTTGTTGGCGATGAAACCCACCAAAACCATTTTGGCGTTGTGGAGTATCATCGAACTTATTATTGGAAATAGACTGATAAGCTTCATTAATCTTCTTAAATTTTTCTTCAGAGCCGGTATCTTTATTATCTGGGTGATACTTTTTAGAAAGTTGACGAAACGCTTTTTTGGCGTCCTCCACCGAAGAGGCTTCTGATATTTCTAGGATTGAATAGGCTTCTGCACGCTTCATTTTTTCTTACCCTTAGGCTTTCCTTTAGTCTTTACCTTGCCCGCTAAAGCAAGCGTATGATACAGGCCAACTGCAATGCCGTCAGCTTTATCGTAGCTTTCGACCTTAATACTGCCCTTCTTATTATACTCATAGGGAAACGTAATTCCTAAATGTTGGGCGACAAGGGCCGGCATTTCTTCTTTTTTTGGTAAATCTTTACCCGTCTTTAGCCCATGACGAATTGTCATAACACTATAAAGAGTAGGTTCCTTACCAAGATAATCATAAGCAGTTAGACAAATCATCCTATTAAAAGTAGTTAACATGATAATAGTCTTAGCAGTACTCTTACCTTTCATAAACTGAATTATCTCTTCAATAGAGATATAATCTGGCTGAGCAGCTACGATGACCCTTTGAACTTGATTTCTGGTATCTACTATCCTTTCGATAATAGAACCTTTCTTTTTGGGCTTGATATATCCAGCTTTTACAAAAGAAATATTATTTGTTGTTTCATCCCAACTTAATATAGAATAACCAATAGTAGTAGAAGAGGCGTCAAAGCCAAGTATAGTTTTAGCCATACTTGGTAATATATCCAATAAAACAGAAAGACCCATAACCAAATTGGTTATGGGTCTTTCAACTATCTAGGGAGTGATAGATTTAGGACTGGGCGTCTTCACCTTCATAGTCAGGGAAAGTTTTGTCTAGTTCTTCATCATCAGTCATGCTGACGGCTGGAGCGGCAGCCTTGGTGCTCTTCTTTACAGCGGCAGGAGCCGGAGCAGAAGTTGCAGGTGCACCGCTGGTCGTTACACCATTGATTTTGTCCAATCTAGCCTGAACTTTTTCAGGAGTAGGTGGAGTGACTCTGCGCTTCAGGTCATCAAAGTCAATGCTGTCCTTAATTACTTGGTCAGCGGCTGATAGTGGTTCCTTTGGCAAGGCTTGAACACTGTAGTATCCAGTGGCACCGCCGTTCTTATCAACTTCAATGTTGATGTCATACTTAGTTGGATCACCAAATCTTGGATTTTTGTTATATTTTCTAATCTGTGAAAACACAGCAAAAGAGATGTCCAAAATCTTGTAGGTACCAGTCTTACGACTAATAACTCCTAGTAACCAACGCGGCTTAGCCTTGTCGCCATCCGCACAGAGAGGGCAGCTTCCATGAATTGCAGAACACTGAACTTTCTGTCCGAAACCGTTGTCACCTTCTTTCTTGTACTTATGAACCAAGTACTGGTATGGTTGGGTCAGAATACGGATTTCGTTCGGGCCCTCATCTAAACGAAGAAAGAGGTCTTTGCTGTTTGTTTGCTTCTTGTTATCGCCTGGGAACACATCATCATTCCAAGATACTTCACCGAATGTACTCATTTTGATCTCCAAATGTTATTCTATTTTGTACTTATAGTACGTTTATCTACTTAACAAAAACAATCGATCGTATTTTCTATCACATTAGTGTGTAAATCGTACGTAGCGAGTGCGGGTGTGGTCAGTGGTACGGCCAAATCTTACTCCAATACCTCTATTACGTAGCCTATTAGCTATTCTGTTAATCACCACTCTGAGGGCGCCTGGTGAACCAGGAAGAAGAGTCCTCTGACGTTGACTAAGAACACGGTTCAAAGCAGTAGTCAAATTTGTCATCGTTCCTTTCCAAATGCCTCCAGATTGTTCTATTACTGAGGTGACCCCACGAAAAATCACCTCATTTGTTTCATTCGCGTTAACCATTGTATTACTCACTTTCCTATTCGTAATATCTTACTTCTGTTCTTTATTAGGAACTGTCACAGTCTTTACAGCATTGAATACTAAGCTTCTAATGCTATGAATTCTATGTAGCGGAAACATCATCTCCAAAATTAATTCTTTGGAAGTATTTGTCAAGATGTCCGCAAAGGTTTTGATTATTTCCTCTTCGTCCTTATCACAGAAAATTCCCTTGACTTGGACAAAACCGTTAATTGATTCAGGCTTATCCAAAGAAATAAATCTCTGAAAATTACGAGTCTTCCCAGAAAGACCATCTTCTAATGTAATTAAAAATGGTGGTTTCTTGAGGGAGGCAGCTTGAGCGCCTAAAAGACTATTTGGACCCAACTCAATTGGCATAATTACTTACCTTTCTTGCCCTTCTTTGCTTCTGTTTCTATACCAGCTTCATCAGCAGTAACGCCATTTTTCTTGGCCTCTTGTTCCTTACGAGCTGTTTCCCACTTTTGCTCACGCGCCTGGCTAATCTTCAAAGCTAGTTCAGTCGCAAGAGCTGGATCATCTTTAAGAGCTTCACAGAACTTTGGAAATCCAACCCACTTCTTATCACCATATTCATGAGATACTGTGGAGGTCTTAACGACCACGTTGTAATCTAAAGCTAGCTGTGCAATTTCTTCATGCTTATCTATAACGCCGACTCCGAAGTTTACTTTGAATTCACACTTACGAGGGTAAGGGCCAAACTTCGATTTTTCAATGGTTGCACGCATCGTATGTCCGACCTTTTGCTCTTTTTCATCCAAGATTTGCGCATCTGCACGAGCTACCGCTTCAAAGTAAACGTTAGCACTCAAGAAGTGAGCGTAAGTATTTCCGCCAGAAAACGAGTGGTCTACACCATAAGGATCCATATTGGCTTTCTTATGGTTGATGAAAATAAATGGCACCATTGCCCTATTTGCATCAAGAGAAAGCTTACGGAAAGTAGTAGTTAAGAATCTGGCAAGTAAAGCCATATTCATCTTTCCAACAACCGAAACATCTTCGCCTGGTGGAATAATGGCGCCGAGTGAATCCAACACAACCATGTTGATATTGAATTCTCCCGCCATAATCATATCGAGTAGTCCTTGCTTAGATTTGCCGACTAGCTCATGAGTCTTTTTATCTTCCTTAGGAACCCCAAGAATCATCTCAAAACAGCTACGACCAATAACGGCCGTTTCACCATCTACAACAATAATTCTAGTGACATCTAGTCCAAGAATCTCTGCCCACTTAGCATCGAATGTGCCTTCTGCATCAATGAACATCTGTTGAGATGTTGGGTCTTGTAGTTGCGCTTCTTTCATAGCCAGCATTGCCATTAGGGTTTTGCCACTGCCGGGGGCGCCATAATACTGAATCAATCTGCCTTTTGGTAAACCACCGGATGACAAAGCATCGTCAAGAACCATAGAGCCAGATGAAATAACAGGAAGTTTTTCTCCAATAGTTTCATGGGCGAGTCTAACATCTAACTGAGCGTCTGCTTCTGCAAAGCTTCGGAAAAATGCGGTTAGCTTATCGGCTTTCTTTTTTTTATCATCTGACATTTTTTCTCCTATCAATAGCCCTCGCCTGGCGGGTTGCCGGTGCCTGAACTATAACCGAGGATCGTCTTTCGGAGCCCGCCAGCAATGTCTTTAAAATGGTGGTGAGCTTTGATCAAAATCTCGTATTTTCGGTCCAGGGCCATTTTAGCACCTTTGGCTTCTGCTAATTTTACTAGTATTGCTTCGACTTCGGGCGATGATTCTCCCGCCCATTTCTTCATGTCCACGGTCGTTCGCGCTCCATCAGGAGACGCATATTCTAAGGACACTTTATTCTTTGTACTATTTACTTTCGATTCTAGATATGCTACTGTCTTTACCATCTTAGCTAGATAATCTGCTAAAATATCTGCTCCTCTTAATGATTTTTGTTGTAAAAGTTCTGCATGTGCTAAATCAATAGCATCTACATCCCTTAATTGTTCCAATACACTTTGTATTTCCGTAAGGTCAAAATTCTTAAAGTCTTCCTCAAGGTTAGCACCTAAAACATCGCCGAGTCTTACTTGTTGGCTCATGTTTGTCTTTCCCCTATATAATTGAATTAACCGAACTTTTTCTCGACAAATAATTATTTGCCACGACCAAAATAATCAAATGATAAATAATAATTCTGCCCATCATTCATCTCATTGGCCGGCGTAAAATGTAGCTTAAAACTACCATGAAAACTATCAATCCATATTTCATTACAAAAATGGTTGTAATCATAAGCACTTTCTAAATTAGCTAAAGCCTCATCTATTTTATGAGATATTTTATCCATTATGAAATCTTTGACAAATTGCTTATCTTTATTGCTTATCTTTTCGGAATAATGTCCCATTTTACTTCTTGATTTCTTTAATGGCGTCATCAATCTGTTGATACATTAAACGTAAATGTTGGTGTTGCATTAATGACATCAAAAATAAGAATACTTCTAAACTAGTTCTTCTCTTAGCGGGAGGTTTTAAAAAAATAATAATACCTTCATCATTAGTCTCAAACAAATCCATAAAAAGATCTTCGCCTTTACCAGTTACATCTGTATAAGACTTACAAATCTTTTGGTACATATCCCATTCATCATCTGTCATTTCCAGTTTCTTATTGTCAACGACTCTGATTGCCATGGTTTACTCTTGAAAAACTTCCTTGACCAGAACCCAATCGTTTGAAAGCGCCTTGAGCTTTTGCCTGCATCTTAGCTAGGGCATGCAAATCTTTTTCGTTCGCACCACCAACCCCTCCAAATTTTTTCATATTATTCATTGCTAAAACAACATCTGAAATTTCATCGTCATCACCATCGGAAGCTGGTGGCAAGCTCGAAGACACTATATCACCAGAAGCGATCATTTCCTTGCTCATCATAGGTGCCATACCACCTTCGGCTTTCGCTTGAATTGCAGCTTCTCGCTTGATTTTTTCTGCCATTGCTTTAAGATCCCTAGTTTTTGCGGCGACACTTTTAGGGTCACCATTCACAGCTTTCTCTTGCTTCAACATATTGTTTGCGCGATCGTGGAAAGTTTGAGTTCTATCATCGGTTGCCATCTTTTCAACAACAACTTCTTGTTCAATAACATCACCATCTTCTGTCGGAACCTTAATCTTAACAACAGACTTTTTCTTCTCTTGAAATTCTGCTTCATCAAGTTCTTTGCGTATTTCTTCGAAAGCTTCTTTTGGAAGATATTGTTTTAGATCGGGAGAGTCTGTTTTAATATAGTTATGATTAGATAGCAGCCAATCATCTAACTGTTCAGGGTACTTAAGCATCGCTTCCATAGCAGCAGCCAAAGTAGTTAGACAGTTCTTAAGATGCTCTTCCATAATATGTTTGCCACAAAAGGGACACACATTCATATCAATAGCATATTTCCATTTTGGATTAATTTCTATTTCACAGGATACGCACTTCATTCGATTACCCTTCTAAAACTTCTTTTTGTCCTCGTATAAGTTTGGCCATCAGCACTTGCTACTTTAACTATATCAATATCTTCAGTAATAGCTGTAAGATAATGAGATTGCTTATATCTAGACCATTTTATTTCTTGTGGTAAAGAAGATTCATCCACATGTAAGCAGCTTGCAATTTCTTTAGCTGCCTGCCGAATTTTTTCAGCTAGCGAGGCGCTAAGTGATTTAACATATTCTCTGTGTCTAAAAAAAATAGAAACCGGATCATTGGCAGCCCCATTAAGTGGAATCAAACTCAGGGAGTCAACTAGGGCTTGATTTCTAGTTACCAATGCATGTTCATAAAGCTCTTTCACTCGAAGCTCATAATCGGTTGGAGGAAGTTCTTCCTCGTTCCTATTTTGTAGGTTTTGGATACTTCCACTATCTGATTGTTGTTGAACACGTCTAATTGGCATTTATACCTTATTTCCGAACTCTTCTAAAAGAGCCTTTAAATTTATTCTCAACTACTGCATCTTTCGTGGGAGCGTATTTTTTTTTGATAACTCTTTCTAGAGCTTCAAAATTGTTATCAGTCCAATTTATCATTGACTTAATTTGGTCTCTACGAGATTTATTATCCGGTTGACAAAGACCATTTGCAATCATTAGGTTGGTTAGTTCTGTAGCTTTAGTTAGTTTTCTTTTCATTTCTGCGTGAAATTCTGGGATAGCTTCTTTTACCTTAACTTTCTTTTCCGCAGCTAATTCACTTAAATTACGACCTGGGGGGTCTCTTAGAAGATGGACGAACTTTACGATCAGATTTAACCTCCAAAGTTGATGGTTCTTCTTTTGGCGTCTCATTAGAAGTTATTCTACGAATTATACCTCCCGATCTCTTACCTTTATTTACCTTTTTAGAGGATGGTTTAAGATTATTTTTCTTAGCTTTGCTTTCTTCCATAGAATCAACAAAACTTTTAAGAGCTTGAATTTCATCTTGGAAATAAGTTGTTACTAATGGTAATTCGCGTTTTTCCGACTCTAATGCTACTGGATTAACCTTTTGCACTAAATCATCAAATTTTTCTTTAGTCAAAACTGGTGGGTCATCATTAAACCTAGATAAATCTGTCAGAGACTTATAATTATCTTCAGTAATATCTAGCTTTTCTTTCACAGACTTATATCTATTACGAGCCCACGAAACATCATAATCGTCATCATAATCTTTTTCATGAGTGGCTTCAAATATACTATTAAAAGCAGTTTGAAGCAATTCTCTCTGAGCTTCCCCAGGAACCGCATCAGGGTCTAAACCTTGAACCGTTAGTAGATGCCTCATAAATACATTAACTGGTGCTAATATCATGCTAATAGCAGATAAACCACCATTGACATAAGACTTAATAACATCAGGATTCTCTGAAAAAAGATATTTAAATATCTTATCAGTTTGTGATTGAAATAATTTTGTAAGACGACTTGACAATTGCATTATTATCTCTTCTTAGATGGTTTTCTGCCACGTTTGCGTGGGAACTCATTAACTTCATCAGAATCGACAGTTTCAATAATTTGAGTTGCTGATAATATTTCTTTTTGAGTTGGTTGGAAAGTAACGGGCACAGAACTAGCAGATGCTGGAGCGGCTAAAAATATTCCATTCATAGCAACTTCTCCAAACGGAGCGGCGCCAACAAGATGACTAGCGTTGGCTTGCATACCTCCAATAATAGAAGATGTGCTACTGAAGGTCTGGCTTGTAGAGCCGGTATAGTTGATTTGTTGTGGAGTTGTGTTTAAATCAACACTTCGTGATACCAGACCTTCAGTAGTTTCTCCCCCATACATGTGTACACCTGTATACGCATGCATGTCTGTTACGGCACTAGGAGATGCCGCAAATAAACTTTGCAATTCTTCTTCACTTAACAAACCATCAGCAGGTGAAGTGGCTGCTGCCTCAGGCGCACTTGCAGCAGGCACACTTGCAGCAGGCACAACATTTCCAGCCGTTTTACCTTGCTTCAAAAGAGCTGCGACTGCTTTCATATGTTCAACAGATTCTTTATCTGGAAGGAATTGCTGAAAGTGTTTTTGCACTTCATCTGCTTTTGGTCTATTACGAGAGTAGCGAGGGCTCTCTGGAACTGAATTTAGTTTAAGCTGAAAATTCGAGATAATAAAAGCGGCAAAGTCTTCCACTGTGGAATTATTTTTACTGAACTCGACCGTCTTTTTCAGAAAAAGGGACATTGCATCATTTGCACTAGAATTAGCTGCCATATTCTGCTCCAAAGAGTCATCCTCTACAAGGATAGTACCAGAATCAAGCTGGACAGCCCCAGGGATTAATCCTTGGTGGAAATGTCTATTTGCGGTAATGTATGACAGGTTATTTCTATCTGCCCATTCCTTTAGCTTTATTCTTGACATAACTACATTCCTTACTATGCATAGATTTTATATACAAATGATATCATCTTTATCATTTTTCGACGATACGGCCAATTTTGTTATCAACCAACATCGTATATATCAATCATCTTCATTTTCGTCATCTAAATCAATTAGGCCCTCATCATAGAGAGTATCTTCAATTTGATCTAGTATCTCCTGAGGACTCTTAGGTTTTTCCTCTTTTACCTCTCCAAAAAGCTTAGCTTTTGCCTCTTTAAGATTGATTTTCTTAGCTTTTAGATCGGCCGGCAAAGACGGCGGCAACGCGATATGGTATAATTGATCCAATATGATTCCCATATCATCTTCATAAGAATTGGTGTTACCCGAGAAGTACAATGCTATACCTATATCAAATTCAGCCTTCTTATTAAGTTCTGCAATTCGTTCCTGTACGGTTTTCCAGCGGTCCGGGAAAATAGTTAGAGTACATTGGTCGCCATTTTTATCTTCCATTACAGCTTTAATCATAGACTGACCATAATACTTACCTTCTTTTTTCACACGGAATTCAAAGAAATCACGAATGATACCTTTGACAGAAGATACATTGGTCTTATCCTTCATTCGTTTAATTTCTTGTACAGTTGTAGCATCTCCATCAAAGAATTTACCATATGCTAGTGATGGTTTGCAGCTAAATGACTCACCTAGATAATAATGCTCAAGAGCATAAATCTCTGGCATAGTCCAAGCAGACTCTTGTGGCCATGGATAAATAAATTCCTCTTGAGTAGGATCATGCTTCTTTAACCAAACTTGCAATTTCTTACGATAGTCAGAAACATACAAGTACATCAATTTGCGCGGAATACCAAACGAATCTAACGCGCCACATGCAGCTAAAGCCTGAATACTATTTGCTCGAACTGTTTTTGAACTAACTCTAGACATAAAATCAAAGAAACTAGTAAAAGGTCTCTTTTCAAGAATATCATTTATAGCATCAGCACCAACAAACTTAATTGCATCCAAACCAGTAATTAATTTGTTACCATCTTCAATGGTATAAGATAGTTGTGATTTGTTAATATCCGGAGGGACAATTTTGACCCTGCGTTTACGAATCTCTTTTTTGATCTTCTCAATGTTGCCCTTTGCATCTGGAGAGTTCGATTTAACTTCTGCCATTAAGTTAGCCATTAAGAATTCAATTGGATAATGAGCTTTAAGATAAGCGGTCTTGTAACTCGTCATTGAGTATAAAATACTGTGAGACATGTTAAAACCGTAACCCTGGAACTTATCAACAACTTCGTCCCAAATACGTTTAGCAATAGCCTCATCTACATTATTTTCTACAGCGCCTTTAATAAACTCATTTCTCCATTCTTGAACCTTCTTAGGATTCTTACCTTTTTCTTTAGTTAACTTACGAAGACGGTCTGCTTCATGTAAGCTCCATCCAGCTACGTCCTGGGCAAGATACATCAAAGACTCTTCATAAAGACCGAAACCGAATGTATTATTGAATGCTCGACCTAATGTTGGATGCAACAGTGCGAATGGTTTTTTGCCGACTTTGGTTAAGATAAAATCTTTACGCATGTCTCGGGCAGAAGGTCTTGCCAAAGAGTTAATATAACTAATATCATTAACCGACTTTGGTTTAATCTGCTTACAAAGATCAATAGTTCCGCCAGAGGTTCCTAACTGGAATACACAAAATGTATCGCCACTAGAAATGATATCATATGCTTCTTGATCATATTCATCATAACTAATATTTTCTGGAACTGGTTTGCCAGACTCCTTAATTAACTTCATAGCTTGACCAATGATATCTAGAGTTGAAAGTCCCAAAGTATCCATCTTGACCAGGCCGTTTTCTTCTGCTTTATCCTTATCATACTCAATGGCTAAGGCTCCATCCTTATCCTTTCTAAGCGGAACGAGTCCAGTCAAAGGGCGGGCAGAGATAATGATACCACCAGCATGGGTAGACCAAGCTCGATATTTACCACAGATATCTTTGTATTTTACAAACTCTGGATATTTCTTAGCATACTCTGCAAAGAGGGGAACTTTTGTCAAAGCGTCATCAATAGAGTGTATATCTGCAGGAATACAGTTTGCAACTTCATTGCCAATCTTAAACGCTTCTTCTTTGGATCCTCCAAATTCAAAAATACGCGCAATATCTTTAACGTACACTTTTGGTGTAATTGTGTTAACATTACTAACGTGTGCTACATGATCTTCGCCATATTTCTTACGCAAATAATTTTGAACTAACTCACGACCAGATGGCGCAAAGTCAGTATCAATATCTGGAAATGAACTCTTTTCTTTATTATGAAAACGAGCAAAAATCAAATTGTATTTAATCGGATCGGCCTGGTGAATTCCCAATAGATAAGCTACTAGTGAGCCGCCAACAGAACCTCGACCTTCTCCTACAGCAATTTCATGCTTTCTAGCCCAATCTATAAAATCTGCAACAATGAGCATATAACTGGAGAATCCATGGAATTCTAAAACATCCAGCTCCTCTTCTATACGTTTATTATATTGCTCACGTTGCTCTGGGGTAAGATTCTTGACACGAGAATCAAATCGTTCAATACAGCGGTAGCGCAAGAACAATTTATCCTCATCCAATTTCTGAATGTCTTCTGGCTGTTTGGTAACCCATTCACGGAATTGAGGATAATCAGGCTCATCTTTAACAGGGAATACTGGCAATTCTTTTCCTGATGGATTAGAAAACTTCGGATCAATCCATTCAGGCTTCTCGCACAAGTTAGCAAAGTAAATAGAATTATCTACGAAGGTTTGCGCTTCGTCTTTATAAACACGTGCAAAAAATTCTTTAACTTCATCGCCCGTTTTAAGATAAAACTCGGGAACCGGATACTTAAGGCGGAAACCAGAATGTTTTGGCTGATGCGCACCAATAGCAAGGAATGCGTCATGTACATCCGCATCTTCTTTTGTTAGATAATGAGCATTACAGGCAGCCACAACACGAACATTGTGTTTTTTGCCGAGCTTTACTAATTGTCTGTTCAAAAAATCTTGATCAATTTCATCATTAAAGATATTTGAACCGCGCTTCATGTTGTTGGGCTGAATTTCAATCCCCAAATTATCAGCAAACAAATCTTTGAGGCGCAACAGAGTTTTCTCTGCTTCATCCATTTTACCCTTCATAATAGGCTGGCTGATGATGCCATTACCGCAAGCGGTCAAACAAATTAGTCCTTCAGAATACTGTTCCAATAATTTCCAATCAAGCACAGAATAAACGCGCTTACCAACAAAGGAACTCTGATCGAAACCTTTCTTATTCAATGTCAACAAATTACGATAGCCAACAGCATTCTTGGCTAATAATACAATGTGACGAAATTTCTCATTAACATTGGAGGCATCATCTTGAAAATAACATTCACATCCAATAATAAGTTTTACACCAGTTTCTTTTGAAGCCTTCCATGCATCCCATGTTCCAGCTAAAGAACCATGGTCTGTTATTGCCACTGCTGTTTGCCCTAGTTCTTTTGCTCGCTTGAACAATGCCTTGGGTGTGATGATAGAATCAAGAATAGAAAACTGCGTCTGATTATGCAGCGAAACAAAGTCGGTCATAAGACCTCCTGATATGGTTTGTGTATTGTAACACGTATGTACATCTTACCCAATCTCAGGGGAGTTTTCAGTCTAAGGATAGACTGCGTGTACTGTGCCAGGGAATACGGTGTGGTGGTTACGTTACCTTGACAATATAGATTTCAAATCTTTTTCGTCAAGGTTCTGACTATTATCGTAAAAATAACTAATCTTCTTGAATTGATCTTTCCAGAATTTTTTGTTACGAGTCTTCTTAGTCAGCAATTCTTGTAAATCAACAAAAGACAATCGACGATGACGGAAAAGAGCATGAGCTATTGCCATCACTGCGTCCCAATGTTCATGAAGTTCATTTTGCACTTCAGCCATTAATTTTCTTTTATAAGCTGTTCTTTTAGGCCCTGGAGGTGCCAGGTTATACTTTTTAATCACCTCTCGGGCTGATTTGTTATCATCTGCAGAACCATAACTGATAAAAGTTGGAGTTTGTTTAGACCCTGAAATACTTCTAAATAAAGAAGTTTCAGCAATTAAACCAGCATAACTAATACCAATTTCTGCTCTAACTAGAGTATTCAATAATTCAGGGTCTTGAATTTCATCAAAATCACTAGGATAATCATAATAACAAATACCGTGAATTCTTTTAAATTGCTTATTTTCAAAAACAGACACGGAACTAACTTTCATAAGGTATAACAATGCAATAACAGCATGTCCTGCCTCATGATAGGAAGTTGAAATAAATTCGTGGGTTTTGGTAACTTTCTTTCTGACTTCAGTGATAGAACCTTTACCCTTTGCCATCCTCACTCCGTTCTGACAAGCAACGCCTCAAGATCATTGAGGATTTGGTCACAGTCTGCTCTTTTACACTTAGCATTTAGCTTATCGCCACCAAATGGACCCGTCACTATTAAGTCCAGATTATCGGCATATAGCATTCCTGCTTTAGTAAAGTGGGCAGCTTCTGTATACCCATTACTTTTCAGAACTTCAAGTAAGCTATTATCAATTGGCCTATCTAGTTTAAAAACTATTTGCTTCTTGTTACAGCATGCTTGAATAAGGAACCTTTCGACTTTCATTAGTCGCCTTTGTTATCTAGGTCTACTCCCTTGCTCTCTAAGCAAAGTAGAGCATATTGAATTTTTGCCTGTTGTACTTTCTTAGCATCACGATAAGGAGCAGCTAGCTCTTTAGACATTTCTCTAGCTGCGGTTAACTTATCATCTGCATCTTCTTCTCGATTGACTGTGTAGATATTACCCTCACATTCAACGATAATTTTCTTTAATTCATCAACACTAGCTGCATCAGCAGTGTCTTTGAATTCCGGCATCTTCTTAATGAGATCGTCCCACTTCTTTGGTAAAGAGGTTAAAGGACCATTATCTTTCTTTCCCATTATACTTTCTCCCTGTTAATCAATCAATTTTATTGACTTCACTATGAAGTCCATAGTATTTTCATCTTTAATACGTGAGAACAAGATTTGCAAATAACCAGTCTTGTTCATCTGTTGAATAACTTCATCTAAGCTTTGAGTTACTTTGGTATTAGCCAAATTTTGCTTGATGATTTCAAACACCTCTTGATCAGTTAGCTGTGCTTCTGGCTCAGCCTCTCTAATCTTATCTAAAATTAGAGATAGCTTAACATTTTGCTCGGCCATTTCAATCATCTTCTCTCGGTCTACATCTGGCATAGTATTCCAATCTACTTGTGATTGGTGGCTCAAATATTGAGCCTCAGACAAAGACATCCAGTTTGGAACTTTAATATCAACACTATCAACAAGCTTTCTGGCCACAGCCTCTTGAATTGCTAGTTTCTTCATACTGGCTGAACGTGCAAAGGCAGCCTGAGCAACAGTTTCTTGCAATTCAGCAAAGGTAGTTTTACCCATCTTCTTAGCCATTTCATCATCAAGAGCACATGGTACAGTTTTAGTTCCCATCTTTACAGTAACTACGAAATGAATGGTCTTTCCTGCTAAAGAAGGAAGCCCTTGAGCAGGAGCAATAAAATCAAATTCACGAGTCTCATCTAGTGACATGCCCAATAAGTTGTTATCAAATGCTGCTAATGGACTATTACCTACGGTAATCATTTCGCCTTCAGCAACTAAGCTTTCTACAACTTCACCGTCTACACTACCTTTGTAATCGATGAGAACATTATCGCCAGATTGAACAAAGTCCGTATCGCCATAAGGAGATACTTCACCTAAACGGACACGCAACTCCTGCATCATCTTTTCGGCAAGTACAGACGCCTCTACTTCACCATGTGGTTTTACAACTTCCATATTTTTCCAATCAGGAATTTCAAAATCTGGTTTTGTCAAAATTTCAAAATCACAAGTAAACTTACCACCATCTAATAGTAAATTATTGAAACGAGGGGCGCCATGTGGTCTAATCTTCTTTTCGAAAAGAGTATTGTGAAATGCATCTTCTGCCAAAGCTCGCTTTAGAGAATCATCAATTTGTTGACGATAATACACCCTAATAGCGTCTGGTGGTACAGGCTTACCTGGCCTAAATCCGGGCACTGGGGCTTTCTTAAAAGCATTTTCTACTTCTGCTCTCTTATCAGAGATTTCCAGGAAGTTAGCTTCATAGTGAACAGACAATCTGCATGGTTCTAATTCAGTTACTTCAATTTGCATTGTTTCCTCTTACTTTAAATCTACTACGGGATTGCAGAACATCTGAAACGGCTTTACTCTGTTATCTTTATCTTCAATGTTTAGCACAAACTTAACATTAAGATCGACAGCTTGAAAAGTGGCATTCGGATCACTTTGAGATACTTTATGTTGACTTTCATTAGCAATAAGCTGTTCAATAATTTCATTGATTGCTTTATTACAAATTTTGTTTACCACGCAACTTCTCCATATATTTTCGAAGGTTCTAACATTTTCTTTCCTTCTACACATACATCAGAATAATCACAGAAACGACAGAGAATCGTAGGATTTGGTCTAAACTCTTTCTCAGAAAGCATTTGCTTTGCATACTCTTCGTACTTATCTTTTACCGCTAAAATTTCTTCCTTATTAAACTCAACTGTCACATATTCAAAATTATGTCTGAGTAAAATATAAGACGCTCGCACTTTCTCTATACTCGGGTCTTCAGACACTATAACATAAGCATATGTTAAAAGCTGAAAGAAGTCGTTTTTGAGATATTTTTTGTTTTTCGTGGTTTTGTAGTCCGCCACGTGGATTACATTATCAACATCCAATTGAATCCTGTCAATTGCTCCGTTTAATACAAGATTTTCAGCGATGGCAAAGTCAAATCTTTTTTCAACCGCAATTACGTTGGCTGGCATGCCACCTTGTTTATCTTTGGTAATTAAACGCAAATACTGGTCAATAATTTGAAAACACTCCTTCTTCATTTCAGGAGTCATCTTATCTTTAAACTCTTCCAGTGCATGTTTAAAGGCATCATTCATTGTAACATTGTATGGTAACAAACAACCTTCAATATACTGCTTGTGAAAAAACTCTAAAACACTATGGCAGAATTTGCCAAAAATATGAAAGTCCCAGTCTTTGCGTGGCAGTTTTTCAATATAACAAAACTTGTACTTGGCTTTACAATCCAAGAAAGTCTTGGTTTTACTCGCCGACAAACGTAAATCTTCTGTCATTAATATTCTTTCGTTTAATGTGTAATACTTATATATCGATTTAGAATAGAACACGTCTTGCGAAGGGCAACCATTCAAAAATAACTCCCGCGCCACTCTTAGTTCCCATTGCCATTTGAGCCATATTACCATCAAATGTTCCAGTTGGTTGATAAGGTGCAGTTGAAATAATCCATTTATTAGACCAAGAATCTCTATAGTAATGAGTCATTGTATTAGTGCGTGGATTGTAATGTGCTCTTACAAAAGAACCACTAACTGGAGCCGAAGCATCTAATCCTGTATTAAAATAGAAAGTTCCATCTCTTGCTCTCTCAGCATTTTCTAGTGAGAAAAACTGTCTATTAATTTGTGGAGGATCACTTGGATCTTCGGTACTGAAATCCTGAAAAATAACCATTGCTCGTGGATCAAATAATGATGTAAATTGATTAGTCTCTTCTGGACCTTGTCCTGAAGTTTGCCCTTTGTCTGGTTGAACATCACTTGGATAGGGTAAAATGGTTTTACCTGGTAAGTTACCGATGTTGCTTCCTTGATTGCCCAAAGCATCTCTATTAGTATATGTTATCTGATAATTTGTAATATTGTACGGCTGATTGGTATACCCTGTTGGGTTACCTTGTCCATCAAAACCTGTAGGAGTGGCTGGTAGCTCTGGATTATAGACAGCTCCACCATATGGCCCAGCCTCGGCAGGATTAACATAACCTTGTTGAGGTTGAAATGGAGGTGTACCAAATGGGTAAGCATTCGGAACTACACTCCCTGCTTGAGCGGTAGTTCCAGCATGCCCTAAACGTGCATTACCATCTACTATGTTGGTCATATATTGCTCAACCACAATTGGAGATGAATCAACACCATTAGTAGCTAATATTTTAAGCGTAACCAATAATTGGTCAAATGGTAAAAAAATAGGCCCAGTATAAATAGTAGAGAATAAGGTTGGATCTGTTCCATCCAAAGTATAGAAAATAGTGGATGTGATGTTAGTAGTAATGGAAACTGTTTTTGGTATTCCTGCTACTACTTGTTCTGACGATTGTGTAACTGTAACGCTAATAACTGCCATATTATACCAAATTGAGAAATTTTGCATTTCTTTCTGTCATGTTCTTTTTTAACATAACTCGATAAACTTTATGAGCTACCCTTCTAAAGACTCTAGCTAGCTCTAAATAGACTTCCTCACCTTCTCTTCTATACAAAATTATGAATTGGTCGTAATAATCTAAAAACTCCAACTCGGGCGGTTTACCCTTGAAGGAGCCTTTTTCAATGTATATTAGTTTGTTTAGAGCGTAAAGGATTAGAAAGCGATAGAATTTCCGCTCTCCTGTCGCCAAGTATTTCGGTACAAAATTCTTTTTTAGGGCTTCAACGCTCATTTGAGAACATACGAAAGTATTAATAGTCTTGCCTATTAAGAAATTCTGGGTATGATCTGACAACGAACCTCCTCTCTTAGCTCTTCCAATGATTTAGTATTAAACAATACATAGTCAAATTCTTCATCCTTAATAGAACTTTGGCCGGTTTCACTAATATGTTGAATCTCGGGGGCACCAGTATCTCGATACAAACGTATCTGAAAAAATCCTTTTTCTTTTAGGTGATCAAATTCATTTCGGAATCGAACATCCGTTACAATCACGACATTGGATGTAAAAGACTCTTTTGATAAGTTTTCAAAACGATGGTCAAAATTCTCTAACCAAATACGGTCACTATACTTACGACCAACTTCTGTTCCAATATCAATTAGTGCTTGACGGTAAGTAAGAGGCTTACCATCCTTAAATGCTCCTGGAATAACCTCCGCTCTAAAATGAGATGGTCCATATAGAAATTCTTTGTTAGCACGCGGAAACATGGTCATTATAATCTCTTTGATTGGATCAGCAAATGCCATAAACTTAGGAGTAAAATACTCATTATTATTAATTTTGAAAATCTCATCTAGCAATAGATTGGCTAATGTGTTTTTGCCTGTATTGGCTTTGCCGCAGATTGCAATCTTATACATCTGGCCCCTTACCACGATGAAACAACTTTCGCACGTGATACCATGTTTATATCTTGTTCTACCAATACTGCATGTGAGAATTTATCTTTCAAACGATCATTATGGGTAATGACTAAAATAGTATAGTCCTTTGAGAAAAGCTTAACTATATCTGCAAAGAAATCTACACTTGCTTTATCCAAAGACTGATCAATTTCATCTAATAATAGGAATCGAACATCTACACCACTTAATTTTTGTAACAAAAATGAAAGCCCCAATTTCAAACTAAAATTGACAGCCAACTGCATAGCACCAGAGATATTCTCATAATATCGTTTTTTACCATTAACAGTATAATGAATATCTAAAGTGTCCGCTTGGTCTCCTGTCTTTTCAATAGTCTTTTCAACAGAAAAAGATAACTGCAACCCAGGTTTTAATTGCGTAAGTAAAGCATTGGACTCAATTTGTAAATCATCAAGGACATTTTGAATTATTAGATTAGGAATACCAGTACTAGAAAATGCTTGTACAACGGCCGGATACATTCCCAGTTTATCTTCAATTTCTTTAAGTAGTTTACTGTATTCAATCTTTTTGCGCTTTTCATCAATCCTTTGGTTTAAATCATGCTGAAGAACAGCTTTAGTACTATTAAAATGGTTTAGCTCTTTATTGTTAATCAAGTTTTGTGACTCAATAGTTTTTGCCTTTTGCTTTTCTTCTTGTATTTGTTTTTCAAGAATCTTAGCTTCTTTAATTGCTGAAGAATTTTGAAGTTGCTGGGATATAGCATCCATTTCTTTTATCTTCTCTTCCAACTCCTCATTGAATTTATCTAGTAGGATCTTATACTCATCATGAATAGTGCGCCTATCTGCCACTTCTTTCTTTTTGGCAGATATTTTACCATTGATACTTTCAAGATTCTGTTTAGACAATGTAAGCGTATTAATAGTTTGCTGGTGAACAGCATTCTCCGTATTCAAAGTTGAAATCTCTTTCTTACAATTTTGAATGTTAATTTGCTTTTCACGCAATTCTTGATCGATTTTTTTCTGACAAATTTTTCTATGTTCTATTGTGATAGGCTGACGACATTCTTCACATTCGCCATCTTCAGGAATTGGTTTTCTTAGCTTTTCAGCTCGCGTCATATCATTTTGAATAGTTAAACTTAACTGAGCTATCTTTTCTTTATTTGCAATAATCTTCTCTGAAAGAATATCTATTTGGTTAAAATCTAGCTCAGCCAATTTAATTTGAGTATCTTCAAACTCTTTTAATTCTGCTACGGTTTCGTGAGCAAGTTTAACTATATTAGATTTCTTAGTAGTATATTCTTTAATAGAAGTTTCTATCTTTGTTTTTTCAATATTAAGAGATTGTTCTTTAGCCACCAAATTAGAGAATTTACTTTCTAGATTAGAATGCTCATTTACTAGTTGATTAATTTTTTCATTAATGACATTAATCTGAACTTCAAAATCTCCTACTTTAAGAGAACGAACGGATATTTCTTTTTCTACATCCATAAGTTTAGCAGAGATGTCTGTCATAACAGCATCTGGATCTCCTAAGCTACTTATAAGTGTACGAAACTTATCAGCCTCTTTAGAAAGGGCTGATGATTTATCTTTAGCAATCTTTTCTAGCTTTGAATATACAATAAGGTTCAAGGCATCTTTGAGAATTTTCTTACGAGCCTCAGGAGTAGCGGTGGTTAAACCGCCAAAATCGCGCTGTAGAAAATGTATGAAAATTCTAAAAGATTTCAAGTTCACTTTAACTAACTTGGCTAACTCTTTATCTGTATCGGCAGAGCGACGGCCCGATATGTCTTTCCAATACTTATCAGTATCATCTACAATAGGAGTATAACGATCGCCACTAATAGAGTGAAGAGCTTCGGTTTCATCGCCATCTAGAGCAGTACGTTTGTAGAGCGTAAGATCGGTGGCGCCTTTGCGCGTGCGCGTGCGCGTGACTCTATATTCTTCGTTACCAACAATAAAATCAAATGTCACACTACACTTATCAGCATCATCACGAATAATATCCTCTAGATTAACATCTGAATAGTTAAAGAGTAAATATTCGATCGCTCGGAATAGTGTAGTTTTACCTACACCATTAGAAACTTCATTATTGTTTTCTGTTTTCCCAACAATTAATGCTGAACTAAACTGAGAAAAATCAATATAAGCATCATCATAGCACATAAAATCTTTTACATAGAGCCTGGATGGTTTCATTCTTTGCCCTCGGCCTTGTAGATGGTAAGAATATCCATAGCTAATTCAATAAAGCCAGGTCTTACAGCATCTTCTATATAGGTTTGCGCATAAGTTTTGATTGCGGCAGCCACATCCATCTTTGAGTCGATGGTATTGTTATTATCCTTTTTGATAAGGTTAACTTTCTTAAATTCTGAGATTGCATTGACATTGAAAGCGCCTTGCCCTGTCAAATACTTTTCGATTGTTGATTTGTTGATTGATTTCAACTCAGGAGATGCAAGTGATACCTCTACTTTTACAATCGCCTTATCTTGAACCCCAGCCTTCTTGATTTCGCTCAAAACATAGGCCGTGGTATCATCGGTACCTTTGGGTACACTGACTGTGATTTTTTGCAATGGTCTTGTTGGTAAATACGCTGAACTCCATCCATTCTCTTCATCACAATGGAAAATTACAATGTGTTTCTTATGATCTGTTTCACCAAAATTAGAAATATCCATACTGCCAATGTGTGCAATATAAGGGTTTTTCTTTTTCATTACTTGAGGTTTATGAACATGTCCCATCCACACATAATCATATCCTTGGAACATATCCAAAGGACAAAACAACTCGTTAGCCAAATCGTCAATTTCATCACCAATTGGAATTGAACCTTCGATCGCTAAATGTCCTATCAACACTTTTCGATAGGTGGTTGGAATGCTAGCAAGTTCATAGACAAGACTATCGCGAACCAACGCAATTGCTTCAGCGTTAGAATTGGAGCTAAATGATTTTCTATCACGAAATGGCACGAGCGTAAAAGCTGTAGTACCAATTATGATTGTGTTAATGTCTTTGTAGACACTAATCCCGTCTAATTCAACTTCACTCACAATATCTAATGGTGAAGTTGATACTAGACCATTGCGTAGAATATCGTGGTTGCCAACAATGATATGCACATTGATGTCATGTACTTGACATTTTTTGAGCCAAGAAATAAATAGAGTAATTAAAGCTGGATGAGGCTTTGGCTCTTCAAATACATCTCCAGTGATGATGATGTGATCTGCATGATGCTCAACAGCCTGATCCAACGTCCAATCTAATAAGTTTAGTTGGTCAACAATGCGACTATTGAGCGTAGAACCAACACCGCCTTTACCGATGTTTGTTCCTTTACCGACGTGTGGATCACCTAGAATTATTACCGTTGACATTCAGTCCCTTAGCTTTTGTAAATCTTGTTGTGAAGTATGTTCCATACAGTTTTCTTGCTTACGCCATACTTCACAGCTAATTTGATAGATGAAATGCCACCAGCAAAGTACTCTCTTCTTATATCGTTAGCTTGACTCAATGTCAACTTAGCACATGAGGTATCTTCACTTGAAAGTCCGAACATACCATTCTTCTCTCCGGCATTTTACCAATCATAGATTGAGACATTCTACGTTTAGTCTCTTCTGTCGCTTTCTTGCCCATTCTAAACTTAGCTATCTTTTTTTCTTGTTCGTTCGGAAACTATCCTTTTACCATTACCACCAAGCGCAATGTTGTAGCCATATTTTTTATCCGATGATTTGTACTGTTTTATGCAATCGATTTCTGTTTGATCAATATCTTCTAGAGTTTTTGCTTGCGCAATCACATCAAAATGAAATTATGTACTCCATGCTTTCTAATAGCATTTGCAAAGTGCTTTTTGTCTTTGCCGAGTTTAACATCAGATTTATGTCTGCGCCAACGAGCCCATGGATTAACACTTTGCCCAATATAAACTTTTCCGTTAATTATGTTTGTAATCCTGTACAGATAAAAATACTTCATACAATGAATGTGAAAATTTACCTACATGCACATCGCCATTAATAATGCCACTCTATAGTCAAATGATCCTTCTTTTTATTGTATCGGCATTCAGTTGGCATTGGGCTTGACGTTAAGATATACAACAATACCAATTCCCTATCTTTTGCTCTTTCTTTAAAAACAAGATCAGGAAGCTTGATTCTTATGGTGTAATAATCAACCACATCAATCTCTAATTCTTCACATGTGCGAGCGGCTTTTTTTGAGCCCGCGCATAAAACGATGGATATCTACTTCGGTATTATGTCCGAACACATCATCATGATTTTCTAGAATTTCTTCTAGTTTTTCTTCCCAAGTTTTCTTCATGGTTTATATAGGTTTATGTATTCCTTCAGTTTCTCAACAGTTCGGCTTAACGCCTCATTATTAAGCTTTTTCTTTAGGTTCAGCGTGTCGAATTTTTTACACGCTTGCTCAACATATACCCCCGCTTTTTCGGTCGAATAAGTCTGATAAAACTCACGTACAGTGTTTGAAAAGTCCATCATTATTTTGAGACGCTCATCAAAATCCTGCATGTTGTACATATTATCCTCATCTACATCTGATTCAAATAGATGTAGTATCTTTTGAGCTGCTTGTACCTTCGTACATTGTTCCATCTCTACTACAAAGTCACAACAAGATGGACCTTTGTGGCAACCAAAACAGTGGAACGTATTTGTATGAGGATAATACCAGAATGAAGGTGAACGCTCACGGCCACCCGCATGCGATTTGAATGGACAAGCTGTTTTCTTATTATGTTCATCCAGGCGGATGCCATAATGACGAAATAACTTTGTAATGGGTACTGTATTGGCCCTACTAATCAACTCTTGATAATAATCTTTTCCTGCAAAAGCCGCTGCAACACTTCCAGTTTCCCCTGGTGTCTCGCTATTGCTATTGGATCGGGCGGTACTTGGTATATGGCACATAATTGAGAATATTGACCGAAGCGCTCTTTTTCTTCAGAAATTAAAGATAAAAGTAGCTCTTTGGGTGTCATGGTCAATTTATTCATTACCTTTTTTCGTGTCAAGAGCTTTAGTAATTTCTTTGTTTATAAAATCAGCCATAGCAATAGGATCTGTTTTTTTATGAAGCTGTGCTATTGCATATTCTAGCTCATTCAACTTATCTCTTTGAGTGAAACAAGTTTTTAATAAAAGCACAATCCAAGTAAGCGAGCCTTCACTTTCTCTTTCATTTGGATCACTATTAATTTCTGCTGCCAACACAATCATATTCTGAAGAAGTTCTTTTTCTGATTCTAGATTAAATATGTTGCGATTCTGTGGTAGAGTTTTATCGGCCATAGCTCTTTGAAACTGTACAAACAATTCGGCGGCTCGTTTTTTGTAACCAGATAGAGTTTCTTGCGTTTGTTGTACTTGTTGTTGAAATTCTTGCTGAGTTGGTTTTTTACGTCGACTATCAAATATAGATTGTCCTTGACCTTTCACTCCAATCTTAGGAGTATATTCGTCAGGTCCTTGTAATGTTGGTTGTCCGGGTGGATTTGGTGGGCCGCCTCTATTTGTCATATATTATCTCTTCTTGAAAGGAATTAATGGTTTAGAAACTCGCTTGATAAGCACAAACTTATCAGCTAACTCAACAGTAAAATGAGGGGCAATTGCAGCCTCCAGTGAAGGGAGAGTTGCAGTAGAGCGAATAGTTACATACAGCGTATTTGGTTCAACAGGCACAAAGGTGGCGTGTTGAAATACATACTGATCTGGCAGACCAAACATTTCAATAGGACGATTCTTAATTTCATCCCAAATCTTTTCTGCTTCCGTCTTGACAGCAACTGGCGGCAATACCTGAGGAACTGGGGGGTTAGCAGTTTGTGGAGGTGCCACCGGCTTATCTACCTTCTTGGTTTTTACTGTCTTTTTGGCAGGCTTAGTAACCTTGGTTTTCTTACTAGATTTCTTGCTGGTTTTCTTTGGCATAACTTTCTCCATTTAAAGGTTCAAGAAGTACATATATCAGCAAAAGCACTTCTAAAAGCGCTGGTAAGAGTAAGCCCGCTAATCCTTTTCACCTCTTTACCGCCTTTAAGAATAATAACTTCAGGTATAGATTCAACAGAAAATCTTTTACACTGATTAGGAAAAGACTCTACATCAATAGCAAAGAATGCTATATTCTTGTGCTTTTCTTCTATTTTAGAAATCATAGTGATAAACTTATGATGATACGGCATCCAAGAAGCATAAAAATATAAAGCTTGTAATGGTAAGTCTATTTGTATTTCTTCTTCTTGAGTGATGAATTGCATTAATTATCAAAATCTTTCTTATCTGAACTATCAGACTTTTCTAGTGTCGCAACGAATTCTTCTATATTTTTAGAAACTTTTGCTTTTTCCAAAACTACTTTGGCTACTTTTTTAGCTATTTCATCAGTTATAGCAGATAGTTCTGCTTGCGTAAAAACTCCCTTTTCAATTAAAAGTTTTTCTAAAGCAGTTATTCTCAGCATCACATCAGCCACTAAAATATCAGTATTTAATTCTATTCTGTCATCTTTTTTGTCAGTCATTGTTATCTCCTATATCTATTATAACCTGTTTAAACACAATAGGAAGGTCACAGAATTCTAACCAATCGCCCTGATATTTGCAAAGTGGATTTTGGCAGCGTTGATGACCTATATGCCATTCAGGATCACTAACATAAACTTTTTTGGTATCTGAACTGTTGCATTTTGGACACTTCATCTGCCACAACATTTCTTATATTTCTTACCAGAACCACAAATGCATGGTTGGTTTGGCCCAATTTTAACCTTATTTACAATTGGAACTGGTTTTGGAATACTACGATCCATAAACAAAGTTGAATTCAAATGATCTAATTCATGTTGACATACAACAGCTACAAATCCAGTAGCAATAAAACTATGTGGCTCAGTCAAATTGTTAGTAATGTGTACTTCTTGAAATCTCGTAGTAGTCTCTAATCGACCCGGAAAAGACAAACACCCTTCATCTGTAAAAACAGCAGGGTCATATCCTTGAACCAATTTAGCATTTACTAGATTGAAATTCATCTTTGGTAATCGTACAATAGCAATATCTTTAGCGATACCTATCTGTGGAGCAGCTAAACCAATACCATTTTTTCCTAAACGATTAGCATAGTCTAGCTCTTTTTCTAAAGTTTCTATTAGTGAACCCACCTCTTCCATGGTAACAGGTTCGCAAAATACACGTAGCGCAGCTTCATTATTTGTGATTATCATGCTTTACCTATGTCCCCAAGGATCGTAATCATTTTTTACCACAGTTACAACCGCCAGGTTTAGGTTGTAATGGAGTTAGTTTTTTCAAACAAACGGTACAAATTTTATCAGTAGCGGAACAAACTTCACAAATTACAGCCATATTGACAACGACTGCGCCTTGACAACGCATACATTGCTTATTACTAACATACAGTAAAGCTAGCTTGGAGCAGGATGAGCACATCATACTAATATTCCGTCATATACACAGACTAGAGGTTACTATGGACGCATTCTTCCCTTTTATCCACAAAATCGAAAAAAAGAAGAACGATGAAGAGCTACAACCCCTCTATGTTGAATTAGAGCCGCCGCCAGTACGCCAAGAAAAAGATGATAAAGAAGAATCTCCACGAGTTATCATCATTGAATTGTGATATTATTTCTTCTTAGAAATATCCTCTAAGATATCAGAGGCTTCTTTGAATAAACCTTTAGCCTCAGCAAACCACAAATAAGAACTAATAATTTCGCGAGCTTGGCGATAATCTTCAGCAGGATCACAATGACCCAAACAAGATTGGCAAATCTTGAAACGAGTAACATTGATTTTAGACAAAGCTACGCTCTGTAGCTCGTCTGGATCAAATTCTTTTGCACAAACAATGCAGTTGCAAGATGTTACCTGGGTCATGGTGCTTCCTATATATCATGGAAAAGTATATAGGTATTCCATATTATTGGCCGAAGAATGGGGATAATATTTTGATTATCCCCATTTACGGAACTCAGATTTTAGCCTCGCAAAAAGTCATCCCAATCCTTATGCCAGTATTCCTGAGGATCTGCGACATAGTAATGTGCAGAGAAAGATGGGTGAGTTGGCTTCTTAAGAAGCTTCATATTTACTTGTTCAGGCGTTTTGTCAGCCTTCGCATTGTTACAAATCTGGCATGAAACTACACAGTTCACGAAGGAAGTAATGCCGCCTTGTGCTCTAGGTAATACGTGGTCGATTGTAATTTGAGAAGCTGTAAGCTTCTTACCGCAGTACTGACAAGTGCTTCTATCTCTTTTAACTAAAGCTTTACGACTGAAGTTTGAGTTGAAATAATTTCGTTTTACGTGAGTCTTCAATCTCAAGATAGAAGGGTGCTTAATCTTTCCATTGCCCCAAGTAATGAATTCATCCCAGTTAGAGACGACTTCAACCTTGTCTTTGAAAAGTAACTTGAAAACTTTCCTTTCTGGAATAAAAGAAAGCACCTCATAACTAGCATTCAATAATAGCGTTTTCTTCGGCATTGTTCTATTCTCCGTTTATAGTTCGGCAAGAGCATCATATATGTCCTTACCATCAATCTCGTTCCCTAGACAAGTCCAACCAGGTCGGAGTCTTCTGGCGAACAATTCTAGTTTCCGAGCTTTTGGAAACATAGTTTCCAAAGATTCTTGTAAGTCATCCGGTTTGGCCGAATGCCTCAAATTTTCAGCAAAGCTTACAGAGCGCTGTGACTTGTTAGCTAATTGCTTAAGTATTTTCCCGCGTGTACCAATTAAACAAATCTCGTGGGTCTGTCTAAATAAATGCCCCATTCCAAATGCTAATTCTTCATTAAAATTTACATTAGGTAAATTATCTATGATGGCATTAATTGCCCTTACACAAGCAAATCTCTCATAGGCAATTTGTGGGTGTCTTAGTACACTTTTCTTTATCCACTTGGTAAATCTCTGAAATCTGTGCTTCTTGATTTTGACCCATACATAAGTTTGTTTGTGGTCAAACCCCCACGCTTTCATAGTGTCGAGACCATCCTGAAGCAATGAGCCGGGCACCCATAAACATAAGACTGCCCCATCTGGATCGCAAGCCTCAGTTACGGGCATCTCACGAATTTGTTGCATTGTCATGGTGTCGTAGTTAGCCTGGGCACCACGCTTGACATCGGACATTTTTAAAGAATCTTTGAAAGGCCATGGACAATCGGCAACAATCACACTGAATTTTTTCTTACTCACTTTTGCTCCTGTAATCTAACAGTGCCTTAGCCACCATATACATCTGTTCGTCAGGGTGGTTTTGCCTAAAGACATTAACCTGATTTATAACGAACCTTATGTTATCTTTGGTGTAGCCGCCTTTAGGATTTAATCTATCAACTGACACAGAGTCCCACTGAAACCCCTGTCGTTTGTCATTGATATTTCTTTTTAAGTTAAAGGGCAGCCCTGTTAGCTCACATTTCCAACTTATCGAGTTAAGTTTTTCTAAAATCCAATATTTATCCAAATCATATGGTAATGAATCAACTTTACAAACATGCTTATGTCGACGAGCAATCTCGGCTGCTATACCAATATCAGTTGTTCTATATTCTTCGACTTGTCGTTGTTCGCATTTCTTGCAAACACTGTTTCGATATTTACCTTTACCTCGACCCCGTTTCTTTTCTTTCATTCGAAACAATTCGATGTCAAGCATATCTTTACAAGCAAAACAAAGCTTCTTGGTGCGATCTTCGTTATAATTTTTGTAATCTGGCATACCCTACACGGCAAATTATGCCAAGGTGGGTTAAACGAAATTCTTACCGCTAATTTTTATCTCTCCAAATTCTGGATGATTAAACGTAATCTCAATATCTGTATCACCAATATGTCCAGTATGAATATCTAAATCTGGTCTATTTTCTGACATAGACCATGTGCCGGAGTCCATTGCTTCAAGCAAAGATTTCATAAGCTTCATTTTTAGTTCAGCTTAGAATAATTGCTCAGCCCTTTCAGTAGAAATTTTTACAGACATTGTTGCACTCACTTGATGATGATCATCGGTAATTCGAGTGGTGATTGGGTGCCATCCACTTGAATGTTTTGTACCGCTTCAAGCTTTTCTTTACTTATATTAGCTTGCTTGGTGATCGTTACTCGATACACACCTATACCAAGTGCAGCCATCCATTTACCAGTTCCATTTGTTCTTGTTTTAAAAACTGGCAATCCAGTTGTTGCATCTACAATTTCAACGGGAGCCAAGAAAATAGATTTGCCATTCTTGTCAACACAGCGTTGTTGAACTGGAATTTGACCAGTTGAAACTTGAGGTAAAGGTTCATCGGGCGCTGGCGGAGGAGCTATTTTTGTATTCTTAGTTGCTTCGGGCGGTACTATAGCTTCAGAGCGACCAGGAGGCGGAGTCATTGCTTGTTGACGAGGTGTTTGCTTTGGAAGCTGCACTGGCAACTTCATTTCATTTTCGGGATGAGGTAAATAGACATTATCACCAGCATAAGTTTCTGGTCGTGAACTACGGCGGAAGCCATTTGGCATTTCCGTTTGTATTAGTTTAGATTCGGCAGCTATTGGAATATTCTTCTCTGGATCGCCAGCCGGAATTTGAGTAAACCCTGGTGGAACAACAGATGCCTGCCGTACAGGAGTCTGCATTGCTTCTACAACAATCTTAGGTGGACCAGCTTGCTGTTTATCTAAGCGCCCAATTACATCATTTAATTTATTAGATAATACTTTGATGTTTAAATCTTGAGCACGTATGATGTCTAATAACATACCTACTTTAGATTCTAAATCTAATAATACATCAGTAGCTTTTCTTGGTTCTTGTCCCATGATACCTTTATTCTAAGAATAAACCAACTTTTACCTTGACTCTCTTAAGAATAATTATATCATCAATTGGCACAGGATTTCCGTCGCTTAATTCGTGCTCACCAAATACTAAAGCTCTAGCTTGGTCTTCAATTTCGGTCTTAGGACCAGAACAAACTGGCACCCCAGCTACAATTAACAAATAAGACTCATCATCTAAACTGGTTAGAACGGGCAGCAAATCATCTGGATCGGCCGGCTGATGGATAGCTTCAATTTCCTGCTCAATAGCTTGTGGAGCGTAGGCTTGATAGTGTGGAAAAATATCTGCCGCTGTTGGTCCACTTTGATATCCTAAAGCTGTTTCAGTCACGAAATCATTATTATCAATCATTTGTTGATTAGGGTCAAACTCCGGATTGGATAAATCATCAATAATTTCACCATCTACACTAGACCATGTATGTTCCATATTATTTCCTACATTTGGAACCGGCCCCCTTCCAATAGGTGAGGGAGCTACCTCAGCATATGGTTGACGAAGTGGCACTCTTTTAGATCTTGGATTATCACTTGGCAGAGAAGTGGGCCTAGTCATTTGATGACCAGGCGCCACTGCACCGCCTTGATATTCTTGAGGTTCTTTACCATGTACCTGATACTGCGGCACATATGGTTTATATGCCGTAGGTTTATTTCTATCAGGGTTTTTGATTAGTTTAATTTTACCGTCAGTATCAGACATGTTGTTTCCAGATTATTCTGGAGAAGAGCCTCTCTTGAACTTTCTTTCCTTGCGGTTTTTAGCATGGCCTGAGTGTCTACAGTCACCTTTGCTACAAAGTTCAAGTTGTTTCCTTTTGGATTCGTTACGCTTTCTCCTACGTTTGTCAGATGGCTTCTCGTACGATTGCTTCTCTTTATATGACGAGAGAATACGTTCTTTTTGAACGAGGGCTCGAAAAGCTCTCAAAGCTTTATCGAAATTGTTCCCATACACTTTAACTTCGAGGGGTTGGGCTTGCACTGCTTCAATATGTGCGAATTTGTCGTTGACTGCGACTGGCTGCGATTCACCTCCCCTCGGTGCCTTTTTAGAGAACCTCTTACCTTTTCTATTATGGTCTTTCATTTGTAATGACCCGTTTTAACCTTATCACTTAATGTACTTATCAAGATTAACAGAACCGCCACTTAAAGCATTTTTGTCTTTAACTGTTCGGTTAAAGGCTTTTTGAATATCCTTTTCAGTTGGACTTTTACGATTATTCGCAAGAGCTTCAAACATAGAAGATATATACAATTCCTTTAAGTAAGCATAAGAAAACTCGTATTTAGTAGCATATTTGGCAAGCTCTCTACATTGTTTTACTGTAATGAGATTACCGAACCATCTTTTAAGATATATATAAGCCATTTCTGCATTTGGAAGTGGTATCTCGAATTTTCTATCAAACCTAGATGGCCTATCAGTAATGTTGGGTGCTAATTTTTTTACCTCATTTGCGGTAGCAATAATTAACAACCCATTCTTTGCTGAAATACCATCCATTAAATTAAGGAAGGATGAGATATCAACACTCTTTGCAAGAAGAGAGTCTAAGTCTTCAAAATAAAGCAGCGAAGGGCTTTGCTCCTCCGCATAAGAGAATGCTTCTCGTACTGCATCATCATTTGCTCCAGCTACAATAGTAACTGGTTTGAAATTATATTGAGAGATAACAGTGCGAATAATTGATGTTTTTCCATTACCAGGTTTACCATATAACAAAATTCCTCGTTTCCAAGGAATTTTGTTCTTTAGATAAAATTCCTTGGAAGACAAGAAACTCTCTACTAACCCCCTAATTTCAACTTTAATAGTTTCTGGTAAAAACAAATCTTCCCAAGAATGATCTTTGGTATAAGGAATGTCATCGCCTTCAATTACGCGAATATGTAAGTTGCTACGATCGCGTTCTTGTACCCAGTCATCAAACTGATTGCGAAACTTAACATAAGCTTCATAGTTGTTTTTTGAAACAACTACAAAGAAGCTAACTTCATCTTCTTGTTGATTTCCTTTATGAAACAAAGCGGCGTGCAAAAATTCTAACCCTCTAGCCTTAATATAGAAAACTCCTTGCATAAAAAACTTTTCATAATCATGTTCAGTAGTCCAAGAGATAGAAGAATCTTTATACAAGCATTCGATAGTAACATTATTCTCTTCAGCAAACTGAAGGAATTGCCCATCAACAATAATGCGGTTATGTACAAATTTCTCTAAACCAACTTGATCTTTGAGGGCAGTCTTGAATTGTTCAGTTGTCCAATTCATTAAATCAATGAAATTTGCTGGCGGTCTTTTCTGATCTGGAACTACCCTATTGGTAGGAGCAAGTTTCGCCAATCTCTCAGGCGAAAGGTGCTCCTGTTTCTCCAAAACCTCTGGAGTTAGATATTGTTCTTTAGTTATCATTTTAACAAGGTACTCGTTCTTTCTTTAAGCAACATTTGTTGATGGCGAAGACGCAATATTTACAGTGTGTTTACACTTGGGATATCCGGAGCATCCCCAAAACTTACCAGTCTTTGTCGTACGAATTGACATCGAACTGCCACATTTTGGACACATATTGGCTCCGTGTCCTACATATGCCTTGTCCAATTCTTTCTTAAATTCAGGATAAAACTTTTTCAACATATCGGTATGATTGACTTTACCACTTTCAATCTCATCAAGCTGTTGCTCCATTTTGGCGGTATAATCATAATCCATAAAAGTGAAAAACTGTAGAAGCTCATCAGTAATCTTTTTACCTAAATCTGTGGCATGGAAAACATTACCTTTCTTCTCAACATAGTTACGAGAGCTAATCTTGCTTAATAGCTCAGCATAAGTGGCTGGTCGACCAATGTTCTTATTAACTAGCTCTTTGATAAGCTTATCTTCAGAATAACGAGGAGGTGGTTGAGTCTGCTTCTTTTCCAATTGAACTGGAATCTTTCCAAAGCGCTGTAAGATATCTCCTACTTTCAGTAATGGAATATCAATCTTGGAATCATCCTGAACGCCAAGAACTTCAAGGAAACCTTTACTCTTAAGCGCTTTACCAGAAGCCTTTACCTCATGAGTTGGATCGCCTTTAATATGAGCGGTTATTTTCATGGTATCATATACTGCCGGCATCATTTGACTGGCCACAAAATACTTCCAAATAGTTTCATAAACCAACTTTTCATCTGGGTCGACCATAGCATAGTTATTGTTGGGCTCTAATGAAAGATCAGACGGTCGGATACATTCGTGTGCATCCTGTGCTGCATCTTTATTTTTGTAAGTATAAGCTTTCTTAGGTAGACCATACTTATGATCTTGAATCCACTTACGAACATCTTCCAGAGCTTCATCACCAACACGAACTGAGTCGGTACGAATATATGTACAATAGCCATTCTCATAAAGAGACTGAGCGGCTTTCATAGTACGATCTGCGCTAAAGCCATGCTCCTTGGACATAATTCTTTGTAGTGTAGAAGTTACCAATGGTGGTTGTGGATATTTTGCCTCTTCATCAGAAATTACTTCTGAAACAATATAAGGATCTACATTTAAAGTATCCTTAATAGATTTTGCATCTTTCTCATTGGTTGGACGACCATTGAACTTAGTCATGAAGCCGGCTTTTACATTAGTGGCTGGTGCAAGCATCACACTAATTGTCCAAAAAGTCTCTGGCACAAATGCTTCAATTTCACGCTCACGATCAATCACCATACGAGTAACAACTGACTGAACACGGCCAGCAGATAGTTTGGGGCCAAAATAGTTCATTAAAAATGGTGAGGCCATAAATCCTACCAAACGATCCAAAATGCGACGGGCTTCTTGGGAGTGAAATAGATTCACATCCACATCTCGTGGTGATTTGATAGCTTTCTGAATTTTATCTTTCTTAATTTCATTAAAGACAACCCTTTTGATTGGCAATCCGGTGTCTTTAAGTCTCTCTTGAAGGTGCCATGCAATTGCTTCCCCTTCACGGTCAGGGTCGCTTGCAATCAAGATAGCGTCGCATTTTTTAGCCGCTTTGAGTAGCATATCAAGGGTTTCGATTTTGTCTTCTTGAAGAACATAACGTGGTCGAAAATCATTATCAACATCAACGCCTAGACCAAAACGGCCCCCTTTAGCAAGGTCAGTGATATGGCCCTTGCTAGCAAGAACAATAAAGTCCTTACCTAAATAACCTTGAATCTTTTCCGCCTTAGCTGGCGATTCTACTATCACTAATGTCTTCATTTATCACCGAGTCTTTCAATATTCTTGTATCATCTTTATGGATGTCTTTCATAAGAATATTAGTATTTTTTTTGAAGAACTACTAAACGATCTGCATTGCCAACGTGATACGAAAGCTTACATTGTTAGCATTTATGGAAAATACAAAAGCGCCGAGTTCGACCTGTCAAAAGATAGTGTCACTTTGTTGTTTGCACAAGCCCGTGACAAACAAGATTTTTTACGCTACCAAAATTTGGGAGATTGGATTTTTTTCGCTAATACGCTAGCCCCTCAACATCTCCAATTTGCAAGCAAAGAATATTATGATACTGTAGCTAGACTATCTTACTATTCATGCTACAGGCTAATTAATCGTGAATGGAAGTTATTTGAAGAGTTGGCTGATGATTTTTTATCGCTTGAAGAACAAGTGCGTCAGCGACTTCCAAAACTCAATACAAAAACTTCTGAGGGTATTTATATCTGCCCTTTCGGTTTGTAATTTCTGCTCGTTTTTGTACTGAGACATTATTAAATGCCCATACGGTCGCACCGCAACCACAACCAACATATTCGACTATATTATAACGATCACTAATATCAGCGCCCTTAGTTCTATGTACAATTGGATTGTAAGATTTTTCATCTAAAGTACGAGAAAAATCTCCTAGCTTATTAAAATTGCGAGGCTGATACTCTTTGAACCAATTATTATTTCTAGCAAACCACTTTTTAGAAATCTCAGAAAAAATTAAAAAGTATTTCACTTCTTTCCACATAAATGGCCTCATCGTGCCATAGTAATAATCTGGCCCTTTACCACATTCTTTACAGCGGGCGCGGGCCATAAAAGACTCTGAAATGTTAATTTTGATAACTTCCGATTTAGATAGAAGTTTAAAAGATTGCATTCTCATATGATACTCCTAGCCCTTTCAACAATCTTCTTTCTAATTCTATTAACATAAGTCATCCCGCCCATTTGATAATGGGGCGGCACTCGAAGATGTGTAACCGTAACTAACGTACCGGGTCTAATGTCTTGCATATAAATTTTAGAGAAAGTATACTCTTTAACATTAGACAGCAAAGTCTTTTTAGAGCCCCTCTCTATTATGTTTAATAGTTTACCAATATAATAAGGTTTAGCATAAGTGCTTTTTCTACCACCAATATAGAAATCTTTAGTCTCATTTTTGATAACTAGTTTATCATTAACAATACCATCAAAAATGGAGATTTCATCAAATATACCTAGATTAGCGTCCATAATGTTGTCAATCTTTACCGGTTGTCTATTTTTGAAAATTACAAAAGGTAAAGATGCTTCCAATAATGAAACATACTCTTGAAATATCTTATGTTGAAAGCCCATATGACTATTTGTGCTATGAAGAATATATGCAACCATTTCTTCAGGGTGACGTTCTAATAAATTAGAAAATGCCTGATAAACACACTGTTTATGCTTCACGGTAGCACTAGAACTACTATACGCTGCATTATTACTTTGTGTCTCTATGATTTCCCTGATGGACTTAATCTTATCTTGCATATCCTCAGCAAACTCTAATTGAGTTTGTACATCTACATCTTGAGATTGAATATTGTCTTTTAAAGATAAACCATCGTGAGAAGCATCAAGAATTAATTTCTCAGGATTAGACTTTGAAGTAGGATGATGCATTTTGTTTAGATCACCTACGGCACCTACAAACAAACAATCAAAATATGGACACGAAACTGTATATGAATTATCTATTGGGTGCGGAATAAATCTTTCACAATCAGGACATCGATATCCATTTTTGTTATGACGATAAAAAGTTTTAAAGAAATAAACCATTTTAGGATCAGTAGTATTTTTTAGTTCTTCTTCGCACTCATCACAATACAGAACTTTGTTAAAGTTCAACACGCCATATTCTTTGCCCAAGAAAACACAACCGGGACAAATATACTCAGCTTTATGTTTAAAACTCGGGAGCGCTTGTTTTTTGCAAAAAGCATTTACAATATAGAAAAGATAATCATTAATCTCATCTACAGGAGATGCATTGTTAATGAATGTAACACAGCCAGTACGCAACTCATCTTTTAAACTCTCAACTAAGGCACGTAATGATAAAGAATTGCCATTCTTGAAATAGATTCGATGTAGGGTAGCAATTCCTTGTTCGCGTTCTTTGAGGAAATTCTCTACTAGAAAATCAACATCCATCAAATTTAATGTATTCACAGCAGCTTCCATTAGACTCCGAAAATCTCACAAATTTCAGTTGCATCTGTATATGCCACCTGGAAACGCTCCATGTTGTGATTATTGTCGCGTAACAGCGCATCGCCTTTTCCAAGTAAATTTTCTGCACCCACTGCATCTAAAATAACTTTAGAATCAACATGACTTGCAACTTTACAGGCAATACGGGCCGGAAAGTTAGCTTTAATCGCTCCATTGATAACATCAACAGAGGGGCGCTGCGTGGCAATCATAATAGAAATCCGTGCGGCTCGACACTTCTGGGCAAGACGACATAGTTTATCAAAAAATAGATCTCCTTTGTCTTGCATAACCAAATCAGCAAACTCATCAATAATAATTAAGACTGGTTTCAAAGCAGAAACATCCCACCCAGCTCGTAGTTTAGTATACCTATCTTCCATTATTTCAATCATATTAGACAAAAACTCTACCGTATCATCATATGTATTGTATACCTGAGTGCCGCGAATCCCTTCATATCGAGTAAACTCAATACGTTTTGGATCAATTAGGTATAAATCAGCATCATTATAATTAAATACGTTAGCAATAACATTATGTAGTAATGTACTTTTACCAGAACCCGTAGTGCCAGCAACTAAACAATGAGGGTTATCTAATAAATCAACCCATACTTTATTACCATCAACTGTTTGGCCTAGTAAACAAACAAGACCACCATTGGGAATATTGTCATTGGTGAACAAATCAAACAACTTCAAAGGAGTTTCTCGTGGAGAAGCAAACTCTACTCGTACAACACCTTGTTCATGAAGTACCTTTACGCTTGGTTTACCTTTCTTGAGTGCCAAAGAAATTTCATCACTGTATTTCTGAATCTCTTTAACCTTAGCTCGTGGATGCAGCTTCAGATCATAATAAACATAGTTATCGACCTGATTCACACTGAGACAAGTAGCTTTGATGTTAAAGTTGTTTAAAATCTGGTTGAATTGCTGTATAGTATCCATGTCGTCCCCATCAATATAATCATACAAATTGATAAGGCAAGGGGTATCAGAATTTTACAAATAATCCGTATTTTGTAGCAAAAATTTTGCGTAGGTCATCTGGTGTAGGGAGAACGAGTCCCGCTGATTGACCAATCTTCAAACCAATTGAATCCACTGTTCCATATGGTAACTCAATGACAAGATCGCTAACTTTCGAACCTATAACCTCAGTAGAATTTGGTTCACCAAAGCAAATCTCCGATACTTTCCCATTATGACAGAACACAATATCTAAAGGACTAGGAGTATTCTTCATCCAAAATCGATTAGTTCGTGGGGCTCCATACACAAAGGTCATGACTGGAGGGGGCCACTCTTGATGCATCAGCCCGCGTTGTTGTTCATCTGATGAGATGGCAAGCAATGAAGGAAAGATACTTTCATGTAGATAAATATATCCTTGTTCCATTTGACCTCAGAAAAACGGTGAAGAAGCTTTCTCGGGCTTAATAGAATAAAACAAAGACCTAATCATAGTACGAAGCGAAGACATCTGGCGATGAATTTGAACAACCTGCTTCTCAATACTATTTCGATCATATCCCTTTTCAAGCAAATTCATTAACGCATCTACGTCTTTCTTTGTTTGATCAATAGTATTATAGATTTCTAGTCTTGAACCAGAGGTGCCGCCCGGAATTAGTTGATGCCTAATTTTACCAAGCCAACCACGAAATTCCTGCGCTTCTTTCTTTGGTTTACTTTTATGCTGTTGCATAATATCTTGGAAAGAACTTCCCATAGTTCCAAGTTCTTGATTGGTAGACGCCAAAGCTTGTGCATAGTCTGATGCTATGAAAGACTTAGCTAATAGGCCAACTTTTTTATCATTAGGAGCCGCTTTAAGTTGTTCCACAAAAGAATTAAGATTTTGGAACTCTTGATTTTGTACGACTGCACCTAGGTAATTGACAGCAGACTGAAAATCTTTTACCAGATCAGATGTTGGAACTCCATGAGTTGGCTCACTAGCAGGCTGCAGCTTATTGCCAATCTCTTCATATCCTTGTTCAGCTTCTCTTTCTCTAGCCAATTCAGGATCTTCAATTAGACCGCCAGACTCTTTAACGTCATTAGGTTTTAATCCTTTGAACGCAGTTACAAGTCGATAAACTATATTCCAGTTATTCCAAGCCATTGTCATCATTTTATGAGACTGTTCAATACTATCATCTGATGACTTAACTATCGTGGCCTGTAATATTTTAAGCGTTTTATAAGTTTTAGCACAACTATCTAACATTGTCATACGTAAACGTCGCATACGAGCAGCTTCACCAAAACCAAATTTTGGATTGAATAACCTGGCAATGAAACGAGTAACTGGATTAGAAGCTTGTGACTCTAAAAGATATTTAGATTCCATGTCGGAAGCTACTTTAAACAACTCAATGTGCTCTTCTGAGGCGTTCAACCCTAAAGAAAGCTGTTTTGACAAATCAGGAGTTGGAGGTTGTGGTGGTTCTGGTGCTTTTTGAGTTGGCTCCGGTAATGGAAGATTGAGTTGTTTCGGTTGTTTTTGGCGACGGTTCTTAGTATAATTAATTTGCTCTTGAATAAGACTATTGCCTTTCTGAACAATCTCTTGAAAATCGCCAGCCAAGGAACCAATAATAGTAGCCGGATCAGCCGGAATAGGCTGAGTAATACGAGAGCGCTCTTTGAAAAACTTAGAAGGCCAACCATTCATCGTTTTCTTGAAGTGAATCAAATCATTGATAAAAGTCGATACTTCTTTGTTCCAAATAGCCTTATTCTGTCTTAATCGCTCCTGGGCTGGATCCATAGATGGTTTTCTAGCAGTCTTTTCCATAACAATATGTGTTTATTTTAGTATCCCGCTCAGATTATCTAGTATTCGCTTGATATGAGTGGTAAAATACTCCATGCTAAAGTTCTTCTTCATTATATTACAAACTTTATAGCAAGGCACACAATTGGACTTTAAATGAGCACATGGTGAGATATACGTATTTATTTGATGATTTGAACCATCTTTTTCTTTAAAACACCAATTCGCAATAGTTTCTTAGCTTTTCGCTCTTCTGCTAATTTTCTTTCTAATTTACCATTATAAGAGGCAATAGCTTGATAAGAAAAACCTAATTTATCTTTATTCTTAGACTCCTCTGGTCTAACAATAACACCACCATTAACCACATAAGAACCAAGAATAATTCGTTGGTATCCTTGTTTTTCTAACAAGGATACCAACGACTCCACAACATCACTCCAACAAATCCATCCTCCAACTTTAGGTGATGATCTTTTAAGAGTTGCCTTATAACCAGCCTTTGGCATAAGGTGGTCACAAAGATTTTGAAAATCTTCTAATGTAGTACCTTCGGGAGCTTGTATAAAATGATGCTCCTGCCAGTCATAATCAGAATATACTAAATCAAAAATGATGCTACTCATCTTACAATATATGATCGATAATGCCATATTCTTTGGCAGACTTAGCGTCCATCCAATATTCTCTAGAACAATCTGCCTTAATCTTTTCAAGCGGCTGACCGGTATGCTTAGCTAGAATTTTCATCAAAAGATCATTGTTTTCTTCTATGAATTCCAAATAATTCTTAGATGTTGTAATGTCATCGCCAGGAAGAGGAAATACAAATTGTATACCATGGATCATAACGTTAGAGCTTCTAAGAGCATAACGTTCCCCCTTAGTGCCAGCAGCTAATAAAACAGCTCCTGCAGAATAACATTTACCCAACAGAATTGTTTTAACTGGGGCGTGAATCATTTGCATAACATCATAAATATTACTAAGGCCACTAACAGCACCACCATTAGAATGAATATACAAATGAATAGGCTCTTCCTGATCAATGTTATCGTAGTAAAGTAACAGAGCAGATAATTCTGCAGCAACTTTATCATTCACATCTTCTGCAAAAAAGATAGCTCGATTTTTTGACATCTTGAGATAGCTATCAGCATAACCCCTAAGCAAGGGGGCTTGAAATGGCGCACCATGATCATGATCTTGTTTGGGCATTGTCTATCTCATTTGTTTGGTGTTACAACTTTATCAATCAAACCATACTTCAACGCTTTAGAAGCAGTGAAAAATACTCGACGATCAAAATCTTCCCTAATCTGTTTAACACTTTTACCAGTTGATTTGCTAATAATTTCTACTAAACGATCGTTATCGATTTTGAATTGTTCCATGAGATTCTTAGCGTTTGTTATATTGGTATGCATATGCCAATTATTAACAAGCTGACTTACAGCAATAATAGAATTCTTAGTTGCTAGTCGCATGCCCTTTTCGCCGCCCGCCAATAAGATTGCAGCTTCATCCATTGCTGCACCAATACAAACAGTCTCAATTGGAGCGTTGATTAGCATCATGACGTCATAGATCATAAAGGTATTACGAATATCGCCACCTGGAGAATTGATAAAAAGTGTAATCTTTTTCTCATTATCTTCATGATCTTTTAAAAGCAAAGTTGCAATAATATCAGTTGCAATTGCGTCATCAATGTAATCTGTGATAAACAAAATTCGGTCGTTAGCCAATTTCTGATACACATCCATTGGCATTTCGCCATGTTCAGTTTGTTCTAATACTAATGTATTCAAGATCAAAACCTCTTTCTTTGTTTTTCTTCTGCTTCACGCTCTTCAGCACATGATACACAAGTTTGAAAATACGGATTACTTAGTAGTCTTTTTTCGGGGATAGATTCTTCGCAATCTTGACATAGTCCATACGTACCATCTTCAATACGTTTAAGAGCCGCATCAATCTGAGACATTTTAGCAGATGAGCGTACTATTAACTGGTTATTCAATTCAATCAATTGGTTGGCTTGAATTTCATCAGTCTCATCGCCATCGGTATCTACAGCTAAATCTTGTTTTGTAGATTTAATCAGCTCTGTCTTTTGCTCTAATAACAAAGCCTTTATCTTTTTAAGAAAGGTTTTATTCATTATGATAACCTCAAATCGGAAATGGGCACAATGACAGTGCCTTTGGGGGCTGCTAGCTTTTGACCATCAACTCTTCTCTGAAAGACTAAATATGCATGGTTCTCAGGTTCTTTTAGATAAAAGGCAGTAACTTCCCAATCATTATAAATTGCTTTTTTAGATTGTTCACCAAATCTCATGTTACGAGTGTTCTCTAAAACTTGAGCCCTTTTAGGTCTATATGGGCCATGAATATTTTTAGCTTTCACCTTCGTCATCTCAAAAAACAAAGAAGCCGCTTCATTCTGAGAAGCAGCCGTAATTTGTTTTGATATTGGGTCGCCTGGCTTATTTGGATCTATCCCTACACAAACGAACACCACTGGACGCGGTCCTCTTTTTCTCATTTTAATTACCCTTCATTTTCTTGTCAAGATCTAGGGATTCACATAATTTTTTACGAATAGGTTTGGCTAAAAATAATCTCATGACACGGTGACCAGGAGACTCCATTACACGGTGAAACCTTACATCATGATATTTGCGTGGAGTCGTATCTTTGAGTACTAAAGTTCCAAGATTGACAATCTTAATTTCTTTACCGGCTTTTAAATCTCTAAGCATCTCTTCAAACAAAAGACTAATAACACTGAAGACATGATAGTGATGAATTAAACGCTTGATTTTTCGATTTACATAATGCCACAAATCTCTTTTGCTTATACTTAAAGGCATTATTTCCTCACAGTCACTTTACGCTGTAACTTACGTAATGTTCCCCAATTTTTATTAACTGCATCCCAGTGTTTTACATCAAGGCTTGAATACTGCTTAGAAGTATCAGTGTACTTATAGATTAAATTTTTGTTTAAAGAGCTATGAGCAATACGTGGATCATAATCTAAATCATCAAGATACATGGCCTCATAATTTTCATAACAAGTACGACAAATACCAGGGAATGTATTGTCTAACGCTATCGTATTAACAATATCTTTTAAACAGTAAATGAGATTACAAAGAGTATACTTGTGACCATTATAAGGAGTATAATTTGAGAGATGTAAATTATCTTTTCTATCCTGTACTAGAATAATCATTTGACCTCGCGTAATACAAATGTCATATACTCATTATATCTTTCACCACGCATAACTTGACTACCAACCCTACTTAAAACTTTACATTCTAAAAGTTGTTTAATAGAATATCTCATGTGTGGATCATTTTCTCCAGTACCAAGAACTTGAAATTTTTCTCCAATATCAATAGGTTTGTTTTTAACCCATTCACAAATAAGCTTGCAGTGACCAGGATAATCTAATTTAAAAAACGAAAGAAACTTTGCCGTCTCAGATGTCTCTTTTGATTTTTTCTCAAAAGTCAGTATAACATCTACAAGTTTTGATCTTAGAATCTTTTTAGCTTCAACAGCCCTAATATCTTCATCAATTTGTTCAATCTTTTTCTTCGCATCTCGAACTATTTCCTCTGGAGTCTCAATACCATGTTGAACAGCTTCAGAAATGAATTCGGCAACGAATGCTTGATCACTCTTCTTGCCCCTCATTTGCCTCCTGATAAATATTATGATGGAATTTGATAAAAGAAAGTAACTGCTGATGATGTTCCGAATAGTTTGTCGCTTTAGTCCAACCAAAACCAACATCTCTTAATTGTTCCATGCCTGCTAAAAATGTAGCTTGTAAATATACACTGCATGGCATCCAATTTTGTTTATCGGCACTGACAGCAATTAAAACTTCAGAATCCATTTGATCATTAGAAATGATCATATATATGCCGAAAGCAGGAGCATCTTTTAGCTGTACTAACAGTGCAAATTCCGGAAACTCTTTATCTTGTGTACAATCTGCCAATAATAATCGCAACTCTTTAGAATCAGCTATGGATACCTGGCACCCGTAAATGTTTTTACGAACTATTTGCCCATTATCTTCAAAAGAGATTTTCTCAGGCAACAAGTATGATTTATTTATGATTGATTGTGTTGCCTCTTTGTTTACAAAGTTGGCAGATACAACCCCTAAATTAGCTAAAACATGCAAAGCTATTTGCTCGGTTAAATTACGATTCATTGAGCATTAATCTTTCTACTAATGGCTTGATTAAGAACAGTTCTTATGTCTGGAGTGGCAGATAAACCTAGCTCTGGCATTTCTTTAGTTATTTCTGCAATATGATCCTCATATTTAAAAGGATCTCCGGCTAGACGTCGTCTAGCTAACTCTTCCATACAAATAGTTGATACTTTCTTTTCCAGACCAAAATATCTATCACAAACAATCATTTCACAAAGTTTCTGATTTGAATAATCTGATAAAGTTGCTTTGATTTGGTCAATATCTAATTTAACCTCCTCAATCTCTTCATCCGAATCGTCATCAATCAAAAAATCTTCGAATTCTTTATTTGTCATGTTTCCTCAGCTTAGGTGGCGTAGACATGCGAACTTTCAAGGATGGTAATATACGGCCGGCTCGGCGGTAATCAAAGAAATGCAATTTTGTGTCAAAAAATAAACTATTGAAATTCATAATTTTTCCCAGGATTAACAGGTCGCGAAAGCTAGCAAAAACCGCTTTCACTATGATTCCTACCTCAGACTTATCTAGTACTGGGTATCTGGCATGTATTCTATTAATTATGTCTTCATTATGTTTAAGACTAATGGGATAATTCTCGTTAAGATGATCAACCATTTGTTGGTGAGTCATGTCCTTGAAGTAAAAAGGTACGATTGTTTTCTGTTTTTTCATCTAAAAATCCTAGGATCATATATAACATTATACTCCCCCTATAGATCCCCCTCATCGTTGTCGAGATCTAGTTCAAAATTGATATACTTTTGAAAAAAATACTATTTTAGAGGAAGCTACCAATAAAAGCATATCTTTGTGCGGTTCCATATTAATCCGTAACTTCTAGGACCAGCTCATGGATAAATGCAGTAAAGTCGGGGCTTTGTATGTGGCAACTCTCAAAGCATTGTCCCTAATTCACCAACATAATCATTGGACTATCAAAGGTGTGTCATTCTATGGTGATCATTTGCTTTTTGAAAGGCTGTATAAGTCTACATTAGAAAACCTTGATTTAGCAGCGGAAAAATTCATTGGTGTTTTTGGAGACCAGTGCCTTAATTATGATCTCCAGACTGAATTGCTACACAAGGTATTACTAAAGTATAAAAATCTAGAAGGGTCACCAGTTCAGATGTCCTTGCTGGCAGAAAAGGATTTTCTAAAGTTCTCCAAAGATGCTTATAACTGCTTTGAAGAAGAGGGCAAGCTAACACTGGGTTTGGATGATATGATAATGGCAACCGCAAGTAGTCGCGAGGAAGCGGTTTACTTGTTACAACAAAGTTTGGATGGAAAACATGAATAACAAAGAGAAAATTATTCTTAGCAAGCTTCTAAAGATTGCCTCTAATCAGCAGAAGATTTTGGAACGCCTTACTCAAGAGCAAGACCCTAATATTGTGTATTTAAAAAGCGCAGCACAAATCACGGCCGCCAATAACGGATTTAATGCATCTCAGGTAGATGTAACCGCTGACATTCAAGTTATGGGCGGATACACTGTCAAAGTAGCCGGCGCCCCCAAAGACAATGTTACTCGCGAAAAATTCATTAGACAGCTTAAGACTATGGTATCTACACAGAAACCAGACCAACCTGAACTATCTAATATTTTTGTTGTGTTTACCGACTAATAAAATTATATCTCATACAGGAGTTGTTTATGGATTCAAAAAAGATTTTAGAGAAGCTATTAAAAATTGCTTCAAACCAACAAAAGATTATTACTAAGCTTGCACAACAGCAATTACCACCTCAACATTTAGCGCCACGCCATGTGGTTAAAGAGAACATTTCTGTGGCCATTAGACATAAGCTAGGACCACATGCCTCTCAAATTGCAAGCATTGGAATTTCTCAATCAGAATTACAAGGCGGAGCGGCATTCAAAGTAATGTATTCTTCACAACAAAATATTGCTAATCCTAAAGCATTAGAAGATAAAATCTATGAAGCCGTTGTTGCTTTGCAAAAAGAAGGGCTACCAGGAATGCCAATGGGTAATTTTTACATTGAAAGAGTTTAAGTTTTTCTAACGTAATGATCAATACTTCTATATTGAAGCGCTATGTTTAAAGCATCATAAACATTGATATTATCTTTGAGGGATAATGCTGTTAGTGTCAATAAAATCTCGCCTAATGTGCGAGATTTTACTTTTTGTCGATCTTCCTCTGGAATCTCTGTTTTAGTATCAATTGCTTTATACAAACTAATCTTCATCACTAGCTCTTCAATAACTTGTTGAACGCTAGCTCCAGCATTAGCTTCTTTCTGAAAGTTTTCACATTTTTCCCATAGGATTTCAAAATGGTTGGGCATTAATCATCCAATTCTTTATTATCCATTAACGCAATTTGTAATTGTTCATCACCATGATCTGAAACGAAAACTAAAAACACGGCGCCTTGGGAGCAGTCAATTAAAACTGGAGCCTTGATCTTGCCAACATAGAAGATCATGCCGTCTTTATCTTTTCTAGCTTTTAAATCAATCGTAACATTCTTATTAGACATTGTTTCTCCGCATATCTTGAACGTACTCAGCCATGCAACTAGCAAGAGCCTCTTCAGAATCACTCATCTTGAATCCAGCTGCCCTAAGTTTATCCGTGTTAAGGATACAGTTTGAGCGCTTAGCAATTGTCAACTGATCCAGTTGTCCTTCAGTGATAATTTCAAACTGATGTTTTGGAAAGTATTTCTGGTATTCTTGCATAATGCGGGCTGCCGTCATTGGCTGTGGGTTAGCAACATGCCAAATACCACTAGGTTGATTAGTGGCTGCCCAGTCAATACAACGAACTAGGTCGCTCATAATCGTCATGGAATTTGGGATATCAATTACTTGTTTGTATCCCCTAAGCTTACTAATCAAATTACGCGGTACAAATTTATCTGATACCGGCATTCTGATACGTAATGTAGTAACATGTGGTAGAGAACCAATCATCATGTCACAAGCATATTTAGTTTTAGAATAAAAAGATTCTGGTTTAGCAAAATCATCCTCTCGCCAACCAGGATCTTTAGCCCCCCCAGTATGACCTTTGTAAGGAGATGGGCCAAAATAGATACAGCCAGAGCCAATGTTAATCAAATGAACATTGTTACTTTCACACCATTCTGCAATCATAAGTGGCATTGTTACATTGGCCATATAAGTTTCTGTTTTATGTGACTCGCACCAGTCTACGTTGGGTCGGCCAGTCTTGCCAAGACAATTTATAATCACATCTGGTTTATCACGCCCAAGAAGGTATGCTAAATTTTCTCGGTATGGCTCAACACGTTCAGTTCCTTTTAGAACTCTATCATACGGTAAATGATCGGCTACGAACCCGTTGCCTAATGTCAATACTTTCATAATGCCTCGAATCGTTAATTACTAATACGAAGCTACTATATCAATGATTTTGAGATTTAGTATAGAAGTAGTTGTTTACAAAAGCAATAGATTCATGAGTCCCAGCATCACTCCATAGGCCGTCAAGAACCGAGTAAGATAAATTGTCATCTTTTAAATAATGGCGAACAATATCAGTAATCTCGTACTCGCCTCTAGCGCTAGGCTTGAGCTGCTCAAAATATTCAAAGAATCGTGAAGTGAAAAGATAGCAACCCGACATTGCTAAATTTTTATAATTAGGGTCTATCTCTTTTGGTTTCTCTTCAATCTTTGCAATTTTGCCATCTGTATCAACAGAGCAAACACCAAAGCGTTTCAGATCTTGATGGTGTGCTAATAAAATTTGAGCACGAGGATTCGTCTTCCAATCTGGATTATTCCATCGTGGAACATTTTCGAAAATATTATCACCGAGAATTACTGAGAAATCTGAATCATCATAGACAAATCTTTTGCACAAATTAATCGCGTGGGCAATTCCCTTTGGCTCAGCCTGATAGACATAGTTTAAATTCAAGCCATAGCGACTACCATCACCGAGATAGCCTGCTACTTGGGCATAATGATTACCACCCAAAATTACAGTAACGTCCTGGCAACCCATTTTCTTAAGGGTATCCATTGGATAGTCAATAATAAATTTTCCGTTGACACCTAGCAAATGTTTATTAACAACTTGGGTTAAAGGCATCAAACGGGAGCCGGTGCCGCCGGCCAATATAATTCCGTTCTTCATAACGGAATATATATCATTACTTGTTGAAGGACTTAATGCTAGCCTTGATGTGCTTCAACTTATCCCAATGATGTGCTAATAGCGTACTAAATTGAGTATTAAGCATATCTGATATGGCAGGCGGCTGAAAATTAACGCCGTCATCTGCAATCTGAAACTCACGACCGCGCTCAATCAAAGCCTTAGAAGATAAGGCATATAGAGTGGCGCCCTCTATGATCACTTCAGCAAAGCAGTCCACAAATCTACTATTTTCTAATGTAAAATCAGTAAACTCAGGAGTGGCATTGAATTCGGAAACCGCAAGATCAATGAATGCTTCTAGCATTGATTTACTGTACACATCACAATCGACATAAATAATATTGCCATGAGCATCATTAGATTTAACCTTACCATTATCATGTAGGCGATGTCTCAATAAAGATATTAGATTGTCGGAATTACGTTGGCCTTCGGAAGAAAAGTTCTTGTTTCTCATGCCAACAAATATATCAGTGGTATCCCCGATTGGACTCGAACCAACATTAATGCCAGTTTAGGAAACTGGTGCCTATCCTTTAGACTACGGGGACATTCCTACTATTATGACTTTTGTTTAGTAGGAGAAACAATCATCCACATAATTTTTCCTTCTAAAGAAATTTGCGGATTAGGAGATACTAAACCATTCAATTCCTGAAGAATCCAAGTTAACTTCTCTTTACCAATATCCTGATGGACAATTTCACGACCACGGAAACGTACTGCAAATTTAACCCTGTCACCATCAGCTAAGAACTCTTTAGCTTGAGAAAGCTTATGTTTTAGGTCATTCTCATCAGTGTTGGGTCGAAAAGTTAGCTCCTTAAGTTCTTGAATCTGTTGATTCTTTTTAGCAGCTTGAAGCTTTTTCTTCTCTTCGTACTTAAATTTACCATAGTCCATAATTTTACAGACTGGTGGTTGTGCCTTAGGACTAATCTCCACCAAATCAAGTCCTTGGTCTTGTGCCATTTTCAAAGCCTCATAAGTATTCATAATGCCGGCATTGGAACCATCGGCAAGCACTACACGAATTTGAGGAACACGAATGAATTTATTGATACGAGTACGGTATTCACGCTGCTGATTATTTGATTGATTTACAGTTTGCATTCTGATTTGTTTTCTCCTGTAACACTTCTTTTGCTGCTTCCAGCAAATCTTCCAGCCTATTATTTGTGTAAAACTCGCCTGGAATCCCACGAGTATTGTAAACTTTATAACCCATACTTGTCAAGGCATCGAAAACTTTTTCATGTGTTGGGTTAATTATTGTTTTATCTAGTTCAACCGCTATCGTTAAAGGACAAAATTTTCCACCCTCATAATTATAGCTGTCCAGAACCATTTCACCTTGATAATCGATAACTCTTTGTAACTGTTCAATTGTTAATTGTCGTAACCCATTCTTAAGTCCGGTTTTACGAGGATCCTCTAAAAGCCAATATCTTTTAGATTCGTCTGTATTAGAAGGCATTTTACCACCACTAGTAATGTAGTATATCATAGTATCTTATCAAGTGTTATTCTTACTCAGTCTCCGAAGGTTTCATTAGCGGCTTCCGAATTTTAGAAATATCTATTCCGTACCGCTCTAGTCCAGATAGATCAAGTTCCCAATCAATCACACTACGTTTTCTCCAAATATCAAATGCTTTAACAATCTCGGCTTCTGCTTGAATTTTTTTAAGACTATTGACTTTCATAAAATGATTGAAAGCAATTTCCTCTCTATCTGTAACTCTAGCAAAACCAAAATGTTTGACCAAATGACAATTGGGGCATAATGCAATCATTCCGGCTAATTTTTGAATCTTGGTCTTATCGTTATATTCCCAAATCTCATGACACTCAACTGGGTGTTCTGGGCCTACTCCACCACAAATTTGGCAAGTATCCCAAGCAGCAGCAGATACTTGCTTTCTTAGAATATCCCATTGTGCAGCAGTTAATATAGAACGGACATTATTCATCCATGAGGTTTGTGGTACAAGTTCTATTTCCAAACGAAGTTCTTTCATAAAACTATGCATTGACATGCATACAAAGGTTAGATTAAGTGAGGTTACATGTATAAAAAAGGCGACCACGAAATCCCAATTGAGGAAGCATTAGTAAAAAATTCTACTTTTACTAGATCACATCTTAAAACTAAAATCTTGAAGTACAATCTGTTGCCATATAAATGCGCAATCTGTGGATTAGGGCCAGAGTGGAATGGAAACATTCTTACATTACAAGTTGATCACATTAATGGAGATAACAAAGATCATAGAATAGAGAATTTAAGATTTCTTTGCCCTAACTGTCACTCTCAAACGGAAAACTATGCTGGTGGTAATGCGATAAATAGAAAACGAACGGGAAATTATACTTGCAAAAAATGTGGAAATTATAGAAGTAGAGTGTCGGTATCTGGGCTATGCAATCATTGTCGAACAACCCAAGATAGATTTAATTGGCCAGATGATCAATCACTCATAAAAATGATTGCTGAAAATAGCATATTTGCAGTTTCAAAAAAACTCGGATGTAGTGATCCAGCACTTCGTAAACGATTGCGAAAGAAATCACTAATTTGAAGCCTACTTATTCAAATTTACTCAATCTGTAAATCAATGAAAACATTTCATTTTGCAAGTCTTCAGTAGATATAGGGGCACCATCGTCGGTTGCCATTTTGGCCATACCAGTTTTATTCCTATTTTCCAATTCTTCTCGAATTGTTCTAACACGTGTTTGCATTTCTAATCTAGTCATAAATTTGTTCATGCTAGATTATATATCATAATAGTAGTTTGTGCGCCGTGAGGGATTTGAACCCTCGACCGTGAGTTTTAGAGGCTCCCGCTCTACCACTGAGCTAACGGCGCATATATTATTTGGCCCGCTCTCCGTGATTTGAACACGGCTCTGTCGATTTAGAGTCGACGGCACAGCCACTATACCAAGAGCGGATTACATTATAACATTGATATTAAATCTGCCGGTCCTTTATATTTTACATTCCAACGATAATGCGCGATTGGAATCGTGGTCTTTTTCCCACTTGAAAATTCGAATTCAAGTTCGACTGTTTTTGATTCAAGACAACCCACTTCAACCAAATCTTTGAGAAACCATTCCAGTATAGCACCTAGCGGTTCATGTTTTCTAGTGTGCATAACGTCTTTAACGCCATGCCACGGATCGTTATCATGAGGTGCGCCAAACTCAGGCCAGAAACCAAGAGTAGCTCCAACCTGATACATAGCTTCATCCCATGGCAACCAATCAGTTAAACGTTCTTGCAAAGATGCTATACTAGTCTTTTTCATAGGTCACACGCACATGATTTGTGGCAATTAGCACATTCTGAAACAAAGCATTCTTCACAGAAATTTTCTGCTTCGCAAACGTGAACAGGGCAAAATCGCTCTGGTTTGTCACAGCAATGGCCCGAACATGAGCAGTAATCGTATTCTTTTTTATCCATCTTCTGAAATAGGTTCTTGTTCATCTTCTTCTGCTCCTCGTTTCATTAGCTCATTTATCTCTTCACGAGGAATATCAGGCCAGGCATCAGGTCTTCCATCTCTAGGGAGCGGGAACATTGCTCCCGCTTCATATTCATGAAAGATACACATTAACCATGCCTTACCATCTTCACTAATATATACTCCAGTTGGCATGCCACAGAAACATTCGGGCCCACGCTCTTTATCAATCCATTTGCTCATGGCTTACCTCTTAATGCTAGTGGTAAACGGCTACAAAGCTTTTTAGACTTAGGGCCAGGTGATAACGCAATGGCTGTCATTTGATTATCAATATCGGGTTCTCGGAAAGCTGAAGCTTGAATCCCTTGGTTGTTTGCTTGTTCTAACAACTGCAGGAGTTCTTGTTCATTCTGCACCGAAAGAAGTCCAAGATAGTTTGATTGCTCAAACCATGCCTTATCGACCTCAGGATGCTCTGCCGTAAATTGTCTCAATGCATGCATACTCTGCACTGCTTGATAACCCGGTTCCAAATCTGCACGAGTAATAACATAAAGCTTATCGCCTTCTTTAACCTATAGACACATGATGTTCTCCAAATAGTTTACGACAAATTGCTTTGCCACGTTTGTTAATTTGACTCCATTTGATTTTGAAGGATTCAGAATCAATGCCGCCAAACATCTTTGCATTACTATGTACTTCAGCTAATCCTGCAATGAGGAGAGTGATAGCTTCTTGATGCTGACAGAATTCTTCAACATCTGCTGCCTTCATAGTATGAATTTTCATATCCATAAGAATTAACTTAGCAATCGTTTTGTTATTGCTAACAGCAAGCCAAACGTTGTGTGATATCTCTGGATGGTCAGGAAAATGTCTTCTGCCCTTATCATCTATTATTAGACAATAAGGTTTACCACAATCATGGAAGACTGCGTAGGCTTTGATGATATCCTCTAGAAGAAGCGAGGCTAGAATCTGCTCTCGATACATATGCATCCAGTCAGGTAATCTCCAACCTTCAGGCACTTGTCCTGTTTTTAAAAATGAAATCAATTCAAAAATGTGCTCTTTTACAGAGACACCGTGTTCATACACAGATTGAGTATCCGTTTGTGGACACTCTTTCATTTGCTTAATTAGATGGTTCTATAGATAGCTCATAACGATGTATATATCCAATTATTGGTTGATTATTTTTTTTCTAGCAAATAACGAGAGTTTTTTAATTCTTCGGGTTTGATGGTGTCTAATTCCCACGTTACATGGTGTCTAGTTCCAGTTTCGTAGTGTTCAAAGTGAAGCATGGTCGTACCATTACCTTTATCTTTTTTAAGAACAGGAATAACAGTAGCGATTAGTTCGCCCGCTTTAACCTTGACTCCAATTTTAATATGTGGAAATGGTTTAATTTCACAATATCCTAAAACGCCTGAAGCTCCTTCAATAAGAATACTCCAGGTTTCTAGCCACCATGGACTAGGAGGATTAGCATTAGGCCCAGTAAAGTTTTCCATGTGAACAACTTCACCTTCTTCAATCGCCTGTATTTCTTGCCCAAATCCGCAATAAACGTCTACTCCGGGATGATAATAGAAGGAGCGCCTAAAAGCAAAATCGCCCACAGCTCTTTCTTCAGGAATTGCGGGCGTTTTATCACGAAGTGGCCATTTCATTTGTTACCACGGCTTTGCAAAAGTTTCTAACCTGTTCGTCTGTAAATGTTTGTCTTGCTAAATTGGCCATAACTGAAATGAATCTAACATTGCCCTGCATATAGCCCTTAGAATTATCTATTCTGTCCAGAGAAGCATTAGCTGGGTTCTTTTCATCCCAAGCATAAGAAGAATCTTGTGGTAGAATCAATTGCCATCCAGTAAATGGGCAAACGCCCTTTTGCTGATCCCACAATTCTTTAAGAAACTCTACAGTTAGATCGCATCCGTATTTTCTCTTCCTCTTACCTCTGTAATTACCACGATTAACAAACCATCTAAACTGAGTGTACTCATCTCTTCGGTTATCTGCTTGAAGATTTTTTTACATTACCTTTAGGAGGGTTGTTTTTATTTCGCTCTTTACATACGCAAGAAAGAGAGCAGTAGAAAACATCTTTTCCTTCTTTTAATTGTCGGCGATGCTCACGAGCCTCTTTTTCAAATGATTCTCCACAATGAGCGCAGTTTAGTATGATTTTCTTTTCCATACACAACTATATATCGGCGCATGTGGAGATGTGCAGTTTAAAATGGTGGAGATGTCGGCATTGCAGCCGAGTCCGCGATATGCCCTTATCAAAACTCATTCACAAACTTAGTTGATATTGGCGTTATCAACAACGCTGCAAGAATTCGCTCCGGCTAGCTATCTACTGTTAATCTTGTTGTTGAACATCGTAGCCATATTCATCAACCAGCTTTGTGGGTTGGCGTTCCATTGATTACTCAAGCAGTCTTATCTAGGAACGAATGGTGCCCTCAGGCGGCCATTGCAAATGCATTATCGTTTGCATTTATACGTTGATTACTTTTGGAGGGGCAATCATCCTCTGTTTGCATCATTTCGATAATTCGAAACCACGTCGAATCTATGTCATCCCCATTAGTTATTGTTAAAATCCTTTGCATCACGCGCTTGAAATTTCTCTTCTAAAATACGATCTATCAAAGAAACAACAGCTAAATCTTCTTTAGTAAGATCGCTATCTGAAAGATTTGCGGCATAATCATATACCTTGTCGAAAAATGGTTTGAATTTTGGATCCAAATCGTTTTTCCACCCAAAATGGTCAATTATCAACAGTGCATCAAATAATTTATTCATGATTCTACTTGTTAATTGCACGCAATTCTAGCATATAGATCTTCAATAACTTTAAGTGATTTACCTACTGATTCCTCCATTTCTGGCGGACATGGAATATTGTCTTTAACAATAGAGTCATATGCTAACTTCAGTCCTTCTAAAAGATCTTTATATGTACGCTTTTTAAGAGAATTAGATTCAACATCCACTATAGCTTGCAATTTGCGAATACATTCCGCTACTCTTTCAAAAGGAATCATAATAGCCTCTTAAACAAAAATAGCTCCTTGCGTAGCTATGGAGCTGATAATGAGAATCGAACTCATGTGTCTGCGTTACGAGGGCAGCGTAATTCCACTATACGATATCAGCAGGTGACTTTTATCAAACATCCTTCAACCATCTATCGTTAATTCGACTGCCACTGTCAGGTCTGTTACCGGGGGTTCTGCCGGTGCTAGTCTTACTAGCATTAGATAAAAGCTTGGAGCTGTAGACGGGAATCGAACCTGTAGTCTCTTCCGTACCAAGGAAGTGCAGTACCATTGTACTACTACAGCTTATGGAGCCCAAGTTGAGAGTCGAACTCAATTTTCGTCTTTACCAAAGACGGGTAATAACCGTTATACTACGTGGGCTTATTACTCTAATATTTGGAGCTGGCGCCGAGAATCGAACTCGGTTCTCCGCATTACAAGAGCGGAATAATACCATTATACTAAGCCAGCTTATCGTACATCTAATATAACCACTTATGCCTAGATGTCAACGTCCGGTAATCCTAAAAAATTAACCGAATTATTTTGAAAAACTCTCCTGTCTGAAGATATCGGCGCCATTCTTAAAGATATTAGTCAGGAATGATTGATCTTTGGTAAAGATTGGCGGCTCCGTATTGAGATACCATTTGTTCCTCATGGATTCACCAGATACAATTGGAACTCTATAGGCTGCCACCCCTCGACGAAAAGAGGTAGGATAATCATTGAAGTTAATATCTGCCTCCTGTGCTAACAAATCTACTTTCTCATCAATGCTCAGCCCGGCCATCATTTCTTTAATGGTATTCTTATCGTACTTCCTAATAAGCTCATACAAACAAGCAGACTGAATAGATGTGTGAAAATTTTGTTGCTGTTTGTAAATAATAGTATTGATAGCTTCTCCTATATTTGGCGCCGTAAAAACTTGGGAAGTAAAAATAGGGTCTCCAGTCATATTAAGATCCACAGTAGTTGCACAATCATTAAAATGCATGGTAGCAATAGCGGAGGTTACTGAACAGATTTTTTGTAGCTTATTATCATACCATGGATTTGTATCAATATTTTGATCATTACGAGTTACTACAACAATCTCATCATTGAATTGATAAGCAAATAAAGCACCTTCTACATCATTACACAGGCGCAAAGTTGTGGAAAGAATGCACTCAGCGAATTTAGGACAATAAGGCTTGTCGAGCAATTGAGTTACTTTAGAAAAACCTCGCCCATTGACACAAATAATAATTGGTACTCGGTCGAGTAATCTTTGGTCGGTAACCGATTGATATCGTTCAATACGGTCTTTTAGTTTAGAGGTGCTCATTTAATTCGCCTATTCTTTTCTAGATTTTCTTTAGAGCTGATTGGTCGCAAATTAGTTAATGACCAACAATCTAGAAAAGACTGCTCTTTCATCGAGGAATATTGAAAATTACAATGTGGTATTATATGATCAATTTGCCAAGTCCAAGTGGTAGAATCATTGTCATCCCAAATATCTTTTCTGTAAACACCCCAATTACTCCAATTCATCCATGGTTCAAATTGTTTTTCAAGATGTTCTTTAAGTTCTTTTATTGAAAAGGGCAAAAACCTAATAACAGAACCATTTTTAGTTCCACCATTTGTTTTTATCATTCTCCAAACATCAGCAGACACTCTTTTTCTCAATCTAAAAACAGGATCATTTTTACGACGTTGTTTTGCTTTCAGTATTATGTGCTTTATTATATCTTCTTTATGTTTTTGATAGTACTTTTTATTATACTTCTTTCTACTTTCTATATTCGTTTGATAGTAATTCTTTTGCCAAGATAGTCTATCAGCTCGTGTCTTCTTATAATATCTCTTTGATTTTCTTCTAAGATTAGTAGAATTTCTATCATAATATTTTCGTCGTTTGGCCGCACACAAAAGACATATTTTGGCAGACTTCATTTCTGAAGACAATTTATCACGATAACATCGAATACAATATGGCATATATAAACATATATCAACTTATTTGACATTATTTAATTTTGTTTGACATAATACAAAATATAACTTATGTGACTGGAATAGAATTTTTCAGAGTAAGTAAATCGCTTCTAACGGTACTCAAATCCACATCTACATTACGTAACGGGCCAGCTTGATTAACTTGTTGCAGTTTAGTTAATTCGGGGGCGCCTAATAGCAAATCCACTTTAGCACGCATATCTTCATTCTTTAGAGGCCCTGTGAATGGGATACCGCTATTCATAATATTTTGGAATATCAGCCTTCCAAAAGCAATAAGATCTTTTGTAGGATTTGGTGGAGCATAATTAGTATCTACCCCAGATGGAAACCTATTTTGGAACAAATCTTTAAAATTATACTCTTGCTCTGTTCCAGCAATAATGGCCTTATCCAATTTCCCTACTAAACTATTTATATATTGCGCCCAAGTACCCCATCCAATAGATAAATTCATCATATCGGACGCTGGTGGTGAAAGCCCCTTCTTGATGGCCATGGTCGAAGATGGCTCTGTAGGAGCATTAGGAGACGATGGAGACGTTGGGAAAGGTGGAGACGCAGGTGAGCCCAGGACGCCTTGGGCCAATTTATTAAGTATCCTTCTGCGAATCTTTGAGGGCAACATACAGTTAATGCTTAGTTATTAGAAGTCAACTGGTCTATGCATCCATTCCCAAGGAATTTTAGTCATTTCTTTTATCTCTTGTACTCTTTTAGCAGATGCTTCGGCCGCCTTTCTAAGAGCTTCCTGACCTTCAGGCGTTGCTAAACGAATTTTAATTTTTTCAATAATTACTTGTAATTCTTCTTCAGTTATCGTCCCTCACATACCGCCAGGCTTCCCGCTCTCTTCTTAGGGATTCTTCCATGCGCTCTTTCCGCTCTTGATCTGCCTTTTCCATAGCGGCATTCCATTCTTCCCACATGTCTTTGTCTGCCCAGAACCATTCTGGCTCTGTACCGTCTTCTGGAAAACATTGTTCATAGATCACCACTCCATTTTTAGGCGGCCAATCTTGGGCGGCCATCCATAATTTTTTTTGTACACATAAAACATATCCTCTACGCTAGTAAAATCAGGATCTGCTTCGGCACATGTTTTATGGAAGGCAGCACCAGAAAATTTTCCAAAACGATGATCTTGAGGCAAGAAAGCTGGATATGCCTTTAACTCATCTCCCTTTTCAAGTATTTTGCTGCATAGTGGGCAACAACTCTGGCCCAGAATTATCATTGCCATTAACTTCCTCTTTCTTTATGGATTTTTTAATCAAATCGACAAGTACTAACTTTTCTGGGATACGAAGAAGTTTGTATCCTGCAATCTTAGCTAGTTCATCTTTGTATTTATCATTCTTTACATTTTTAGGTAATGAGTGCCAATATTCCCCATCGATTTCTAGTAAGAGATTTAAGCTCGGAATATAGAAATCATATTCTTTGGGAGAATAGCCTTTGATATTGATCCAGAATTTGCTTTTAAATTTTATACCCAACTCTTCTAAAGCTTGTCTTGCAATCTTCTCTAGTGATGTTTCTTTTGGTCTAAAAGTGATTGAAGTTATCAATCCATTTAACTATTTTCCAGTCTTTTCCTAACATACATTGCTCCGTATTGTAATACGGAATAATGCATTATTTCTGAGACTGTTTTTTTCGAAAATCTGCTATGGCACTCTTAATAGCATCTTCCGCAAGAATTGAGCAATGTATCTTGACTGGTGGCAAACTTAACTCTTCTACTATAGCAGAATTTTTTAAAGCCTCTGCTTCATCAATGCTTTTACCCTTGATCCACTCAGTTGCTAATGATGATGCGGCAATGGCAGAACCACAACCAAAAGTTTTGAATTTAGCATCTATAATGGTATCGGTTACAGGATCCACTTTAATTTGGAGGCGCATAACATCACCACAAGCTGGAGCCCCAACCAAACCTGTACCAACATTTGGGTCATCCTTATCCAATGTACCAACATTTCGTGGGTTTTCTGCGTGGTCAATTACTTTTTCGCTGTATGACATAACATTTCCTTTTCTATATGCCGAAATTCGCATTCTATCGTGATCAAGATATATGAGATACCATGACAACTGCTATTATGATGGTTACTTATAACCGCCTCGATTTAACCAAAAGAATGCTTAATAGTTTCTTTCCAAATACAATTGGTACTTATCATTTAATAATTGTAGATAATGGATCTACTGATGGAACTCAAGAATGGCTAACAGAAATGGTTAAAGAAAATACTGCAAAGATTACACTACATTTTAACAAAGAAAACAGAGGAATTGCAGTGGGAAGAAATCAAGGCCTTCAATTAGCAGATAAATTGGTACCAGAAGCAGAGTATCTATGTACTATAGATAATGATATTGACGTTCATTATGATTGGTTACGTCAATGTATTGATTTAATCAAAGACAATCCTAGATTAGCAATTGGAATTAACTTTGAAGGAACCGAATATCCACTAGTTACTAGAAATGGCAAATCATTCCAAAAGAAATCTGATGGTAATTTAGGTACAGCCTGCTCAGTTTTTCATCGTGATTTGCATAAAAAGATTGGATTCTTCACATTAGATTATGGTTTATATGGCGAAGAAGACGCTGATTGGTATTTCCGAGCTAGAATGGCTGGTTGGGAAATTGGATACCTTCCTGGCAAAGGCTCTCATTTTGGTGAAGGGGATTTAGATGTGGGAGAGTATCGTGAATTTAAAACTAAACAACACCAAGAAAATTTGACTAAATTTCAAAAAAATTGTTACGCCTATATGAGCAGGGTGAAACCGTGTTTTATTCCGTTCAATGACCCTTCACTGTGAATAAAATCTAATAATGATTAGGATTGGACAAGCATGTTTGACGGAAAATATTTCGATTGGAACCAAAAGCGTATTAAAGGTATTGTTGACCACTATGGTTATAAATTCTTTTATGGCAAGAAAATAGCTGATCTAGGTTGTGGGTATGCTGATTTAAGTGGCACTTTATACCGTTTAGGCGCAGAAATAACCGCAGTAGATGCTAGACAAGACCATCTTAAAGTAGTATCAAAGAAGTTTCCTGGTGTTAAAGTTGTCCGAGCAAACTTAGAGGGGCCATGGCCATTCTTCGGATCTAAATTCGATATGGTTCTAGATTTGGGTTTGATTTGTCATTTATCATCAATTGAAGAGCATTTAAAAGCTGTTTGTTCTTCAACTACATATCTGGTTTTAGAAACTGCCGTTTTAGATTCAGAGGATCCTGAAAAAATGGTCACCATACAAGAGGGCAAAGAAGTTTATGATTTGGCCTATAATGGTTCGGGTTGTCGCCCTAGCGCAGCTTATGTTGAGCACATTCTTACTAATTGTGGTATGAGTTTTAAGAGATTTGATAATCCAAAGTTTAATTCCGGAGAATATAAATACGACTGGGCCTCACAAAATGATAATAGCACAAGCCTTTTTAAAAGAAGAATTTGGTTTGCTGTCAAAAATGAAAGCGGGTTAATGTTACCATATGTTGGTGCTCAACCCGCAGTAGTTGTTCAACCGCCATCTGCGCCTAATTTCCATTTTGGTTCGCCAAACATTCCCTCAACTTTTGTTTCTAACATTCAAAATACTGGAGTACCAACGGTTCTTACCGCATCTCCTCGGCCACCAATGCACTCTCGTATAGTGGCTGAGGGACTACAACATCCAGGTGTTCCAAGTTTTTACACTTCAAACAATTATACAGAGCCTACGCCAGATTCGTTGAATTTTCAAGTATTGCGTAATAGTAAAGAATTCGCGCTCATTACAACAGATGTATTTGAGCCGCCAGCAACCTTCCAAAACTCGGGAATCATTTTACCAAATTCTCCAAGCTCTAGACTTTGGATGAGAAAAATTGCACCATTCTTTCCAAACATTTCTGTATCTTCTAAAGCCATTGCAATGGCTGAATTTAAAAAATCTCTAGACGCACCTAATGTTATTATGTGTTCACTAGATACTTTAGTTAGCGGAGATAGAGTTTGGGTTGATGAATGGTTTCATGGCAACTTAACTCAACAACATATTGACAAATTAAGAAGCTGCAAAACTATACTAACACCATCTCTAATTAATGCACAAGAAATTTTGAAATCTATTCCTGAAGCCAATGTACTTCGAGTCGATAAGCCATGGCCAATGCTTAATGTACAGGCTTTCAAGTATGATTACTTTTTGTATTTTGAAAAGGATGAAAATATTACAAGACTTTTATTGAATTTGTGGGAGGAACGTTTTGGCACGTTAATCATTGTCGGCACCCGTGTCAAGCTACCAACATTTGCAGAGTTTGTTTCTGATACTGTTTCTTTTACCAGTATCTCTAATTTATTGATGGGTGCAAAAGCAGTTATTGACATATCCACAAATACTTATTATATGTCTGGTATTTTGAAATTGGCGGGGGCTTTATCGTTACCAATAATTACTAACAATCAAGCTTTTCTTAATTTGATTGGATCTGTTATGATTGCTCAGAATAATTCTACATATCCTGCACCAGAAAATATTAACAAAGCAATAAATACTTTTATGAATGAAATTCCAAAAACTCAAGCAAAATTCAATGAAACCTATAATGCAAGCCTAGTTGAGGCCGTCCAGAAATTGGTAGGTATCTAATGTTAAGAGTTCTTTATCTACCAATTGGACATCAGCCCGGCATGATAGAAGCTTTTGAAAATATTGGGGCCAAATTAGATGTATTTGATTTTTGTGGACTATGGGATAGAACTCGTAGTAAAGGTACTGTTTCACATGAGTTTCTTTCAAAAGTAAGAACATTACAGCCACATTTAATTCATATGCAACTTCAATTTACCGGTATTATGGATGCCAGTATTATACAAGAGGCTCGTAATATTGTGCCTGGTGTAGTTATTACTAATTGGACCGGAGATGTAAGGGCTCAGGCACAAGCTCAATTTACTGGTACCTCTAGTGTAGTTGATTACTCACTAATTTCAAGCACTGGCCAGTTGGACATGTATAAACAATCTGGATGTCACAATGTTAAATATTGGCAAATTGGATATAACCCTAGGACCCACTATCCTAAAAATCTAACAGATTTTAAATATGATATAAGCTTCTTGGCTAATAATTATGGTCACACTTTTCCAGATGGTAGTTTAAGAGTAGGAGTAGTTGATACCCTACGAAGTAACTTTGGTACTCGTTTTGGTATTTTTGGCTCTGGTTATATACCGCCTGCACCAACAGTTGACCCATCACTATCTAATGATATTTATAATCAAAGTATATGTACTCTAAGTATAAGCAACTTCAATAATGTATCACACTATTTCTCAGATAGGTTATTGGCTTGTATGGCATCTGGCCGCCCCACAATTTCTTGGCACTTTCCAGGAGTAGAAAGTTACTTTATTGAAGGTAAGGAAATTTTCACAGTACGTTCAACTAGAGAGATTGTAGATATTGTTAACTACTGTAAAGCAAATCCAGATATTGCTAAACAAGTTGGTATGAATGGCTATCAAAGAGTCCTAAAAGAACATACATTTACTTCTAGGGTTATAGAGTTACTACACATAACTAACTTAATACATTTGGTGTAAGATGATAAGATTATTCTATAATTACTACGAAGACAAACATCCATTACGTAAACGAGAAATTGATATGTGTTTACAAAGAAACTTGAACAACAAATTGATTACTACAATCATTTGCGAATCATCTAGTAAGCCGACTTATCAATTCTTTTTTGATCAGATTAATAAAGTGTCTACTGAAGATGACATCAATATCATCTGTAATTCAGATATTTTTTTTGATGAAACTATTGTGCTAGTTGAAAACATAAAACCAAAACAACTATACGCATTAAGTCGTTGGGATTGGTTAGGCAATGATGCTTTTGTGCGTTTCTTTGATAGGCCCGACAGTCAAGATACCTGGATTTTCAAAGGTAAAGTAGAAGGTGTGTTTGGTGATTTTACTTTGGGCACCAGAGGTTGCGACAATAGAATAGCCTATGAGTTTCATAAAGCGGGCTATGCTGTTAGTAACCCAAGTAAATCCATTAGAACTTATCATGTTCATAATTCTGGTGTTCGTAACTATACGATGGCTGATGTTGTGCCAGAGCCTTATCTCACTATTCCTGCTTCGAGTTTATAATGTATAAAAATATAGTTTTCTATAACCATTTTCACAATGGAGACATACATGTATCTAGAGAGTTTGTTAGAAAACTATCTCTTGCTTTTAAACATAGATTTCCAGATGTAAATATTTCATACTCTCATAAGAATAATTCTAACTGTATTGCCGACATACCTGACTTAGGATATAATGTAATTCCGCTTAACTGGCATGAACATGAAGGAGTGTTTGTAAGGGGAGATACTATGTTCATTAATACTTGGTATGCTCAGCGCCGCTTCTATTATATGAACACATATGGAATCACATTTGATTGCTTGTATGTTATGTTTGATGAAATTTGCAAGAACTATTTTAATTTCACATTATCAGAAATTGAGTCAGATCCTACCAAGTGGTTTCCTCAAATAGATTTCACTAAGTATCATATTGGATCTGCAAAAGATTTTTTGGAAAAAAGACCCGGAATGAAAGTATTAATTGCAAATGGTAATGCACTCTCGGGGCAGGCAGATAATTTCCCACTATTACCAATTGTAATTAGCCTAGCTTCAAAGCACCAAGATAAACTATTTATACTTACCAATCATGAAAGTCAGTTTAACCAATCACAACATTCTAACATTATATATTCATCGGCTATCATCGGTAAAAATGGTTTCGATTTAAATGAAAATGGATTTGTTAGTACGTATTGTGATGTTATAGTTGGTAGGGCATCGGGCGCTTATACATTCTCTTTTATTCAAGATAATTTATTCGGAAAGCCCAAAAAACATGTTTGCTTCTCTAATATGATACCAGCAAAAGAGAATACCTTTTGGTTAGGAGATAAGTTTAGAGACACTATTCATTATACGTCCAAAATCACTGTAAGTACTGTAACAGCACATCATGCTGTGGAAAATTTGATTGAGGAGAGTTTGCATGTCTGATTTTCATACAGAAGAAGATTTAGCTAAATTAGGAAGTTGCGGTAAAAATGTACGCATTGATTCTTCAGTTCGCATTCTAAATCCACAAAATGTTCACATTGGAGATAATGTTCGCATTGATGCATTTTGTTTTTTCTCTGCTCAAAATACTATTCGTATAGGTAATAATATACATATCTCTCTTTACACACAATTGGGCGCAGGTGGTGCACCAATTACTATAGAAGATTTTGTTGGAATTTCTTCACGAGTTAACATTTTTACAACTACTGATGACTATTCTGAAGGTTGGATGACTAATCCAACTATTCCTGATAGATTCAAAAAAGTTATGGGAGGCCCCGTTTTACTACAGAAACACGTTATAATCGGATGTGGTTCGGTTATCATGCCTAACCTTACGCTCGAAACCGGCTGCTCTGTTGGGGCGCTAAGTTTTGTCAACAAAACAGTTCCAGAATTTACCGTAGTCGCTGGCAACCCAATGCGTCTAATTGGTAAAAGAAATAAGGAACGATTATTAGCATTGGAGAAAGAATTTTATGAAATCGCTAAGTGATATTATTAACTATTTGAGATTAGTAATTGAGGATGTCTCTCTTGGAAAGATAAACAGAAATGAAATCAGTGGGGATAGTGTCATTCTAGATTTAGGTATTGATAGTCTAGATTTTGCTTCTATTATGTTAGCTGGTGAAACATTTGTTAGTAGTAAGGTTAATGAAGATGGCATTGACTGGAGGAACGTTCGTACTGTTTCACAGCTTGCTGAATTATTATATAAGAGTCAAAAATTATGAACTATAAATGTTGGATTGGTAAAGAAGGCAAGTTTATTGCAGAGGTACAAAAGTTAATATCATTATTGAATATTAACAATAATATTGCTTTATCAACAGAGCCAGCTCCTGGATTTGATTGGATTGTTGAATGTAAAGAAGCCCATTTTGTAGAATCTCTTCCTTCTGGTGGAAGCATAGCTTTGCGTACTTCTGGTACAACCGGAATTCCTAAATTAATTTGGAAAGACTTTGAACAAATTTACCAAAACAAAAAAGGTAAAGGTAGTGAACAAGATATATGGTTATTAACTTATAATCCGGCTAGGTGGGCAGGTCTATCGGTAATAATTCATTGTATGAAGACAAATGCCAAACTAGTTATTCCGGAAGACCTATCAATTAATAATATGCTTAACTGTATTGATCAGGTTACACATATTAGTTTGACACCATCATTATTTAGAAAAATGATGATTGCTGATTCAGATAGATTTCAAAAAGCTCCTCTTAAACAGATTACATTTGGTGGAGAATACGCCACACAAAAAATATTAGACGATGCTAAAACATTATTTCCTAATGCACGAATAACTCACATTTATGCAACAACCGAATCTGGTGATCTTTGTTCTTGTAGTGACGGTTTAGAGGGCTTCCCGGAAGATAAAATGCCACGTTTAGAAAATGGTGATATGTGGAAATATGAAAATGGTCGAGCTTATTTCATAGGTCGTGATACTGAGGTTATCAATGTGGGCGGCGCTAAAACTACGCAAACTGAAGTTGAAAATACTGTTAATAGCATTCCTCAGATCAAGCAATGTCGTGCATTTCCTATCGCAAATCAACTACTAGGGCAAATAGTCGGGCTAGAATATGTAGGAGATATTGACCCTAGAAGTCTGAAATTATTGCTAACTCAAAAACTGCCTAAATATGCTGTGCCTCTTCAAATAACACAGGTAACTACAATAGAGCTGACATCAGCTAATAAGATTAAAAGATGAATATTATTATAACTGGTACAAGTCGAGGACTTGGTAAATCTACGGCAGAATATTTAGCCAAACAGGGACACTCTATTATAGGATGTGCTCGTTCAGAATCTGATAGTAAATTATTTACACATATTAGCGGAGTAAATTTCAAAGATCCTAGTACATTTGGTCTGTTAGATTCATTCTTTAAAAATGCAGACTGTTTAGTTAATAATGCCGCTATTGCATTTGATGGTCTATTAGCTACGCAAGGAGAAGAATCTATTACGGAATTAGTTCAAGTTAATTTGATTTCTACCCTTATTTTAACTAAAAGATACATTAGAGAAAGATTAAAAGCTCGAAAACCAGGAACTATTGTCAACGTTTCATCTATTATAGCAGTCAGAGGCTATGCAGGCTTAGCCACTTATGCTGCTACTAAAAGCGGATTAGATGGAATGACAAGAAGTTTAGCTAGGGAACTGGGTCCTAAGGGATTTAGAATTAATTCTGTTTTGCCGGGGTATATGGAAACGGATATGTCTAAATCGCTAGATGCTAGACAGAAAGAACAAATCACTAGAAGAACACCACTTGGTCGTTTAGCAACTGTTGATGATGTAAATTCTGTGATTGAATTTCTTTTATCTGATGCTTCTAAATTTGTTACAGGCCAATCTATAGTAGTTGACGGCGGCATAACAGTGTGAGGTAATATGGCTGATACAATCGGATCTCTAATAGATAAATTAGCAACTGTCAATCAAAAAATGTTTTTGGCCCAAGAAGAGCTTTATATTGTTCGTAAAATGACCTTCGAGGAATTTAAGGCAGCTTATGGATCAGAAGAAGGAATGCTAAAACTTTTCAATGCATTCAAAAAATCAATGGATTTAAATGTTCAAAGACAAGCTATGATTCTAGAAGTTGATAAAAAAATAGCAGAAGTAGTTTCTGCTGCCACTAAAGGCGAAGACTTAAATAACGGGCAATTTATCCAAGACCAACATAAGACGTACTAACATGATTCCAGTCTACAAACCATATCTACCACCTGATTCTTTAAAATACGCTCATGATGCATTGGATTCCACTTGGATATCCTCACAGGGCAAATACTTACCATTAGTCACTGAACGACTTCAAGATTTATTGCATACACCATATGTAATACCTCTTAATAATGGAACAAGTGCTTGTCATCTCATGGCTAAAACTCTATACAAAGCGCATCCTCCAGAAAATAACACTAAAAGAAAAATCATTGTTCCAAATAATGTTTATGTAGCGGCCTGGAATGCTTTTTTGTTTGATCAGAAATATCATCTAATTCCAATAGATGCTAGCTTGCACACTTGGAATATTGATTTAGACCAGTTAGACGCTGCACTTAAAGATTATCCAGATGCTGATGTACTGATTGTACATAACATTGGAAATGTCATTAACGTTCCCGCTCTAAAATTAAAATATCCTACTACTTATTTTGTCGAAGATAATTGTGAAGGATTCTTAGGCGGTTATGGTGGCCTAGCGACTGGACGAGCCGGTTTTGCTTCTGCTATTTCATTTTTTGGAAACAAAAATATTACTAGTGGTGAAGGTGGAGCTTTCGTAACAGATTCGCAAGAAGCTTACGAATACGCTAAGATATTACAAGGGCAAGGACAATCATCTACTAGATTTATTCATCAAGAATTGGGTTACAATTATCGTATGACTAATATACAAGCAGCAATTTTATATGGTCAATTAGATTATTTGCAACAGATACTGGCTATGAAAAGAGATATCTTCAACACATATAGAAACGCCTTTAAAGATAGAGATGAGGTTAGAATTCAAATTAATGAAGATAATACTGCCAATTCTAACTGGATGTTTGGTATTCGTGTCATTGGACAAAATGCATATTCAGATGCGGAAAGTTTCTTTGCCGCCCGTGGAATAGAAATTAGACCAATGTTCTATTCTATATATAACCATAGCCACTTGGCAGAGAACCCAAATGTTGATGGTGGTACGGTTTGTACAGTAGCCGACCTTCTAAACAAAGAATGTTTTATTTTACCGAGCTTTCCAGAATTAACATCCGAAGAGCAAACATATATCATTAATGCTGCCAATGAATATATTAACGGAGTATTTAGCCCATGAGAGTTCATAATTTATCTGTATTACCAGAAGAGCAAATATTAAATGCTATTAAGTCAGCCGAGAATATTAAAAACACTCTTTTATTAGAAGATATGATTAAAACAGATACTGTTTATGGACCACACACACTTGATTTGATTAAAAATGGAAAGCCAGAAACTAGAACCTTTATGACATTTCTGGCTCGACAAATCATGCCTGAAAGTTTTCTTGAAGTAGGCGTTCGTAGGGGGTGGTCTACTGCATCAGTTATTATAGCATCACCTGAGTGCGAAGTTTATGCATTTGATGAATGGCATGAAAATTATGGCGGTTCAGCTAACCCTGGACCATCTTTTGTACAATCTGAGTTGGCAAAATTTGGCTACAAAAAACCAATTAATTTTATAAGCGGCGATTCTCATGTAACACTGTCAACATTTTTTAATCAATTCCCAGACAAAATGTTTGATATGATCTTGGTGGATGGAGATCATACAGTAGACGGAGCCTATCAAGACTTAATGGATACTATGCCACATATTAATGTTGGCGGTGTAATGGTCTTTGATGATATAATTGATTGCGAAGGTCTGCAAGGAGTTTGGGATGCTCTAGTTAAAACATTCCCTAACTTCAGATACATTTCTTATAGAGAAAATAAACCGGGTGTCGCTTTTGCGGTAAGGATAAGTTAATGACAGATACAGCATGCATTACTGGCATTACAGGTCAAACAGGTTCATACTTATGTGATTTGCTATTATCAAAAGGATATAAAGTATATGGACTTAAGCGCCGTAGTAGCTCATTAAATACAGAACGTATTGATCACGTTTATGTAGATCCACATATCGATAGTGGAAAGCTAGAGATGGTCTACGGCGATTTATCTGATTATTCGTCTCTAGCTAATTGGATTGGCGATATTAAACCAGATTTATTTTTTAACATGGCTGCGCAAAGTCATGTTCGAGTTAGCTTTGATATTCCAGAGTATACTATGGATATTACAGGAACTGGAGTAATGCGAGTATTAGAAGCTATCCGTAAAAACAGTCCACAAACTAGATTTCTCACTGCATCTAGTTCAGAAATGTTTGGCTCACACCCGCCACCACAAAATGAACAAACGCCATTTCATCCTCGCAGTCCTTATGGTGTAGCTAAAGTTGCAGGATATTATGCAACTGTAAATTATCGCGAGGCTTATGGTCTACATGCTTGTAATGCCATTTCTTTCAATCACGAAAGCCCAAGACGTGGAGAAACGTTTGTTACTCGTAAAATTACTAGAGCTGCGACCCGAATCAAATTGGGTTTGCAAGACAAGCTTTATTTAGGAAATTTGGACGCAAGACGTGACTGGTCCCATGCCGCCGATGTAGCTGATGCAATGTATAAGATTATTACAGCACCACAGCCAGACGATTACGTAGTGGCCTCCGGTGAGATGTACTCAGTATTAGAGTTCGCTAAAATGGTTTTTGGAATACTAGGTTTAGACTACTCACAATATATTGAGTTCGATGCTAAATATCTAAGGCCATCAGAGGTAGACGCATTATGTGGCGATTCTACTAAACTAAGGACTCGGCTTGGCTGGTCTCCTAGCTATAGTTTTATGGATCTAGTTCAAGAAATGGTTGATTCTGATTTAGAATTAGCACGTAGAGAAAAAACTATTAAGGACCATCACAAATGAAACTTTTGATTACTGGCGGCACAGGCTTTCTTGGTAAGCATGTTGCAAAACGTTTTACCGAATTTAGTTTTAACCAATTAGATTTGATACGCCCATCTAGTAAAGGTTTGAACCTCCTAGATCGAGAATTTGCAATTAGAATGGTTGTAGCACAAAAACCAGATATAATTCTGCATATGGCTGCTGTTTGTGGCGGCATCTTGGCTAATAAAAATAGTCCCGCCGATTTTTTGCAAAAAAATATAGAAATGGCTAGTAACCTATTTGAAGCTGCCCGTCAAGCAGGATGTACAAAAATATATACTTTAGGAAGTGTATGCGCATATCCTAAATTTTGCTCTGTTCCATTTAAAGAGGATGATTTATGGAATGGATATCCAGAGGAAACTAATGCTCCATATGGAATAGCTAAGCGCACTCTTTTAATGTTAGGACAGACATACAGACAGCAATATAATATTGGTGGTGCACATTTGATACCAGTTAATTTATATGGCGAGCATGATCATTTCAATCTTATTAATAGCCATGTTATTCCCGCCTTAATTCGCAAGTTTGAAGCGGCTATTGAAACCAAGTCTTCAACCGTTGAATGTTGGGGTACAGGTGAGGCAACTAGAGAATTTCTTTATGCTGGAGATGCGGCTAACGCCATTGTCAAAGCTATAGTGATGGGATTAGATACAGACTTACCAATTAACCTTGGCACGGGTACAGATATTTCTATTAGGGATTTAGCTTACCTAATTAAAGAGCTAACCGGATTTACTGGAGAAATTGTTTTCAATGGCAGCGTATCAGATGGTCAGCCTAAGAGAATGTTAGATATCACTCGCGCTAAAGAGATGCTAGATTGGAACGCGGAAACCAATTTGAGAACTGGCATAATCCGTACTATTGATTGGTATCGCCACAATAAAAAATTAATTATAGAACGGGACGCTTTCTAATTACAACAATTTCTGGTCCTTTGTTTTCGTTAGTAAAGTCACATTTGCGGCATTTTACTTTTCGATTAACAGAGTGATCGTTGTTGATTAGATCAACCTCGCCCATACAAATTTTGCACTTAAGTAGTTTCATGCTACTTTATATATCTCAGAAATCGATTTCTGAGGAAGTGTCTTTAAAGATGGTAACATCTCTTTTATCTGACCTAACATCTACTTTGCCGCTTTGACCGTCAACTACGATGCCTTTAGCAATAGCATTATTTGCAAAATTAATAGCTTCCTGCCGTTTATTAAATTTGAATGTTTCACTGGCCCATCTGGACCCGTCATCCCAATATGAATCATCAACAAAAGAAATGCGAACTCTATATTTAGTTATAGATTTGGTCATCTTATTCCTCATGATCAAATGAGACAACAGTAAACCTATCATCCATATAAGGTTCAATTACGGCTTTAACATCACCCCATGATAGGCCACCAATACCAACACCTGGTCGCGGCACTACAACCCCTTTAAGCCCAAAACGATCCACCAGAATTTTTAACTCTTGTGCAGATTTTTTAATTAAATCAATCTTGGCTCCGCTCATTAAATCATCAATAGTGGGGTAACTAAAGATAAGGGTTTTGAATTTCTTTTCTTTGATCATTTTGAGAGTTGGCTCAATATAATCGCCTTTCTCATCTAGAGCCCCAATAACAAATGGAACATTGGTTAGGAAATTTTTCAAACACTTGCCCAATCGCATAGCAGTCTCGGGCCAGCGCTTGGCACATACTCCAGCGCATCCACCACCCATAGCAGCTCGACCATCAGTCAAATACATACCATTAGTGGTGATACAGATAGCATCGACGCCATCTTCGTAAATCATCTCAAACAAATCAGCCTTTTTCTCTTTCATGGAAGCACCTCAAAATCCCTCAATAGAGTTTCCGCAAATTCTTTGTTGCTAGGTGATGGGTCGCTTTTAGACATTAACCGAAGTTTCTCTAAAACGTCCTGTGGCGGCTTTCGTTCCATATAGAACGAAGATAATCCCATCATAGCTCCTTCTCGTACAACCGCATTAACATGTTTGAGAAGCATCCTAAGAGTTGGAAGTACCAACCGCTCATCAGTAACATCACCTAAAAGTTCAGCCCCAAATGTCAACGTGTGGGTGTCGGCATTGGGGCTGGTTAAAATTCGTGTTAATTCTCGTGGATTATTCTGTGCTAATTGCTTTAGTTGATTTTGGGAGTAATTCATTTTTTGTTCCTTACGACTATGTGTTCTAATCCTATGACAATTAGAACAGACCAAATCACATTTTTCTATTTCTTTCAATAGTCGCTTGACAGATCCTGCCTTACTAACATGAGATACATTAAATAGTTTTTTCTCTCCTTGCCTATTTGATTCAAAATTTGACTGATAGTATACCTGCTTAGCTTGCACTTGTATTATTTCTTTAGTTTCCCAAATTAATGCCGAAAGTCTTCCGCCGAAACAACAGCCGGTGTCAATGCCGTAACAAAATATACCGGGCGCCGCCTCTTCGATTAGCGGGTCTTCATAAGAGGGAACGTTATGACCATACACAACGCTTTTTGGACCTTGCCAAAACTCTGTCCAGAATTTCGCCCCAGTTGCTTCCTTACCTAGCTTGTTAATTTTTTTCAAGCTAATAAATTTTCTATCTGAATCAGTGTATCTCAAATACATCAGATCATCTTTTGTTTGATTAGATAAGGAAATACCGGGTTTGAGCCCGGCATGAACGGCAATAACATCTGGCAGCTCAATGTAGAGCGGCATGTCTTGAATATATGTTACATCTTGATCTGATAATTGAGAATAAAAATCCCGTCGATCATAGACGCCAACGCGGGTGCCTTGCGAGCGGAACCACTTGATAAATTTGTGTTCATGGTTTCCCATTACACATTCAAGTTTTAGTTCTCGTGCTCTACGCACGACACCCACGGAGTCTGGTCCTCGGTCAATCAAGTCTCCAAGTAAAATAACTCGGTCTTCACTAGGGCTGTAGGAGACTTTGTCTAAAAGTTCATTGAACTCTTCAATACACCCGTGAATATCACCAATAAATATGGTACGCTTAGTTTCCATCCTTCTTTAACTCTTCCTTAGCTTCATTAGTAGGCTGAGGATCATCAAATACGATTCTAGTACGACCTTCATGTCCGTGAACATAAATGATGTCATCAATTGAGTGATAAACGTTAATGCTGCCGTGGCTTCCTAACCAATGAACTACTGCTTCGCCTGTGTCCGTAAACAGACAACCTTCCGCTACTCGTCCACAACCACTTACACCGGACGCATCTTCAGTTCTTTCGAAATGAAATCTACGTAAACCCATATGTTTTTCCTTGTTAGTTCCCCTCGTACATTTGATATCTTAATATTCACATAATAAGGATTGTGCCACGAGGAGTCAAGCACCGCATTAGGTTTTCAATTTATTCCTAATGATTTCCTGGTCTTTCCAATGTTCTGAAATTTGTACGTGATTAGCAGAACAGATAACTAAATATTGCAATAAACCATATTACTCCAACCAGACTTGGAGTAAGCTGATGGATATTTAATCCATCTTCCACCACGTGTTTCGTAATGCCAACTATCTCCGACTAAGTGAGGCGGTTTGTTACCAGCAATAATTTTGATATCAAAATTATTACGACCTCTATATCCGCGTTTCTTAAGATATCGCCGACATTCTTTCTCAGCTTCAGTTGTAATTTTCATGTTTCCAATGACCTTTATAATAAATGTGATTTAGTCTATCAATAACTTTGAATAGAGTTATAAACTATCCAAAAACATCCGACAAGTCCTGTTTAAACTGTTATAATCACTTTTCCATCAAACGCAAACGAGACGAAAATCAAAAGTTTTGCGGACGCAAATGCGCCTCAATCTTCCTAAAATCTAATAAGGAAATAAAGAAATGTAGGGCATCCATTGACGTAGCTATCTTGTCGTCATTTGTCGCCCCCGGTGAAAACGGGAAATGATACGTCCTATTATATTTGGGAGAATCCATCTTACATTACCAATAAGAATTGTTTCATCTTAGACTTACGAACATATTTGGCAAATTTCTTAATCTCAGGCCCATTGTCAGTTGCTAGTACCGCTTGTTCAATTTTATCAACGTTAGCTTTTTTTATTTTCTCAGCAAACAATCTCATATATGTAAATGATTGTGAAGCGATAATCAAATCTTCCACCATTTCAAGCTCAGAATCTGATGTAAGATGTTTTGCTAATTCGAATAGATATCTGGGTTTTCCTGAACTTAGAATAATTTGCTTGAACTTTTTAACATCAGCACCTTTTACATGTTTAAGATACATGTGAGCATACTTGACATTTTTTGATTTGATAATCAAGTCTTCTAATAACTTTCTATCAGCAGCTTTGATAAAACAAGCAAATTTAGTAACATACTTAATTTTCTTAGACTCTACTACCACATTTTGTAGCGCTTTAATATCTGCATTTGGTATTGACTGCGCAAATGCAAAAGCATATTTAGGATCTTTTTTATCCAGAATTACTTGCTGCATTCTATGCGGTTTATATTTACCAAACTCTGCAGCAAAAAAATACGCTAGCGCTGAATCTTTATTCTTGATGATTTCGTTTTGAAAATCTTCAAGCTTTTGATATTCATTAAGATGAAGATTCGTATCAGTTATTTTTGTAAGCCATCGTAGAGAATCTCCACTGTAATCACTCTCAAACATGTATTTGTTCATACATAGTATATATCGTAATTACTAGTACAAAAACAAAAAGGCCGGTTAAATCAACCGACCTCTTTCCCTATATTACTTCAGTTGTTTAGGAGATGAGCTTATAGCTATCTTTTTTATCTCTTTTTGTGGTAACTGTTTGGCTGCCAAAGTTAGAGATAAGACACCATCAACAAGCTCTGCTTTTACATCGTCAGAAGAATATCCTTCTGGAATAAGAATGCTCTTATTAACTGCATAAGAAGAGGTAGCGGTTTTACGTTCACCTTTAACACGCACTATATTGTCTTCAACCTCAATAGTGATGTCCTCTTCTTTAATGCCAGGTATGTCAATGGATACAGCAAGTGACCCATCTTCATTTTTCTTTTGCTCAATGCCTAACCCTGTCAAATGACCATTAAACAGGTCTTGAGTCATAGTAGTAAAAGTATCTTCAAACAAACGATCAAAATAGTTCTTAGTAGAAATTCTACTATCAGAACGATCCCTAACAACAGGAATAAATGGATTCCAAAGTGATAACATAATTACCTCCGAAAAAATAAAAAGGTTAAGACCATGGAAGGTCATTTAGAAGGGTAACGTCGACCGACGATGGCGTCAACCCCTCCAATTTGCGTATATATCACGGTAAAGATTTTTTTGATAAATCTAAAAGTCTATCCAAAAAACCATCACCCCAGGTGCCATCTTTGCGATTTTGTTGAATAAAATCCTTCAAAGATGATGCTTTACCATCCCACATTGCGAAGAAAGGTGCATGCCATAAGTCTTTATGTTTTGTAACAAGAAGAGCAAACTCTTTCTTATTACCTTCTAGACCTGAAGCCTTCAAGTTTAGTGTAATTAAATTATAAACACTATCATACTTCATAAAGGATTTTTGTAAACCTTTTTTCAGTTTTTGCATATTCTCTACAATTTCTGGGGGCATGAATGGAGCAACATCATCATCCTTCTCTAAAAGAACAAATTCCATACAGTTACGTTCTGATGAACCTAGACGATCATGAAGTTTATTATAAGCTACATAGGCCGCATTCTTGACTTTAATTCGATTGAATTTTGAGTCTCGAACAACAACACCTTCGTGTTCAATTGGATTCAATGACGATACCCAATTAACCAAATCTTCCACAGACGTGTACGTGTATGCCTGTACGAATGGAAGGCTCCTTGGCAGAGTGTCCCAATATGGGTGATCCGTTGCGATTTCGTTTAGAGTAACGAGATTTCTAATGGCCAGTAAAGCCACACCATTGGTTTTATATTCAACTACGATACGGTTGTATGGCGTAGTTAATTCAAAACAGTAGGTGCATTCCTTTGCTAAGTACCTAGTAAACACATCGAATTCATATCCGGTAGTATCCACAAAAGCTTTTTCAAACAGAGTTCGAAAAGTATAGATACCATTATCCATTAGTAGATCTGCCTCAGGCACAGAACGAGTTGCCACACACCATTTGTTAACGAATTCATCCCAATAAACAATACATAGGGTTCCATCCAATTTTTCTAGAACGGCCAATTTAGGATCAGACCAATCAATGTCGGCAGCTGCACCCTGACCATGATTGAAAAATCTATTCATCGGATAAGCGAGAATTTTGGTTGGTCCTGGTTTAATATCATCGCGGGACAATTTACCATCTGGTGTTGGATTCCATGCATATGGTTTACCATCAACAGAAGATAAGATCAATCCGCGGCATTGTTGTGCTAATGGATTAGATTCCTTTGCTTCAATCTGATCATAGTTTAATGAAAACTTGTGGCCAGATTTAGAGAATGACGCATATACTCCATGTTCACGTGCCAAATCTCCAAATGAATGAGTTTCCAGATATTCCTGGACTAAAAGCTTCATGTTACTTTCCTTGCTTATTACGAATAAAAATCTCTCCAGACATAACTTCGCCAATCAGTTTAGCCAAGTTAGCCTGTAAAGTTCGCAGCTCTTGTACAGACATAGCTTGCACTTCGGGAGCACGAACAACTTCCATTAAGCCATCATGTAGTGGTTGTAAAACCTTTTTACCTTCTTCAGAAATAAATCCATTGTCTGTAAACATTTTATTCATGGCTATTTTCCTGTTAAATACTTTATTATGTGTTTATACCAAGGCACTAAGAAAGGAGCTAACATAGCTTCCTTTTCTAATTTTTCTTTTCTAAGAAACTGGCAAGTTTGACAAGGCTCTACCGAATCGTGATCCCAACACCAAGGAATACAAATGCAATCATGCCAAATCTCACCACAATTCATGCAATACATTATTCACTTGAAACTTTCGTACACAATAAACAAAGGAAACAAATAATGGTTGGAACTACCGCAGCCCAGCTCATAGAAAACCCATTACTCATGGTGAATGCGACATTCTTTGCTCCATCAACATAAACTGCTAGAAGCACGTATAGTCCGACCCACCCAGCGAAAAATAGAATAGCTTTAAAAAGCCACCCATCAATAAACATCTTCCAAAGAACCCAAATTACCATTAGGAAGATTAGACCTAATACAATAGCGCCCATAGCTCTTTATACTCCTTGTGAAACAGAAATGTTATATAATGGCATCCGGTCAATTAGATGTGTGCCAGAATTAATAATGTTCTAAATACGCCACTAAAAAATATTCGTTTGATGAATCGTTCTTCGATGAAATCGAAAATTCAATTAAAGCGTATTGGTTGGGCTTTTGTATGGCAGACGCCTGTAACACGGGAGACGAATTAACAATAGAGTTATCTGCAAATGATAGCGAACATTTGTTACTTATGAAAAAGCATCTATGTGCCAATCATCCTATTTCTTATAGAACGCGAAATAAAAGTAAGATGGTCTCACTTCGCATAGCAAGCCGATATTTATGTCAACAGCTTAATAAATGGGGATGTATTCCAAATAAAAGTTTCAGTTTACAATATCCAAATAGTCTTCCAAAAGAATTTAGACGAGATTTTATTCGCGGCTTCTTTGATGGCGATGGTTGCATCTACATACGCAGTGATGAAAAGTCTAAAATATTTAGTATGTATAGTGTTTCGCTTTCATTTCTAATGAAAATCAAATCTATTATAGAAGAGGAGCTTAAAGTAGAATTACATCATTATACACAAGATAATGGCCATATTATCTCAGCTATGAAAAAAGGATGATATTAAAAAGATTTACCATTATCTCTATAACGAAGCTACAATTTATCTGGCCCGGAAATACGAGAAATTCTCGCTCACACCTATACCATAATTCTCATAAATAGGGCGTCAAGGCCGGCAACCGAAAAGTTTACTTTCTCAGCTTGGCAAGTTTATCTTCAAGCGCTTTGATTTCTTGCTGATTTAACCCATTCATCATATTTCTTTTTTTTTTTTTTTTTTTTTTTTTTTTTCAATGATATAGGTTTGCCAAGCTTGATCATACTCTGCTTGCGCCTTTTTGAATCCCTCAGGATCGGCCTCAAAAGTCTTTTTATAAGTAAAACTTATTTCATGACCATAGATGCCCATATCACCGATATCAAGGCTCATAGTTATTTTAACAAAAATTAACCCATCCAAAAATCCCGAACGTAGTCACTACTGTGTAGAGTGTCATCGTGCTGCCGGTAGACAAAACTATCAAGAGAACAAAGAGCGTTATTTCAAACAAGCCAAGAAACGTGACAAAGAGCTTGATGAACTAATCAATTCATACAAAGACAAACCCTGCGCAGATTGTGGTATCAAGTATCCGCCTTACGTAATGGATTTGGATCATGTAAATCCAAGCAACAAGTTTTTGAAACTTAGTACAATGCGCAGGCGAAGAATGTCCTTCGATAAAATTAAAGAAGAGTTAGTAAAGTGCGAAGTTGTATGTGCTAATTGTCACAGAGAACGAACCAACAAACAGAACCCCGCACGTTACACTAAAACTGGTTAGAAATTGCCGGGAGCGACCTGAAAACAAGCTAATCCCATCCGTCGCCAGAATTCAACTACTTGGTCACGGTCATCAAGGACGCACAGCACATTGTACTGGTTTGCAATATGCTGCTGGTAGATTTCTTCTTTAATGATAGAATCTTTACGGAAGTCATCAGTCTTGCGCATATAAAGTTCATATTCGATGGGTTTACCATCCACTAGGCAATATTTCTCAATAAACCTAATAGTGGCCTCACGGTGTTTATCTTCACGTCCAGAACAGAAAATGATTTTGCGGCCCGCATTATAGTGAGCAATAATTGTCTCAATAACTGGCCAGTTTGGCAAATCTTTGACATCACAATCAGTGGCATCATATGGACTGCGATTATGAATCAAAGCCAAAGTACCATCAAGGTCGCAAAGAACGGCTGTTTTAAGAGTATCGTGCCAAACCGGAGGTGCAAACTCTGGAGCAGACCCTTGGCGTTCTTTGTAGATTTCTACACGCGGCTTGTAGAATTTGAACTGCTTGCCACCAGATTCCTTCCACCACTTCTTCATAGCTTCATCAGGAACTCGGGCCGCACCAGTACGAGCAGCATTGCGAACCATAGCCTCATCAAGTTCTACGTAGAATGCTTTTTCAAAAACCTGAATATCAGCATTGACTGACTTAGCAATCTTACACACATCATCAAAATGACGACGGTTAAGATTCAAGTTGTCGATAATAACATTTTTGCCACGCTTCAAAGCATCTCGGATAAGATAGTTGCGAGCATCCGTAACCATCTTTTCATAGTCTGCACTCCACACGTTGCCATTCATCATAGCACGCAAATCATCGTTGTTCACTCGAACCCAGTTGTTTGGGTCTTTGGCAACCACCTGCTTAGCGTAAGTAGACTTACCCGAACCAGGGATACCAACTAACATTTCTACTTTAATCATTTCTTTGCCTTTTTAAATTTAGCTTGTTCTTTTTTCAAAAGAAAAATGGCGCGTTTAAAAACTTTCATATTATTGAAATAAGCTTTTTTCAAAGCTTCAATCTCTTCTTCTAAATATTCTATATGATGCTTAAGCTTACCATCATCTCTGAAAAAGATTTGGTCATAATCTTCATTCTCAATACTTATTTCGCCAGACAAATCGTTGTAATAAACGGCACTTATCAAGCCCTCACCAATTTCGATAACTGGTTTTAAATCATCTTCAGAAATCATTTGATAATTCATCCCACCAAGCATTGAGAATCTCTTCTCCATCTCGTATAATCTTAACCCTAACTGTACCATTCGGTTGATGTTCATCTGTCCTATCATATAATACAGGGATTATATCACGCCCAGAACTGTCGGGGGAGGACCAGTCTTTGAGCCATTGATCAAATGCTTTTGATAACTTTTCAGTTTCCTTTTCAATATAAGGATATTTACAATCGACTTCAAATGTGATTTTGAATTTACGTTTCATTTGAAAACTCCTAAATCACCTTCAAATTTTATTTGACGACCATCATTTAAGCAGCCATAAAACTCATACCCATATTTTATAAGCCTAATATATTCAGGCGCGACAGTTGAATTTAAAGCTAATTCAAACGAAACATCTTGTCCAGGATCAATATCTTGGGGAGTAAAGGCGTGAGTTAAATGTGGAGTTACTAATATTCCTCCTGATTTACCAAGAGCCATCATAACAATATTATTCAGTTTGACCCTTTTACCACCAACATTAGCTACTGTAAAATACAAAACTTCATGAGCATTTTTCCACAATGGTCCTATGCATCCTATTTTGCCTCTTGTTACTTTCATGTTAACTCTGGCAGAGTTTTTCCAAAAAGAAATTATGGTAAAAAATAAACTAGTTATACTAACTAGTAGTGCTATGATTGCTATCATTAATGGACCTTAACCATTGTAAAACTTTTTCTAAATCTTCAATTGTGGCATTATTCTTAATTGTGTTGGCTTTGTAGCTTATAACAGCAACGTTGCCTTTTACATATCCCCTTTCTGGGATAATACGATCAAGCGAGTAAGAATTTTCTTTAGCATGACCCGTATTAACTTGAAGGGGTATTCCTAAAACCGGACATACATCAGGAATTTCTAAATCATCAATTGTAATATCAAATGGTACACCTTTTAACTTAGCTCTCCTACGAGCTTGCTGTAAACAAATGTTTAGAGGAGTTTGTCGATTGAGCTTTCTTTTATAGGCGTTAGTTTTATTTCTATCTTTATTCTGAACATTTTTAGCTCGATCTATTTCCCGCTGTCTATGGATCTTGTAATAAGTATCATAGTAATCTTTGCAGGATTGACATCTTTTTTCATTATAAAAATCAGAAACTGATTTTTCTTTTTTGCAGCGAATACATCTTCTAACATTACTCATGTAGGAAACCTTTTTAAGAATTGGTTTCCTACATATCAAAAAATTAGTAGATCACTTAAAGAATTCTGCTTGATCTACATATGGAACCCCTGCCCTTTTAGCACAGGTTGCATCTGTAGTCATATCCCCTACAAATAGACACTCTTTAAGATTTAGCTTATGCTTCAACATAAATTCCACCAAAACACCTGTTTGTGGCTTTCTGCAATAACACGCAATGGGATTTGACTGATGAGGGCAGTATCTAATTTCAATATCAACGCCTAACATGTCGTTAGTTACTTCAAAAAGTCTACGAGCTACCACATCACTTAGCTCGCCCTTAGCTATACCACTTTGATTAGAAATTCCCAATAAACGATACCCTTTCTTTTGGTACTCTTCTAGTACTTTGGTACGTCCCGGTTTAATTTCAATCTCAGCCTTGGTTACCGGAAATTTACCATTTCCACCAATACACTCGCGCAAAGTGCCGTCATAGTCTACAATCAAAGCCTTATTAGTAAAGTCAGGATTGATCTGTCGAACAAACTTATGTATCTCTACTTTAGAGAACCCTTCTTCTACGGTCGGCTTTTGAAACTTTTTTTGTATTTAAACAAGACGGTAGGAGGAAAAATGTTTGTATGTTTAGCTTTCTTGATAGTTTCTGGTGTTGGAAATTCTCCGATCAAACCAATTGCACGCTGCACAACATTGAATTGAGCATCTTCAATTGAAGTACTCATTAGTGTACAATTAATATCTGCATTATATTTTTTAGCCAGCTCAATAAATGGTTTGCGAACTTCAATGGTAGGAAAAGTATTATCAAGTACAACATCCTTGCCGTCTTTTAAAAGATGCTCTAATTTTGGGAGCAAACTAGCAATGGTTCCACCTTCAGTATCTCTGTTGAGAGATACTGCGCCACTCTTAATTAGATCTTTTGTAACTGTACTTTTACCAGACGCTGGAAATCCAACAACCATTTTTACTTGAGACATATTCCCTCTTACATAGATTCAGCAATTTCTTTTTCCAATTCAGCTTCGGCCTGCTCTAATTCATCATTAGATGATTTAAGCTGATCACGAGTTGCCCGCAGTTCGGCAATACGAACTTTATTCTTAGCAACTTTGGCTCCTGCACTTTTCTCAATTTTAGAGAAAGCTATCTCATTCATCTTGGTAAATGGCCAAATAAAAAACCCAATAAAAAGGCCAAAATATAGTGGACGCACTTCTGTTACCACTATTAGTATCATGGTCTTGCCATTCCCACCTGTAGTTTACTAGAACTTGTCTCCTAACGACATTTGGCGGCCAACGATGTTTTGCATAACCATGTGTTGTGCCTGCTATAGCAAGGTAGATAATTATACTAAATACAATTATTAAAAATGTAAACATGATTATTTATCGTAAGTAACTGGAAAGTACATAACAATACCTTCAGTAATTAATTCCCAATCATCAGCAATCATATCATGGATTCTTGGATACCAATCGCCGGGTTCGTAAGTGTCAGGCGCACCATTGAGATGAATACATCTATCTACTTGTAAAACTCCACCATGATAACCAATGAATAGGTAAACTCTTGAATCCCAATCAGCTCGTTTTATCCTATAACCATGGGACATATATTTAGCAGCAGTATGAATATCCATAAAGTAAAAAGCCAGCAAACGCCGGCCCTCATTTCATATTAAATTGTAATTTAGCAATCTCAGCCAGTTTTAGTAAGCACAAAGTTACTAATCTCAGCTAGGGAAGTTAATCCAACTTTTGAACCAACAAACTTCCCTTCATTAAAAAGCATTAAAGTGGGAACTCCACGAATACCGAGCTTAGAAGCTACAACTGGAGCATCATCAATATCTACTTTGCAAACTTTTACGTTTCCGTTATCGGTTGCAAACTTTTCAACAATAGGTAGTTGTCTTTGACAAGGTCCGCACCACGCGGCTCCAAAATCTACCAAAACCGGGACTTCAGATTGAAGGACTTCAGTTTCGAAATTTTTATCATCTACATGAACAACATTACTCATACAACCTCACAAATAAGAACATAAATCCTATAATTAGGATGTCAAGGGCGCGTCATTACTTCTTGAACGTAACGTTTTCACTCAGCTTAGTAAAGAGATCGAAAAAGGGTTTACACTTATACAAATTGTGTTCTCTAATCATATCAAAATCAAAAGAGTTATGAAGCCCCATAATTTGAACTTCAGGCTCTACCTTACATTGTTGAAAGAAGTTACATAGGTTCTCTAGATATGCAAACCTATTCTTAGATCTGTCTTTGAAGACACGTTGTTTTGTGTAATAACATGCCGACACTACAAAGACTACTTTTTCAGTGGGCATTAAGTCGCTATAATTGAGAGACATTTCGCTACGGTCAATTAAAGAATGAACGTGAGGTTCAAATTTACGATAATGTTCATACCATATTTTGAATCTCAGCCCGGCCTCACTTCCAACATATCCAGAAATGATTTGGGTGACGGAGTCTATATCCGACACTTTGAGGTCTTTGGCACGCAGTAGCGCATCTGATGCCCATGTCCAACTTCTTGGAGATGGTGAGGCGTAAAGTGTATTTTCTTCTTTCCCACATGCAAACTCAGGATCGCTGCGTAAAAACCCTAAAATAAGATCATGTACATTATGTGCTTTGGCCCAATCAACCCATTTCTCAAAATTAAATTGCAAAATGAATTTGGCGCCACGATCCAAGAGTGCTGAACTTATCTCATTGGAATAGGCGCCTTCATTTGCTAGATTGCCGGTTAATATACAAGAGGTTGCGTTGATTGGCATACCATTGATTTTTTTGAATAGTAGAATTTCCAACAATGGAGCCGTTACTTCTGGTTGTGCCTTGTCTACTTCATCAAAAAGAATTACACTATCCGATTCATAACCATCTAATAGTTTGGGTAAGAAATAAGGCGATTTGAAATTAATCACATCACCTGGCGCATTCATATCTGGATAGCCCGCTAAATCTGGTCTTTCTATTACACTTAGGTTAATATAATTAACTTTATAGCCACATTCTTTAGCAGCTTGAATTGCAATATCAGTCTTGCCAACACCACGCCTTCCAAATAAAAAGACATTATGTTTTGATTGGATAAAGAATTTAGTAAGATTGAGCGCCTGCTCTTGATCTAATTCTTGTAAGTTTAACGCATTTGTCATGTTTCCCTTAGGATATCACATGACTATATAACAGATATCTCACAAGAAAGGAACTAGATGTTTGACCTCTGGACTATTCTTATAGATGGAAAAGAAACGATCAATCAGCTTTTTATCATTGGCCTTACAAATAGTCCGTAATACATCTTTCTTATTTTTATGTTTCCCAAGAGTAATTAGATATTCATATCTATTCTCTTTTTCTGCCCGCACATATAATCTACCTAATGTAGCAGGCATCTTATCTCCATACATAGAAATAACAAAATTTATAAACTCATTGCCCTCTAACGTATCAATTGGAATGAGAGTATTCTTAAGTGCTGTGGCAAAAATACTTTTGTCTCCATCGTTATCAACTTTTTTCTGTATTTCGTTTTTTAGGTTATTGTTAGACAATCTAAGCATACGAAGACCGGCAATACTTTCTTTCTCTAAAGCTTTGGATACTAATAAATATTGCTCTTCAGCCGAAAGTCGATCCATAAATAGTATGGTTCGAAAATTTCCAAATTCAAAAGTCCCCAAAGCTTCAATCATCAAATCAAATTTGTCTCGTTTAATAATAGGAGCAATTGTGTTTATTACTTTAATAACATTATCATCTAAACGATCTCCTAGTTTAGATAATAAAGTTTTGAATATGTGATACTCATCACGAGTATCGTGTCGATACATAAAATAAAACTGATCATAATTCTCGTCTTTAAGAATTATACTATCAGCTATCCGGTCATTGATTGCCTCACTAAGATATTTTGTAGTTTCGTGTTTTTCCATATTGTAAGCCATATTTAATAGTCGTTCAGGGTGGATATTATTGTGTAGCCGCCGTGAAACGTAACTATCAAATAATGGCTTATAGAGATTGTCATTCTTAAAGAATGATACAAAACGATCTATTTGCTTCTTAGTTATACTATCCTCTTCTAATTGATAAAGAAGATCTTCAAATTTACTCATGATTAATTAAACAGAATTTCCCGTTCCTTGAGTTCAACTAATGTTTCTGGAATATAGAAAGCGGAATCAAAAGTTTGAATAGCCACTTCAGCACGATCAAAACCATCTTCGGCCGCCTGCTTTTTGAGTGCTTCAACTTCCATATGGGCCATCTCTGGCGAAATGGTCTGAGATACCAAAAGCCACTTGGTTTTTGGCGTGCTTCTCAAGTAGATTCCGTGAATCATATGTATTCCTTTATTAGACTGTAAAAGAGTGACCGCAACCACAACTAGCTTTTTCGTTTGGATTAACAAATTTGAAACCTTGTTTCATCAGTGTCTTCTCCCAATCTAGTGTGGCTCCGTTAAGATAAACTAAGCTCTTTTTATCAACTACAATTTTAACACCATATTGTTCAAACACAACATCGCGGTCTTTTGGAGAATCATCCTCGAATCTAAGTACGTATGAAAATCCAGAACAACCACCACCCTTAATTCCAAGCCTTATATAAGACTCTGGAGTTGCTCGCTTTTCAAGTTGCAACTTAACTTGTTCAGCAGCAGCAAATGAGATAGAAATGTGATTAGTTTTCTCGGTTTCCATATGTACTTAGATACGAAATTATACACCAGACAAAGAGCGCTCAACCAATCGAATACACAACTGATCTAGTTTATCTTTATCAGGCATCTTAGGAAGGATTGTGGTAGTATTATACAATTCATTTAATTCTCTTTCCTCTCGGTCAGCGAATTCAATCAACTGTTCATACGACCAAGCTCCATTACGAATAGTGAGCAACTCTTCTCTGTCAGGTCGTTTTACTAAAACCTTGCCAGTAGTTAGAATTTCGCGGCACATACGAATCAGTCTAACTAAATGATAAGCATGTTTGGTATCATAACCAGACTTTTCTTCCAAAGCGGCCCTAGCTGGGTTACGGGTCTTCTTCCAATTCTGATATTGGTCCCATTCTCGTTTGGCGCCAGCATACTCGCGTTCTCGTTGCATAACAAGAATTAGGTTATCACTTAACCCAATCTTACGAGCGGCAGCCTCCCAGTGCTGATCGGAAGTAATTTTCAATTCCGCTAACATCTCTGAGACCGTACTGCGCAAACCGACCTTAGCAGACTCTTCCATACCTTCCATGAAATCAAACTGGAATCTATCCAATTCTTTTTGCACTTCGGCTTGGGCTGCCATTAACTGGTCAGCAGGAATCAAAGTTTGTTCAGGTAAACCCAAACTAGCTCTCGTTGGTGGTTCTTTGGGTGGATTCATAATCCATCGCTTATGAGTCTTGATTCTCTTAAGTTGAGCTACTGAATAACCCATAAAGGTAAACTTGATCTTCTTGGAAAGAAAATCGTCCTTATGAGCCAGAATTTCTTCACCAATAGGGCTTACAAGAAAATGGTCAGACGGATCAGTATGCAATACCTCAATGATGTTAGGATTACAATCAGCGGCCAAATTGAAAAACTTCCTAATGTCATAGATGACAGCATCAGGATCAGGCGCTTTTAATTCGGCTTGCTCAAAACGATGCATAGTGCCCAAGAAATACTTCTTAGTAGGGATTGCAATGCCCTTAAAGTCTTCGTCAGAAGAGGGAGTGTTAGTGCCATAAGCATGAGAGCCATGACGCACTAATAGCGCGGTGTTATCTTGAATCCAGCTTAGGTGCGGACTCTTTTTCACAATTAAATCTAGTACAGGATGCTTATTCATAGTTAACTCCAAAAGAATAAATCTGCACGTTTATTTTTGTATTCCCAAACTTGAACATTCTTTCCATCATCCTGATAACCTTTATTATGATTAGGAAGTCGGATATATTTCAAACCAAATTTAGGAAGCTCTTCTAATAGTTTAGTGTAGTTAGATGATATCTTCTTTAAAGGATAGATTATTATATCTATATCCTTTTCGCTGAAACCTTTAGTCAGAACACTTCTGGTTAAAGCAATATCAAAACCTAGTGGTATTAAGAATTCACGAAATGAATTAGCAAAAACCAAAGCTTCTGCTAACGACCAAGAATTCATATCAATCTTTCTAAATCTTGTGTAGAGACGGCCACCTCATCTGCATATGAGGCTGCATTGAGTAGGCGATGGGCAACTTCTATATTTTTCTCATACCTATAGTCAATCCAGAAAGTTTCTGGAAACCAAATCAGTCCTGGAGTGCCGCTGCCCTCATGCATTTTTATAAGTTCTTCATCAGTTGGTTCGGGACGCTCTTTGTAGCCAAAGATTTTGGACCAAATACTTTTACGCCATTCTTTAGTTTTTCAGATGGAATGCGAACGAAAGAGCCATCACATGTTTTTTTGATTTTGCATTTGCGGAACCACAATTACCATAATTTAATCCCACCATAATCTAATTGGTTCTGTACCATTCCAATCATCATCAAATTCATCTGGTCTATATCTGAAAACTATAGGAACAATATCTAGGCGCTTATGAAGATCATCAGGCAAAGTAATATAGATTGTGTCTGCGTAATCGTCATCTCGATAATCATCAACTTCTATTTCAACTTTAGTTGCACCAGCAGCATAAAGTGTCTCTACAAATTCAATAGCATCACTATTACTATCAAAACGATTACTGGCAAACGCATGGTGATTATCAGTATTTTTCAACCAAGATAATGCTTCTTCTAAATTCTCCATAACTAACCTTAAAACGACACAGAGCTACCACAACCGCAAGAGCCTGTAACATTAGGATTAATAAATCTAAAGCCTGACGCAAAATCTCTATCTTCCCAATCTATTGTTACATTTTCTAAATATTGAAAAGAAACTGGATCTACGACCACTTTAATAGTGCCGTAGAAGTCGGTTAATTCTACTACTTCATCCATGTCATTTATCTTCTCTTCAAAGTACATATCGTGAGTGAATCCGGCACAACCACCACCTACAACTCGAATGCGAACATTATAGTGTCCAATTCCTTCCGAATCTGAAATATCTTTGATTTTAAGAGCGGCCTTCTCTGTTACTAATATCATTTGAAGGGATCCTTTTCTGGGAAACCATATTCTCCCATTATTTCACAAGGAGTATTACTCCACACTTCCAATTCATGAACTGCGGCAATCAGACCATCTTGCATCAAATCATCGTCTTCATGTTCTAATAATGTTACAATTCTATTGATAACTTTTTGTTGTAGCTCATATGGTAGTTCATTCCAAATCATATGAATGGGGCCAATGTTTTTAGTTCAGGAAATGCCGTTATCAGAGTTTTGATGTCAGCCATTTTGCCTGTAGTAGAAAGATAAACTAATGCTTTTTTTGGAGAGAAAATAGGAAATGTTTTGCAAAGTCTAACAAGTTTTTTCACATTAGCTCCACGATTACCTGTGCCACGAGCCCATAATTTGTTAGCATAAATAACAAATAACTCATCAGCAATTGAAGGATCTAACTCTAATAGATTTTTCACATTTCGTAAGTGATTCTCTTCAATATCTTTGTGCTCACAAGATTTAATAATGGCAATAAGCCTACCACGATCATTTGAGCTATACTCTGATTTGAGATGATCCATAATAGCGGGATCGCTCATTAAAACAAAAAGTGAACGCTTATTTGGTTTATTCAAAGCTCTTTTTAAGAGCAAGTTTTTAGATAGTTTAAAAAGGGGAGCTTTATCAATTGTTATGCCTTGGCCCTCCAATTGCTGAAGTACTTCAAAGCTACGAGCAGATTCAGCCACCCTCTTGCCCAATAAACAAAGATACTCCTCCATATTTTGGAACAAATGAGGAATAAAATGACCAATGATATTAGTTAGCTTACCAACTTTAACAGTATATACTAGGTTAGTAAAAAAATCCCTGATGGAGATAATTTCTTCTTTTCTAGCGACACGAACTTTGGTCCAAGCATTAAATTGGACAAATTCACTATCTATTTTCGGAGTTGGATTGATACGAATATCAATCATCCTTTTAAATCTAGATAGTAGAATTTGACCAACTTCAGAATCAAGTCGTTTGGAATTCAAAGATAGAAGCGTATCCAAACGATCAATCCAAAAATTTTCATCCCAAAATATCTCTAAGCTACGATGAAATCGATCTAGTAAGTAATTATAATGAAACTCATTACTCTCAAATAAAGATTTGAAATTGGATAAATCTAAATCTGTATTATCAGTAAAGAATAATTTATCGGCCATCAGCCTGAATTGAAGGTCTACTTTATCAAGTATAAACATATCTGATTTATATCAGGCCGCCCAATCTATTATATCTGACTCGTCAGTGCCGCAAGAAATGTATTCAACCGGAACATTAACGACAGACTCAATCAACTTGATGAAAGTTTCAAGTTGATTTGGTTGTTTTGCGTCGGACCAACCAGGCATTGTTGTAATTTGTGGGCGAGCATCAAAGAAATCATAACCACGGGTAATAGGATACTCATAACTTAGACAAATTGGAACTTGTGATAAGCCATTTAGAATATCAAACTTAGTAAGAATAAGATGTGTAATTCCACCTTTCTTGACAGCATATTGCAGTGCCGGTAAATCTAACCAACCAACACGTCTCGGGCGGCCAGTAGTTGCGCCAAACTCGTTACCTATTTTTCTCAAGTCGTTGGCCGATTCTCCATGAATTTCAGTAGGAAATGGACCTTCACCAACCTTAGTAGTATAACACTTAGCTACACCATAAACTTTATCTAATTTAGCAAAAGCAAATCCTGAGGCAATAATTCCTCCAATAGTGGCATCACTACAACTAACATAAGGATATATGCCATGGTTAATATCAAGGAGTACACCCTGGGCACCTTCAAACAAAAGCTTACTCACCTGGAAATGCTTTTCCATTTGCAAAACAGTTGTAAAAGTAACGCCCAAACCCATTAACTCATTCATGATAGAATAGTATTCATTTACCAAACCATCATCACCAAAAATCAAATCACCAACTCTTTTCCCTGAGCGTGAGATTTTATCTTTGTAAGCCGGCCCAATGCCCCTGTTGGTTGAGCCAATATGACCATTAGATATTTTATCTTCTTTGTGTTTGGCTTCAACAATAAAAGCATCATTGTCGACAAATATTCTTAATCCAACCCCAGGATATGTTTTAGTAGCTTCTACTACCTCATCTCTAAGCTTTTCTAAATCAATAACCATACCTGAGCCCAAGTATGCCTTGACATTAGAATACCTAAAGTCTACTGATGGCAGAAGGTTATGAACAAACTTTACTCCATCACGGTAGATGGTGTGACCAGCATTGGCCCCACCGTTGAAACGAATAACCCAGTCATAGCCACGGGAAAGACGATGGGTAATGTGTCCTTTACCCTCGTCTCCCCACATTGCTCCAAGGATTGCGATATTTGGCATTAGCCCTCAATTTCGTCTTCGTAAGGATAACGATCTTCTTCGACATCATCCTCGTCTTCATCAGATCCCTCATCGTACTTACATTCAGTACAGAGGCGGTCACCATCATATACCTCTTCGCCACAATATTCGCAATCCTCATCTTCTGAGAGATCCTCATATTCACTGGAAGGGTCATATGACTCATCAACCACTCGAAGCATCCGGCTTGGCTCGTATGGAGTCGTGACAACTCCTAGAACCTTGTACTTGCAAACGCGCATTTTGGAGTTGTTGTAATCGATAGGGATAGCAACAACATCAGCAGGATTGACTTCAACTTCTAACATAACGTCAGAGGCAGAGTCTGAACTAGCAAAATGCAAGTGAGCATAGTCCCAATTAGCAACATGTAGACCATAACTACAAGTACGGCTAGAGTCTTCATCTACTTGATTGCGAGGAATTTCCACAGTCTTACCTACAGAATTATCCATAGTATTGGAGTGGATATCCTTGAACGTAGAACGAACACGCTTATAAGCAATGAAGTTTCCGTTTTCTGTGATAGGGTGGTCATTCTTCTCCAAGAATGTAAACAATTCGTTTACAGCTCGGAAAGAAGGATTCTTCTGTAGATTCTCCGCAAACTTAACCAATGGCTGAAATGGAAGACCATCATTCGAGAAACGAATGATTTTGTTGCTTAACGCATGAGGTACGGCCACACCATTAACCAAAACCTGGCCATTCTCAACCTTGAAGTTACCTTTCGAGAAAATCTCGATACGTTTGGCGACTGAAACAAGAGCAGGAATCTCCTGTAAACGACCCTCTTTAATTGCTTTGATCAAACGATCGGCCAAAGCATCCGAACGAGGCACAATGTGTGATTCGCCTTCATAATTTACCGAAACGTTATTATCGGTAATCGCCCAATTAACTCTCTTTTGCATTTCTATCTCCTATTAAATCTTATCGACCATATTTACATAATGAGCCACATGATCAAGTACTTGATGCATATTATATGTGTTGATTGCAGTCAACAATGGATACTTCTTTTCGTAGGCTCGGTTGATACTCTCAATGTCCCAGTTAGGGTTATCTTTCACGAATTGTTTCAGAGCAACTTCTTTAATCTCGCCCTTAGCCGCTTCGTAGATATCTAACAAGCTTCGGTCATTCCCACTAAGTTTTTTAATAACTTTGTGAAGTTCTAATCGAACTAGGAATGAACTACTCTTGTCAGTGATAAGCGGAGCTAATACGTCATAATGCTTAAGCATTCGCTCATCTACACAATAAGTATGTTGTTGCGCGAACTTAATCTCGACATAATTGATTGACTTATTATTGAAAACCTTTTTATCAATAAAATTATCCAAAGTCTCGAAATCATTGAATTCTTCTTCTAGACGTTTGGGGTCAGTTTCTTTATCCACTCCATAGAAAGAAATTTTGGGATTTTGTTCCAAAAGAGACTTGAAAGCTGACACGCTTAAATTTTGTTTATTACTAAGCGTAGCCAAACGCCCATACGATTGATCACGACTTAAAAGACACAAAACTTTGTCGTTTGTATCTTCCTCCATGTTATCGTAACTCACTTGGCGGAAAGAGCTAGCAGTCAGATCAAATTTAAAAACAAGCAACCTAGAAGCCGGAGGAGTATAGGCTCGGCCAGATGCCTTAGTAATGGACGACAACCTCTTTGGCTTCATCTCATCAAGATGAATATCCTTATTCAAATCCGCTTCAGTATATTTGTCAGTGGGACAAATTACAAGAATGCGTTTCAAATTAGGGTCATCCTCGAAAGCCTTTTTGACATGTCGAGGAGTTGGCTCTTTGATAGGCAAGTCATTCAGCCACAACTCTACATTCTCTTCAAAGTGAAGCGAGCGAGGTCCAATAGCATGACCAGAGCGAGTTAGTTTATTAGGGTCATTACCGTGACGACGAGAATACTTCCCTTTAGTAAATTCGAACAGTCCACATTTAACGTTCACATACCCATTATGCAATTCATGGGTCTTCCAGTACAACTTACCCAAGAAATGTAAATTATTGAATACAGATGTCAGTTCTTTACAATAGTAGACGTTAGCCGCCCACAAATTCGGAAACGTATCAATCTTATCAGAAATTGTTTTTCTAAACTCTGTAGTGATTTGATCAATTCTGGCTTTGATTTTATCATGGGTTGGTTTATCCAAGAAAATGTTTTCTCGGGTGGCAGATAAGCTAAGCTCACCGACGCCAAAGTACATAATGAAGTCGCCTCGACAAGAATCAATTAGTTTGGGGTCAGCATACTTACGAAGGTCATCAAGGGGAAGTGGGTACTCAATACCGTCAATGACTAACTTAGCATGACGATTATAATCATGAGTGGCAGTGATTGCCCAACCAGGACCCTCTGCAATCTTATTGAGCTTTTGCCAATCAATGTTGCCGCCAGTAATGACTGGCTTAACATCCCAATGACGACATGCTTGCTCTGTATACTGCCTAAAAAGATTATAATCAACTGGCTTGACTGGAATGGAGATTTCCGTACTATTAGGTTCTGTGGTTGCTCTCTGATCTAGAAGAACCAATTTACCAACCTTGGTATCATCAATCAAACAAGCATAACTGTACCGAGTTCCATCATGAACGGTGGTTACCTGAAATGTATCAGAGTATGAAAATGGAGTCTTGGCTCCTAGACCAAATCCACCAGTCTGAACATTATCTTCACGCTTGGTGGAGGCGGTATATTTGATGAAAATATTAACCATTCGATCTGGACTAATACCTGGACCAAAATCTTTAATCTTGTAATGAGGCTCCAATCCAGATGGCAAATGGATATGAATTGGCTTATCAGCCATTCCAATTTCACGATGTGCATCGCGAGCATTACTAGTAATCTCACGACAAATTGCTAGGATCGGATTCGAGTACATCTTGCTACGCAAGATGTCGAACAACATACCCTGATCTTGAATTGAAAAGAAATGTTCTTGCATCTCTCCAGAAGATTCGAAATACGGCTTAGCTTCGGACAGTTTCATTATTCAATATAACTCTCTGGTTTACCAACGCACTCTCACCGAGCACCACGCCTTACAATCTATTCTTAGAAATAAGAGTGTCAAGGGCGCGAGAATCTTTGATGCGAATTAGAAGTTTCTTTGCCCTTTTGCTAGATTCTTTGGTCAAAAAGCGGCACCACGTGCCTTATTATAGTCTAGTGGTACTTTGAATTGATTACTAGTTAAATCTAAGATATATCCAGACTCATGTTTTAAAAACCAATGAGATGATCCTAAATGCTTCATGTGCATTGGCTTCCAACCTTCTTCTTTACCGCCAAGAAGATAGTAAGCCGCTTCGCTTGCTACATAACAGTGACCATAAGTATTAGAGACTTTATTCTGTAAGATTTCTCAAAATTAGAGAATTGAATTCTGACCACTTCATATTAGTTCCGTAAATTTAGTCTGCTAGGTGACACATCATCATCCAGGCAATAGGAATAAGAAATGCGATGTGAATGATTTGATCAATAGCGATCATTAGAATCTTTCCCATCGGAGTTTGAACAAACTCGACAAACCCCGCTTTGGGATCAGGAGGAAGAACTGAAACATAACCATCAGTGCCAACAACTTTACGAGGTTCAGTCATTTCAGGCGGTTTACGAATATACTTTGCCCAAAGATAAACGGGGAGATAGGTGTCTTCAGCAAAATGCGACCAGAATAAAAGATTGAGAGCAAAGAATAATTCAAATGATGTTAGATGGAACAACATCAAGATTGGAGCAAACCCCAATGTATAAATAAAGCAGTGTTTGGCACGTACTCTAGGGGTATTGTGCTTAACCATTGCCTCGGCATGCGATTGAAAAATCCAATCTACAAAAAAGTGAATGAATACAAGAATCGCTAAGATTCCACCGGTTAATGCAATTTCAAGTAGAAACATCTGGTTTTCTCCAATATTTGGTTTTATCTAATTTGCCTTGATAAACGTCAAGGATTCCACGATAAACGTCTTGTAAATCGTCAAACTGAAACTCAATTTCTAATTTGAATCGAAACACAATTTTCTTTTTGAGAAAAGTTGTGCGAACCACTAGAAATGTAGTTCCTGGATATTCAGTAGCCATTTGAATAGCCGCTTTAATAGCATTTGCTTTTTTAGCAAATACATCAAAAAACTCACCCTTCACTCCCTCTAATCGATAGCGCGGGGTAGCACCAGTCATAGGTGTCTTTCTCATGAATTACCGATAGGTATCTTTACTTAAATTATAAAAGAGACCAATAGTTAGTAATATGTCTAGAATAATAAAACCAGTCATGGTCATTTTAGTTTCGAAATCAACTTCGCCAATTTATTAGTTTCTTTTCGAATAAAGTGCAAATCTTTATACGTCTGTGTTGATATTAGTTTAGCCATATTTGGATCACTATTGTCCAAATTAAGTAAGGGCATTAAATCGCCGCCATGAGAGGTCTCAATGCCAATCCACCAAGAATCTTTAGCAAACTCTTTGTATTTAATGGGTAATCGCCCGGCTCCACTTAAACCACCATAAACTGCTATAAAAATATCCCGCATTACCGATTGTGTCAGCATATCTTCTACTGACTTACCATACAATGGATGGCTTTTATCTACAGCAACAAAACCTTTCCAGATACCCATCCCCATGTCACGAATAGCTAAACATGGTAATTGGTTTTCCCAAAAACACAAATCTGGTTCTGAAATCCATTTGCCAGGAGGGAAATTTTGTTTATTATAAAACTCGATGAAGATTACATTATTCACATTAGTGAATATAACACACCTTACAAGATAAGCATGCCGAGCGTGACTGTCAATAGTTCGTCAGGAAAATAAGTTATACAACTTAAGTTTAGGAACTTTATGGATCATATCTGGATATTTTTCTGCCGCTTTAATGAATCGTAGCTTAATTTCAAACGGCATTATTTTAAGCAAGCCTTCTATTAGGTAAATATTATTTTGCTTAAATACAAAATAAAAAGCATCTTGTGAAAAGAGTGGAGATATCTTATCTAAATACCCTAAATAGCTTGTAAAAACGAGTATGTACCAATCAGGATTTGTCTGATAATACTTTTTAAACATCCACTCATAAAAAAAGATATGAATACGTCCCCAAGGGCTTTCAAAGACAGAGTCTTGGAAAAACTCTAAATCATCAGCGTCTGATGGAGAAATGTTTCGATCTGTTACATATCTAGCTACACACCAATAATATTGGCCTTCTAGTGCGGCTTTTTTAGCCTGAGCAAATTTTTCACGATGAGACTCGTGTCTCTCATGATCACAGCCAGATATGCAATGTTTTTTATTCATTATGCACGTAAATCAAAAGCACGACCAAATGGTGGATTAAAAACACTACCGCTGGTAATCAACCAAATAACGTCGATACCAGGATGTTTCATTTCTGCTATGTCAGTATCTAATAAGAAACCATCAGTAATTACAATTAAGAAATCACAATGACCAATATTTTTTTCATAATCAGTAAAGAATTCAGCATACTTAGTTCCGCCTCGACCAACGACTTTAACCTTAGTGATTTCTTCAGCAACAGCTTTCTTAATCTTAGTTGCTTCGTCCCAATAGATAGTTGCGTCGGCTGGTACAATAGTGCCTTCAGAGCGCTCGTCCAATGATTGAAGCTGAGATAGTCCGAAAGCCATATCGTCTTTACTCATAGATCCGGAAGTATCTAACAAGCACCCAAAGTGAGCATAGTAATTTTTTCTCTTAGGAACCATAAGTCCACTAAACATTGGGCGAGTTCTAAATCTAGTCCAATCATTACGCCCACTACCAGCACGAGCTTTGAGGAGGCGAGTGCGAATAATATCTTGCCAAGTTATTCTGGGCGCAGTCAATTTACCAAGTTCCTCCTCTAGGGCTGCGGGGACATAGCCTGCCATTTTCTTTGCCGCTTCCATGGCTTCAGAAATTCGCTTGGCCAGCTTTTCCTCAGACTCCTCGGAGTCCATATGATCATCTACGGTGCCACCTAAACCAAAAATATCAATGCCGCCACCACATTCATCGCAAGGCCCGTTACCTTGTCCTTGAGTCTGATTTGGTTGACCTTGCCCTTGACCCTGATGGTCTGGACAGTCACAGGCTTGTCCATCACCATGATCGTGTTCACCATGTCCAGGCTGACCATTCTGGTTTGGTTGTTGGCCTTGGCCCTGTCCCTTTTGTTGCCCTTGCTGCCCTTTTTGCCCCTTCTTTTGATTGGGCTTATGATAAACTCCTAAACGACCACATTTGGAACATTTTGGTAAAAGAGCATAAAGAATATCATAGATTTTTTCAGGCTTCTTCATATCCTCATCGAGGTTAGGATCGGCATAATAAAATCTAACACCCTTTTCACGCTTCTCTAGTTCTTTACGTTCTTGAACAGTTAACTCGCGGTCTTCCTGTGGAGCAGGAAGATTACAAGACGGGTTATTTCCATTCGGGTCTTCAATACCAGGACTAATATCTTCAAAGCCAGGAATCTTAGCAAATGGATTTTTTACAAACTGACAGAAAGTATCAAACGGCATGTATCGGCCAAGATTCTTGGTAAATTCTACTGATGCATCTTTCTTGCGAGCTTTAAAATCTTCCATTGCTGTACCATTAACAATATAGTCAACAGCAATATTCCATAGCTCAGGATTTCTAGAGCCTCTACGAGACGGATGCATATAGATAGCATGCCATGCCTCATGGGCGCAAACAATTCTCAATCCTCTGTGTGAGAGTTTAAGAATGAACCTTGGGTTCCAATAATATCTCTTACCATCAGTAGCTGCAGTAGGAATATTCAAAGTACAAACATGTTCCACCGGATACATTAGGCTAAAGATTAATGGATCCCCGCCCATACCGGATGATACGTGCTCATTGTTATATCTAACAGCTAATTCCAAAAATACCTTAGACAGCTTATCTTCTGCTTGAGATACTAATTTTGGATCTATTTTACCTATTACTTTGCTAAATTTCATTAAAGCTCCATTGGATCATATATCTTAGCAAAAAAGCAATTATTGATCAACTTCTTTGTTGATTCTGCCAAGAACATCAGCCCAATCTGGATGCTCATCTAGATTAAACTTACAAAGTCGTTCAATTTGAACCTGACTGCGAACAGCTACCAAAACATTTTCGTGAGAGACTTTATGCAAGAATTTACCAATGTGTCTAACGGCTGGAGGTAATTCGCCGCCCAACTCAACCTGATCAAGTTGATTTGCAAGACGAGTGCAAGCAATCATACAGGTGACCAATTGCTTGGTCGGAGGCATAGCAAGATACTCATTAGTCACACTCTGCCCGGCATAAATCTTTTCTACCATTGGAATTACCTCTAGGTAATGATCATAGTAGTTTGCGTATTTGATACCTGCATCTTTACCAACACAACCTGAAACCTTCTTATTTAAAAGAGAGGGGTTCCATCCTCGGTCTTCGCCTGCAAACAAAATCTGAGAAGCTCTATCCCATCCACGAGGAGATGGGTCAGCATATCTTTCTTCTGGGTCTACTGCACCAAACAAATCTTTTGTATGATCATGAATATATGCAGTAACAGATGGATGAATACGACCAGATTTACCGGCCCAATCCAACCAAGAAGCAGCGTCTGCCTCAACTAAGAACTTTTCAGTTCTATCTAGCAGAGGTAGGCTTGGGCGCTGACCACCTTCAGAAATAAGGTTACCAGTCATGATAATAGCTTGCAGATTTGGCAGAGGCTTACCGTTAATACTTCTAAACTGGACAAACTCTAATAGAGGCGCCCACAGAGATGGGTCTGCCTTATCAACTTCATCTAGGAGGGCAACTACATCTTGTTTGCCATCCACCATCTCTTCATAGAAACGAGGCAGCAAAAAATTAACATATTCGCTGCCACGATTAGGCGCAGTAACATCAGGATAGCCTCCTAAGTCAGGGCGCTCCATAACAGAAAGGTTCATATAGACTTCTTTACAGTCTAACCTTTTGATTTCTGTTTTAGAGATTTCTGTTTTGCCCGTACCACGACGGCCAAATACAGCAATGTTTCCTCCCATTTGAATGGTCGTAGAAACATGCTCTGATAATTCTTTCGTATTCAGTTTTTGCAGATTGAAATCTGACGTGGCCATTTGTGGCTGTTGCGGAGTTGGCATAATTTTCCTTCCTAAATAAAAAGGGCTCACTAAACAATATACTCATGCTAGGATTGGCGTCAACCCAAACAAAAGAAAAAGATTAATGATTCCCTACATTAAGCGATAAGAATTTTAAGAAAATTCTTAGTTAATTTCTTCGGGATCCGTTTCGAATTCCAAAGTTCCATCAATAAAGCGATTAAGAATATCCAAATGAACTTCCCAAGGGTCTGGGCGACCAAAAGATAATCGACCCGCAGTAAACATCATCCTACCAATTAAATTATCTGGACAGTTTAGCTCAGCTAGTTTATCAGCTAACCATTGGCCAGCATAACAAACTTCCCGAATAATGGGATTCTGGGCCAAACCTTTAGACATTAGTGGATCATTATCAATTGTGTCAGACCATCTTAGTAGGTCTTCATTAGTTACGGTACTTGGTCTTGGCATTTATCCTCAATAAGCAGGCGACAGAAATTCTTCTTGCCCTTTTTCACAATTAATTCATTTCCAAACTGATTTCTGGAAATTACAATCGTAGGGTCAGTAAGAACATCTTGGTTTATTGAGATCCCTCTATTATTGATTAAATTTCTACCACCTGTACGTGATTTTGCAAAACCACATACCATAAGTAAATCAAGAATGTGCGTGCCTTCTTGGATAGAAATTGCTTCAAGAGTAGAAGTATCTTGTTTCTCGAACAAGGCTTCTGCCTGCTCGAGCGCCTGTCGTGCTATTGATTCGCCATGAACCAATTTCGTAATTTCAAATGCTAGATTTTTTTTGTGATGGTTGATATTAAAAGACGATTCAATCAACTCACCCGGTTTCATATCAGTAAAGAAAAGAAGACATTTTTCTACTTGATCGTCAGGAATATTTCTCCAAAATTGAAAAAACTCAGAGGGAGAAGTTTTAGCCGGACCCAACCACACCGCTCCTTTTTCCGTCTTTCCCATTTTGATTCCATCAGAATTGACTAACAAAGGAAGTGTTAGACCGAATACTTCGTGCCCATGCTTTTTGTGAATCAAATCAATACCAGCTAAGATATTAGACCACTGATCATCACCGCCAATTTGTAAAATGCAGCCCTCTTCCAAATGAAGCATTCGGAAGTCTTGCGCCTGCATAATCATGTAATTGAACTCTAAAAATGAGAGTCCATGCTCCATTCGACTTTTGAAGCACTCAGCTCGCAACATATTATTAACAGAGAAAAAGGGGCCAATGGTACGCAAAAGAGAAAGAAAATCAGCATCATCAAACCAAGTTAGGTTATTGACTAATTCAATTTCTCTTCCCATTATTTTTTGAATCTGGGCGCCGATGGCTTCACCATTTACCCTAATATCAGAATGAGAAAGCATTTTTCGCATTTCTGACTTGCCTGTCGGATCTCCAATCAAAGCGGTTGCTCCGCCAACTAACATGATAGCTCGATGCCCAGCTTGGACTAGTCGCTTAGCTGTTACTACTTGAAGTAAGTGGCCTATATGTAAACTATCAGAAGTGGGGTCAAATCCAATGTAAAACGTGACTGGAGTATTTGAGTTAAATAGTTGACGCAACTTATCTGCGTTGGTTGTTTGTTTAATCAAACCACGCTGCTCCAAATCTTCGAATATATTAGACATGACTTCCTCAAATAGGAGTGTAATGTAAACAAGCGGGCACTTCTGTAATGTCATCCATTACACAGTAGTGACACCCGGATAATTTTTCTTTGAAAGATTGTTTAGTCTCTGTTCCAGTAGTGACGCCTATTACTACATCACACCCAGCATTTAAACCTTCATAAATATCGGCGACAGTATCGCCAACTTTTACAACATCATGGACGCTTTTGATATGGAGCGTCTCCATTAACTTGAATATCATATATGGATAAGGTCTTCCATATTTGACTTGATCGCTGCTAACAACAGCATCTACTAATCCTTGGTTAACCCATCCTAGCTTATCTAGAATGATATTTGTAATGTCTCGACTAAATCCAGTATCAAGAGCTACATAATAGTCCATTTCATGTAGGGTGTTGAATGTTTCAGCAGCTCCAGGTATTTCTTTTATATTTTCATCAAGACTATAATGCTCAATCATATTCTTTAAAAACTGATCGTGTATTTCAGCAATTGGAGTAGTGTTATCTAGCTCTTTCAGAATAATCTTGATAGATTGTGGTTTGGATAGTCCCATCACATTATTAATTTGTTCAGTGGTTGGATTTAACCCGAACGATAAAAAAGCTTTCAAAAAAGCTTGACCAACCGCATCATTGTCTTCAATTGTGGTGCCAGCGATATCAAATACAACTAATTTATTCATGATTTTATCTATAGTAAGGTCCGGTACGACAGATATCACATCCGCCAGGACAACCATTACATTCGGTCTTCTCCTTTTTCGGCTCAAGGGCTTTTAATGCTTTTTCAACTACTTTGAGTGATTCCATAAGCTCTTCTTCAAGCTCTTTCTTGCGCTGTAAAAGCCATTCTTTAGTCTTCATTAGCAATCCTTATAAGTACATCGCCATGACAAGCTAATGGGGCGCACCAACAACCCAAAACTTTTCCTTTAAGTTCTTTCTTGGCGGCCTCCATTAGCTCTGGCTGTGAACGGATCCATTCCTCGAATAATCTAACCGCATCCTCACGGCTGTCAACCACATATGGTGTGGAAGTGTTTTCTAGATGAGTATATGGGTTTCCCCACTTTGATGGTCTACCAATATAGACATCATATGGTTCCTTCTTACAGTGTACTACTCTCATAAACCCACTACTTCTCTTACTTTTTCCATCGTACGATGGGCTTGATAGCGGGCATGTTCTGCACCTTCTTGAAGAATTTGCTCTACATAGTCCGGATTCTTCTTCAATTCCTGATACAATGCTCTTGGTTTCTCAAAATAACTAAAATATTGTTCGAATAGAACATTCTTAAGCTGACCATAACCAAGATAGCCATCTCGCAATTCCATTTCATATTCTTCAGCAACATTCATCGGAGCTACTAATTTTAGAAGTTGAATTGCAATATTCTTATCTGCATCTGGTTTTGGCGTGGCCAGCGAGCGGCTATCCATCACAATAGACATTATCTTTTTCTTAAGAACTTTTTCATCTCCAAAGATTTCGATAGTGTTACCATTACTTTTAGACATCTTCTGTCCATCAGTTCCAGGAACAGTTGCTACCGCTTCTTGAATATAGGGCTCGGGGAGTGTAAATATTTCCCCATACGTAGTATTGAACTTGACGGCAATATCTCGCGTCACTTCCAAATGCTGAAGTTGATCTTTTCCTACTGGTACCAAATTAGATTGGTATAGTAGGATATCAGCCGCCATCAAAACAGGATAAGCAAACAAACCATGATTGGTTGGGATGCCTTTAGAAGTTTTATCTTTGTAACTATGACACCTTTCTAAAAGGCCCATTGGAGTTACAGTAGAAAGCATCCATGCTAGCTCAGTCACTGACTGACTATCTGACTGTCGAAACAAAACAGTTTTAGGATCCATGCCACACGCTAGCAGTGTAGTTGCTGCTTCAATTGAATTTGCTTTACGTTCTTTTGCATCAAACAATGATGTCATTGAATGATAATCCGCAAGGAAACAATACACTTCTCCCTTACCTTGTAAATCGACCAAGGGCTTGATCATTCCAAAATAGTTGCCGATGTGAATTGTTCCTGACGGTTGTATACCCGACAGAATTCTCATTTTATTATTCCCAACTTATTAACAAAAGATCATCAGTGTCATAATCCGTATTAGAATAATGCGCTGTGATTTCGTTGCTGATGGTACATTTGAAGCCATCTTGCTCCAACTCTTTTGCTACCAATTCAGCAGCTTCTTTTGTGATACCTAAATCACTTAACCATAAACTAATTGAAAAGTTTCCTTGTTTGGCGGCTTGGGTGGCCCGCCAGACAAGCTGATCAGCTAGGCGTTGGGTTTGAACTTTAATATGTTCCATTTTTGAATTATTGGTAATAATTTTTAGTTTGCCGGCTAGGTTTGTTGGATTAGGTTTGGAACGAGTTGCCCCTTCTGGGCCAATAGACACACAACACATACAGACACTTAGGTGTCGGCTGCAGCCAGAGCAAATATCGTGTAGTTCCATTGCATACTCCAAAAACAAAAATAGCACCTTTCGGTGTTATGGCATCTCCAGTAGGACTTGAACCTACAACTTCTTCGTTCGAAGCGAAGTACTCTATCCATTGAGTTATGGAGACATAATTGGCGGGTCTGAAAGGAGTTGAACCTTCAACCGTTCCGTTCGTAGCGGAGTGCTCTATCCATTGAGCTACAGACCCATTTGGCGTCACTGGCAGGATTCGAACCTGCATTTAGCTTGCGCTTCGGTTTCGTAGACCGATACCTCTCCATTAGGTTACAGTAACATTTTGGCACGTCTGGAGGGACTCGAACCCCAAACTTTTTGCTTAGAAGGCAAAATTTCTATCCATTGAATTACAGACGCATAAACACTTACTTGGCACCTCTGGTAGGATTCGAACCTACATTAAATCGCTTAGAAGGCGAGTGCCTATCCCTTAGACTACAGAGGCGTATGCTGGCGACCCATACGGGGTTCGAACCCGTATTAGCAACGTGAGAGGCTGCCGTCCTAAACCATTAGACGAATGGGCCGTACGTATTTTATATCACTTTATTGACAGTTAGTCAGCTAAAATATTGTGATTAATAATTGCTTTTCCCTTACAAATATCAGGTGGTTGAGATGGCGCCCTAATTGTTGGACACCATTGGCCGTTTAAACAATCGCCATCAGTGTGGCAGTATTGTGGATGATTTGTGAGAAAACAACCCGATAGAAATAAACAAGCAATTAGAACTTTCATTTTCGATTCTTAAACCAATCAAAATCTTTCGCAGTCTTCTTTCGATGGCAATTAGCACAACAAACTACACATTTTTCAATTTCTAGTTTGATATTATCTAATGATACTCCTGCATGAATCATATCTGCAATATTTCTAACTTTATCACCAGATACATGATCAAAATCTAAACATACTGGATCATATTCTGAGCAATCAATACAAGGATGTTCTAATAAATAACTAAGAACATATTCACGTAATGTTTGGACAGATTTTCTTTTACTATCTCTATAATCTTGTTTATTTACAGCGTAATGCTGTGCTGATTTTTTATTACTACAATCTCGGCAGATTGTCTGTGATCCATCTTGTTTAGTCGAATTTCTATTAAACTCTTCTAATTCTTTATCAATTTTGCATTTACTGCAAATTTTCATTTGGTGATCCCAAGGGGATTCGAACCCCTATGAAGAGAGTGAAAATCTCTCATCCTGAACCTTTAGATGATGGGACCATCTTGGGGTGATCGACGGGAATTGAACCCGCGTGAACTGGGTCACAGCCAGTCTCCTGAAACCACTCGGATACGATCACCATAAAAGTGTTGGGGTGAACGGCCGGATTCGAACCGAGCCTAGCGAGGGTCACAATCTCGCAACATCACCAGATGTAAACGCCCACCATACGTAGCAATATTATTGCCTAATTATTAGTAGTAAGTAATATAACCCTCCCCTTTATTTCGTCAACACCTACCAAATAAAAAAATTGGATTAAACTATGTGCTTTAAAAAGTTTTGGAATTGGCTTACTGGCTCAAATAATACCGTTACTTCACCACCTGTAAATCTTGGTGAAGATGGAAATATGCTTATTGCAGTCATCAATAAATCTTCAATTATTTCAAATGAAGATGTAAAACTCATGACTTTAGGTGTTGCGAAACAGGCTCGTGAGCACGCTGCACCAACTTGGGATTTAAAACCACCTAAAGTTGTTTATAGAGACTCCGAAGCTGTTACTGAGCTTGGCGCGTTCAAAGTTTTAGTGTTCGATGATGCTGATATTGCGGGTGCTCTTGGCTATCATTCTGATGGGCCTGATGGATTACCATATGGCCGCGTCTTTGTGAAAGTTACCCAAAAGCACAATCTTCCTATTTCTACCGTATTGTCACATGAGGTATTAGAAATTATGATGGACCCACAGGCTAACTATTGGGCAGATAATTGGAAAGAAGGATTAAGTTACGCTTTAGAAGTGGCAGACCCTGTTGAGAGCGATTACTATGATGTAGAGGTTGATGGAGCTACAGTCACAGTTTCTAATTTTGTCCTTCCTGCTTGGTTTGATCCTGCCCCTCCTGCTGGTGCTAAATTTGATTGGTTAGGTAAACTTTCCAAGCCATTTAGCATGACAGATGGTGGATATGTTATTATTCGCGATCAAGGAGAAGATAGAGCTGTGTTTGGGCGTTCATATCCAGAATGGAAGAAAGAGTTAAAACTCAAATCTCCTTCTAGAACCAAACGCCGCCAAGAAAAGAAGGGGAAGCACAATGATAAATAACGTCGAACAGGTTTTAGAGCAAGCAATTGCTTTTGAAAAAACAGCTATCAATTCTTTAATGACTGAAGCTAAGAAGAAGGACAAGAAGAAACTTGATCCTAAAGCTAAGGTGCGTAATAGAGGCACCGTTTGTGTGCCCGCTGAGTCTGCTAAGGATAAGAAGGACCATTTCCCAATTAATGACGAAGATCAAGCACGTAATGCTTTGGCCCGCGTCCATCAGTATAGTTCTGCTCCACCCTGGTACTCAGGAAGTCTCAAAGGTTTGCAGGACTTAGTCAGCCGTAAAGTTCATTCTAAGTATCCAAGTATTGGAAAATCTGAAAAGAAATCCAAGAAGGCTTGTGTTGAAGTTACTGACTCACTACTTAAGAAATATTCTTAAATCTTCTCACGATTAAGTAGCATCTGCTTGAGATGCAGTTTCTAATAACTCTTTAGAATATTTAATCACTGGTGCGGTTGGTGGGACTCGAACCCACACGCCCTTTCGGGCACTAGACTCTCATTCTAGCTCGGCTGCCATTACGACACAACCGCATTTGGTGTTCCTGGAGGGAGTCGAACCCTCAATGTCCTTACGGACGCCAGCTTCTGAGACTGGTGTGTCTGCCATTCCACCACATGAACGTAATACTTTCGAATACTTCATCTTACTTTGGTGCGGATAGAGAGACTTGAACTCTCACGCCTTTCGGCGGCAGCTTCTAAGACTGCTGTGTCTGCCGTTCCACCATATCCGCATCGTGTACTGTATATAACCTATTATTACTAGATATTACATCCATTTAGTTTTGACATCAGGGAATTTTTCATAGAAAAAACGACTTCTTGTATCCCATGGGCAAACATAGATCAATTCCGTTTTTGCTAGTGCCTGAGCCTTTTTATAAAGTTCCGTTGCAATACCTTGGCGCCGGTACTCTGGGTCTACGAAGACTTGAAACATAACACCATGTTCGGCATTAAATCCATCAGGAGCACGCGAGAAATGGTAGGTGGTATTTTCCTTAGAAAGAATGCTCCAACCTACTAATGTACTAAATCGATAAGCCAAAATAACTGTACAATTAACAGAACGGGTTTTTACATCTTCTAACATTCGATCCAACTCATGATTCATTCCAGAAGAGGGATCTAGTGTAAGTTTCCGTAATTTTGCTAAAAGCTCTGGCTGTTGCGCAACCAAGTTAAAATCCATGGTGCGAATTGTCAAGGTCAACAAATTCTTTAGATTCATGATATTATTTAATCAAAATTAGAAATGAATTGGTGCCAACGGTGGGAGTCGAACCCACATGGGCTTGCGCCCGGAAGTTTTTGAGACTTCTGTGTCTGCCATTCCACCACTTCGGCAATAGTGTTACTATATATCTTTATTGCTAGAGTTGCCCAATGTAACACAGTTTTTCGTCGGGTCAACCGCGCGGGTTAATAAAAATAATTTCCTTATTTTTAGACTTGGCGTAATTTACACAATTGCCAGTTCCACCGGGCGTTCCATCCCAAATAGCAATGACCTTATCCGCCCTGTCAACCATCCACTCGTTACGAACTTGCATCTTGTAAGCAGTGTAACCTCCGGGGCTGACGATAACCACCTCTGCGACCTTTCCAATCAATATATTAAATACTTTCTGGGATTGCTCGGGCCACGCCTTCTCCTGGCCCTCAAAAGGCACAGCGGCAATAAAAGGGATGCCCAGCTTATATGCAATGTTAGCTGCCCATTGGTCCACTCCTAAAGCCATGCCCGAGATTACTTTCTATGGCTTTAGGTCTTTAAGGGTTTGGTCAATTTGACGGCAGACATGAAGATAAGTTGGGTGTGGTATCCCAGCTATCGATATCGCGAGTGGTCGCTTCAGATACAAAAGTTCCAGGACTATAAAAAGTAACTTGATGTTTACGCATATTGCTTCCTTAAAACCTCACAAACGCCATTATTTATTTCGCTACCGCATCGGCAATGGTCTTCTCCTTTTTGATGGAGCATAGAATACTCATCACAATCTGGGCACAGACCATGAGCATATTTGTCTTCTTCTCTTGGATGTTTATCTGCCGTAGAATCTTTCTGCTCTTTAAAGTATGGGCACTCTTTATCAAGGACGTGCCTGTCAGTATATTTGTAACAATACTTACAACCTATAGCTGACATATGATCATAAGTGTCAAAATGACGATAATAAGGGTGACCACATAAACAAAGCTTATTGTCACCAAAATTCTCATCATATTGTTCAGCAATCCGATCCTCTTCACTTAAAGCTGGAGGTGAATGATTCACAATCTCTTCTTGCTCAATCAAACGAACGAATTCATCACGAATCTGATGATACTCACCATTACGATCAAGGTAGAAAATACCAACATGCCTTCCACCAAGTGTACCCAGCTCTTCAACTTTCAATTTGACTTTGCCGTGTAGAATTGTGTTGATATTAGCGGCAAAGGAGATGATCTCCCAGGGCTCATCAAATAGAAGAGCCACCGGGAGATTCACCATTACTTCTTTAGGTTTGACCTTCATGATATCTCCTTAGGAGAAACAAGGATTTTCCAATTATCAAGTTCAATTCTTGAAATTTCATCTTCTGTATTTGTCTTATTCCAGGGTTTAGAAGAGGTAAGTTTTTTGCGAGCTTCCTTGGCATTCATAGCGTAAACTGTACATTCAACCTTTTATTACTATATTATTTCTATAATATGTCGCGTGGTCGCCGCATTGCTAATCATCATTCCATTGCGAACAGACATTCCATTAGCTTCATGGATATGACCACACAAGAAATATGAAGGCATCATATCTTTGCTGATCTTATAGTCTAGCGCCGTAGCCATTGTCTGGCAACCTACAACCTTATTACCCATGGTTAGGTCAAGCTGTTTATAGGGCGGAGCATGACAAGCAATAACATCAACAAATTCCTTATTGATTACTGTTACCATTTTGTCAACTTCTTTTTGCATTTCGGGAAAATGGCGCTCGTAATTCCACATACCAGAAATATATGGTACGTATGGAAAACCATAGAAATTTACACCTTTGAACATAAGCGTTTTGTCTGTTAAATCAAAAGCTTCTAGTCCAGCGCTACGCATTTCAAATTCCATTAGACTGGAGGGTAAAAAGTCATGGTTACCAGGAACATACAAAAATGGATGGTCTTGCAGCCAGGACTTTATTTCTTCCATACTATTACGCAGCCATTTGAGTTGGTACGACATTTCTGCATTACGATCACCGACCATTACAGCATTGCTGTTTGGGAATAGATCTCCCGTATGGATAACGGCATCATATCGCCCATAGAGACAAGGAAATTTGCCGTGAGTATCGCTAATATGGCAAAGTCGCATCTTAAATTCCTAACAAATTGATCTGAAATACGTTTGATTTTCATTCTACTTCTGCCTTCACAGAAATGTCATTGACAACCGGAGGGATTAGTTTCCGAATAGAATTATCCATCTGCTTAACGCCAATAACAACACCAAAACCATCGTCTATAGAAACGACTGTACTGGAGCTATACCATGCGTACACAGATAGTTTCATTTTTAACAAAAGGCGCACCTGATTTGCATCACTGAAAGTAGACATGATTTCCTTTCAACTAAACAGAATTAAAGTTTTAAGCTTGTTAACAGTTTTTGCTTGATCAGAAAGATCAAGTTTAACTATAGGTAATTCTATCGTCTTGCTCTCAGAGAAGCTAATTTCCCCGTTTTGATAGAGGCGGCTGACCAGCATTATATTGCGGTCGTGAATGGAAGTGATATGGAATTTTTCTTCTGTCTCAAAGAGATAAAAATTCTCACGCTCTAGACCCATATTAGAAATCGTTCCGCCCTCCAAATCAAATTCTAAATCTTGACTATTTGTGGACGAGCTATTACACTCATTACACAAACCCTCAATAAAGAAATAGAAATAGGCTTCTTTAACTTTTTCTGGCTTGGCAAGTTCAGTTGCCAATTGAACCACTTTAGGCTCTGTAATATGAAAGGTATTATCTATACAGTTAATTTGATAGTCAACGTTATAGATGTCACCCTTTCTTTTATACATACATTGTAAAACTAAATTTGTATCTTTTTTAGAATGAGAAATTAGAATGAAAGAAAAGTCTGGCCCTACAGAAACCATTACCTCGCGACAATTTCTTGTACAAATGGGACAATACCTGCAATAATCCCACAGCTCTTGAATAGTATTGAATAATTTCATATAACTATTAGGTAACTAAATGTCTATCCAAAAAATCTTAGAAATGGCTGAAAATTTCGTCACTCTAGCTGATAAAGGCACTTCTCCAAACAATAAGCAGTATCAAGAACAGCGCAATAGACTTTCTAAGTTTTATGACCATTTCACTAGACAACTACGCATTATTATTAATGAAATGGGCGGGAATCTTTATATGCTCAAAGAGCGTAAGTTTGACCACAAAATGTTCGCGTTATTTGCAAAAACTTACCAAGAACTAATTACTATTAACAAGAGTATACAAGAGGATAAACCTTATAGGGCCGCTGAAAAGCTGGTTCAGTATGTTTTTGATAGGTCTACTAAAATTATATTGGATAATTTAGACTTTCTAGCTAAACACCATTTAAAAATTACTAACGAAGATTTTGTTACCAGTACTCAACTACAGCATCCACAGATTCGTAGTATTGATGCTTTGAAACAGTTAGCAACTGAACTAAAAGATTATATGATTCAACATCCTCTTATTGTTCCACCAGGAAGTGCCGGCTCAGAAACTCCAACTGAACCACCACCAGCGGCTAGAAGAAGCTTTCTAGGGCCAGAAAATAAACTCGGCCCTGATGATAAAACTAAGACTTAATTTTTATTTCTGATAGCTTTATCTAGATTCTTATATAGCGTAAATGGATCATTGCATGAAAGCCCAGCTTGTTGCCCATCATTCAATTCTACTACAAACCATTTACCAGAAACTGATTGCCCTACATCAATGGTATAGAAGTTAGATTGATTACCAACACGCTCAATAACTTCTTGCAAAAATTCACGAGGAACTTCATCAGGAGATGGGACTTCAGGCAACTGATCAATATAGTTAGCCCAATAGTAACCACTACTCAGAATTTGTCCATAGGAAATAAAAAATCTAAACTCCTTGGTAATCGGAATACCATTAACTCCTTCTAGGTATGTTACCATAGGTTCATACCGGCGGATGTAAATATTCTGCTGTCAGATTAAACTATCGTCCATTAATCTAGAATAGACCTCAATTGCAGCTTTTTTGTCGGGCGCAAACATATCTCGCTTCCAATTAGACTTACGAGAATTAGTCTCGCCTTTTTTAGGACGAATTGACCTTTATCTGGCAAGTCAGCAGGACTCGTCCAAATACGTGGAGTCAACTCTTAAAGATCAACAACATAGTTCTGTAGGTCAGCAATGTAGCGATGCTGCTGATAATCGTTAATCAGCTTTGCACCTACATACTGAATGTCTTTGGCCCGTTCCAAATAGAAAGGTAAAAGCGAATACCTGCCAATAACTAGATCGTCCTTTCGAATATCTGGGCGGCGTCTAGTACATTCAAAGAATTGGTGTGCTTCGCTCAACTCTTCCTTTTCGAAGTCAATGCCTCGATACAGAATTATATTGCGCTGCATAAATCACTTTTTGGGGAAAAGAGATGGTTGTGTCTGAAACAAACTGTCCCAAAGTGTGCGGGCGGTTGGAAGAGGAACTGCAACAGGAGCGGGTGCGGCGATTGTAGCCTGAGCTTGCTGCACTGGGCGGACTGGGACCGCTTGACGTTGCTGAGTATTATATTTGTTATCCAAATCCCAAGAGTCAGTTAATGGGTGATACAAGAGGGCTTCGGCCGCAGTACCATCACCTAAGGTTACGGTAATAGGCGTACGAGCCCAACCTTGAGTCTCAATCTCAGTAGAGAAAATGCTACGAACAACATCCCTCACTTCACGATGACGAACTTGGGGCAAGCTCTGCTTGACCGAATTGCTAACATCCAATGCCGTGAAAAGAACTTCACGATTAATGAAATCCTGCACAACCGAACGAACTGTATCTTCCAAATTAGACATTTGTTTCTCCTTACACCGCTACGCGGCTAATAACTAAATCTGTATTTTCAATAATTAAAGTCAAGGTGCGGGCGGCAGGATCATTCTAAATCCCTGCACTCTGCCCTTTTTAACAAAGGTAAATTCGCCTTCAATAACATTATCTTGCATCTTTTTTGTAAGCATCATGTCATGAAAATCAGAAATGAACATACGATATTTTCTGCCTGTCATCAAAGATTTAAACAAAATCTGAGATCCCAATCCGGGCGCATAGTAACTTTTTGTTCAAGAAGACGAGTACCATTAGCTTTAGTGGCCTTGTGAATCTCATCGATCTCAGATTGAATATTTGTCTTGGCCGCTTGATATGGAGCTTCTTGATTTTTGAAATCATAGTCTAGATAAGACTTTTTCTTTTCATCAGACATTATTCGTCTCCTGAACGACGATAGATGCGAACATCAACGCCCTTTTCCTTAACATATTGAGCGAAATTATTAATTGTTCCAAGATAATGTTCCCAGTTCCCACCAGCGATCCCACACCCCACCCTCCACGGCAATGCTATACTTTCCAGCCCCTCAATCTTGGCCAGACGTAGTAACCCGTGGTAAAAGTATTTCTCACGAGCTACCAGTCCATCTAAACTTGAAAGTGGGTATCTGCATCGCCCAGGATAAACCTGACCGTAAAGATTAACAATCAATCTTTGATCTAATCCGTTGCCACGGATATCAATTGTACCGGGCTTACTTGGTTCGGTGCGAGATACGTAACAGTCTGCATAAGGATATTTATCGAAAATATCCTTCGCAATCCCGGCTGCCCCATTAGTAGAGATACAGTTAGTCTGGTGTACAATATATTTTTCTTTGGCTTCCAAAAAATCGCCTGTAATTATTTCAATCAAAACATCACCTGCACCACCACACCCTATCAATAATGTAATATAGGAGTAGGCATGTATTACATCTATATTATTCGCAATAATATTAATTCAAAGCTTTATGTTGGGCAAACCAATAATCTTAAAAGATGATGGAGTCGTCATAAGTATGAAGCTTTTACAAAACTAAACAAAAACCTCTTTATCAAAGCATTAGAAAATATGGTTTTGATAATAATGTGAGCGAGTCAGCAATTTCACGAGCCGTTAGAAAAATTACTTGGAATCATATTCTATAAACTTGATATTCAACGTAATATATTTTACCACCAAGTAGGTTTTTCGCGTTTAGACCACTTTGCAATGTATGCCTTATCACCACGATAGTAATTACGATATGATTCTACAGGATCATCAACTTTGTATTGGTCTGGCATACAAAGTTGAAATTGAGTCATGCCAATTTTGGGCAAAGTTAATGTGCCGATAAGAGAAGAAAATTGCTCTAGGATTGGCTGACATTTATGTGTTTTGCTGTATCTAAACGTATATTCTTCACAAAGAGCTAGCCCAAGATTATTTAGCCAATTAAAATTATCAACAGACTCAGTTGTCCAAATACTACATGGATGATTTTTGTGTGTTTGTTTATACACCGGTTGATAACCAGGGGATCCAACAATCAACGCATTATTAAGTAGCTGCGTTGTTTCTAAAATCATTTTGACGCAATGCTTGTCAACATGAGCCTGGGCGGCTAGTTTTACATTTGTATCTAACACAAAAATATTCATTTAGCGAGCCTGCGTTTCAAATTCGATGATATAACGAAGTACATGCTGTTGGCCATGACCAGATGCAGTATATGTAATCAGCTCATCGTTGTATAGACCTGAGCAACCACCAGACTTGGCCCACACCGAATGGTTTGGAGCAATGTTCTTCTTGGTATACATGTAGGATCCGCCAGCCATTTTTTGATTACCGAAGGCTACGTCTCCTAAGAAGAGATAAGCGGTTTTATTAGCACCCTGAGCCCAGTAAGAGCCTTTGACATCACAATAATTAATAGACTTAGTGCTATGAACGGCCCAATAAATACCATCACCATACATAGACCCCGCATGGATAACACCAGATGGGCGAATCAACAACCCTTTAGTAGTAATACCAATCATATTGGCTCTACGAGTGCCGTGCCAACCTGGAAGGATGTTAGCTTTAGCATAAAGCTCTTGTAACTCCTTCGGAACATCAGGGCGCCTCTTAACCAAGTTAGAGTAGATTGGAGAGGGATTCCAATTTCCACATTCTTTGGCAATCTTACCAGCCGTCTCAAGAAAATGTTTTTGCTCATCATTACGAGCAAGTTTGAAGATTTTATGAACTTTAATCTTACCTAAACCAGAGTGATTTGAAGCGCGGGTTTCATGAACCATTGCCTCAAGCCATTTCCAAGTTGGATCGGTAGGTTCTACATACTCAAGTCCAGCGTTTAAGGTTGCGTACTGTGAATCTACAGCGCTTTTCTTGGAAATAACTGCTTGAACATTTTTAGCATCTGCAAAGACATCAAGAATATCTTGTGCTTTAGTAATCTTTGCCATATCATCAAAGCGCAGAAGATCGGCATTAATTCTATGTGGGAGTACGTGTGGAATGTTAGAGTAGTATTGGCTAGTCAAACTGTTAAGCTCATCAACATCTGGTTTCTTGAGATTAACAATCTTGGTTGCTTCACCAAGAATCTGTTTGGCTTTATCAATCTGATCAAGAGATAATTGACCAAGCGGGCACTTCTTAGTATCCAAGTTCAACTCGACGAACTCTTGTGTAACACCGAACCAAGTACGAACTAGATCTTGAACCTCGGGGTGCAATTTGCTTGCAACTTGCGGCTCCTCTTTTACTTGAACGCCAGCCTTTTTCAAAGACTCAACGGTAACAGAAATATCCACTTTCTCTTTACCTTGTTCAGACCCAACATCTGCTTTAGCAAGTTTAACTTCAATATATCCCTTTTTGTTCTTGGATTTGATAATGCTTTCAGCTTCTTTTTCTGCCTGAGCAAGAGAAGAACAAGCGCGATACTCTTTAGCACCGCTAGCTCCAACTCTTCCATACACAGTATACAGATAGAAACTATTATCTGACGATTTCACAACTTCAAGATTATAGAACTTGTTGTTGTTATTTACAATGTCAGTAAAGTTTAAAGTCCATCCCTTGACAGACTCTACAACTTTAATACGATCAATAACGGATTGGTCCTTAATGACAGGTAAACTCATATTTTCTCTTATTTATCTTTCAGGCGGTTTGCTAAATCTTCAGCATATTGTGCAAGCCAACCATTAGTATAAATTACTTCTGATTCTTGCTCTGATGCTCGAACTATTTCTTCGACTGTACCAGTTGGCAAATGATCCCTCATTATTTCATAAAGGAAACTTACCAACTTACTATTGATTTTGACTGTACCACTACGTTTTCGAAGTGCGTCATTTTCATTTTTTCAATGACATAATCTAAACTTTTTCTCGACAAATTACTTTTCAACAACTCTAATATAAACAATTACAGTACCGTTCAATGGCCGGCTGTAAATACACTGCATAGTCTGCGGAGTATGGGGATAACAGCAAGTATCTCCAGTACAAATTATTGTAGATTTGTCTGATTGTTTCCATGGGACGGGGGCAGCAAATTTGACACAACTCGTCAATAGAAACAACAAAAGTAGGCAGTGTTTCACCTACTTATGCGCTAAAAGTATTAGCCGTGCGAAGAGTGTAGCTTCGTCAACAGCCCGTTCAATATAAGGCTAATTGCTCCGCCCGCAAGGGTCCACAATACAAAAAAATGCCACTTATAAGAGTCGTGACTTAGCAGGTATACGATCCAACCACAATGGCAACCCACACAAAAGTAACAATCTAATAATTTAAAGAAGAAGACTCCAACATACTTATTCCTCATAAGCCATGAACGCGTCTTATCCATAATATCAAACGGGCCAGAACTCTCTTTTATTAAGAAGGCTAAACCATAGATCGCAAAAAATGTAATGATAGCTTCAATCATAATATCTCTCGTAATAACTTCAAGACACGACCAGCATATTCATTACACCAGGTAGCACATTTCATTTCATTCACAGGAACCTCTCGGACTTCCAGGAATTTTTCTAGCTCTTTACCACTAAGCTCAACACTTAATAACTTTCCTTCAATTTGTGGAAAGTTTTGCCCAATAGTAAAAGTATATGTTACGTCTTGTTTATTGTGGCTGGTGATTATCTTTAACATTGTTTGTCTCTTTACAGCAACGTGTTCCAACTTCATAAGAAGCAAATTCAGGAGCATGAGAGCGGACTACAAAACCACAACCTTGAGGACCTTGCATAGTTCCATGCCAAAAAGAAGATTCAAAAGCATATCCACCATATCCTGCAGGATCGCGAACCCACTCTCTGACATTACCAATCATATCATAAACTCTATCATTGGCCTCGCTAACAAAACATTGTTCCATTGAGCCGCTTGGTTTTCCTTTATATAGAGTTTTCGCATATGATTTCCAGGCATCTCGACCTTCATTCATTTTACCCCAGTTAACAGGAATATATTTTGTGTTAGTATTGTCATTACAGGCATCTTTTTGCCAAAAATTACCATACCCATAACGTAAGCTATCTTTTCCAAGACACGCATTAAGCCATTCAGTATGAGTACATAAACGTTTTTTAATACTTTCACATAATTTTTCTGCTTCAAAAGCCGTCATTGCAAAATCTGGCAATGTATTTTTCTTATTAGGCCATTCGTATTTATCAATACAAAATTTGCCATTAGAAACGAATACCATATCTTCAGAACAAATAGTTGGTTGTACAACGGGTGGGGTGGGCGGTGGAATATAAATAGCTCCAATATCTTCAGATGGTATAACTGGGGCAGGAGTTACCTCTTGTTGACATGAAATTAGAAGGCTAAATAAAAATGTGCTCATCGTTACGAATTTCAACATAGTACTTTGCTTTACTTACTTTACACTCAATGTTACGAGACACGTGAATCCAGCAATCAGTGTGAGTGTGGCCTGCCAATACTGTGATGTGTTTCTTTTTATGGTTAACCATGACCTCTTCTAAGGCTACACCAAGGCGTACATTCACATTATATGGCATCCAAAATTTTTCAAAAACCGTTCCAACATCACGAGTTGCCTCTTTCCAAGGCGGGAAATGTGTTAGAACATAGATATTCTTATAGCCTTGTTCGATGGCTTTTTCAATTTTATCAACCAAATAGTAGGTACTTTGATCAGCAATTGCTCGCCAAGCCTCAATTCTTGCTTTCATATCAGATAGTTTACGAAAATCTTCCGTTAACATCCAATCAAAAGTGAACTGAAGATACTCTGGTTTACCATTATTGGCATCATACCAGCCTTCAGTTCCAATTAAGGCCACTTCTTCATTGAGATGAACAACGCCCGCCTCTGTCATCCAAATAAGATTGGGAAATTCTTTACAAAGGGCGCGAACTTTTTGATGAGTTTTCTCGATTGAAGAGAAATGATAATCATGATTTCCTAACACAAAATAGATTGGGCACTTTACAAAAGTGGCAATCATTCTTAAATGCCATGGAGTTAGAAGTCCATTAGAGATATCTCCTGTTAAAAAGATGCCTTTTGGATCCTCTTTTATGATATGCAAAAGTAGTCTAATAAGATCCCAAGGTGGAACCTTATCGAGATGTGTATCTGTAAACCAAAGATATTTATCCTTCATTCTACAAACATTCCACAAGAAGCTTTAACATCAAACCCAACACGAGGAATTGTTTGAACCTTCGTATTGAATCTAAATCTATCCTTCATAATGCCGATATTACGACTAATTATTTCATCGGAACTTTCAATTCCTTGATCTTCTGATGCGGGATTATAGCGGACTAAGTTAAATTCACAAATTAACTTGTGGTTTTCAGTAGCATCGCACACAGCGTGAACGGATTCTTCAGAATCATTCTCTCCTGCAATAAAGGTGTGATGGATTTTGACTATCTTCTTAGAAAATTCTTGGTACTCTTTTAGCATGAAAAGAGCTTCAGATACGGGCATAGCTGCTGGCATCCACTTCTTGCGCCACACTTCATCGGTATGATACAGCGAGTAGTAGATTGTTGGGTTGATGTAACTGAAAACACTGGTCAAAGACTTCTTTAGAGTCAGTGGCATAATGGTAGAGATGTTGAACTTAGCGGACAAACCCTCATCTTTAGCCACTTGACCTAGCTTGGATAGAAGCTCATCACCAGAATCCAATAGGATTTGATTGGCAAGGGGTTCTCCACGAGCCATAAAGTTGTAGTGCATGTACTTAGCAGGCTTCTTTTGACTGCGGTAATGCTTGAAGACTTGAATGGCCTGGGCCATAAAGTCATTGTGACTGGTATCCACAAAGGATGTCTGGCCCGTTGCCGTCAAGTGACAGAAGGTACAACCACGGTTACAGCCTGTCTGAGATGACAGATAGGCAATAAAGTACTCATCACACTTCCGGACGAAGCGCGATTCAAGAAAACCCACCAATTGTTCTTCGACAAAGTTAACTGAGTGATCAATCTGAGAGTTCAGAACTTTCAATTGCATTGTTTTCTACTTTCACGACACATGTGATAGGCACCCAAAACTCTTTGATTATCGTATGATAGTCGGTTGCTACATCAGCTTTGATTTTAACAACAGAGATAGCGCCATATTGGGGCCTAGTAATTTCTATTGGCTCTGAAATTACATCTATATAAGTTCCGTTTCTAATTGAGACGTCCCACTCTATGCCAATTTTCTCTAAATCAGAAGAGAAGTTAAATAATTTGCCTTCATAACCATCTGGATGCAAGAATATGTATTTTGTAAAGAGCGGAAACTTTTGATAAAGGCCCTGCAATAATAATGAATTGAACATTTAACCCTATAGACTATGTATCTAAATCCCAACTCCATCCAACCCCCTTATCCCACATAAGAATAACCTGCGAAACATCTCGCTTCATATGTTCTGGGGCAATTTCCCATATCTGCATCGTTGCATCATTCCATCCAGAATGTTTGAATACGGGATACACTTTGCCCTCATCAAGATATCTATCCATACGATCGTGATAGATTTTCAATACTTTTATTTTGATATTGTTGTCATCAATAATCTCTATTACTTCCCAATCAAACATACTGTCTGGTGTAATTTTACCAATATAGAAATTGGGGCGCTCTTTATCTAAAGGGTCTCTTTTGATGATGGGCCCTTCCATTTCTAATGCTCCAAACTGACCTTCACTTGAATACCACCAAAATGATTTAATGTTTTCAATCAAATTACGAAACCACATCATTCACCTTCATAAAGAGATAAAATCTCTTTTGCATAAAAAATTAAATCTTCTATTCTCTTACCCTGCGGTTGTTTTGTGCTCCACAATTCAAGATTTTCTAATCTATTATCAGATTTATTGCCATTTTTGTGATGAACATTCTCATGAGATAATAGTTTTCTTCCCAAATGCTGCTCCATTACCAATCTGTGTTCTTTTATTTTACCACCATTACCATCTAAAATTATACGATAACCGGCTTTGTTTATAAATCCTGTACCCTTTGGAGCTATTTGTGGAACGTAATTTTCATCACCGCATCTTTGTGCTCGTTGGTAATGAGTATTACATAACTCACGAATGAAAGGTGGTCCGATTTCACAACCCTGTATTCGGCACTTTTTTGCTTCTTTATTTCGGAAAACCTCAAACCAGGTTTCTAAATATCCACGAAGTTTGCCTCCAACTAGTAAAACAGACTCGCCTGATTCAGCTTTCAACTGACATTCAATAAGCTCACCTACATTGTAGTAAGTTTCATCTACCACTGGTTTCCAAATGGCGCCATTAAAATAAACTGCTCGTGATGTGGGGGGAGTTAGGAACATCTGCTAAATAAACTTTTCGTTTTCTCATAATATACGTAGTTTTTACTTAATCAATTCCAAAAACTGCTTTTCGTCGATAAGAATTGTTCCCAATTTGCGTGCCGCCTGGGCCTTGCTACTGGCAGATTGAGGATCGGCAATGATTAGATAAGATAATCCCTTTCCAACGCTACTTTTAACCTCTCCTCCATTATCTACAATCATCTTTTCAACTTCTGCACGCTTGATAGAAAGAGTCCCAGTAATGGCAAAGCTTTTGCCGGTTAATTTACCATCAATTGCCTCTTTGATTTCAATGCCATTTTTTAATAAATCAAGAATGAGTTGTTGGTTATTTTTAAGACCGTCAGCCAGTGATTTTGCTTTAATCGGACCAAGACCAGGAACTTGTTCAAAAGCATCGGCATTTAATTGCCCAAACTTTTCTAAAGTATCACAGCCGGCTTTCATAATTAATTTAATCGAAGCCTGCCCAATAAGAGGAATGGATAATGCACCTAGAAAAACTTCTAAAGGCACTTTCTTGTTGGCCCAAAGAATATCTAGCACCTTCTTTGCTGTCTTTTCACCAAGACGGTCAAGATTAGCGATATCATCCACTTTCAATTTGTACAAGTCAGCAATGTTCTTGACCTTCTTTGCCTCAACTAACTTCTCAACAAGAGTATCGCCCCACTCAAGAAGGTTAAGTTCTTTAATCCAATTTTTAATACGACCAATGATCTGTGCTCGACAATACTCAGTATTAGTACAGACGAGATTCTCCCCATCGAAAACAGTCTTACCATCACACTCAGGGCATTTGCTGGGCGGCTTAGCCACAGTACCTGTCTTCTTGATAGTCTCTTCAATACGAGGAATAACGTCATTAGCTCGCGCCACAAGAACAGTGGCGCCAATATCAAGACTCAGTTCTTCAATATAAGAGTAATTATAGAGGCTGGCTCGTGTAATGGTAGCGCCAACTAATTGAACAGGATCAACAGTGGCAACAGGAGTTAGGCGACCAGAGTTACCAACCTGCCAAACAATGTCTCGAATGATAGATTCGCGAGCTTCATTTTCAAACTTGAACGCAATTGCTCCTTTGGGACGGAGGTCTTTCTCGCCTAGAGCCATCTGCTTGGCCATATCATCAACACGAATAACTAATCCGTCAATATCATAATCCAGGTTGTCACGCTTGGTATCTTGGTAATCACGCCAGAATTTATTGACTTGATCGGCAGTTTTAACTACCCACCAGTTAGGCGTATCTAGCCCTTGGTTAACAAGCCAGGCGAATTGAGCTTGCTCCACACCAAAATCAACATCACCAAGTGCTTGATAGAACAAAATGTTGAGCTTATCGACACCCACACCATCCAAACGCTTACTAGTGCCTGATGCTGCATTACGCGGATTAGCTTTATCAGCAAAGAATTGCTTATGAATGCTCTTCTTCATAATGATTTCACCACGTAAAGAGCCGGTAAAATTGTGTTTTAGGTGAGAGTGAACGCCTCCCATCTTGACAACGTTGACAGTAATATCTTCACCAATGTCACCATCACCACGAGTAATGGCCTGAACAAGATGCCCATTCTCATAAATAACCTCAATGGAGAGTCCATCAAGCTTTTCGGTGATAAGAAGCTTACCATCAGGATACGTATCCTCTACCCATTTAGAGAATTCGGCAGGAGTATTAACTTTATCCAAGGATCCCATTGGAATCTGATGCTTAGCTTTAGTCCATTCAGAAGGAACAACTGGAGCACCAATGGCAGTTACGGCCTTGTTAGAAGGGTCAAGAGTGCGTAGTTCATCTACCCAAGCATCATACACCTTGTCAGAAACAGTAGGTTGATGGTTGTAGTAGTCCGTACGAGCTTTGAAAATCTTGTTCTCTAACTCTCTGATACGATTCGGAGTCATTTTTTTCACCTTATTACGATTGGGTAAGTGCGGTCCAGTTAAAAGGGCGTGCCTAAGACACACCTCTCCCATCAGCCTAGCTATAACATAAGGCTGTCGTGTGGCAAGTCAAGGGCACGACAATTTATTACTTTACCGATCTCTTGGCCGACTTCTTCCTTGGTTTGGACTTGGCTTTGGTCTTATTCTCGCCCTCTAGCTTCAAAATAATGAAAGGGGGAGCAACACCGGCACTAAAAGTACTGGCGGCTGCTAAGGCAGCATTGATTCTTTCTTCTGGCTTTAAACCTTCGGTAGCATACATGGCGCCAAGGGCTAAATCAGAACCACAACCAACTGCATCAAATGGGGACTTAGGAACACCTACTTGATAATCACCTTCAATGTTGTAAAGCTTTCCTTTGTATCCTACTAAAAAGTTACCACCCATAGTGGCGTCTTTATCGCCGAAACCATTGCCAGCAAAACATTGACGACATGAATCAATAAAACTGGTTACCATATATTCCATATCAGATTGATGTACAGTCTGTGCAGGGGGTGATAACTTATACCTTAGTAACTGACCCATACGAAATGAGGTAGTAAAACCCATAATGAATGGCCCATTACCAAATACCTTCTCGTCAGCCCTGATGGAAATAGATAATCCAGCTACACCGGCACTATCTCCGCCAATGTATACATCACCATCGTGTACTAATCCTACAATACAAGTCATGCAGTTTTTCCTTCCTGAAATTCAATAATGGTATTATATCGCTCAATTAATCTTCTAATTTCATCTCGGACCTTCGAAACATTTTCAACGTGTTCTTGAGGACATAGATTATTAATCAGCTTGTCAAATATAGGGAAATACTTTTCTTTAGTTTCTGCAATTTGTTTCTTTTGAAACTCCAAACTGGTCCCCGGTATCATTAAAGATCGCAGATTATCTAATCTATCACAAGCTTTAATTGCTAATACTTTCCAGTTATGGCAATTTCCTAATCTCTCAATGTATCCTTCCTTGGGAACTTTGCTAAGCAGCTTAATCATAGTGATTACATCAGATCCAAAGCAATGCTCTAATAGTTCTGGCGTTAAATCATGTGTATCTTCGATTGAATCATGAAGTAGAGCGGTAATAATCATATCACGATCAATGATTTTCATTTCATCCATAAGAACAATTGCTACTCTACGTACATGCTCAAAATATCTAGTGGGTTTACCTTCCGTAAGCTCTTTTCTTGTTTGGGCGCGATGACCAAACTTAGCTAAGCAATATGCCAGTTTAACGTCCAATTGATCTGATGGACTAAAGTAAGGTTGAATTCTGGCTTGAAAGGTTTCCTTGTTCTCCATTGTGCTCACCCATATATATATTGTAAAACAACTGATGGACATGAGTGGGCCTTTGAAAGAATGGTTTATTAATTAACCAATACAAAACCCATTTCCATCCGTTTGGTCTAGTAAGCAAGTTCTGAATGTTACGATTCCATTTAACTTGGACCCACCACATTCTTACTTGATAACCTAAGCACTCAAGAAAAGTAATCATAGATTTTCTATCTTCATCTCGGTATAAAGCTTGTGATACAACAAGATGTTCACAATCTGTCATTTGATCGGCAATTGCATCAGCCAAAACATCCATATATTCTTCTAAGATATCTTCACTGATAGCTTTGAACTTAGAAACTCGCTCTAACATACGAGGAGTGACCACACTATCTCCTTCGAAAAACTTGAAACCATGCTTCTCTGCATAGCGGGAACCACAATAGCTTTTACCACTTCCCATTTCTCCAAAAAAGATATAGACAGTTTTCATCTTACTTCTACTCCTAGCTCTTGGATAATTCGGTCTCTGATTGATTTTTGAATTGTATTTACATCAGAGTTTCGTAACGTACCATCCATGGAGCGATATGTAATTCTATAACACTGCGAAGTTCGGCCTTTAACCTGGAACTCATCAATCAATGAAATAGATTCAATTATGTTGTTCTCATCTTCATCTCTAGCGATAGAGCAGAGGTCGTTATAAGAAAATTTTTCACTTAAGAAAAATGAAATGTCTTTATAACATGACTCATATTTTGAGTAAGGATTAAATTTGGTAATCTTGCCCGGCGTAAATTGACTTAAAAATCTTTTATCTGTGCTCCAAAATAATCTAATATCAGGAATGCCGAACATAACCATAGCTAATCTTTCTAGACCTAAACCAAAAGCCCACGCTTTTTTACCTGGCAAACCAAGATCGGCCATAATGTCGGGATGGACAGTTCCTGCTCCTAAAATTTCTAGTTGTTTAATTTTGCCATGCTCATCCGGTAAAGAAACACTCACTTCGACAGAATCAATTGTAAAAGGAAAGTAAACCTCTTCATATTCTGAATCTTCTAAGAACTGACATTCTGTGCTTTCGCCAAAAAGATGTTTTACTAAACCTTGCAACCTATTGCGCAAATCTTGCCTTACATCTACATCATCTGGAACCATACAAAATGCATCCATCTGATGGAACACTGGATAATGTGTAGCATCAATAGTATCTTTTCGATAGACGTCACCACATGTAATATACTTAAGCTTACTTTGACCAGTATCTGATTTCCCAAATGGATATAAATAACATGTCATATGGGTGCGGAGGCAGTTCTTATCATCCTTGTAGTAGGTATCAGTTGGACGTCTTGAAGGATGATCGGTAGGTACACGTAGTCTATCGAAATTATATTCAATAGGCACATATGGATTATCAATTTCGATTCGTGATAAATCTTCAAAATAATCAAAAACCATCTCTTTGACAATACACAAAGGGTGTGCTGGGTTCCTATATAATCCTTTCCCAATTTTCAATTCGATACTGTGAGTGATATTGTTCATAGTGTTTCTTATTAAATTCACGTTTTTGGAACCAAGCTTCTCTTCCCTTATCATTATTGCAAGGAAAGCATGCCAATGCAATATTAGATGGATCATTGGTTCCACCAAGGCATAATGGCGTAATGTGTTCAACTGTTAATGTAGATAATAAAAAGGCCCGCCTACAATAAATACAGGGCGCCATAAACAGATGACCAAACAATTTCTTCTTTAGCTTAGTGTTTATTTTCTTTTGTTTAAAACGTTTTCGTTTGCGTTCTTTTCTAATTTGACTTTTAGACATATTGATTGATATAGTTTCTATCTTGTGAAAAGATAGGAATCTCATTATCAACCTCCCACTCACTACGAAGTGCCGTTTCATATTGTTGAACTTTAGGATTCAAAGTAGACTTTTTGGTATACTTTTTAACAATACAGCGTCCACGCTTTTGTGACGTTGGGCAGTCATTTCAGTTGATTCCCTTTTGGAAAATCAACTCTTGTAATTCAGAGTTATTTTTATTAGTGCACTCTTTGTGCGAATACAGAGATCGGGCTAACATTTGCACAGAGTTTCTAGTAGCATCCTGCTGACGCCATAAGAAATAGTTGACAACATCTTCTTTTGGAAGGACAAAAGCTCTAGCATCAAAAATTGCTGGTACTATTTTCTTTAAACTTGGAGTATCCTCATCCATCCAAATTCTCCAAGATTCGGTAGTAAAAGTACTAGACGCAACGCCAGCAGCCACACTTATCATCTTCTGAAGATTATTATCAAACCAAGATTGAGTATCCAATGTTTGATAGTTTGTTATTAACAAAGAAATTTCGTCAGATTGAACATAAGCTAAGTGGCCAAGGATACTTAGTACCATACCAGCCTGGACATGTACATTTCATTTAACCTCAAACCATAATGTTTCATTGCAGTCAGGAAATCCACCATAATTGAACGTTATCTCTTCAAATGGAAGAATATCTCTTAAAGCATGCAAATGAATTTGATTTAAATCTATATGCTTATAATGAATGGCATTGGGCTTATATGAATGATTATAAAAGCAACCATAACCAGTTGGTACAGCTAGTTTACCGTCCCAATCAATTACATAATGTCTCATAACTGAACTGGTATTGCCAATCATAATCTCTGTGCGTGGTACAACAATAACATGGCAGCACTCAATGAGTTCTCCCTTTTCAAAAGGTTTTGTGGCAAATACACCAAGGCCACGATTTTGTGTCTCTTGTACCACTAATCCATGTATCATTTCAAGACTTGTAAGTGTTGAACAGTTTTTGGCCTCTGACTTTTGCGCATAGGCCATAGACCTATAACCGTCTCACTGCCGCTGGGAATTTCTGTCAAACCAGCATCAACCACCATAACCATATGTTGGCCATAGTCTTGCTTGATTTTTGCCCATTCTTTGTCATCTGCTCGAAGCACTACTTTACGGAAAGAGTTTTCCATCCATTCACCAAAAATAGATAACTTGCGACCATAATCGGCATACAGACTTTTCATTACAAGCAACTCATCAGGATCGGTAGTTTTTTGAATTTGTTTTTGCAATTCACGAGATTTATCTTTAGCTTCAAAGTACTCTAGCGTTAACATCTGAGATGCATGAGCGCATTGAGCTGCTGTTTTACCTGTACTCATATTCAATGTTTCATGAACAATTAAGTACATAACAATAGGATCTTCTTGAGAAGCTCTCTTTTCACACTCCTCTGGCGTATCATAGTCTTTCATAATTCAAATTCTAATCATTTTCAGAGGGAAGTCAACCCTGCTTTATTTACTAAATTACGGTCTATTATAAAAAGGATAATCAGTTTTCCACCACGGCATACCAGTTGCAGTATATGGTCTATTTATGTTATCAGTATTAGGCACAGTAACACGTGTAATGGTTCCATAATTGATAGCTTTGGGCGCTAATATATTGTATTTAGTAATCTGGTTACATGCGAAAATTGCAGTTAATCCTGATCCGCCAAAAAGCCATACTCTATCTGCAATGATTGCTATCTGTGAATGAGAGACAACACCGCGCACCACAACTTGAAGATCAACCCATGCATTTGGATTATTCAAATTACAACGCAGAATAGATGTAAAATTGGTATTTGCACCATTCATTGGTCCAATGAGATATCCATCACCACCAATATTAACAAATTGTCCGAATCCAGTAGACCATGGTAGTAATCCGGTAGTTGTCCAAGATAACGGAGTATTAACTGACGCTGTAATTATTGTGTTAGTAGGGGAATCAGGAGTAAGAAGACCACCAAATATCATCCAATTATTATTAATTTGAGCTAAAGTTCCGCCATATACTTTGTATGGTAAAGTGGAGCCAGTTATTGTCCAAGATAAAGGATTAGAAGTGGTGGCTGTAAAAATAAGATTAGTAGCTGAGTTAATTTCTCTACCACCAAATAGATAGAGTTGATAACCATCCATTGCTAAATGAGAGTATTCTAATCTACGTGGTAATAAAGAGCCATGATTAGTCCAAACTAATGGATTACTAACCGGAGCAGAGTAGATATTATCTATAGCACCAAGGCCATTTACAGCATCTACTCCGTTGTTTCCTCCAAATAAATAGATGTATCCATCCACAATGGCCAAAGAGGACCCAAACAATGGATTGGGTAATACGGCACCTGTATCTTCCCAATCAGCAGGATTATTGACATGAGCACGATAAATCTTGTCGGTAATCTTACCGCCAAACATATAGATGTACCCATCAAGAACAGCTAGAGCTGAATCCTCTAATGGAGCTGGCAAAACCTTACGAATTGGGAAATCCCAATTTAAACGGTCCGTAGTAGCTACCCAATTAGTAGGGTCTGGAAGATTAAAGTCAGCTATAGTGCCTGTATCAGGTATAGCATAAGCATGTACTTCCGTAAAGGCGTTAGGACCTGATTTATAACCGGTATAATAATATCCGTCAAAATCAGGCTGTCCCTGAACTACCCAAGTTCTCCATTGTGTGGGATTGGAATTGATATCCCTAGCAACCATTTTATAGCGAGTCATCTCAGCTAGATGCGAGATTATTGCTTCAAGTATTTCTTTACCAGGTACAACTCAGATTTACTACGAGTTACCGCGACATACCAGAGGTTGTCTTCTTCTCCTCCGGCTCCTTTTCGGTAGGTGTTGGTGAGAACAAAGACTCTATCGCGTTCCAAACCTTTGGCTTTATGTGTTGTTGAAAAAATAACTTTAGCAGTATCATTAACATCGTTGAACAGCTTTTCTATTGTCTCTTTTAGGTCCTTAATAGTAAGGGTTCCTTCACAGAGGTTCAATAAACATTCTGCTTTATCGATAGTTGCAATTGGATCTTTTTTCTCAGCCAATAGTCGCTTAACTTCTTGTTCTCTCCATGCATTTACATATTCTGTAAATTGAACAATAGTCTTTGATTTGGATTTTTTAATGAAATATTGTAGATTGGCGCCAACATCTCTTCCTTGAATATTGGCTGGTACCCCTGCTTTTAGCAAAGCCATACAGTGTTTAATCAAAGGGGCGTTCGTCCTAGAGAGCACAAAGTCCCCCGGCCTAACCAATTTAAGAAATTGTTCTGCTGGAACCTCTTCTACCACCCCATCCTTGGCATTCTCGGCCGCCTCAATGTCAGGTACAATTTCCTTCGCTAGGTCTACCACCTTGATCGGACAGCGGTAGGTAACGGACAATGGTAAAGTTTTGGCTTTAAGCTTATCAATAAAGTTTGGAATAGCCTCACTATCAGCTCCTCGGAACTGGTAAATAGAATTGTGGCTCAGAATATTATTACCAATGAAATTGGCCGATTCTTCTACTTCCAAATCATAAAATGAGCCGGATTTTTTATCTATACTGATAATCATATCATCAACAAGTTGATTTTTAAGTAAAGAATATACTTTCATTCCAACATGAAGACCTGATGCGGTAATCAAATATGGATTATCATTAATCGATAATCTTTCGTTAACTTCTCCGCCAGAAAGTTGTGCAATCATTCCTGCAAACGATAAGGCGCTAGTATAATCAGAGAAGTATTTTCTAATTCTTGAATTCTTGCCTTTAGAAAAGATAACCCCATGTTTCATAAACACTTTATCTAAAGCGTCGTCTTTCCACTCCAAAGTTACTTGAGTTCCTTTTTTAGAATGAGCATTTACCCTAACAGTTCTTCTATTGATTTTAGAATTAGAGGAAGCCATCCAATGTGGGTATGCAAAATGCAGATTTTTATCTTTAAGAAGAAAGTGTCCATTTTTTCCAAACTCTGCAAAAATTGTATTTAATCTTTCTTGATTGATATTTCTATGTTCACCATTAAATACAGATGTAGGAATTTTATATCTTAAAGAATACTGCTCTTCCAATAACAGAGCTTCTTCATTAGAGTTTGCAATATCAAGAACCCAAAGTTTGGTTGCATTTTCAGAATTAGCTCTTAAACCAAATGGATAATTTGTATCCTTCCACGTATTAGTTTTACCTACTCTAAAACCTAAATCTGGTCTATACATCAAATAAACAATATATTGTTCGTCAAGCATTGGTGCAGACGCCCAAATCTTATGGTTCGGGGACATCAATAATTTCTTACCAGAATACGTTGTTATTTCATAACCATATTCCCAATTAGATTTTACTTTGTTGATAATTTTTTTACTATCTAATTTGCTATTATTATAGCAAAGTATATATTGTCCAACTTTACAATCTTTAACGGAAGCCCAACCTCCGTCAACATTTACCATAGTATTTTCATCAACACATTGCGCCGGGTCTCCAACTGCAATAATGCGACCATCTACTTTACAAGCCGATAACACCATGGCAATTTGTGCCTGATTTAGATCCTGAGCTTCGTCAACAAAAACAACATCGAATTTCCCTACGTTTAAACGATAAACGAAGGGAAACCAAATCATATCGTCAAAATCAATGACATTTTTCTTTGCTTTGCACAAAGCTAATGTCTTGAGGACTAATTCAGTAAATTTCTCTCTAGAATAATCGAATATTTCGATTCCAAACTTGTCAATCAAATCTCCAACTTTAGATGGAGTATCTACAAGAAAACCCTTACAAAGAGAAACACACTTTGCAATGCTCTGATTCACTTCCCACATATCCCGATCATCTCCAATTAGTGTGGAGATAAGCATATTACATTTGTCATTCTCTAGAATAACATCAGTTCCAAAACTTTGTTTAATAGCTCTGAATCCCAAAGAATGAAGAGTCATTACATCAATATAAGATGCGGCTCGTTGTTTTAACTCCTCGGCTATACTTTTATTAAAAGCAACCATGAGAGTTTTCGTTCCTTTTGGAATATATCTAAAACCTTCAACAATAGTGCTTGTTTTCCCACTGCCAGCCCTAGCAATTACAACAGTGTGATCTTTCCCCTTTGCAATATCTTGAAAAATTGCTTTCTGATAATCTGACCAGTCATGTTTCGATCTTGCTTTAATTATATGTGAATTGTCTGGACGTTTAGGCGGAAATTTAGAAACTTTTTTGTTGGCCATTATATCTCACTAATCTTTTTATCCAATCATTAAATTCTTCAAATGAAAGATCAGATTTAGCTGTATTACAAATTGAACAGCATGTAACACAATTAGACAATACATATCCTACAGAATTATTAATCCTATCTATACCATTATAGATAATCTCTTTATCTCTTCTATTTTCAGAGCTACTAGCAAATTTCACTAATTTGGGCTCAGCCCCACAATAATGACAATTCCCAAATATGAAATTTTCAAATTCTTTTTCTGATAACTTGAAAATTAAATCCCTTTTCTTTGCATTATGTTTGTAGTGCCTTCTTACTAAATTAATGGCTCCCAAATTATTTGATAGTTTATTTCCAGATGAAATCAAATCACCAGTTAAACAGCCACAACTTTTAGTTGCTCAAGATTTAATTGCATCTGTTCTTGCTTTGAAATAAAAGCCACATGAAATTTACCTCGTGCTTCAAATATAATTTCTACGAATGCGCTGTCAAGGCGCATCCAATAAAAAATGAGGCGAAACCATTTCGCCTCAAGGTCGAATTAGAATCGATCAAACACTTGTGGTTGTTCTACTCGACGAAATGATCCAGGCTTCTCTCCAATACGTGGAGTTCCCTTTAGATCAATATTCTTTTTATTGTGGTCTCCAGGGAATCCTGAAGGTTGTGGCTTAGCCCGAGTACCAGTACGTAACTTAGCTTGTAAATCATCCCACCACATATATTTTACTCTGATAGTTTCAGTAAAGGTTGGCTTAATCAGTCCAGCAACCTCTACAATCTTTTGATCAACATGAGTACCGGCCCCAACAGAAACTAAACTATCTAGTCCACGAGAATCTGAATCACATACCTCGTTCATGTAGCAATCAACTGATGCGGATGATGCGGCAGGCTGAACACTGTTTAAGCTGATAGTATTTGAAGATAAGGTGCCACCAACAAATCCGCCCGTACTAGACCCATAAGTAGTACCGCCTGTGCCACCAATCCAAATTGGACTATAAAAATGGTCGGAACACTTACGTCTCTCATAGTGATGGTGGTGGTGATGCGTTTCGTAGATTGGTGGAGTATAGGTAAGTCTAATAGGCTCAACATGTCCTTCTACGAAAACAGCCGCAGCAATAATGCCACGACTAGACATATCACCATGAGTATGTACTGCTACGCTATTGTTGGCGCTTGTAAAAACAAAACCAGCTCCACCATTATTATCTTCTGGCCAGGCTTTAAGGTTGAGAGTGCCATATCCATTAACTACCCACATATCCTTAGAGACTTCAGTATCTCCTGGTTTGCCGGTTAAAATATCGGTACCATCTAATGTAATCTTTACTTGAACTTTTTGCCAAGTATTATTTTTAAAACGAATTTCGAATGGCTCATCGCCCCAAACACCTACCGTTTCAATTCCATCAACGTAGTATTTGCGAAGGGACTTGTTATTAAATTTTGGGTGGTGGCTAATAATTTCTAGGGTGTAATTTGAGGTTGACATGATTTCTCCTATGTAATTGTCTGTCAATCACCCTATATCATTAATTTCATAGGTCATATCGTTTTTTATCAGTAATTTCACTCCTCAAAAATATCAATATAGCGCTGACCAATTTTTTCCCAAGTATTTTCATTAAGATAGGCCATTTGAACTTGAAGTTGTTTTTCTTTTGCTTTGTAGGACGTGAAAATCTTTTCCAGGGCCTTTGCAATATCTTCTGGTGTATCTGCTTTTATCGTTGGTAAATCTGAGAAATGATTAACGGAAGATGTTACAACTGGCAATCCTTTTGACATGGCCATTCTAGCAGCTCCAGATGCTCCGAACACTTCATGATTAGGATGAGATACATACGGGAAAATAGTGGCTTGATTTGTTCGTAAGAAACTATCTAATACTTCATCTGACTGGTAACCGCGCAACAAGGCAACATTCTCTTGTATTCCTAGTTCATTAATTAGATTCATTAGCTCGTTGTAGTACACTTGATGCTCAAGCTTAGCGTATGGTGATTCAGAGAATAAACCAGTGAAGAAAACGTCAGGATACTTTTCTTTAAGGATGGCGGTAGCTTTTATAGAATTCTCCCAGCCTTTGTAACGGAACCCAAACCCGAACTGCAAGAATGTCTTGTCAGATTTGTAGAAATTCCATAATCGCTCATTATCGAGCTTATAACAGCCATGCGGAATTACATGTACCTTGGAAGTAATGCACTTCTCTTCTTTGAGAAGTTTACGGCCGCCCTCTAAATGAGCAACAATTTCTGGCATTGCCGCTTCCACAATTGTTTTGTCTTTATGGTGAAAAATGGAGTGCATAGTTACAATTACACGATAATCTGATAACCGACTCATCATAGATAACCAGTAACTAGCATTTGGCCATAAACCAAATTCATGTTGAATCCAAATAATATCTGGTTGATACTCTTTAAGAGCTTTGGTCAAATCTTGTAAAGATTCGCCACGCTTCCAGCAAGACGCAACCTGAGATTCTGATAATAACCTGTCACCAAACTGATGTACATCACCGGTAGTAATATCATTCTTTTCTATAAAAAGCTTAAAGTCGCCAACATGTTTAGCGACTTCCGGCCAAAGATTTTCTGAATACGTAGCTATCCCACATCTCATTTTCCAATTACCAACTAAAGCTAATTTAATTTGGCTAACTGGCTTTTTAGAACACTTACATACAATCTGACCATTTCTGACAACACAATTAATCATTAAGTCAGCCGCTGATAAATGGAGCAATTCCGATGGAACTTCAATAATTTCCAACCCAGAATTATTGAATATATTATCCGATACCACACAAATGCGATTATGTTTCACCCCAATAAAACGCGCCATTTGCACCAACCATTATAATAGACTCCTCACTCTTTCCACAAGAGTCTTGTAGATATCTGATTCTATTGGTAGGGCATTAGTAAATTTCATTTTAATCGTTTGATCAAATGAATCAATGAGTAATTGTTTTGAGCAACTATAGTATGATAAAAAATAACCATTACGCGGCTGAGTAAACTTTAATTTATCATGATGATGAAGTGCAATATATGGTGTCCTAGTCATTTCGGCTAAAACTATTCCATGGAATCTTTGGGTAATCACCAGGCTATATTGGGAAATAACGCTAGTTACATGCCCAATACCCATTGACTGATCTTTAAGCAAATACTTACCTCGGCGAGTCATATGACTAATAATTTCGCCCCCGGCCCAATCATCATTAACCTGATGACCTCGACACATAGATAAAAAGTCTAACTTATATCCTTCTTGAACTAAAACATCTAAAAACTGAGAAAATTCTGATTTGAAATGGTTCCAAGATGCATGCATCCAATATGGATGCAAATGATTAGGAACAACAGAGATATTAGGTAAAACCAAAACAGAACGATTCAACTTATTGCTAAGTTGAACATCATTCTGTAAAGAATATACTAAATCAGGGATCCACATCACATTAGTATTAATAGACTTAAGCCTATCTACTTGATCGGGGGAGCGCGTTGCAATAAGCTTTGCCAAAGCAATTAGCTCCATATGTAATGGGTGGATATCTGATTCAACACCTACACCAATATAAAAAATTGGTTTGGTTTTGATTATCTTAAGGGCGTCTTCAGTAATTTCTGGTTTGCCTAAAAGAAAAGAGCCGCCTCCAAAAAAGACAGCATCTACCCCTTCTAAATTTTTGACACTTACTTTTTCATGAAAGGTAAACTGAAAGTCCGGAAATAGTTTCCGAAATGCGTCTACGAATAGCTCATCACCAATATTTAATTGGTGATACCATCCATATACAAGAACCTTCATTCAATCACCTTAGTAGATTACAAACCAAAGAATCTCTCTTACTCCAACAACCTTCCACTTAATCTCTAAGAGATATTTACGATCATGATGATGATGGCCTGGTTTCGGATGTTTCTTACGATCTTCATCTTCATGTCTAATGTGATGTGACACGTGATCACGATGGTCGTGGTGAGGATGGTGATGATCGCAAGGGTTTGGGTCTGAGACCGGCTTGAAATAAACAATTACCTCACGCGGCCAACTACGCAATGGTAATTCGGTTTCACCATGTCCAGTTACAGTTAATGTGCCATTTTGCATCTAATATCCTTAGTAGTGAGCGTGCCAAATAATCTCACGAACTCCTGATACTTGCCACTTAATAACTAGTACGTAGCCTTTGTGTTTACGGCTTAGACGTATTTCGTATTCTAAAGAGTCGCTATGCTGAGGATTGCACGGAATAATATGATGCTCGTGCCTAAAGCGGCACTTTATACCACTAGGACATTCACGCAAGGTAATTGTTACTTCACCATTTCCTATTACGATTAGTTCGCCTGATTGCATAAATACTCCGGACAATCTGCCTATAAGATTGTCTATTTATGCATAATTATTCGTCCCAATCATCCATATCATTGTCATCGATATCATTGTCATCGATATCGTCTACCACTTTGCGTGGCGCTGCTTTCCATCCATTTTTACGAGCTAAAGCATATACTTCAGCTAGAGTGACATTGAAATCCTTTGGATTTGTCGATCCATTAATTTCAACAGGAAATGCTGTGTCCGGCAATAAACGACGGAAAATACGTTGTGCCGTAAGAGGATCTAATGTATTTACATTGAGCATTTTGCTTAAACGACCAGGACGAGTGACGGCTTTATCTAGTTTCAATTCTTCAGCATTTGTGGTCGCCACAATACGAATATCCAACATAGAACCAAGAATACCATCGCCCAAATTCAATAACGATTGAATAAGGCTCATGTTTTCATCACCACGAGTAACTAGGCAACGATCTGCGTCTTCAAGGACTAAAACAATAGGGCCAGTTGAACCTCCACGATAGTTCATTAACAAAGGCAATAGCTCTGGACCAGCAAGGTTAGTGACTACTTCAGGAGAAATTAAAACGAACATTGCATCTGGCACCTGAAGCAACATAGCACGAATCAAGTGAGTTTTGCCAGTTCCAGCAGGACCGCGCATGATAACAATACGACCAGATGGACTATCAGAATTCAAATCATTGATAGCATATTTATAATCTTCTTGTACCGTTGGAGTGTAGTTATCCTCTACCAAAGGAATACCTGCATCACCAATACTATTCAACCCAAGATGCATGCCATTACGAACAATGGCATAGATGTGCCCCTTCTTATCAGGCAATGCCCATTGTGATTTGAAGTAATCGCGTACTTCTTCCGCAAACTTTTGATTGTGAGATAATACATGCACGGAAACATAATTTCCACTAACAGTAAACTCTACAATACCGTCCTTCCATAGATAAATGGATTTATTATCTAAATAATTATAAATAAGACGACCCGCTTTGCTATCAAAAAACTTTTGATATTTTACTTTTAAAGGCTCAACATTAGCAAGGTCTTCATTATCATCTACTCCTTTAACACGCCCTTTACGATAAAACTCGGTAACATGGCCAGAAGTTTTATCAAATAACGCCTTGAATAAGGAGGGGGCTCCAAGATTCATTGCAGAAATTTCAGGACGACCAAGTACATTAATGAATTGAGAATTTTTCCACATGTCCATATCGTTCTTTTTCATGATAACCTTTTCAAATAATCTTTCATCACCTTTGCAATATTCGCGCAATTTTTCTAACCATGCTTTTGATTTAATCTTAAACATAATAGGCATCCTGGTCGCTTTATCGTTTACGCTTTTACAAACCACACCTTCAAACGTCATACCTTCTAAAGTAGACTGCTTTACCTTATCGAATAGCTCAGTTGTAACATAACCTTCATAACAAATCTTAGGTATGTCTAAATGGCCAAAAAGTTTTATAAACTGAGTTGGCATCAAAATACCTTCTTTATATGGATTGACGTCAAGTAATGTCACGTCCATTTTTTCTTCGAAATTATGGTTGCCAGCAAAAGAACTTGGACCCCAAAATTCGAAGAAGCACAACGCATCTTTCCAACCTTGTTCTTTAAAAACTGCTGTCAAGTCTTCTTCGTATTTTTCACGAATCAAAGGGATAGCCCGTCCAAATGGCATAGTCTTCTCATCCATTAGTTGAGTTCTGGTACCAAATTTATAGAAACCCTTTTTGGAATTCCATTCAGCTCGTATATTAGATCCGTCTAATTTATCAAAAGCATAAATATAAATATCTTGCCTAACTTCTTCAGTAATTGATGGATAAGATTTCATAGGAATGGTTTCAATACATTGGAAATAAATTTGACTAGTTTACTGTTAGCATAATCCCAAAGAGTTTTATGTTCTTCACAAGCACAACCTTCAGTGAAATCCCCACTAATAAGTTGAGTATATTCAGCGCGATTAGGACAGTCTTTGACAAAATTACATTTACGATTTAGATAAGCCTGATGATGACCACCGGTATCTTTCCAGATACGATACTCATACATCTCTAAATCTTTAGCATAAGTCATGTTACGACCCCCTAATCTATCAGTAACAATTGGGTATTTAGCCGCTAGATCGTCATGACCTTTGTCCGCTTTTTCAGCCAAAGTCCCTAGCCTTCGCCATTACCTCATCCCTTATTTGTTTCTTCTCTTCATCGGTCATAATTATCTCACTACACTAAGTACATGCTCTTCACGCATAAGGTACATAGTCTCACCATTATGCTTTACTTCAACTGACATCTGCTTGTTGAAGAGAATCTTGTCACCAGCCTTGACTTCTAAGGGAACTACTGTCCCGCTATCTGTTAAATAACCTGAACCAGCAGCAACAATTGTGCCAGTGGTAACCTTCTCTTCAATAGTTTGTGGCATGTATAGCGAGCCAACTTTCTTCTCTTCGTTCACTTTTTCTACAGTCACGACAATGAAATCTCTTAATGGTTGCAACATACTAAACTCCTTATAAAGCAAATATATCAGACACTATCAGATTCGATAATTCTAATCAATTGCTCAAAACAATATTTGATTTTTTTTCTATCGCAACTCTCATCGAAACGAATTTCAAACTGATACATCTTCTCATAATCAGAGAAGTCCATGCCCTTGATTTTTAGAATCTGACAGGCATGCTTGATGATGGCGATTGGTACTACTTGATCTTCTTGCATACACTCTTCTTTTGCAATATTAAGAACTTTGATTCTTAGATTATTGAAATATAACTTTTTATATTTGGTCAACTTATCATCTGGCCAATTGAACTGCTTACAATAATCAAAAAATGGCTTATTACCTCGTCTATTATTGCAATCTGAGCAAGAGACGGTAAGATTGGTAGTATTGAAAGTGCCGCGTTTACTATCTGGAACAATATGTTCCATAGTGATAGTTTCAGGTGTCAACACTTTATCGCAATAGCAGCAGAGCATACCATCACGATTAATAACGTATTCTTTGATACGTTTCTGTCTTTTTCGTTCTTGGGCTCCCATGGTGACCTCATAATAAATGTGCGTGGTCGTTAATGGTGAGTAAGCGCCATCCTTTATTATCAAAATAAAGCTTAGATATCGAAGTATTCTCTAATGTAATCTTCCAAGTAAAACTCTGATCAAACCCCATAATATAATGAAGTAAACATTTAATTGTCATCCCATGAGAGAAAACAAAAATATTCTGAGATGGTAACTTCTTTACATGGCGTCTACTAGCTTCTTCTTTCACTAAGTTATTATACAGTACGTTTTCTTCGAGCCATACTGAAGCTCGGCGTTCAACCATATGCAACGATTCTCCATTAGGCGGTAAAAAGGCGTTTGTCATTGCAGCCATGCGTAACAATGTGGGGACATTATAGATTTGATCTCTGGTGCCACCGGTCCAGTCACCCGCGCTATACTCTCTAAGTTCAGGGGCAACAATAATCGGTTGATTATCTCCAATAACAATTCTGGCTGTGTCGTGTGCTCTAACGTAGTTTGAAGCAAATACTTTATCAAAAGTAACTTTCTCTTGATATGCTAACCTCTCTCCTAGCAGGCGGGCCTGAAGTTGTCCCCTCTCTGTTAAAGGTGACTCGGCAGTTTGCCCAACAGTATCACCTTTTGCATTTACTGCTGTTTGACCGTGACGGATAAGGTATAGGTAAAATTCATTATAATCCTGCATGGAAGCACTCTCCTAATATTGCGCCGAAAGCAAGAATGCTAGCAAGTAGTAGAGGCACCCACATATAGAATGGAATCTTTGTTTTCTGACAAAAATCCCTAAATTCTTCATCTCTCCAGTATTGTTCTGCTTGAACTGCATTGTACGAACTGTATGCGCAATCATCACTACAAAACCAGGGGCCTTCATCCCAACTTGATTCATAGAATGATCTACGCTTCCAGCCTCTCGACTTCATCTCTTCAACCATAGCATCGTGCTCTGGTCCTGGTCCATTCCAGGGGTGTGTTTCTGATAAATCACACCCCCAACATTGAACGGTAAATGTCCCCATTAGTTCTCCAATATAAGATATATGATGGCTGAAACTAATATAATGACAGCAATAATTTCTTTCTTGGTCATTATGTAGTTCTTCCAATAGTTAAGTGCAGGCCGAATCGAGGTTCGCGAGGCAGTCCATATTTCTCCCGCAAGTCTTGAAGTTCTGGACAAACAACTTTTAGCCAGTAATACTCACCATTATCTATGACACCTGGTTCATAAGTGAATTCAACTAATTTGTTAGCATTAAGACCCCACAATTTGTATTTTGGAATATATTCTCCACGAATGATTGAAATATGTGTACCCCACACTGGACGAGTTAACTTGCCAGTTTTCTCACCATTCAGATATGGATATTCCTTGGTATACAGATGACGATAATAGTGTGAAATCTCGTCATCACACATCAATACTAGCCAGCGATCCGAAGAGGCTAAATGCGTTCTTGGATCGTATACCAGTTTACCAATTGACTTCATATTACAAAAAAGCTTTCAAATTATTGATTCTAGCGACTATTTTTAGTACGTCATGAATCATACTAAATGATGATTCGGCATTTTCAGGACTGTAACTTAAGAAAGCCCACGCTTCGGTAATATACCATAAGCGTTTGATTTCATTAAAATTAGTAAACCTGATATCTTGAAGAGGATTAAATTGTTCTAATGAAACGCTGTTTCCCTGTTTGGAGTAATGAAAAAATCCAATACCAACTAACTGATAATCGTTAATCGATGAGCACTGCAAACGTATTAACACGTCACCCAGATAAAAATCGTATATCATCTGAGCAATGCCGGCATTTCTTATGAATAAAACTTTGAATATTTCAAAGTCTTCAGCACTATCAGCCTGAAAATCAAACTTAATACTTGATAGCATTGGTTCAGGGCATTGGATTCGAACCAATATCTGAAGAGTCGGAGTCCTCTATCCTGCCGTTAGACGAGCCCTGAATGGTTTCGTCTAACATATACCCTGCTAACGCTAGTTTTCTTTTACCAATCTTTTTTTTTGAAGGGCTGGCCCACTGGCGTTTGTCTACTTCTACAAAATCGTTTGCAATATCATCCAATAGTCTTCGACTCTTGCTTTTTCAGGAGAAATATCATCAGATTTGAGTTGAGAAAGGGCCTCACGATCTTCCGCTGGCATACTTTCTACAACCTTACCTGGTCCTTTATTTCTCCATCGGTCAGAGAAGAGAAGATGAACAATAAGATCGTGAAATGCATCAATAGTATTTTTCATCTGTAATCCAAAAATGGATGGAAGCCTAGAGTTCCCTCCCAGAAGGAACAGAATTCACTGTAGTTTTGTGTGACCTTATCTTCAATAAAAGCTTTTTTCAAAGCAGAGATCTCTTCTACATAAGACTCTTTATCAGCTCGAAGTATATCAATTTGTTCTGTAATCATTGATCGAGCAACTTTCGGTTCCCAATGAATAGCAAGAGCGGCATTCATTTTGGTTTCAGCGACATCTTGTTCTAAAGAGTCGATGCGGTCAAACAAAAGATTTAATACATCAACCATTTTTGCAAAGAAAACAACTGGCTCTTGTGTTCCAACCGATTCTTTCATTTCCTTAAGCAGAGTCTTTCGATCCATGTTCCTCCCAGTACGCTTTACTATGAGTAATATCTTCTTCTAACTGAGAAGGTTGGTTATGTAATCTATTCCAATACTCAACAATGATGGCTTGAGACATATCGTCTTGATGAACGAATCCCAGAGATTTCATGTGATGGAATAAATCCAATTCTTCCCAAAGGCCACAATTATTTCTAATCCACTGACCAAGGCCATGATGAAGCGATATAAGATCATCTTTCGACATCTTCAAAAGCTCCACCTGGTCCTCTGGGTGAAGAAGTTTATTGAGCGCTATCATGCACTCTTCTAAAGTGCTTGATTTATCCATTAGCTAACTTATCCAATTCATGGAGAGGATCTAGTTGTGGCTGAGCTACTTTCAAGAAAGCAGTAACTACGCCCTTTACTGCATCTTCCAAGTTGTCTGCTTTAGAATTACAAACAACAACCTTCTTCTGCGTTGCACCACTCTTAGCATAACGAACTACTGAACAGTAGTATCCTTTACGCAACTTAGAGATGGTAACATTTGGAGAAGTAGCATCCTCAGCATATTTGAAAGACACAGCATTAGTTAGCTTGTCAATTAATTGAGTTACATCACTAGTCATCTTATTTTTCCTTCCGTTTATATATCTTGTGCCAATGAGCAACCGTTTCTAAAGCAAGACCCTCAAGAATTAACAGGGGCAAATCTTTCAAGAATTAACAGGGGCAAATCTTTTTTCAAGTAACTTACCATTATCAATCAATCGTTGAATAGTTGCCGCTTCTTTATCCAGTTTCGTCATTGGTACCTTTACATCATTTTAGAAACTTCCTCAGCGAGGTTGTCTTGTTTCTTTTCAATACCTTCACCAACTTGGCAGCGAACAAAATTCACAACTTGAATTTCTCCACCCAACTTAGTTCCAACATTCTTAATCACTTGTCTTACAGTCGTCTTGGGTATAACTACCGACTCCTGCTCAAGCAAACAAACTTCTGTGTTCCACTTACGGAACTTGCCTTCCATAATCTTTTCCCACATTTTCTCTGGCTTATTTTCCTCTTTGAGTTGCATCTCAAAAATTGCCTTTTGACGATCCTTCTCGTCTTGTGGAATGCGTTCGGCATCAACTGCAACTGGATTCATAGCAGCAATTTGCATTGCCAGCTCCTCTCCGAGAGTCTTAAACTCCGCGGAGTCAGCAGCAGCTTCATTTGGGGCCACAAGTGTAACCAATACAGCAATTTTACTAGTAGAATGCCTGTACGAGAAAACTCGAACAAGTGGCGACTGAGATTCCTCAATCCACCATCTACGAATAACAACATTCTCTTTGGTTTTTGATACAATTTCTTTTCGAAGTTCTTCCACTTTATCAACTGACCATGTCTGACCAGTCAAATGAGACTCCATAATAGAAGATAAAACTTGAATAGTAAAACTCCTGAACTCTTTGCTGTTAGCTACGAAATCCGTTTGACAATTAACTTCGGCCATTACATAAAGCTTATCATCTTGGGTATCAGCAGTACCAACACGCCCCTCAGAGGCTACACGTCCAGTACGACCGTCAGCAATATTGAGGCCCTTCACCTTAACAATATCAACAGCCTTTTGCAAATCCCAATTGGATTCTTCAAGTGCATCCTTACAGTCTTTCATCCCTGCTGACGTCAATGCTCTTAGCTCTCTAATTAGCTCTGTATTACTCATAGTATATTCCTTGTCTATAGCAATGTAAATCCTAGAGATTGAGAGTCAAGCCGGTCCATATTTTTACAAAATCGGACGTAATTCTCTTGCTCCACTAATATATCTTTTCACATAAACGTTACTGAAACAAAACGTATGTTTTAAGTTTCTTTGCCCAATGAGCGGCTTGCTCTGGGGTAAACTCGTCCATGTCAAAAGACTTTAGAATTTTCTTATCTGTATCCTGGGTAGATACAATGCTAGCAGTTTTATATGCAGGTATATAAACAATATAAAAATTTCCAGAACGTAATGTTTCTGTTTCTGTTTCTATAGATCCATTACCCAGACAAACAACTGAATATTGTTTGCACTTGTCGCATGTCCATTTTGATCTAAATAAAGATCCTAATTCATGATCGCTAGTTAAAGCGTTACCGCAAAACTTACATATCTCAATCACTGTAATCCCAAATTAAAATTAGTGGAGCGGGTAGTCGGAATCAAACCGACATTCTCTGGATGGCGACCAGAATTCTTGACCATTAGAAGATGGCCGCTTATAGACGACAAGGGGCGATAAGATTTTTATATAGTCCTTTCGAACTATTCGATGGGCTCGAACCATCTTTAGCTAAGCAGGTAAAACCCGCCGCATTAACCATGTAATCCTATCTACATTCGTCTTGGAGCGGATAGAGGGGCTCGAACCCTCGACATTCTGCTTGGCAAGCAGACATTCTACCACTGAATTATATCCGCTTAATCTCATTAAACATATAACATTATGCCTTGTTTTTAAACAAGTTATCACCTAATATTTTTGCTACCAGCTCCCTTTTGCGGGGCATAGAAAGTTTGTGGTTGGGGTAATAAATCCACTCTAAAAACTTACAAGCTCTAGAGTCGTTCATTACAACACGATAATGGGGGTGTTTATATTGAATTGCATGAGACGCTTTATTTTTCTTTTCTATAAAGGAACAATTAATACCCCTAGCTCTAAGGATAATTTCAAACTCTTTTAGAAAAGAAATTGAGCTGCCACATAAGTAAGTGTTTACTTTAGGATATGATCTCCCATTCTTTTTATAACTCGTATATGTTATAGATCCATCACCATCAATACATCCCCTAAGAAAGTCTGGAAGATATTGATCTGGAATTTTAGGAAACTCAGCATTCAAAGATTTGTTTGGTAAACAACCACGCCCTACAAACCAATCAAAAATTTCTTTATTCCAAAATCTAATTCTGTATCCATTATCTTTTGGTATGACCTTCGTAGCGCCACCTAAAGTATCACTAATAAGTTGGATCCAATCGCCATCTCTAGAAAAAAGAGCACACTCAGTTGCTTCATGTTCTGTTTTAAATCGGACAGAACCATCAGTAATAAATACGCCAAGTATATAATACCCAATTTTTGGATTCTCATTAAGAGACTTTAAAACCAGAGAATAATCATAAGACATTTACTTACTCTGGAGCGGAAGATGAGATTCGAACTCACAACAGCCTGCTTGGAAGGCAGGGACTCTACCATTGAGCTACTTCCGCTTACGGTAATAATTATATCACCTTATGCCTAAAATATCTTAAGTCGACTAAATAAACTTGTCAAGTCTAAAAATGTTAAAAATTAGCTAAAATTATTCTATCACTTATATGCCATACAAATAGGCTTTTAAGTTTTTGATTCACTTAAAGAGGATAATATGACAACTACAACTCCACTTCGTTGCGCAAATTCAGCTATGGTACAACGTGGCTCAAGTGAAGTAGTTCTACTAGATGCTGGCGCTTACCCTGGCGTCTCAGAATTTGGCAACCAGACATGGACCTGGAACGGTACTGACTGGACCAACGTTGGAACTTCTTTATTCGATGCCAACGGCCCATTACCAGGCCGTCTCAATCAGTGTATGGCTTATGATGGTTATAATGTAATGTTGTTCGGAGGACAAGACTCCTCTGGACTTAATGGTAATGGCTTAGATGATACCTGGACTTGGGGCGGTGCTACTTGGGTTAGAAAATCTCCAGTCAATCCGCCATTTGGCCGTCACTCTGCTAAGGCATGCCGCTCTACTACATCTTCTACTAATGTAGTTATGTTTGGTGGTTACGGTGGTAACAGCAAACTACTTAGTGAAACTTGGGTTTGGGACGGTTATGTTCAGACCTGGACTAAGATGAACCCATCTTCTACTCCATCTGCAAGAGTTGGGCACGTAATGGACTCCTCTGCTGCTGTAACTCTTCTATTCGGTGGTACAAACTCCGCAGGTGAGTGTTTGAATGATACTTGGACCTGGAACGGCACTACTTGGACTAAATTAGGGCCAGCAGCATCTCCATCTGCTAGAACCGGCGCTTGCATGGCATTTGACCGTGACAACAGCCAATGGGTTTTATTTGGTGGTATGAATGCTTATGATTACCTACCAGAAACTTGGCTGTTTAATGGTACTACCTGGACCAAGGCTGCACCAGCCGTATCTCCTCCAGGATTGGTTGGAGCGCAAATGTGCTGGGATACCCAAAATGGTGGTCGCGTAATTCTATTCGGCGGCTTCAGTGCAACTGACTTACATGCCTCTGAAAGAACCTATGCTTGGGACGGTACTAACTGGGCATTGCTCTAATCAGCATTCTTAACTGAATCAAAAACGAAAACGCGAGGTTAAATACCTCGCGTTTTTATTTTTCAGCAACTAGTAGTGCCCCCAAGCATGCACTAGATCATCTAGCGCATCTGTAAATCCAGTATAGAAAGCATCATACTCTTCAGTTTCTTTAGGATAAGGATTATGATAATCCTTCCAAGCATTACAAGAATTTATTCCTAATGTATAATCTTCTAAACGAATCTTAGACTTGGTAGCCGTGTCGATGCGCCCATTTCCGCCAGGCGGCAATGATTGCTGGTCCATTTCCTTTATGCTCGTCCTTTACTGGCCAATCTCCTGTTAGCTTATGTAAAACAAATGCTAAATGGAAGTTGTCTTTCATAGCTTTTAGTGCTAATGGAATAATTTCAGGCCCCATCTGAATTAAAGCGGCCACAGATGTATGGCCAAGGACCTGAGCTGCTGAGGAAGTATATTTGGTATCAAATTCCCACTTTCTAACTAAGTCCCAAAATTTATTTTCGTCAACCATTGTTTTCCTTATCTTGATGAGATAAAACAGAATCTATAAATCCACGTTCAGGGTCTGGTCTTGAAAAACAACCAGCATGACATCTGAAGTGATCTTTATATTTCTCAAATGAACACGGGCCATGATGTCCCAGTTCATAGTGGCAACGCAATTGGTTACCAGAATGTGCAAAGTTAGCAATAATACCACAAAGTCCATCAAAATTTTCTACAGTTCCACTCATGTTTCCTCAACTGTAAATAGTCATACCATTCAATACCTTCAGGAGGATTGATTAGCCAACTTATGTATTCAAGGTAATCAAGAAGTTCGTCAGCTTCTTGGACAGTTAGCATAACTTCTTTTTTACCATTGGCTTCATAGAGTTTATCATATGCTGAGCCAATATTAAATGTGGGATGATTATTTATGTTAACTCCGCACTATAATCAAAGCTATGAAGCATCTTCACGAGACTCTCTAATACATCAATAATAGAGTCGGCCTCATGTAATTTCTCCGCAGCGTCTAATAATCTCTTCATATCACTCCATTGTCTGGATGTTTTAGCAAAGAGAAAACTCTTGTTATCAATCAGTGTAATCTGGGCAATCTTCTTGCCATCATCAAAAATGCTTAACTTACTCATTTGTGTGGTAGGCGATAGGGGAATCGAACCCGTGTATCCTGCGAGTCAAGCAGATGCTCTGCCATTGAGCTAATCGCCTATATGGTTGGAAATAAGGGAATCGAACCCTAGATCTTCGGAGTGTAAAACCGACGCTCTACCATTGAGCTAATCTCCAATTTGGTAGTCGATGAGGGATTCGAACCCCCGACTTACACGGTGTAAACGTGTCACTCTACCGCTGAGTTAATCGACCATTTTTTTGTATCTTATATACCACTAAAGTAGTATATCTGTTATGAAAAAGTCTCAAGCCCTACTGCTTAAACTAGCAGATAAATTTCAAAACAAATACGCTCAAGAATCTCAAACCCTTCAGCAAATCATTGAAAATGCTGCAAGTTATGGAGAATCCAGTGCTAATGGCATTATGAACTTTCCTGCTCAGCTTAGAAAAGATCAGGCTGATTTAAGTCTTACTATTACCATTTCTTCTGGAATGATGGGCGGGAAAAGTGTTGAAGTATCTAACCCAACAGTTGAGCCTTCACAATTCGCAACAAATTATACCAAGCTTCCAGCTCAGATCAAGAAATACCTAGACAGGCACATTGCTGATTTCCCTCAAATTTCAGAGGGCACAGTCACCTTGAATTGGTCGGGCAAAACACCACAACCAGGAATCGCTCAGCGATAATTTGGTCTCGGCGGTGAGAGTCGAACTCACTCAAAGCTGCGTATGAAACAGCCGCATATCCGATTTGCTACGCCGAGATACGTGTATCTATATATCACGTTATTGATAGCTTAGTGTTTGTAGGATAAGTTATTACTTGCAATTATTTGCGCATTTTCTGGATCGTGTCTAATGACCCATTCATTAGGATCGGGTGATGAAAAATCCATAAAGTATTCCTTCATTAATTGAAGAAATTCAATTGGATCATAGCCTGCCTCTTTTATTATAGTATCCTGTTTATTTTCTAATTCCGAGAGTTTGGGACTTACCTCTTCAATAGAAGATCCCGAAGAGACAATTGATTTAAACTCAGCTTGCAATGCAAGACGTAATTCCTTAATAAGAATTGTAAAATCCTTTTTCATCGGCTGCCTTTTGTTTTAAACAAGCAACTAAACTAATAAGAGCGTCTGACGCGCCTGCCAAATAATCATCTGATTCTGTATTGATAACTGGAGGTTCTGGGCGATCTTTATCCACTACTGGCAATAAAGCCATTGCCTTCATCTCAACCATGTCAGTAATCTCTTGATGTTCCATCAGAAATGCTACTCTCATAGCTGCCATTTTGAAACCCTATTTCATATTCTTCATTGGCGCATATGAAAATCTATGAAGTGGACACGGGCCATGTCTTTCAATAGCCTCTAAATGATCCTTGGTCGGATAACCTACATTAGATTCCCATCCATATAAAGGGTGTAACTGATGTAGTGTCTTCATCTTTTCGTCACGATAGGTCTTTGCCAATATCGATGCGGCCATTACCGCTGGATATTTTGCGTCCGCTTTGATGACTGAAACTTTATCATAATCATCGACCCCGAGATTGTCAAATTTTAGAATTCCGTCGCTAATGATCAAGCAATCTTGTTGATACAAAGCATGAAAACATTCAACATATGCGCTCTTCAGCGCAACAGCTACCCCAGCTTTATCAATCTCAATGTTAGATCGTTCGGCTAAATGCCAAGCTATCTCATTTTTTTCAATTGCTTTAAGGAGCTGGCCCCTCAGAGCCTCACGTTTCTTAGCTGACAATTTCTTAGAATCGTTTAGGCCAGGGATTTGCCAATCTTTGGGTGTCCTCACCCCAACCACCACAAGTGGTCCGGCTAAACAACCATAACCAACCTCATCGCATCCTACAATGATGGGCTTCTCTATCATATGATTATCCTTGTATTATTGTATGAGTTTCGAAAAAGTGGCTGAATTGGCAGAGAAATTTATCATTAAACTTGCTGAGGAGCAGTATGAGAATGATGCTCCTGCTGACAAAAAAGCTTCTGATTTCAGTCCAGAAGAAAGAGAATTCATTAATTCTATTGCAAAGAAAGACAATAACCAAGTTCAAGACACAAACGATTTAGATGAGAAAATCTGGAATCGAGCTAAGAAGACTGTCAAGAAGTACTGGAAAAAATACGATGAGCCTTGGGCAGTTGTCTATGATGTATATCGTAAGATGGGCGGCAAGCCTCAGAAAAAGAAGCAATTACCTAGTCATTAGGTAAGCTCCTAATAACATTACAACAACTCCAACTATCTTCATTATTGAAAATTGTTCATGTAAAATAAAGATTGAAAGTATGAAAGTTACTATTGGATAAAGTGCCACCATCATTGTAGATGAGCCTGAACTATTACTTCCTTTTAAACTAGTATATAATAAAATATTAGCCGTAATAGAACATAGTGTAGCAAATACTGTTAGCACAACACTATACAGCGACCATTTGTAATGTAATGGATTATTTACTCCAGTCAATCTAAGGGCAACTGGAATATAGAAAAAGAATACAGAACCAACAATTACTTGCATTAATAGTGGGGCATTCGTTCAACAGAAAGCCTATTAAGGAATGAACTTATTCCCCACAATAAAACGCAAATAAAAATGAGTATGTTACTGGTATTCATAACTTCATACTAATTAACCACCTAACGGCCCAGCGACCAACGTTACCTCAATATGAGACACATACCGCTCAACATGATCTTTACCAGAAAAAATTGGCAGATTAGGTAGGTCTGCTCCAATAATAAAATGCGGACCTTTCTTTTCAATATAATCAGCCATAGCACGTAATGCCTCAACAGTACGACGATCTACTTCTCGGTCACCTAATCTAGAACGCATTCGATGATATTCGTTTCGAGGATTTTGATTACGTTCCTGCTCTAGCTTATAGTACTTGAGCATGTTGTATAGGTCTTCATCCTCAATCTCTTTGGCCCAAGCCATCTTAGCATCAATCTTATCAGCCCACTGTTCCTCATGAGATTTAGGGCGAGGAGCATCATCTCTTTCTGGATTGTATTTATGTTCACGAATCCGAGGACCATCTCTAAAGTCTCCAAGCAGCCGTTCAATTTGTTCAGGGGTGCGGACCTGATCCGCTTCAGCTTCAGGATCATTACGGCGCCTATAAAATTCATCATAAACTTTTTGCCAAAAGGTTTGATAGTATGGTAGTACATCAATATATGGTGATGTTAAATTGACCATACAATATAGAATAGAGTTATGAAGTCTTTTGACATCTACCTGCTTAAGAATTTCATTAACCTTATCAAACTGACGAGCACCAAGCCATTCTGGGATTGTACAATACAGTTCGTCAATAGCGTCAGCATGACTAACTTGACACATGTCATATATAGTCTCAAGCATATTATTATGCCTGGCAATACAAGACCAGAATGAATTCTTCATCTGGTCTGCGGCATCTTTAGCGATGTTGAAAGCTTCACTATCATCAATACCATTATCGTGAAGATACTTTAAGATCAATAAAAGAACAAACATATAATTATCATTAGGATTAGCATATTGTTCATCAACTTGACGAGATGCTACCTCCTCAGCCTTCTCCAAGATTTTAATATTCTCTCTTGGATTAGCCCTAGCATATTCAATGATTAATTTAGTTGCTTCCAACTCTTCCGCAATACGCTTGGCCATTTTACGACCTGAAGCTAAACTAACATGTCGAGATTGCTCTTCTAATTGTTTTAGTAATTCATCCACAGGACTGCTCCAATACTTTAAGTACTGACATTGGGCTGCACCCATAAATACCAGATGCCCATGCCTGGTTGGTTTCAATGATTGCCCAACCTTTACCCTTGATTCTGCCAACATCTATAACGCTAGGAACCGTGACCAACCCGCCCATGTCGTGAAATTCCATGTCGTGAAGCATATCATTTACAAACTCATATGGTTCGCGTTCCTCACCCATTGGAATCATGTCCCAAAATTTTGGATCTGCAATATGGTCGTACATGATGTAGTTAGACCAAGTACGAACTCGCTTATCCACAAAAGTTCGATATTCCAAATCAAACTCAACCACCTCAGATACTAGAGTAGGAGTATCCAACGGAACAGATTCTGGAACAATAAGCTCGCCAGGCGCATACACCTTGGCCGAAAAGACTTTATCGTCAGCCGGCTTGATGAATTTGGTCTCTTGAATCTTCTGAGCTTCACCTAGCGTCATGAAGTCAACCTTGCGCTTCAAATAGGCAGGATGAATCTTAGATAGCCAATCAAAAGAGTTTTGCTTGAGAGTCCAATCCATCTGCATGGCGATGACCTCACAGAAAGTTTGAGAGCCATAAGGTACACCTTTGACACCAGATTGGATCAACTCATCATCCAAACGCCAACCAGATGGCGCAGGGAGAACATCCCAACCCATTTCTCTGGCAGCAATCTGTAACGCAAGAATCTCATTATGAGAAGTGCCAACTCGTGGCTGTGTAATCAAAATCATTACCAAAACGCTTTCAATTTGAAATAACTATCAAGTCGCTTCCGCACATCTTCTGGAAAGATACCCGGATGTACCTGATTAATATCCCGCCAGCTAAACCCGGCAGCACCTTTCAGAATTGTCTGAGACGTTTCTGGGTCAGTATATGCTTTAAGGCTTGGGTCTTCGAGTAACATCTTTTGTAGTGATAGCACGGGACGCAAGTGTATCTTCGTCCTCTAGGTGCTTCGGGTCAGGCAGACAGCACTCAACCGGGCAAACCGCCTGGCATTGCTCGTGATCCGCTTCACCTACACATTCGGTGCATTTATCTGGGTGGATGTAGAACGTGTCTGCACCAACATCAGATCCATCAGTGATGGTCTGATTTGGACATACTGGTTCACACGCACCACAGTTGATGCAAAGATCCGGAACAATCCAGGTTGACATAGTTACTACTCCTTCCTACCACAGCTAAATGTTAATTCTTCCAAAATGTTTTGAAGACGTGATCCCAATGGAATAAGAAGATTCCAAAGTTCTTTTGCATATCAACGTGGTGTAGATAATGCAAGCGGTTCCAGTATGCAAAGATATTCCTAAGTCCTGGAATTCGACTTAGAAAATGGTTTCTAATATGAAAAGCGTCGTGAATATAATTATGAAGAAATGCCATAACACCCATTACAACTAGAGCTGTAATAACTAGCGATAATGGCAATATACCTAGTACCCCCAAAATAATTGGGGTAGCCACTACTGGTATTGACAATACAGAAAATGTAATAACTGTATTATCAGTGCCTGCATTTCTATATTTCTCTGAAACATAATCACTAGGTGGATACAGTGTCAGATGATGAGTCATATGTTTCTTATTAAGTTCTCCGGTCCAAGGTTGATGTAATGATCGATGGGCCACATAACCAAATAAACTGGTAACGAAGAAGGCAACTATGGCTGTAATAAGAATAGCAATCATGTTCCTGCAAAGATGCTTAAATGATGAGCAACTACACTCAATTCTTTGGCTATATCTGAATGCCCATCATTCAGATCAACTAGCTCATTTGTTCTTTTATTAATTGCCGTTTGTAAAGCAACAAGAACATCACGGATAGGATAATCCTTAACTAACAGATATATCTTCTCATTATCCAAGATATCCATAATTTCCTCACATAAATGCTGTTAGGTTTGACAAACGATGAAGATAACGAATAAGTTCACAGAGATGAAGAATGGGCATATTATCCCCATTACTTAAATTGAGTCTGCCTCCAGGAGATTCAATGACATTATATTGAATTGGCTCATAGTTTTTGAATCTGGGATCATCAAGCAGAGATATACTAGAAACTACTCCTAATTTAGAGCGCTCATTCAACACAACACTTACCTTGTCTCGCTTGAGAATGTTGTCAATATCGGCTGGTGGGACATCTCCAATATCATATGGATAAATGATGACAGTATACTGTCCTACTTGATATTCCCAACGATGACCACTGATTATTTTTAATTCGCCCAATTTATGTCGAATAACATAAATGTTTTTAGCAAACTGTTCTTGGTCGAAGATTCTTTCCATGATAAAAGAGTCGGGGGCTATTACGCCCCCGACTATGTTAAGTGTTGTTAATTATAATTAGAAGCATATTTAATTTGATGTGCTTCTTCATAGTCTTGGATAAGCCTAATGCAATCTTGTGCTTGACTTACAGCATCACCAAAATATGCATTTCCACAAATCTTGCGTAAGAAAAACTTAATCCTAGGTAAGGATTCTTTCTTGACATTACCGCTTTTAATTGCTTCTTCCACGCCAACTTCTAGTATATTCTCTACTTGAGTTTGAATTTGCCAACCGAGACTATTAAAGTCTTTGCAAATGCTGATGATATCTGTGATATCGAGAGGGATACTGAATTCATCATCCTTCTCTTCTGAGGTTGAAGTTTCAAGTGCGTTCAGAGATTCAAATTCATCAAGAGTCATGATCAACTCCATATTATGAAAAGTTAAAGCGTTAGAGTAATTTCAAGAATTAGAATACCTCCTATATGTGTTTGGCTAATATTTACTATGCGATCTTATTAGAAGATTGCACCCATTATAGCATATATCAGGAATTCAATTTCTTGCTAGCTTCAACCGCCTTTTCATAATTGGAATTGATTTTCTTATAGAGATCGTCCGGTGCGTATCCCTCCACAACCGTTCCGGTCGAATGGTATCCTTCAGCCTTTTGATGACAATCTGGACACAAAGAGATTCCGTTCTCTTTGACATAGCCACCATTCGGCATTTCTCGCCTGTCTGTGATATGGTGCGCATCTAACTCTTCCTCAGCTTTGTCCAGAGAAGACTTCATACCACAAACAGCGCAACGAAACCCGTCACGTTTGTAACAGGCATCACGAAAATACTTTCTAATTGCTTTTTTTGGCATTACTCATTCTAGTTTACCAAATAGTTTATTGATGTTCATCTTATGAAGATTCACAATTAGATCAACATTATCACGAACTGTAGGGTAATCTACTTCCATAAATGTTTTGAACAGATTTTTCCATACTGGCCAACGAAACTTTTGAGTAAGAGGAATATGATTTTTCTTTGACCAATCAGCAAATAAATAGATTGGAGTCCAGCAAGAACCAAGCTCTGCCAAAAACCCAAGCAGCCTCTCTTAAAGAGAGAGGTTCATTTGCATCAAACTTAGTGCGTATCTTATCAATTTGTGGGTAAGGAGATTCTTCCATGACACTTAGTCCTCTGATTTGCCAAGTCCTCGCTCAGCTAACTTTTTGATCCATCTAAAAGATATCAAAGCTTTACCTGGCATGCCTGGTTCTCCCATGGCATCATCAGCGGCTTTAAAAATGTCTGCTAAAGCTTTTTCTGCTTTTGTTAGTTCATCTGATTCTGACATATCAACCGTCCAAACTTTCGTATATTACGTCAAAGCCATACTTGAGATATAGCTTCTCCATTCTAGATCTAACATCAGGATAGTGTAGGGAGTGATTTGTAACGGCATTCCGTCCATCTTGGATCTCGTAGAAGATATCTTGAAGACAATTGCTTCCACAAATCTTCTCAAGACTATCCAACTCGTCTTCAAGATATCGCATACTCAATTCTTCAGTGTTCATTGAGCCAACATCTAATTCATCGAGCATTTGACCAACACCAACATCAATGTCTTGTGCTTGGGCCTCGCGAGTCTTTTGAATAAATTCTGAGGGAGATAAATTGAGCTTCGGGGCGGGAGTTTCAACAAACTGCTCGCGAGTGGCTGTTTTGGACGCGGCAAAATGCACTAGGACTTGCTTGCCAGCAATCGTGTCCGGAATACTGTGGAGCGTTTCTTCGCACATATACTTTACATATACAACGTAGCGGCCATACTGATCAGCCCCAACATCGTAAAACCAATCCTTACCCTTACACAGTTTGCTTAGGGTATCCATACCTTCGTTAAAATCCATCTATCAAGCTCCTTAATGACAGCACCTACAACTACAAAGATATTCTGTAGTTTGTACAACTACTCTGCCAGAATCAGTAATCCAATATTTATTGATTTCATTTCTATTCCGCTCGATAATCTGGCGCATAATAATAGCGCCCTTTTGCCGAAGATTTCTAATGTCACCAATAGTTGGATTGTTAATTATACGCCACTCTTCTTTATTAGTTTTCTTATTCCATTCAAGAATTGCTGCGCTTCTTTTCATAGCCCTATAAAGCTAAAGCCACGACTCCTTTTCAGAAGCGGGGCTAGTGTTCTTGGCAGGCCAGGAGGGAATCGAACCCTCTTCCAGAGTTTTGGAGGCTCTATTGCACCCTGTGCTCCGACCCGTATCTTGGAGGAAATGAAGAGATTCGAACTCTTGGCTCCAATTAAGGAGCGCCTGTTTTCGAGACAGGTGGTTTCATCCACTCACCCACATTTCCAAAATCAACTAACCCCTATAGTCCACATATGCTGGGTTCTCATACTCCGATATGGATCGGCAACATCCTATTAGTTAGTTGTGGCGGAAGATACAGGATTCGAACCTGTGGCCCGGTTTCCCGAGCTTCAGTTTAGCAAACTGACGTAATTGGCCTCTCTACCAATCTTCCGTGCTATACTCTTATTATATCTCGTTATTGACAAGTTCGTCTGTCAAAGATTGTAATAACTCAAAATTCTCTACTTTATCTTCCGCTGGAATGCCCTCTAATCCATATAAAGTCCCGGCCATTGCCCCAGCTATTACCGCAGTAGTATCGGTATCTCCACCAGCCTTGACTGCTAACACTACAACATCTCTATAATTATTGTTCGCGCCTAAACAATAAAATGCTGCGCCAACCGTTTCAGGAGCATAGCCATTGACGCCGATCTCCGCAAGGGCCTCGAAATTATCGGTCCCTTCTTCTAGGTGCCTTAGAGCAAGCAGTAATTTGTCTTTTACTAGAGAATCAGAAACAATATCCGCAACCGTTCTAACAACTTCAATACGGTCATCTAAACCATTGGCAATTAGTGCTGTACCTAATGCAACAGCCACTGAACCCATCTTTGGCTCGAATGAATTGTGAGTAATAGTGGCATCAGCCATTGCTACTTCGATTAACTTTTCAACATCTTTGCGATACCAGAGACCAATTGGAGATGCCCTCATAGCTGTTCCATTACCTCCAGTAAGCTTTCCATCTTCCTGATGAGTAACGCCAGCCTCTTCAACTGTCGCGCCCATCTTGAGCCCTGTAAGAGCCCTAGCAGTGGTTACTCCAATGCCTCGGGTGTTACCAGATTCCATCCAAGCTAGATACTGAGCAGCAACATGGTCCTGATCAAAACATTGCTTCTCAAGCAAAGAACCAGCTAAAGCTAAACTCATAAGGGTATCATCAGTATATTGACCGGCTTCACCGACCCAAAAGGTACCACCAGCCTTAAACTGACCATCCCATTCTTTGAGACCTTGCTTAGAGACATGCCACATCTCAAATGGGTTGCCTAGCGCATCGCCAACAGCACAGCCAACTAAAGTTGCAATTCTTTTTACCATTTGTTTTCTTCCTTGGCCAATGCATTTACTACCATAGATGGCAAGGATAATCCACAAATATGTTGTTCCATATCTTCATTGTGCTAATTAATAACAGCTTGAACTTGTTCCGCTGTAACACGATAATTATGGTTTTGTAATACTTTTAGAACTGCACTAGTTCCATCTGGAGATCTATAATACGCTTCATGAATCTCATGATGAAGCGGAGTCCACGTTGCTGGATTTTCCATTATACTTGCCTAAATTAAAAATCTCTGCTCAATCTATATTGTTCTGCCTTCAATTCTTCCACTTTTCCTTCACAAGTAGGAAGCTCAAATGCACTGGCCCATGAAGCTAAATTTAGCAGGTATTTAATAGTTACAAGCCTTTCCTTTTTCTGATCTAAATTAGGATTGGCAGGTAATTCGAATTCAAAATCTTCTAAACACAAATAACACATTGTTAATTACCTTTGGCGGAAACGGTAGGATTCGAACCCACGGACCCCTTTCAGGATCTCTCGTTTTCAAGACGAGTACCATAAGCCTCTCGGTCACGTTTCCGTATTATGGTTTGGCGGAAGAGGAGGGATTCGAACCCTCGGACCCCTTGCGAGGTCACTACCTTTCCAGGGTAGCCGTTTAAGCCACTCACGCACCCTTCCGTAGGCGATGGAGTCGCAGGCTGGAGTCGAACCAGCTCATAGCTGTTTTGCAGACAGCTCCCTTATCCGATTGGGTACTGCCACCTAATGCTGTGTATTATATATCCGATTATTAGTATGCTTAATTCATTTTCAAATCATCTACTTCTTCAGGAGTTCTCATGGCTTCAGCAGCTTTTTCCAATAAAACTATGATGCTTTCATCAGAAAGATTAGAGACAGTAGATACTTCTTTTTCTTTCAGATCAATCAAAACAATTGCACAACACATCTCATCGGGGAGAATCTTGTCCAACATTTCAGTAATTTGAGCTGAAAGACCCTTTAGTTTTCCCATAAATCACTCACGTCTTTCTTTTAACTTCTTATCCGCCAAACTAAAATTAGTAAACTTTTTATCCTTAGTTACTTCTTTAATTACTTTTAAAAATGGTGGTAACTCCACCGTATCATCTTTATCTTTTAATTCAATTTCCAGTATAGCCAACCCCTTGAGGTGCCCTTTGAATAGGTCAAGCTCAAAAACTTGATCGTGCCACTTAAAAACGAATCTGGTCTTTTCAACAGCGCATTTATCAGGGTTTGCTCTCTTAAGTGCCTGGTTGTACTCCTTCTCTGTAATTTCAGATTCGGTTTCTTCATGCACTCCAGTATCGCCTGTTGGCTTCTTTTGATTATGGTGGTATACAGTTTCAGTCTCACCAGTTATCCCTTCTACTGTTTTTCTTACTCGTCCAGCTTGTTCGCCAGGTTCTGGTTTTAAATAAGTTTGAGAGATGCGTTTTACATCTACTATACCATCAAACAACTCAGCAAGTGCTGACCAATCTGACGGAAATTTGACCAAGAACTTTCTCTCTATCTCCAAGTGAGTAGGCATCACCAAGCCTGACCTTTTACTATTTCAAAAATTGTTGAAATCCCCACTCTGTACCTCTTAGAAAGAAAAGTTATTGCACCATATTTACTTCCAGTTTTAGGGTTTGAGTAATTCTCATACTCATTCCTAATTTGGTCTACTTGCCAAGTCTCTAATATTGAATTAGCGTTATTCTCACCTTTGCGGGCTACTGACATTTTTCTCTTAGTTTTTATTGAGTGTTTAGTGCCTTTACGATTGTTAGCAAACTCAAGTATATTGTATCCATTCTTCACGCTATCAAACTTCCTGATAAAAAAGATTTCCCAATAATCAGCTATCTCTTGAGAATGGCAAAAAGTTAATAGTTCAATGTGAAATTTTTTTGCTACCATATTTATTGATAGCTCTGCGAAGCTTTAAACAATGGTTAGCGGTACTACTCTGTAAATGTACTTGAAATCTGCGTTCGATTGAGCGCCATGTTTGGCCAACATAAACTTTATTGTTTACTGAATTTTTGATTACGTAAATCGAACATATGCAAGCGTTTGGTATGTCATAAAGTGAGCGAGCCATACATATGATATAACTTACGGTCAATCAAATTTTCGGTCTAATTAGTATCTCGTCTAATCGAGTCGCAATATTTTTTATACTCAGGATCCAAATCAATGAGGATGGATCTGGCGCTCGCTTCATAGCTCCCGAGACGCACGGCCTGACCATAATCAATGATTTCAAGATCATGGAAATCTGGGGTTTCGTTTGGAGTTGGCTCAAACATTGCGAACGGAGCTATAACACTCGTGCCATCCGCTCGAAACAAAACTAATTGTTGGAGCGTAAAATCGGCATACCCAGCTTGAATGTATCTTCGCTTCTCATCCGCTGTCAGTTGTTGAAGTTCAAGTAACTGATCTGACGGTAAAACTGAGAGTGTTCCAATTGTTCTATCCATTGATAATCTTTGGGTTAGGCACCGTAGCATCATGAACTTTGATTGCCAGGGACGACAAACGTAACCACGACAGCAACTGCATCAAGGGGTGCCCAATTAAATTATGAATGGCCCAGGCATGACGATGATATTTCGCATCATGCCCCTCTAATGCATCAGGACACAATAACATAACGATATTGAAAGCTTCCGGCCCTTCAACAACTTCACCAACAGAATCTTTACAATATACCCTGATGTAACCCATTTTGGCAAGATTATGATAATCTATCCATTCAATAATAGTAGTATTAACTATCTTACCATTATAATGAACAAATGTCATTGAGCTAGAACACCTCGCTCTTTACTCATTAGTTAGTCGCAGGATCAACAACCGAATCTGTTACAATTGTATCAGCTTTCTTTTGGCGTTTAGGTGCCTTGACTACTTTGGCTGGCTTAGTGCCCCTAATGATACCACCATTCTTTCCGCGTGTTACGTAAGAAAGGCTATTGTCATGGGCGTAATGATTGACAAAACCTAAAACATCCTTTGGGTCCTTAGCTAAAGCCAATCCAACTACTTGTGCCAGTTGTTTGATTTGAATGCGTTCGCCTTCAGCCATTGCCTGAACGGCATGCTCAGCAGCTTCATAAACTTCTTTGGAAAAAGCGGTCATACGCTCGACATCTTTTGAACTCATCGTTATTCTCCGAAATTAGAGGACATACCTCGTGTATATTTATATACTATATACACGAATCCAGTAGTGTCAACAAAATCAAAAGAAAAAGAATTGATCTTTCTAAATCAAATTATACAATTGGTTTATTTATGTCCGGCTCATTCCCAGTAATTTTTCCAATCGTTTGGCATTTCTTTCTTCAGGCGCTCTAAATAGGCTTCTGTTTTTATCTTAGCCATATAAATCTGACCACTAAAAACCCCTTTAACTACCACGCCTTCATTTAGATTAAATTTGTTTTTTCTTACATCTACAAAGAGTTGTCCGGAAAACTTTCCAGAAAAAACAATTTTAGGAATATGAAAACCTGCAATTTTATTTCCAGAAGTATTTTCAGGAATATCTTCAAATTGTCCAAAATCAATTATAAATTGATCAGGTGGTATAATTCCATTAGTAGTTTGCACATCAAACAAGACCAATCTTTTTGGATCATCTTTTTGATGGCTGCCCGCGAAAGATTTGTTTCCTAAAAATTCAGTGAATAAGATTACCTCTCCGGGACCATACTTATGAGAGATTGGATATTCTTCAAGATGAGCATATGATTTATTGAACAGAGAGACTGCTTCTTCCAAACCAGGGTGAGCTTGATTGAAAGAAACAATCCCTTGTTCATCTAAGTTAAACCTATCTCGACGAGTTCCAAATGCATGCCAACCTTTATCCTTACTCCAAAGCCAATGCAGATTAGTTCCATCTAGCTTCTCAAACGCAATACATTGCTTGAGTGGGCAATCTAATGTGTCAGGAATTTTTGGATAGGCTAGCTTAATTTTCATGATCCAGAACGAACGTAATCGACAGTAAGAACTACTTCAATAATAGCACGGCCCGCATTTAATTCAATAGCGTCATCGCTCATTTCGGGACCTGCACCACCTGCCATTACAGCATTTGAATAGCTACGTCCCTTAGCAAAACCACCATGGTCATAACCACTATAGTTAACTTGCCAACTATCAACAGAGAACTTTTTCTCATCAAAACCAAGAACTTTACATTGGTTTGCGAATAGAACTTGTGCAACCTTCCAAGCATCTTCTAGAGCTTGTTGTTTGAACTGCGCCTCAGACCTAACTGAATAGGTAGGAGAATTGATGGTCAACTCATTAACCTCAATCTCAGAAAGCACATCGTATGCTTCATTGACCATTTCCAATGTAGGTGTCTGGAATGTAACAGAATAAGTAGCTTTCTGTCCTTCTAATCTCTGTTGATGAGTATTGCGATCATAAACGTAGTTTGGTTGTACAGTAACATTACTACGATAATTATTCGTCAAAAACTCCAAGCCTCGTTTCTTAAGCTCATCAAGCACAGCAGTAATTTTTGCCGTGCCTTTCTTTAACTTAAGTTTTGCGTCCTTCGCTTTGGGGGCAAACTCATTAAATGAGAGTGCAAATGTAGCCGTGTCAAAATCTGTTACAACGCAACCCTTTGCGCTAACAGTGGTAACTTTATCTGCCATTATAATCCTTATATATTTGTTATTTGTCAAGAAACAGGAACTTGAATGGAGTAATCCTATAAGCGGAGTCCTGTCTATTAATCGAGACAATCATTAATCTTGGCAACTAATTGCTTAGCTGCTCCAGCACTAACCCGAGAGTATTGACCGGACAAGTCACTCTCTGTTTAGCTTGCTACATCTGGGGTTTACCTTGCCATTTATATCACTATAAATGCGGTAGTCTCTTACACTGCCATTTCACCCTTACCATTGCGGGCGGTTTATTTTCTGTTGCACTTTCCGTCGTATCACTACGCCTGGCCGTTAGCCAGCAGATTGTCCTGTGTAGCTCCGACTTTCCTCTCCTTACGGAGCGATTGTCTAGATTGCTCCATTCAAGTATCGCCTGAGATGGTGAGTCAACACGTTTTTCAGGTGTGAATTAAACTTCTCTGGATAAGCCATCCGATCAATTTTAGCGAACAAATCATCTCTCATTAGATTCATTGCGTAAGAACGGATACCATAACTTTTTATATCTGAGAGGGCCTGGAAATGTATAATGGCACTATTAATAAATGACAATACACGATGTTTCTCTTGTACAGGGATTACATCGTTATTCATCATATCAACTAGAACATGACATGCAGGAGATCCTCCAAATGTCCCAGGATCCAGCTTCATATTTCGAGACCAAGGTAAGCTCATAACTTTTCACTCAGTAGTATATTCATTATTTTTGGCGCCGTCAAGGTGTGCCATTCTGTAAAAATAGAATGACCTACACTTTTTACGGTATAGGTCATTTACATCAACAACTAATGATCAGTGGCAAAGGTCGCAGTCGCCAACCTTATCACCATGCTTCAAGTGCGCCTTGACAGCAGGATTACCAACACATAGTTGTACTTTCTTGCCATGTGGACCGGCACGATGACAAATTAGAGTCTTACCTTCACGGCAAACCTTATCATCATCGTGATCTCCATCACATACACAAACTCCGTTTTGACAGACGCGGCTTTCAGGGCACTGAACTCCGGCACAAGGATCAACTGGTGTACAGGTTCCATTCTGGCAGGTAGAATTTGGTGGGCAAGTAACGCCAGCACATGGATCATTTGGTACACATTGACCATTGACACAAGTACCACCATCACATACCACTCCAACACATGGATCAACTGGGCCACTGTCTGTTCCACCATCAGTTTCTGGAACAACACATTGTCCGTTAACACAAGTACCAGCTTCGCAAACTACACCAGCACATGGGCCTGGAGTTACACAAGTACCATCAACGCATTGAGCGCCTTCTGGACAAATTACACCAGCACAAGGATCAACTGGAGTGCAAGTTCCATCTTTACAAACAGAACCTTCTGGACAAATTACACCTGCACATGGGTCAACTGCAACGCAGGCACCATCGCGGCAAACATTACCTTCAGGGCAAACTACTCCCTCACAAGGATCAACTACAGTACATACTCCATCTCGACAGGCTTGTCCCAAAGGACAGTTCTGATCGACACAACCCTCAGTAGGAGGCGGCTCAAGAAGAGTTGGGGGTGCACCAGCATCGCTGCCGGTGGCCTCAGCAAACTCTACTACTTGAGACCCACATCCAACTGCAATCGCTGCTAAAAGCAACGAGCAAACACACACTAGTTTTTTCATTGTTATTTACTCTCTTTCACCACTACAAATGATACGTCGAATTCGACTCTTCGGTTCTGGATACGTCCAGCCTCAGTCTTATTATCGGCAACTGGCACCCTGGAACCAAATCCAGTAGCAGTTAAGCGACTTCCGTCAACACCATTGGCAATGAGGAAATTGCGTACCGAATCAGCTCTACGCTGAGCTAACTTGTTATTGTGCTCAACTGGACCTTCAGAAGATGCATGACCTTCAATCCGTACTTTGTAAGACTTATCAGCCAAAAGAGACTTGACAACATCCTTTAGCACAATCTGCTGCGCCTGATCAAGCACTGCGGAATCACACGCAAATTGAATGCGCGGCTTAAACTTCACAACAGTTTCTTCAACAACTGGAGGAGGTTCTGGTTTTTTTGGCCTTTCCACAACTGGAGGGGGTGGAGGGGGTGGCAGCTCAGCCTTCTTTGGTTCAGCTTTCTTTGGTTCAGCTTTCTTTGGTTCAGCTTTCTTTGGAGCAGGTGCACCAATTTCAAAGCTTAGACCAAGAATTAAAGTTTTCGCGCTATTGGTGTTTACCAAACGCTTACCATCTTCTTGATTAACAAGATCGTAACGGGCAAATGGGCCAACCCATAGCCAACGTGAATCGCTAGTTGGGACTTGTACACCAGCAGCAATGCTAGTGCCTAGACGATCAAGACCATCAGTCTGAACATAGCCAATATCAGCATCAACCCAAGGGGACGCTGCAGAAAAACCACGACCAGTGTTGGTTTCATCATGTGGACGCTTGACTCTTGCAAATGCACCCAATCGAGTAGCGGTACCAGCATCTACGCCAGAGACGTTAGATGGAAGACCAATCCACTGAACACTAGGACCAAGCCCTAAGAAGTGGAACAGAGTAATCTCTGGTTTAACCGCGATAGCTCCACCTACCCCAAAGCGCTGAGCCTGAGGATCCGTGAGTGGAATGGCTACGCCAGGTTCCGCTCTCAGAGTTACCTCTTGGGCTTGTGCTATGGAAGGTAGTGCTACTAAACCAATGCATGCTAAAGCAATGCTAAATAGTTTTAAGACTTTCTTCATTATTTTCCTCTTTAATGTAATTAGCTTATACTATGCGCGTATAAACCAACGCTCATAATATGTCGCTTCGCATCAAAAGTCAAATAGAAGAAATTATTCTGACCACACATCACAAATAAAATCAATTAACATATCGCTATCAACAATTGAACAAAATGCTTTTACGTATTTTTTCTTATAATATTCTGAATCAATAACCGGCTGCGTATCAAATTTATCAATTAATTTGAGTTGCAATTTTCGGCTATATTTGCCAGCACAATTTCTAGAACAGAATGGACCAGCTTTATTTTTACGAGCCTTATCTCTTACAAGACGAGGACTACGCTCAAAATCTTTTTCACACCACGGGCATTTGAATTTAACCAATTTTACTCTACGAGTATCTTCGGTCGAATGCTCTTTACGAGGCATTATCCTTAAATTGTCTAAATTATTATTGTCAAAATTACTATCAATATGATCAACGGTTTCCAAATCAGGATCGAGTTTACGGCCTAATTGTAATTCCAATAACCATTTTGGGTATGAAATAGTGCGTCTGGTTACACAACCATTAACATCATCGTCTTCAACAACGACAACGATTTGACGACCATCTCTACGCTTATAGGGTCCATGAACCTTTTTGACTGCCATATTGCTATGACAGAATAATGATATCAATAATAATATCGATTAGGATCTGGTTTTGGTGGTTTTGGATAGTTTGGAGATTTTTCCAAAATCTTGGTTCGATAATACTCAGGAACGCTTTCCCAGTAGGCAATTTCTCTTTCATTCAATTTACGATCTTGGCGAAGAGATGGGGTATAAGTAGCATTCACCCATTTTGGTTTACGTTCGAATTCAATAGGTTTACCATCTTCACCAAGCACCTGACGACCATTGCTGTCGAGTTTGTAAATAATTTCGTAGGATAGGTATTGAAAGACTGGGCCATATTCACGATACCCCCAAGTAGTTCTCCAGATATGAGCGTGGCCACCGTAGCGGTGCTTTTTTTGCTTTACCCACCGGAGAGAAACAGAAGAACTTATTACCAACTTTACCAACTTTACCAACAATTCGGCCATTTAACCAATTAGCGAGTTGTTTAGTGTCCCAAGAAGGAACCTTATTACGATAAGAACGTCGACCAAGATATCGCTTCTTTTGAAGAATACCCTCGGCATCAACATAGAAATCGTTGTCTGAATAAGAAGTAGTCGGGTCTTCTGGACGATATGACCAACGAAAACGTGGATTCTCAGTAATTTCTACAGAACTGAGAAGATGATCGAAAACAATATGACGACCAGCAGTTGTGCGGGTGTCAAAAGACTTTCTTACATCAGAATAAACTTCGTCCCATGAACGACCAACCTGGCTGTTAAGCCATCGGTACATGGGTCTTAATTTGTCTTTGAATCCTTTGTACACATGTTGAGTGGGTTCAATATCATACTCATCATAGTTGTCAGGATCAAGTCGCACCTCTTGCATATAATTGCGAAGTTCTGCGCGATTCTCAGCATGGGAATTACGACGTTCCCGTTTATTGCCGGTGTAACGCCCGTCCTCAATAACAGTGCGGGAAAGATTTTTCTTTGACATTGCATTCTCCGAAGAGACAAATTATGAGAAGACTAATATAGTCTTCACTCGATTAACTAATTTTTCACGAGTAGTTTTAGAGAAATCAAAAAGGAGGAATAATTTTTCTATCTTTGGAAGATATTATTCTATTTTCCTTATCAAGCTCAAAAATATTAATCTCAGTTCTGTCTGAAGGAAACCTCCGATCAGCAGAAAACTGAGATATTCTATATTGATGTTTTCCTTCATACACGATAACAGTTTCGTATTCAATACGAGGAACTAATTCCCAATGTACAAAATATATTCTATAATGCTCCCAATTAGATGAACAACAAAAATTATATGTCATTCCATCAGAGCGATCTTTCCAATCTAGAAGATCAATTCTTGATTGACAAACTGGACATTTGAGAGAATCAAGAACTATTTTTGCTATTGACCAATCCAACTGATTATCTGCTTGTTAAAGTGGTAGCGGAACTAAGGAGTCGAACCTTAGTGTTACTGGCTTATGAGGCCAATGTGGAAACCGTTTCACTCTTCCGCGATGGTTGCATTGGTAGGTTTCATCCGACCATTACAATTGGGACGCCTTTTTTGGATGAAATGATTCAGAATTGCTGCTTCTGTCTTTTCACCAACTTCTTTGGATTCATGACTTACTTTGGTTGCAGATGTGGGATTTGAACACCACGACCTCCAGGGTATCCTTATAGAGCCTCAACCCCATTGTGAACCTGGCGAGCTACCGGACTGCTCCAATCTGCATAAAAAGTATATATTGTTTAGCCCTTTCGGGCTGGCGGGGAAAATAGTTATGAGCTATGTAATCCTGACTGGCATTTGTTACTGGCTCTCCGCTGAGGATTTGGCTTGCTAATGACAGGAGGTCACATACCTATACATATATCCTGCCATTAGTAGATTTTGGCTGGAGAACAGGGATTCGAACCCAAATAAACACTTTCAGAGAGTGCTGTCCTGCCGTTAGACGATTCTCCAATATGGCTCTGGGCTCTGGATTCGAACCAGTATCTTCGGAGTCAAAGGCCGAGGTCCTACCATTAGACGATCCCAGAATTAGTATCTATGATACTTGAATATTCATAGAAACTTTAGCTTTGATGAGGTTGAATCGCCTCATTGCAAGCACATTTATATCGCAGTTCCCCGCATCCATTACACCAAAAATTGTTTTTCTTTTCCATATCTTTGAGTAATGTTTTTACATCATTCTTAATTTGACAGTCAACTATATAATCATTTATAGCGATACGTCGATCTAGCACACGCTCATTATGTTGATTCATCAAATAGATTGAAACGATACAGCATCCTTCGGTGAGAAGCAAGATTTGCAAAATCTCGAAAGGCAATTGTTGTGGAAAGAAGTGATGTCCACTAAACCAAGCTACTACAAAAATTAGCTGACATACTATAAATGACCAGGTTCGTATTAACTTGGCCATCTGATTAGATAAACGCTGTGATAGCGATTCTTTCTTTTTATTAGTCTCCGTTACCTGTACTACTTTTACCGCTCATGATGAGCCCTCCGTTCTCCATAGAGGATAAGGTTGTAAGTCTATACAATCACTTGCGTAGTTTATATTAGCTTTCCAATAGTTAATATCAAATAATGGTACCTCGCCAAGGAATTGCACCTTGTTCTCTGTCTATGCCAACCTATTTTCAGCCGCGATAAGACAGCCAGCAGAGATTATTTTGATATTGCGAGGTATAAATTTTTGAGTTCTCGGGGGTCTTTTAAAGCACTTACTGGAACAAAAAAGGCAGGTTCTCTGCCATTTGGATCCCTAAGCCACTTTCCCTTTTTAGCATCTTTGCCAAGAAGATAGCCCATAATATAACAGGCGTCCCCTAAAACTGCAACACAAACGAAGTAAGCATCATCTGCATCATCCGCTCTAACAAGTAAAGACTTCGACATATTGTCAATACTCCTTACTTCAAAAGTAGCTCCAACGTCTTTCTCACGTTTGAAAGTATTCACAGACCCTCACCAAAAGATATTTAGATGCTTAGCGAGCGCACACTCAGCGATAGCGCCTTGCCTGTCAATTGCTAAACCTTCTTCTCTAGTAGCTTGTAATCCATGAGCATCTGGTCGATCATCATCGTCTTTAGAAACTCTTGTTCGGGTTTCACCAACTAAGATGGCAACTTTCTTTTCAATAGTTGTTAGCTTAATAGTAACTGGTTCAGGAATCATCTTACTTCCAAATGGTGGAGCCTGCGGGGGTCGAACCCGCGACCTTCACACTGCCAGCGTGACGCTCTCCCAATTGAGCTAAGGCCCCATTACCAGACAGTTTACGAAGTCAAGTCATGTCTAGGACTTGTTTGCCCGCTGTGGGGTCAAAACTTTTACTCGGCTGAAATCAGGCAACTTAGTGAAGTATTTCGCGATTTGTACTTCGTGCCTGGCCAGCGAGTTATGGTGGAGCTGAGGGGATTCGAACCCCTTACCTCAAGTATGCAAAACTTGCGCTCTCCCAATTGAGCTACAGCCCCATAACGCTTACTATTATAACACTTTATTACCAGACGTCAACTGCCTCTTTTTTATTTAATTAGATAGAGAGCGTCCATTCAAGGCCGCCCCCTATTAAGTTAATTAGAACTTGCTCTTAACTAATTCGACAACCTTACCGCCCTTTTCATAAGCGAGGTTAGCGAATAAACAAGCTACCATAACAAAAGTCAAAGTAGAAAGCATAATGTTTCTCCGAGTTAAAGTTGAACCTACAACTTACTTTTAGATGTCATTTTATTAGCTTTCATTTACTTGGGATTCGCGTTGCTAATTCTCTAATAATATCAAAGAGAAAATTCGTTTCTTCGAGATGATGTTCTCGTAAACGTTTCCACTCACTATGCCAATCAATACTTCCCCAAACATCAGTATGTGGTTCTTCATATCCATGAACAGCGGCCCATTTCTTAGGTTTATCTACCCCTTCACAAATAAGAATATCTACTCTTTCTTTAATTGTTTTCATGTATGAACCTGACAAAACGCATGACGAATAGTACCACTGAATCCTACAAAAACAAATCCTTTAAGGATATCTCCATCATCAACCGAAGAATTTGTAAAGACAAATTCGATAAGTTGGTCGCCCTTCTTACGAACTTCAAGAAACTCTAATTTCCAATGTTCTGGTTTAGATGCTTCCTCTCGAAAAAATTTAATGATGCTTTCTTTATCTTCCATCATCTTACCATAGTCGCCGTAAGGAGCTACACTATAACAATCTTCTGCTACCTCTTCAGCTCTCTGACGAAGAGAGTCGCAAAGAGCGAATGACATCTCTTGAAGACCAATACCAAGCTTTTCTTTAAGCTTAGCATCAATATCTTCAGATGACTTTACATCATCGCCAATTAGGTCTTTGAAACTTTCAACCATGTTACTGTCCTTTGAGGATATCTTTTAGAACCCTTTTCAAATCATCTTCTTCGGGGGTTGCGTGAATAACTGGCACATCTAGTCTGGCAAGCATCTTAAGCACACCATCATCGACTGACAAGGCTTCCGCTTCAGATTGATAGCGGCCTTCTGCTTGATAAGGTCGGAAGCGCTTCAGATAAACATGAACATGATTATGTCCATCATCTTTAGCTTGCTGATAAAAAGCCATTGCAGCTTTCTCAATACCTTGTGCAAAAACTTTACTACAGTATAAATTGGCATTTTAATAGATAATACAAATAGGAAGCCGAGGTAGATTTCCCAGCACCAGGACCACCGTACAAATTGATGATAGTTGTCTTCATCTTAATCCTTAGGCAATAAAGAGTTCTTAGTATAAACTCCAGTTACTAAATGTTTTACAGTTGGAAGAATATTTGAAAGTGATTTCTTAATCGGATAGGCTACAAATCCTTGGATCGGTATTCCTCTACCAGCAATCATCATCCAATTCCTCGCAGACTCTTTATCCCATCCATGAGATTGCCACCGTAATCCTCTACCATGATCGGCTGTAACAATGAAGGTAAAATCCTGACCATCTTGGCCTTGTTTTACCATTTCAATAATCATACCGATAAATTTATCAGCCTGCTGTAGTGATTCGAGATATTTATCATAATCTCCAGAATGTGCCCATTCATCGGTATCGCCTAAGGATACCCACAAGAAATCAGGCGCATACCACTGTAGGTAATCTACCGCAGCTTTCTCTGTTAAATCATCTGGTCTATAAATAGGATCTCCCCAGACTTCTGGGAAAGTTTGATTGTCTTCTAGATCCATTTTCTTCCATCCCTCGGAACGGAAGTTGCGTCCACAGTTGACAACAAATTTGTTTGTGTTTTTGCCTACAGTTTTTTTAATAGTATCCCAAGAAGCAAAAACAGCAGACTTATCAAATAGGTCCGCGATAGTATCTTCTTTGAGACGAGGTTCACAATCGTTTTCTTGACAATCGCTGGAAGGGTGACCTCTCATAATTTCAAGGTAGCCTGGCAATGAAATGTGTGCTGGGCCAGTTGCTACAAACATTGAATCCTTGCCAAGTACCATGCCTCTATCCACAAATTGATAGTACATGTTAGGAAGTAAATCACGGGCCGATATCTTCTGCCCATGATAGAGTAGAGGATCAGTTCCATTGAAAATCTCTTGCCATCTAACTCCGTCCAAAGTAATCATAATTACCTTTGGATTTCCAATTACTTGCGGGGGTACTTGTACCACCGGAGGTGGCATAACTGGTGGAGGTTGTGAATTGATACAAGCCAATTCATGAAATGGAATAAGTACAATTAAGATAATAAGTAAGATGAGGTTCATTATAATTCTCATATTACTATTACAAATTATTGATTTGGTAGGGCCACTCTGGAATCGAACCGAGGCATGAAGGTTAAAAGCCTACTATGCTACCACTGACACTAACGACCCATTACTTCTTTTTAGTTTTCTTTGTCTTTTTCTTTTCTATTTTTTAAGGTGAGTTTCAACTGTATCAATTAATCTTTCCATCTCTGATTCTGCATATTCAGGCTCTTCGGCCGTTTCTGGATCATATGCTTTCATAAGATCATAATCAGCTTGACCAAGGATTACCATGATCAAGTCTTTGATTTCATCGCGAGTCATAACTTACCTCTTTGTGGTCCCACTCGGATTCGAACCGAGACTTGGTAGTTTAAGAGACTACTGTGCTAACCATTAACACTACGAGACCATTAGCGACAAAAATGTAAAGTAGGATCACCAGATCCGGTCAAGTTGGAATCGAACCAACTAGTTGTAATTGATGGCACAATGTATACCTTACGGCATTCGCTTGGTGGGTCCTGAGAGAATCGAACTCTCATCTACCGGGTAAGAGCCGGCTGCTCTACCACTGAGCTAAAGACCCATGGGAGAAGTTTCCTTCTCCGTATATATCATTTTAGTAGTTCTTTATTGAAAGACCACATAGGGAAAAGCATTTGCATATTAAGCTGACAACATTCGTGGTCTTTCATTTCTTGTAGAAAACCGAAATCGGTTTCACAATCTTCATTACGCATCTGATGTACTTTGTACACAATCTGTTTTGCATAATCTGGGATAAACCATCCCATTAAATAAAACTCTGGACATTTACCCGTTCCAAGAATCATTGGAACTTTACCTTGGTCTCGGTTGGTAATAATCATACCATAGCCGGCGTTAAAAGTATATCGAGCATTTACTTTCCCAACGTCTGGGAAATCATGGAACTCATTTATTTGCACAATGCGAGCAGTGCCACCACCCCATCGTCTAATTGCAAATTCGAACTGTTTTGCCGCAATTGATCTGGCTAAAGAGTCTCCTTCATCTCCAGAGAACGAACGATCTTTTAAACCAAGTTTGGCTGATTCTGCTTCTTGCAGGGTGCCTAGCCTAATGCCCTCGGCAACCTCTTCGGGTGAAATTATAACTTTCTCCCAATCATCTCTCGACGTGAGCCTCACGCCCCTCATGCTCAATCTTTGAATTTTATCCATATTGCCCTCTATATTTCGACCGTGGCCGCTAGGGCTCACGCAGGTTACTATGGATATATCGGTCGATTCAGCCGGCGTCATAATATCTAACAAATGTTCCGCACTTACCACAATGAATGTCACCCTCATGCCACATCATGTCATAATTTCTTAATTCATGTGAACTAGGATCAGAATCACATTGCGGGCAATGTTTGTGTAAATAAAGCGACCAAACTTCTTTTTGACATTTATTACAAAAATCTTTCTTAGCGTTTTCCATGAATAATCCTATCTAGACTTTGGAACCATGTGATGATCTGAAGGAAAGTAATTTGGTCGGTCACAAATAGGACAGAGCAGCGGCGGACCCTCCTTCAGATCCTTCATAATGGGAATTTTCTTTTCCATAGATTGGACTCCCTTGCAAGACTTGCACTTGCATCTCTTTCCTCCTGGAAAGCGTTCTACTCTACTACTCGATCATTATAGATTGAAGTATACGTCCTCTATAACAAGTGTTTCGTTATTAAACTAGCGGGAGATGAAGCAACAAAAATTTGAAAGTTAGCATGCTTCAATTATATCTTTTGCCTCTTTGGGGCATTTTCTTTTCTAATAATCCTCGTCTTGCTAATCTACCTCTAATAGCCATATCAGAAACATTCAAAATCTTAGCAAGAGGTTTAAATCCATGTTTGTTAACGAGACTTATTAAGTCTTCGTCATCAGGCCAATTTATTTTACAACCAGTATTTAATTCTCGCACTAGCTGCGTGAAAGGTTTATGATTTGCAATTATTTTATTCTTCTCATCTTTGGATAAGGAATTCCAATAATTTTTCATAGAACTAGAAGTTTTATTTTTAGACTCGACAGAATGTTTCCTGCCAAATAAACCATCTCCCCCAGCGGTTAAATTATAGCCATAGTCATTGCCGAAACGATTAACATCAGTTCGAAAATATTCAATCCAAAACTTTTCCGCCTCCAAACAATCATCTGCTAAATCAAATTCTTCAAGAATAAAATGAATAAAATTTTCTTCACCATATTTTTTGATAGCGGCATGAACTAGAGAAAAAACATTCCCATATTTTTCTTTTCCGCCATTGGCGATCCTAAAATGATCTTGAACTCTGGAATTTCTATTCGATTTTCCTATGTAAATCTTGCCGTTTATCTTATTTTGCAGGCAATATACAATGTAGGTCATACCCACTTATATATCAGACCTTCGGTGCATTTGCTTCTTAGGAATCATTACGGGAGTCGAACCCAGATCCACGTCGTCACTAGTGACTACGCTCTACCGTTGAGCTAAACGATTCTTCATCTACAGTTTCCGTCCATGTAGAACAGGCTTGAGGATTTGCTACTTGGTCTAAGCGACCAAGTCCTCGTCACAGTTTCCATCCATGTGAGCAGGTTGGAGGAGCGACCTCCGGTGATACTCTTTTTACTTCCCAAACTGCATCCCTCTGGGACCGTTTGGTGGTATCGCTATCAGTTTCCAACCATGATAGTAGGTTAATAATATCAGTATAAATGATATCAATAAATGTGAAACAACAAAAATTGAGAAGACTATTTTTAGGTGTCCTAGGCTGCTAGACGAATTCGGCATATGGTGCCGAATGTGAGATTCGCACTCACGTAACCCGCTGGATATGCGATGTAATCCTCTACGAGCATTTGTTTCATGGTAGGATGTAATGGAGTTGAACCATTGTTTGAAGTTTATCGGACTTCCGTTCTTTTGAACAATCTTTACAGTATGTTTGCGCCCCATCTGTTCTATATGAATTCTTATAAAACTCAGAAATATCTTTTTCTTGCTTACAGGTCGAACAAACTCTCATGCCTGATAATATATCAGAAGTTTATCAGGCGTTTATTTGGTCGTGCCAGATGGAATCGAACCATCCACATTTTGTTTATCAGACAAACATTCTAACCACTGAATTATGGCACGATTTAATTCTTCTGCTTTTTTCTCTAAACTAGATAAGAACTCATTTAGTTCACACCACATTCTTGCATCGCAATCATGAATTGTAAACTGCCTTACTACTTCTAAAAGAGAAAGCCTTTCAATTTCTAACTCTACTATCTTATCTTTTGTAATCATCTTCTAATCTTATAACATCATCTAAGTGATTGGTTGATACTTCCAACACTTTTACCGGTAAATAATTCATAGAGGAATCATTAATCATTCTATGAATTGTTTTTGGAGGACAATGATAACAAGCTCCTTCTTTTAGGAAAAGAGTTATCATATCTTCGCCAGAACCAATCTCAAGAGTAAGGGTGCCTTCTAGAACTCTAAAAGATTCTTCTTTGAGATTATGATATTGTCTAGAAAGTTTGTGACCAGGATTAATTGAAAGGATTTTCCCAACATAGCTGGAAGCTTCCGCCCAAATTTCTTCGTAGCCCCAAGGCTTCTGAACAATTCTCATTTGGTGGTCCCGGAGGGAATTGAACCCCCGACGCCCTGCTCTTCAGGCAAGCGCTCTACCACTGAGCTACAGGACCATTGGTAGTTGGTGTAACCTTCCGGGATCGAACCGGATTAGTCGGCTTTTCAGACCGATGCAATAACCATACTTGCTCAAGTTCCATTGACAGACGAAGATTTGAAAGAAGTTTGTTTTATTTAGCTTCCCTCCCATATATCTTATTATTGGTGGGAGAGGTAGGATTCGCACCTACAATCTATTGATTTTCATTCAATTGCTGTTCTATGTATTCCTTCGGGGCATTCTGTCTTTATCTGATAATCTTGCGCAAGATTATCATTTGGTAGCACGGGTGCGATTCGAACTCACACTGAACTGATTTTAAGTCAGGTGTCTCCTGCCTTTGGACTACCGTACCATATGGTCGATCGCCAGGGAATCGAACCCTGCCGTTACGCCTTATCAGAGCTTGCAGGATTATAAGTCCCACCCGAGCAACCAGCTACGCGCGATCGAAATAAGTCAACAAAAATTAGATATGATATGGTTTGAAGTAAAGGTTCAAAGTAATCATATCATGCATTTGACTCTGGCGCCCCCGAGCGGACTCGAACCGCCCTCAGATGATTGACAATCATCCCGCTTCACCCGATGCGTACGGAGGCATATACGGAATATTTGATACCTAAAGTGAGATAGTATCATTATCCCTAGCTAATCTGACCTTCTCACTTGCGATTAGCTTGGCGGTCCCGAAGGGAATCGAACTCTCGTATGCACCGTGACAAGGTGCTGTCCTGACCATTGAACGACGAGACCGTGTAGCTATTATATCAGGTTATGCCATACTTTGTAAAGTCTACACCGTATGGTCTAACTAATCTTACTATTGTTAAATGATACCATGGTTTGGCATCAAAACCTAACTCTTGACGGATATACGATAAATCTATTGTTTAGATCCCAAGCCGGGATCATAATGCAAGATTCCGGTAGATGTAAACATTGTTTTCTCATGGTAGTAAAAGTAGCGAGAAAGCAGAAGCTCTGTTTTTTATTAATGAACAAAATAGAAGGAAGAACTTCTATGGCTCGCTGTGGCTCCGCCCTATGGACTTGAACCATGACTCTCGATCTGAAAAAGATCGCCGTGCTAATTACACTAGAGCGGAATGTTTTGATGACAAGGGTTAGCAAAGACAGTGAATTTTCTCATTGGGTCCTGTAAAGGATATCTTTGAGGTTCACGGCAAATTTTAGTAGTTCACCGCCTACACTTGAAGCTTTACTGGTTATCAAGTTTGTCAGGCACTCAGTTTGCATTTTCTACCACTCTTATATGCGTTAGGAGTGGGTTTCCCTTCCGGGCGTTACAGTAATGTAGTCCTTACTGCATTCATCAATCAGAAGATTGTCAGCTATCTGTTACCTAGCTGAACAACTCCTGTCGTCACGTCGAATTGACCTTTCGTGACAGCTAATACAGATCATCCCGGTCTAATCAGTTCCTGTATTATTTGGCTCAAGCGGGAGGACTCGAACCTCCAAATGACTGCTTAACAGGCAGTTGTTCAACCATTGGACTACGCTTGAATACTGGCTCCACCCCCAAGATTCGAACTTGGATATCACGAGTTAACAGCTCGGTTCACTACCATTGTGATAGAGTGGAATAGTTTTTCTCTTCTCGTTTTCTATTTCTTGACGTTTAATTTCTCGTTGCTTTTCATCTTCTTCAAAATGAATTTCAGCATGACAAATCATACACAACAAAACACACTTATCAATTTCTGATTTAATCTTTTCGAAACTTCTTGTATTACCACCTGCTGCTATACCAAAATCTTTCTGGTTAGGATCAGGGTGATGAAACACCATTGCGGCAGGACATTTACTGTAACCGCATCTTTCACATTTGCCACCTTTATATGCGATGGCTTGCAGCTTCAATTTTCTTCTTTGTTCTGATATTCGAAAGTTCAGATATTTCTTTCTGAACGGTGTTAGAACTCTTTTTGCTCATATGGTAGTATATATCATGTCCTACCATAATCTTGGCTGCGGCAACTGGACTCGAACCAGTAAGAAGCTTTCGCTTATGGGACGTTAACAGCGTCCTGGGTTGCCATTCCCCCACACCACAATAATAGCGTAATCCACTAAGTTACTTTACGTGATAGCTGCGGATTACAGAGGGAACTATCTTCACTTCCACATTTTATCGGAATGTCAAGCGCAACCGACTACGCCCCCAGTGATAGTTTTAAACAATCTAATGTAGCCATGCGACCGCTGGGAACCTAATGGCTACGTTCACTATACATTTTCCTCTAAGTATTAATGAACGAACACTTAGATAGATGAGGTTTCAGTTGAGTGACCTCATGACCCCCATTCTAGGTTTGACCCTAAAACGAGGATGAGTAACAACGAAGATTTGGAAAGATTATTTTTCGCGTGTTGCTATTACACCACATTGCAATATCTCCGTAGAGAATCGTTCTCGTAAGAACTATGGTTGCAGTGGAGGGAATCGGACCCTCTTCTCGTTTTTGAATGTAATCCTTCACAGGCATTTGTTACATGGTCAGGAATAGTGGATTCGAACCACTTCAACTACTCTCCGAAGGTAGGATGCTAGCCATTAAACATCAATTCCTGATTTATATTTTACTCGTCCCTGCCAATTACCAAACAATCCTTTTTCATATATAACACGTTTTGGTCAGAGCGATCAGATTCGAACTGATTCGAACTGATTCCACATGGTTCCAGACCACGGATGCTAACCATTGAACACCACGCTCTGATTGACGACTAAAAATGAAAGAGTTGTTTTACCTGGCACCAGCCTTAAAGGAGAATCGAACTCCATCGGATTGTTTCGCATACAATGTAAACCCTTTCGGGCATTCGTCATGGCGACCCTGGTGGGAATTGAACCCAACATGATGAGGGTGAAAATCTCATATCCTGAACCATTAGATGACAGGGCCATTCTTTTCTTCCCAATGTACTATTCTGTGGCAGTTAGCACAAAGGCATTCACACTTTTCTATTTCAGCTAGAATTCTTTTCTGAGACCATCGAGACCTCACCATATTAGCTACTTTACAATCTTTTTTGGGAAGGATCTGGATGATGAAAATCCAATACTCTATAGTCAGCGATTCCACATCTTTCACACTTTAGATTCTTTTTGAGTTCTTGAAACCATTCTCTTCGTTCCTTGCGGATACGCTTCTTTGTTTCGGCTTGAGACTCTTTATAGTCTTCTCTATGTTTATTACGCTCGTGCCAATCATTCCAATAAGCACGGCGCTCTTCGACTGAGTTGAATTTCTTCGGCATACCGAAGATATATCAGCTCTTGGTCGGGGATACCCGATTCGAACGGGTGGCCTCCTGTACCCAAAACAGGCGCTATACCAGGCTTAGCTAATCCCCGAAACAGATATTAAGTTGTAAAGGATCAGACTGTAAATACTTAGGAAGCTTCAGCTTCTGAAAATACTAGAGCCGAAGCTCCCATACAGTCAGATGGTCCCGTCTGATGGAGTCGAACCACTTAGCACTTGGGCGCCGGTTTTACAGACCGGAGATCCTTCCGAGGATCGCGTCAGGCGGGATACCGACAAAGAATTAGTAAGATTATTTTGTAACCGATGTAATCCTACTGGCATTCGGTTTGGTGGGGCGGGCACGGAATTAAACCGGCTACCTCGGTCCTGTACGAACCGCGCTCTAACGATGAGCTACCGCCCCATATGGTGGGGAGCCAGGAATTGAACCTGGGACCTCAAGGTTTTTCCTTACGGACTCCTTGCGCTCTTTCTCTGAGCTACTCCCCCATAAATGCGGAATCGTATATTCTATATCACGCTATGCCTAGATTTTCATCCGTGACGAACACGGACTACTTTTCCATTTTGAATAGTTAAATTCAGCCTGGTAGGTATATAATCCATAGTCAACATAAAAGGTTCACCATCTTCATTTTCGACTCTTACCCTAACACCTTCTTGTTCACAGAGATCAAGGGCTGCTTGTTTCTCCATCCCAATAAGTTCATTACTAGAAATTGACATAAGTTCTTCGTTTGAAGTTTTGAAGTAACGAACATTGTAGTCCTAAAAATTAAGCCGTCAAGCGGCCGCTAATTTTTATTTTTCATCTCCATGTTTCACAAAACCGAATTTATTATTTATTGCTTGTGCAACATGTTCTGGCACATACTGTTTGATGTCTCTACTAAATTTAGCAATTTCTTTTACCATCGAAGAGGATACGACAGCCAACTCGGGCCGGGTAGGAAGGAATACAGTTTCAATACCAGGTGCCAGAGTTTTATTTACATTGGCTAGATTGATTTCATATTCAAAATCAGAAACAGATCTAATACCTCTTACGATTACCGAGGCGCCAAGCTCTTGTGCTAACTGCACAATTAGCCCTTGGTAAGACATTACTTTGATATTGGTACCAGTTAAAAAATCAATCCTAGAATCAATTGTCTTATTAATTAAATCTACTCTTTCTACTTCTGAAAAAAGAGTTTTCTTATTTGAATTAATACCAACAACAATTACTAGTTCTTTGGCAAATTGCATGGTTCGTTTAATTATATCTAAATGACCGTTTGTAATAGGATCAAAAGTGCCTGGGTATATTCCGATGACGCTCATAATCTTTCCTTGATGTATGTAATAATCTTTTCAAGAGTTTCTAATGTGTTCTCTTGTTTCATTCTGTTAGCTTTGGATGAGTTGTTTACCAAACATATCATAAATAACTGAAACAGCACACATATTATTTGCCTTTGGTAAAAAGACGTATAATTGTATTTAGCAATTCTATTAGAATGTTAGATTTCCCTAAACCCTTTCCAGTATCATGTGGTGGTGCTAGAGTGTTAGTATCTACATCGCTTGCATCTACAACTGGATCAAAAGAAGGTGTTGTAACTATCTCGGTCGTTGTAACAACTACTTCTGAAGTCTCTGCTACCTTAACATTAGGATAATCACCAAATCCAAGTAGTGATGCCTGATTTATATCGTGATTACTTAAGCGCCATTTGCCACCATTGTTACCACTAATACAAACAAATTTACCACCAGTCCCAATAGAATAAACAAATCCAATATGTCGCCACCAAGAAGAAGCCGAATTATTTGGATTGCTACGATCAAAAAAGACAGGATCTCCAACTTTAATTTTATAGAGACCTTTTCTTACTTGATCAATAGAACGATAGGTTCCCTTCTTTTGCATGTCAGACATTACTTCAATGACACCCAATCTGTAACCATGCGGAAGGGAACCGTCTTGTTCTAAAAATGAATTAGATAAAACAAATGACACGCCCGCCGAACACCAATTACCTGCTTTAAAGGTTTTACCAATTGGCGTTTCTTTACCATTAATTAAACGAGTACAAATGCTGAAATATTCTCTAATGCGAGGAGAGGTAAACGAATTAGGTTTGTCCTCAGCTACACCATTAGCCATTTCATTTTTTGCGAACTCTACGCATCTTTTACCTAAAGGTAAAGTAGGGTCATGCCATTTTTCCATTACTTACCCTTAAGACCAGTGCTTCCGCCAGTTGTGGTGGTGGTAGTAGTAACTACAGTAGTTTGTGGAGTTAAAGATCCACCAATTCCTTGTTGAGTTTGATTAAAGAAATCAGCTCTTGAAGAAGTAGATGAGCGATAAGCATTCATATTGGAACTAATACTCTTATACAATTCTTGTGTACCAACAGAGGTAGCATCATAATTAAGAGTGTTTTGCATGGAAATACCAAGGTTAGTACCAGTAGCAATGGCATCAATATTGGCGCCCATGAAAACGAACTCCCAAGAATAAACATTCTTCTGATGTTCAACCATACTCTTAATTTGCTCAGCAGAGTATCGGCGGCTAGAGTTCTCATGGCCATCAGTTATAATGAGGAAAATAACCTTTGATGGTCTTTCTTCTTCTGGAAGAGCCGCTAGCTTTCTGCCAACAGAATCAATAGTAGTTCCTACAGCATCTAACAAAGCTGTTCCACCTTGTGGCACATAAGACTTTGAATCTAAATCAGGAACACTGGCAATCTTTACAAAATCATGAGTAAGGTGATAATCAGTGTTAAAAGTGCAAAGCGTGAATACTGCTTCACCTGGAAACTCTTTCTGTTCCTTAAGGAAGGAATTGAAATTACCCATGGTGTCATGAGAGAGGTGAGCCATTGAGCCGGAGGCGTCAATGATTACGTTAATAGAGGTAAAATTTTCTTTGGTCATTAGTATTCCTATCAGTGCTTGATCATTTGTGATCTAATATAACACCGGAACTACTCTGCTCTTCCAAAAGCTCTCCCAAATGAAGTTCAAACGTTTTCTTATAAAGATCCTGTTCATACTTCTTTTCAGAGGCCCATTCTTTTAGGATTCTAAGCTTTTGATTCTCAATCGCTTTTGGCACCCACTCTGGAGCTTTATATTCTTCCAAATACTCTTGTAACTCAATTTTAGATAAAGTCCACTCTGCTCTACTTTGTGCCCAAATCTTAATTTGTAAATTGATTGCGGCTTTGCAGTTTAGAATTTCAGCAAGGAGCTGTGGTTCAGCACAGGATTTACATTTACCAGTGCTATCTAATTGGTGAAAGCATTCTTTTGCGCTTTTACCATTTGGAGAGTAAAGGATCCTAAATGGATTATCAGGTTGTTCCGGTTCGCCCGGAAACTGAATACCATAATCTTTTTTTGTATTTGAACCTGCAAAAGTAAAATTGCCTTTATTAGACAGATAAAAAGTATAGTCTCTTTCGAATTGAGGACTAAAATCTTTTCTTCCACCTCGTCTAGACATTGAAGTTCAACTTCTCTTCTCTTGAAAGTTGTTTGATTTGATATTCTAATTTCAAAGCTTCACCCTTAGTATAGCGGGTGAAATACTTAACAAGGGCAAATGGCGTGCGACCACGAGTATATCGTGCCCCACGGCCCTCGTTATGAGTTTGTAATCTCGCTTCTACATCTAATGTAATACCTGTGTATAGCGTTCCATCTTTTTGAGATTGAATTATATATACGAACCAAGGTTTTGAATGAATTACTACACTACCACCATCAGAATTATAAGTCTTTCCATTTAAAATGGAAAGTATAGTTTGTTTTGCTACACAATATTTTTGCGCTAACTTAACAGAAGACTTAACTATTTTATACTCTTCTCTGATTTGATCGGCTTGCTCTTGAGTAAAAGATGCATTGCCAACATTTTCCCCACGCGGTCCTGGTTTTCCTTTGTTTGGAGGCGGCTTGCCTTTTTTCTTTTCTGACATTATCTTTTTGGTTTCGTCAGAATGTTTCCCAACACCGAACCCACCTAACTGAATGTTAAACCCAATACCTTGAACAGTTGAATTATATACTGAAATCCAAAACTGTTCCTTACGATCTAATTCTTCTTGCGAAGAAGCGGAGTCTATTTGATAGATTCTAAAATTATCAAATCCATATTTGGCGAGTGCTCGAATAATTTTCGAACGATGCTTATACTTACCATTCAAATACGTACTAACATCTCTTTTATAAGCTTGAACCCTCTTCATTAAAGAAGTGGTCGTCTGCCCAATATACATCCTACCATCAAAAAGCTCTATCTTGTAGATAAGCATATAACTATATGAAATTATTGCTAGTTAAACATTTTTCGCTCAACTAAAACAAAACCATCTTCTGATCCCCTTCCAACATAAATTTTCATTCCGTTAATTTTTCCATAAAGACCAGCATGAATTATATCTTTATCAGATGGGGCTTGAAAATCTACCTTTGGAGAGCCGGTAAAACAAAACTTTGTATAATCACCCATACCAATACTAGCGGACATATAGTCTTCAGATAAAGCTTTTAACTTGAGTAAAATTTCTTCTCCCTCTGAATCAAACTTTTCAGATATCTTTACATCAGATAGTTTTATTTTTAGCATATTTATTACCTAATCTTGTTCAAGATATGTTTCCAAACGAGGACTTCCTGATGAGCAAGTTCTACTATCTCCAATTTCTGTCCAAAACATTTTAGTAGAGGGATTTACAAAGGCGCCCCATTCTACAATCATATATCCCAACAAACTCTCCACTTCTTTTTTAGACTCCAGCCATAGTTTTTTGGTAGGTTTTTGTGTTATAAAACCAATGCCAATTGGTTTGTCATTTTGAATTTCGAGGCGAGCACCAGTAGAAAGATATAGTATCATATTTTACCTATTATTATTAACACCATCTAATAGATTCTGTTTTGCATTCATAGGTCGTAGATTTTTCAACGCCCAACACTTCTTAAAATTCTCTTCATCCATGGATTGGTATGGTAGTCTATATTGCGGAACGATATGATCTATACTCCAATTCCAAGTTGCCGGGTCGTCATTATCCCATGTTTTAGAGTTATAAATACCGTAGTTATTCCAATTCATCCATGGCTCAAATTGTTTTTCAAGGTGATTGCGCAACTCATCAATCGTATAATTTAAGAAATCTAAAATTGAGTTTCCTTGTTTAGAGGAACCAAAACGCCTTAAATGATCTCTTACTTGAGCGGATATTCTTTTCCTTAATTTGAAAGATGGATCGTTAGCCTCTCTCTTTTTCTCTGAGCGCCTTTTACTTTCTCTTACTTTATCTTTGTTGGCAGCTCGATATTCTGCTTGAGCGGTAAGAACACTTTCTTTATTTTCTTGATAGTAGAGATTTCCTTTAGCTCGAATATTTACCTTATTGTTTAAATAATAAGTGGCTCTGGTCTTCTTTCTCTTTTCCCTAGTATCGGGATTAGTTGCCCTAGCTTTGGTGTTTTTTCAATCCATACACCTTGACAAGTAACAGAATTTTATCTCACCAGCTTTCGTGGTATACGAGCGTTTTTGAAAACGATCTGAAGCCTTAGGAAGACCACAAGTTGAACAAATACGGGTGTTTAGCGACATACTATGTATATATCAGAAAACACCCGTATTCTGGCTTAAATCTGCACTTCTTCGATGGTTTTCACCCATAGTTCTTTATCATTGCCAAACTCTACAAATTTAGCAATAACCTCAAAGATGGAGTCATTGAAGCCTCCAATATTCAAAATATCACTTCTTTCGTGGGTTTGGGTAGTAGAATATGGTTGAATGTCGATGTTCACTAATTTGGCATTTGGGTTTCTCTTTTTAAAAAGATCCCACTCTTTCATTGTGGCAGTCTGCCTATAATGCTGGGCATCCATAAAACTTTCGTTGTCAGACACATAGATGACAAGGTCTCCCTTGCCAGCCTTACAATTGACATACTCCAAAGCAGAAGAGCAGTTGGTACCACCACCACCGAATGAAGCCAGAGTCTTTGCATTGGTCATAATTGAATCACGTGGATTGAATCGGTGACCAACATGTACAGAAGTGTCGAATGGAATGATTTCCGTATCTGGATTCTTACGCAAAATTGCTGCTGCAACTAGTGCTGCCACATCGATACAACGAGTCTTGGTAGTAACAGAACCGCGGTTGCCCGTGATAGCGCTACTCATAGAACCTGAGGTGTCTACCATGACGTAGACCTTTCCCTTAATCTCTGGAATGTTTTCCAGAGAAATATCAGCCGCATCTTGCAATGCGTTTGTTAGTCTAACCGGAATCGTGGAATCCACGTTCTGGTAAGTAGTGAACAACTGGTATGGAAACGTTTTGGACTTCTTGATCAATTCTGGATCAGAAAGCTTTGTTGCCAAAGCTTCGACCATATTCTTGTCAGACAAGACGTTGTGGCGGGCAAACGTATTGAGGTTCATACGTACCTGATTCCAGGTTGCATTCTCAGCAATCTGCCTCCAGTGTTCCTCTTTTAGTGGTAATGCTGTAAGCATCTGGAATGGAACATCTGGAATCTCTCCCTTCATGTTCTTCTTGAATGCTTCGTATTCTTTAGCTAAAGGAACTAGATCCTTCTGATTGTATTCTTTGTCTAGCAAGTAGCCATACAATGCAGAGCGCTGCTTGTTGGTTGGCTTTGGGTGGACCAACTTGATGATGTCCTGCAACGACGGATCGTTACCAACATCAGCCTTGAACAACTGTTCATCAGTTAACTTTTCCAGATACTTCTGGACTAATTTCTTTGGACGAGTACCCAAAGACTTACGACCAGTTGCCCCAGATCGAATGACCTGAACGAAGTTACGTAGCATTTTTGGATTATCGACAACACGGTCGAAAATCTTTGCCAAAAGATCGGTATCTTTTCCTGCAACCACGGCCGCAAGAACAGCAGGCATATCTTTCATTAAACCCTTCTGGCGTGCATATACGGCCAGTTTGGCTACGAATTCCGGCTCTACTTTATTAGCCAATTCTAGCGTGCGCTTAAGTTGATCCTTATCGGAAGTATAGTATGTACCACTAAAGGTACCAGTCATAGCATATTGTGCTAAAGCTGCTTTATCGGATAGCTTATATGCAGCCCCTCCTGCCTCATTAACCGTGTTTGGTTTGAGAGTTACTTTTGGAGAAATGGATACCGTGGACTTCTTCTTGTTAGAAAATAGATTCTTGTTTGACATGATAATACTCCTTATTTGAGAAATAGTCCCAACAAATTGAAACGACACTTATGCCTTTGTCGTCGGGTTGCGCATTGTAAATAATTGCACAATCGGCGTCAAGGACGGAGATAATTTTCTGAAATAACGGACGTTAGCCCAAATCGAAATTCCCTCTTTCGATAAGACTTATATATCGGTATTAGTAGAATTGATTAAGAAAATATATAGACTTTTGCGTATCTGATTGCTAGATCAAGTACCTGCATCATATCTTCATGACATTTTCGTTCTTCAAAAGCATGAATGATTGAGAACTCTGTATCAGAAACTGGATTACCTTCGTTTAAAAAAGTAATAGGACGACTCATTTGTAAAGGACCAAACAATTATTTGATTGCCATTGCAACACAACGATGGGCTGCTACATAGTTAGCATTATTATTTGAGTTCCACAACCCTCCTAAAGTGCCACCTAATGAACCACTAGTATACCCAGTAATTTTATTATTTTCCCAATTGGTTTCCCATCTTTCTTTATTAGAAAGATGCTCTCTAACTTTCAATAGAGCGCTTACTAAGTCTTCCATTAATCACGTAATATTTTACTCTTGCCGCCGCAAACGCATTCAAAAACAAATTTGTTCTCGTGAATTTCTTTAATCTCTTCTTCTTCCTCAATTTCAACGGAAACAATCATTGCGCAATCTTCGCACTTGAACAAGAATTTTTGTTTTAGATCAGTGAACATACATATATACTATGATAATACATAGTAGATAACATTAATAATATGTTCCAATAACACTTAAAATTTGTCCTAGGGTAGACCAATCAACTAAATCACCCTTCATTAATTCACCAACAGTATAAACTTCTACATAAGTTTTCTCAGTATCTTCCTCTACACCGTGAACAATACCTTCTTGAGATTTGAACCAATCCATTTCCTCAGCAGATATTTCTAAAGAGAATAGATGTGATCTATGTGCAGACAAAGTTCCAACTGCTTGTAGCTGGTGCAAAGAATGCACTAAGATTTATAATCAAAAATATCGTGAGACACACAAGAAAAAGCTGGCTAAAATGAATAAAGAATGGCGTAAAACTAATCGCGCTAAATTTCGAGAAACACAATACAATTATTATAAATCTACTAAAGGTAGAATTGTAGATTTACATCACGCTGCTAAAAGAAGGGCGCAAAATAAACAAATACCTTTCGATCTATCAACCTCATTCATAGAAGAATTATGGAACCAACAAAATGGAAAATGTGCCCTTACAAAAATAGAATTTCAAATACCGCAAAATCGTACTGATGGTAAAGCAAGCCCATTGGCCCCATCTATAGATAGAATAGATTGTTCTAAAGGATATACGCCAGATAATGTTAGACTGGTTTGTGTAGCTGTCAATTATGCACTCAATGAGTTTGGTGAAACCATTTTCCGACAAATATGTGAGGCTTACATCAATTCGAGCTGTCTTTGATTTTAGTTTTTATTCTATTATCTTCACCTAATTCGGCTTTTAACTCAACAGTCTTACCAGTTTCTTTTGCAATGAGCGAGGCTTTCGCAAAACCTATTAGGTTATTCAGGTTATCCAAACCAATCGCAAATACATTCTCTTCAAACCTTGAATTTTGATTTTCATCTCATCTTGAAGATAGGGATTGTCTTTGATAATTGTACGTAGTTCATTAAACATATCCCACAACTCTTGATCAATTTTAATATTCACTTTTGGCATTGCGCCTCCATTACTCATCCCCTATCTTCAAACAATGAGGACTAAACCAGATTCTTTCAGAAGCTTTATTATCTTTGCCTCGACTATTTCCAGCAGCTTGATTAGCCATCCCGCCATTAGTTTGCCAAGTATCAGGGATACCGTGGTCACCTTCATAGCCACATAGAATAACTATCATCCTGGGATTGTCGCCAGCCGAAGATAACATAGGCATTGCATTCAATCCACGTTGCTGTAACCAATTACCAGGAATAGATACACCCATTCCCCATACCCACCATCCTGCAATTTTTACATCATAGTAATCAGGATCGGTATTCATTTTGAGACGAAACTCATTCGTTGCTGATTAAATTAGCCAACGATGTCTGGCATGTAAATCTGCCTCGTGGACTGGCTCGTCGTCCCATTTGGCGACCGCTTCTGGTTCTTTTGAAACCGCCCTCCAAAAATTAGTAATAAAACAATCGATATCGTTTACTGTTTAGATTTTGGTCGGCTTAGGATTATTTAACAATACCGCAAGTGAACCATCAAAAGGTTCCACATAGTTGGTAACTTCTCCTAATCCTTTCCAAAAAACAGGGGCCACTTTACTTTTGCCTCCGAAAAATGGGAAAGGAGCCTTTAGTTTACCAGATGAGGTCATATTAAAGTATATATAACAGTTCAACAAATCCAAAAGTTTATAGGGATTACATGCCATTTTTGCCAAGCTTAATCAAAAGAATAGATGAATTTTTCAAGGTTGCACAAACCTATAGTTTAGTTTCTCTTGGAGCAGATGATAAGGCTCTTTTAACCGAACTAATCAAGGCCGCCAAAGAAGCAGTTAATCCTGAAGTTTCTTATAACCTAAGAATCTTGTCCGCTATGTATGGTAAAGCCCTCGAAATTAATGGCGGTTTTCATACTGTTTATATGGCCCTTTCAAGTATTATTGAGGATATTGATCCTGATGAGGAAGAGTCTGAACCAGTTGAAAATCTTTTAAATCAAATTGGTAATTCTATCAAAAGTCGTGCTCAACGCCCTGATTCACCAGGAGATGTGCGCGAGCTACAAATAGCAGCTACAGCAGCTCGTGGTGATGATAGTCCTTATAGCTATGATGAGCCTGAAGGAGAAGACGATAATGTCTCTGCTTATGAGGCTAGCCTATTAGGCTATGAAGGAGGCTCTAAAGCTTTCGAAGAAGAGGGCGGGGTATCTCAGTTTGATATGACTGGAGGTGTTAGCCCCGAAGCTGCACAGAGTGGAACTGGAAGAGGTTATAGTGTTGGCAAAGCTCATTCCTATAAAGACTGGGCAGCAATCTATGCTAATGAGCGCGAGAAATATGATCGCGACTTAAATGGCCCAGCAGAATTACTAACCCCATCTGCCCGTGCAGGTCGTAAAGATCCTAGAGTTCAAGCTAATTTACGTACATTAGTTGATGTATTAGGAAAACTTAGTGCACTTACATTAGAGGCTATCAAACTCTCTAATCAGATTGAAGTTGAAACTGAAGTTCCTCATCCAGAAGAAGCCCGCCTTGCTAAGATTCGTGAAGAATTAAAAAGATTAGAGCGCGAAAGACGCTTACTCAAACGTAATCTAAACAAATTCTATAAGAATATTGAAGCTGATAAGCTTAGAGAAGAACTTAACCAACCGGGCATTAGTAGTCAACAACGTAGAATTTTGGAACAAAAACTCAAGCTTCAAGAGCTAAGAACTTCCGGCAAATATGGTTATGGCAAAGAAGCTAAAGAAAGAGCCAGACTCATTGCAACTCTTACTGCGGATCCAAACCTACCACCTGAACAATTTAAAAAGATGGAAGAAGCCATCAATGGTGCAGCTCAGTTTACCGATAGGCTTACTAAAGCCCAATATGATAGACAAAGAACAAAACAACAGGCTGCGTTAGAAGGTAGAGATTATGTTCCTACTGCTGAACCTATGAGGGGTGGTGGTAGATATCAAAAACAAGTAGATTTTAATACAGCAACTTATCCAGCTTTATTAAAAAAGTTTAGAGAACTAAACAACACAATTACTTCTGATGCTAAAAAATATGTTGTTAGACCAGTAATACCAGGACAGAAAGGTGGCGGAGAAAGTGGACTTTCTGAAGCTGAAGCAGCAATTTTAGTTCCATATGTTGATGCGCTATCTATGGCTATCAAAAAGAAAAACAATCCTGACAAATTCAAAGCCATCAAAGATTTAAAAGAAGCAATTAAACAAACGCTTTTGAGATCAGAGAATCTGAGAGGATATCTATGGGCTCTTAGATTAGCTCCACACTTTAAAAGAGTAGAAGAGTTTTTGTATAACATACAAAAACAACAAGATTCTTCCGGAGCTTGGAATATCAGCGAAGCTGAAAAAACTGCTCTTAGAGATGCGGCATCACAACTTCAAAGAATGTTAAATATATTCGTCAGATACTTCCCACAAAAAGGAAGTAAATATGGCCGTTCTCACTATCTAACTTCTGTAAAGTTTTACCCAATTCTTATTGAATATATTTATAAGAATATGCTTCAAGAAGACCCTCCTTCTCTAGAAACTAAAGCTACAATTTCTAAGAGACTAGAACTACTTGCCAAGTTAATGGAAGCAGAAACTCTATATAAGATAGCACAAGAAGTGGGCACACAACCTGATGAAATTGATGAAGCTACCGCTGATCAATTGGCTCAGGATATCTTTAACCAACTATTTATCCAAGAAGTACAAGAGATTATTCAATCATAATATCTTCTTGATTTCTTCAAAGATAGCTGATACAACAGGTACCGCAACAGCATTGCCATATAAACGGTAAGCTTGTTTGTTAGATACCGGCATCTTAAAAGAATCAGGAAATCCTTGAAGTCTTCCATATTCTTTTGGCGTCAAACGGCGAACATGCTGCTTATTAATTCGAGCAGCTTTCGCCGTTTTTGCTTTGACGTTATGAAACTTACCAGTCGGAGTCGATGGATCCACCACCAAGTTATGTTCATACTTAGAAGTTAATAGAGTGTGCGCATAGTCATCAGGCCCAATAACGAAGTGACTATATTGACACTTACCATTAGCCTTCTGCTTAAGCACGCGCTCATAACGCTCTTCAGCAATAAAATGGTTGGCATCGACATTACTTTCGATAATGTCTTTCATTTTTTTTGCGGTGGGTGTTCCTTCTGGGAACTGGAACGATGCTTTGATATCGTCCCTAATACCTACGATGAATATTCTTTTCCTCATCTGAGGCAATCCAAACATAGTAGCATCCATAATCTGCCATTGGACTTTGTAACCAATTTCTTCTAGACTATTAATGATAGTTTTGAACGTGTTACCTTCATCATGCCAAGTCAAACCTAACACGTTTTCAAGCAAAAGAACTTTTGGTTTATGATGTTTGGAAATCCTAACGATCTCAAAAAAGAGAGCTCCTCTAGGATCTTTAAAGCCTTTTCGGTTACCAAAGTCAGAAAAAGCTTGGCAAGGAAATCCGGCGCACAATACATCATGCGCCGGTATATCCCATTCTTTGATACGAGTGATATCTCCACTAGCATCTTCATTGAAATTTGCTTTATAGACTTGTAAAGCATACTTATCTATCTCGGAAGAGAATACGCAAGTTGCCCCTGATTTCTCAAGCGCTACCCTAAATCCTCCAATACCAGCAAACAAATCAATGAAAGTAATGCTCATTTTTGAGCAACCTCTTTTAGTTTATTTGAAAGGTGTGATATTACTTTGTTGATTGATCGAACAATGAATACACTATTATGTGTACCCATTGCTTTAACAAAAGCAGAATCTTCTCCAGGTATCTTGAAGTTATACTCCAACCACCTATCTTTAGTTAAAAGATTTGCAGCAGACATCCAATAACAATAGTCGCGGGCAACTGACACACCAATCTTTTCGTAATCTTTACCTTCAGGATCTTCATCAGTTCTATTCAAAAACACAACAATATCTTGTTGATAATTGAATAGGGTCATGAAATCTTTAGGAGAAACAATCCCATCAATAACAAAGTTATCATGTCCACCAACCTTCATCATCTCTTGAACATGATCACTAATGAAGTTTGGATTAACCATCATTCTTTTAGTAAGATATTGTTGATATTCATCTTCATATTGCTGAGAATGCTCTCCCTCTTTACGAGGACGAAAGGTAGATCGAATCCATGACATTGCGTCAATGTATCCAAAACCGCCAGCTTCAGCTACGGCTTTGGATACGGTCGTTCGACCACTCTTAGGTAAACCAATAATAAAGATTCTCATAATAGTATCTTATACGTAGATAGTTCTGAAGGTTAAATTAATTCGACCTTCTTTGATATTATATTCCTTAGGGACCGTATGCTTCCAATAAGATTGGGTAGTGCCACTCATGACCAATAAACTGCCATGGCTCAATTTATATTCAAGCGATAATGAATCGGAACCATTCCTTTTCAAAATGAAGGAGCGGGTGGCACCCAATGACAACAAAGCAATGTTTGAGTCTTTACCACTCTGGTTCATCGTCGGCATGCAATCCAACAGAATCCCTGCCGTCTCTGTAGAAATTAAGCAGCACACTATTATAGGTGGCACCCGAGACCGCCTCAATCTTTTTCTTCAGTTCAAGCAGCTCAGGTAGCCAAGGCTGTACCTTTTGCGTAACTCCTGAATATGAATATTTCATACCAGGATCGTCAGCATACCAAGCCGTAAGACGGGGTTGAGCATATTGCTTTCCCGTCTTACGATCAGTATAGAACTTCTGTTCCCATGAAACACTCTCCTTAAGAAAAGTCAGCAGCTTATCTGCTTCCTCTTTAGGAAGAAAAGCAGTATCATAATCTATGATGCCGCCTTTATCTAAAAGAGTTTGTTCCATCATGATAGACAAATCCTTTGAATAAGATCGCATCTTGTTTTGAAGTCTTCTTCAGTGTAGGAAGGAATCTTTCCCTTGCGAACTTCAAAATCAAGACCGCCACGAATTTGTCTGAATGCTGCAACTTCTGCAAGCTCTAGTGTTTCATACACTGCATGACTTGCATAAACTTGAGGCATCACCACGTCTACCAAAACTCCATCCTGAAGAACACGGGTAGGTTCCCATAGCCATTCTGGTTTTAGAATGCGAGCGGCAAACTCTCCATCCTTAGCAAGAAGCGGAATGAATACTTCGTATTCCACTTCAACAATGGTAGGTGCGCCAGTCTTTTTACATCCTGGAGCTGGTCGGTTGTAAACAACAAACCTACGAACTGTTTCCACTTTAACAGCGTCTTGGTATTTGACTTTCTGTAAAGTTTCAGATCTAGTTCCAACTGGAGTAAACTTCTCACGAATATAAACTCCAACCTTATAGAACTCAGATTTGTCGCTGCCCGCTACATTCTCTAAACCATCTAAGAAATCATAGAAATCAGTCTTAGCAATCTGGCCTTGTTCCGAAATCATATCGGTAAGAGAAACACTATAGGCTGCCTGTTCTTTTGAACATTGGAAGCCTTTAACTAAGACAAATGCTTCCAATACATCTACCTTATCACCAGATAAAACAAGAGCACCATCAACCAACTCTAGATTGTTTGCAAAGGACTCGAAGGTAATAGTCTTACCTTCCTTGGTCATTTTTTTAGAGCGTAAGTCATGTCTGACTTTAATGCTTTATGACCCATTTTAGTACCTCAAACAATCAAATGTTTTTGTATATTTTTCCCAGGATTTATCGTTGATAATGGACTGAAAATCCATTCTAGCGAATTCTTGCTTTACTATATCAAAATTTCGGATGCCCTCATGAAGAACAATTTCTTCCATAGGAACTGAACGAAATTCAATTAGCTGACGATTGATATTAAAATTGGCGCGATTCTCTTCAACTTCCATAAACTTTTTAAATAGTTCTGGATTGTTAACGGTATCTAAAGCTTTCTTTGGTTTAAGAAGGGCGGGGATATTATCAGATTTATCACCATTTAAACACTTCCAAGCAACATAAGGATATGGAGGGGCTTCCATAAAAACTTTTTTGATTGGATTATAGATTCGACAATTAGGATACCCTCGTTGTAGAAGCTGAATATAATCTGAATCATTGCTGAGAATAGTTAGTTCTTCATCGCGCATATCATCGCAAAGAGTTGCAATTAAATCATCTGCTTCATAGTTAGGAGCACGGGCAACAGTAATAGGAAAATGCTGCAAAATCCTAACAATTTCATCCTTGTTTTTTAAGAATGAATCTAGCTTCTCTTTAAAAGAGGCTTGCTTAATGATACGATTTGCTTTATAATCAGCAAACAAATCATATCTGAATTGAGGATGACCTTCTAAGACAAAGAAGCATTTATCTGGAGAAAAGAGTTCAATGATTGGGCGAAGGTTGCGAAAGAAATTAAAAATTAATACGAACTCTTCACTTCGTTTTCCCCTTTCTAGATCTGGTGATGGAATAGGTTCCCCACGCATTTTCCAACCATCATCTCCCCTAGAAGAAGGTGTTGGTTCTTTTTTTGGCCCAAAACCAATGCTAGCACGCCACATAGCATTATGTGCATCAATAAGTAGTACTTTATCCATTATCGATGGCCTATAATTGTTTGTGGTCCAACGTACTCTGGCATATCGTCAATCCAAACATCAACTTTATACCCACGTTTTAAGGCAACTTCTCGCTTCCATTCGCCGCCAGCGAAAATAACCAGGACCAACTTACCTATAGAATCAAGAACTACCTGGCCCATAATTTCTGGACGAGCTGTCGTGCAGATTACTGTATGACCCGCTTCAAGTGCCATAGTTATAAATGCATCCCAAAGTAATGGAGATGCACTATAAGTATTATCATAATCAACGGAGATTATCATGTAGCCTCATAGGACAACTGTTTTCGCCACAATCATCATGAGACTCTGATACTGTCGGGCCGCATACTATTGCAAGTGCTAATAGCACAATTATTGTAACTATAATATTCTTAACTGTAAAGAATTTTTTGAATTCTTTCCAGGCTTCCCGAACTTCTCGCGATAAGTCTGTGGCCACTAATCCCTCAAATGTAGAAAGGTAAGCAAGTTTTACCCTACCTACCTTTTGTCCGAGTCATTCGGAATCACTATTGGTGATGTCTGTAACGATAGCATGTTCTGCAATCGTTTGAGTGACAGCAGCCTCAGCCTTCTTACGGACCACTTCTGCTTCAATGGCAGCAGCTAATTCAGCCTTGGCTTTGTCCTTGGCTGCTTTTGCTTCTTCCTTTTTCTGCTTTTCTGATGCCCTCATAATTCCGCCATGAGCGCCACGGGTAACATGCCAGTTAGGATGGTTACGAACGTAGTCTCGAATGATTGGCTCATTAGCTCGGGAAAGCTTCTCGCCTTCCTTGCCGATCCAATTCATTTTAGCATTCACTTGCCCAATCAAAGTGGGAAACTGAAGGCAACCTTCTCCGCTCCAGGCATCAAGAACTTCGTCTACAATCTGGAACATGGAGACTTTACTATCTAAGTAAGATTGAATATGTAATGGTACACTCATATTTTAGGACTCCTCGTGTCTATGTATTTCCTCATGTTTGGCTGGAAGCGAATATACGCTAATACAGCTATGGCCATCAGGATAGCCATCCCCAAAGAAATACCTCTTGATAATCCAACCACTAATACAAGATGTAAAAATAGCGAGATGGATACTGTCGAGGCAATAAGAACGTCAATAAGAGTCATCATAATGATGACCGGAATTACAGCTAATGCTTTAGATAATTTGTCGTCTTGCATTACACTCTACGGAAACGTCCTAAGGAGTCTCGGACGTTATGGTAATTGCGGGGCTTGGTATTGTTTGGGTTGCTTACCACAGTGGTCTTTACCACCTTCTTGGTAGTTTCTTCAATGGCTGCCATCTCACCAAAAGTGAAGGTGAACGTACTAGCGTTACGAATTAACTCGTTGGCGGTGCTGATCAGATCGTTATAACTCGACCCAGCAGCCAACTTATCTTGAAGTTGACGAGCAAGGTTTTCAATTTGCTGAGCAAAACGACTCACTTCATTACGAACAGTATTAGACATGTTTCAATCTCCTAATTTTCCTCTTAGAGGTAATCTTTTATAAATTAATCACGAATTTTGGCGTGGCAAGGGCGATCTAATTCTTTTAATTAGAATTGCCCGGTCCCTTGAATCCGCCAAGAATCTTTTCTAGAAAATCTAATTTGGAGGAGGGCGCACTAAGACCTTGAAGTAAAGCTTGAATCTCGCCCATTAACAAGGCAGATTCCATCATAACACCGGCAGCAAGCCCGGTAGCTTTATTTACTTCTACAGAATACTCTGCTTTGTCAGGTGCCACGTCAGTCTGAATACCTTCAGCGGTATTCAATGTTGACTCTAACTCTGCAACCAGTCTTTTCAGAATGGTTAAATCAACTTTATTCTTAGTCATTATTATTCTCCAGTTTAATACGATCTAAATCGATCAGCTTGAAATCGCCTGAACCATTTTTCATAATGTTTCTGGCGTGTATGTCGAGATGCGAAACGGAAGCTGACTTAATATTTTCGTAGAAAAACGTAACCTTTTCTACATCAAAGTCAAGCCCTCGTCCCATACCTTGCAACATTTCGCGAACTTTATCTGGAGAAAATTTCTTTTCAATTCCGCGATCTTCGTGTGAAAGAATACTATGAAATACTTTCTTCTCATCCTCCGTAATTTTTTCTAACTTTTCCATCGTGTAATAGTAGATAATAAACTTCTGTTTACCACCACGAAAAGAACTAATCTCTCTAGAGAAAGTGCCAAGATACCCTTGTTCATACACACGCGCATACACACGCGGCTGTACATTAATAAAGTATTCTAGCCCTTGACTAATTCGTCTATATTCTTTATCGAGATCTTCATCCCCATATTCATACTTAATACCAAGCTTGATTACTTTAGTATTATCATTAATTATGGAAAATACTTCTCCATCGGCCCCCTCACCTAAACGAATATCAGGAGGATAGGGAATCTTATCCGGGCATAAATGCCTGCACAAAGATAGTACAAACATAATATTTTCCAAAAGAAAATGCCTGAGCGATTTTCACCCAGGCATTACATTATTTATTTGTTTCCGAATTAATTCAGCATGTCCCCGGCCACTGGTGCCACAGTCACAACACCTGACGGATCCACGACTGGAGTAACTACTACATCTGGTTCGGCAACCTTCTTTGGTTTGCGCGTAGTTACCTTCTTGGTTGGTTTCTTTGTGGCCTTTGCTGGTTTTTTAGCGGCGGCCTTCTTGACTGGTTTCTTGGTTGGCTTCTTTACGGCCTTCTTTGCTGTTGCTTTCTTAGCTGGCATCTTATTCTCCTAAACGTTTAGATAGCTTTAGAGAGTAATTTATTATCTTCCAAAATAAGATGCAGTTCCTCGTTCGTTAGGTCGCGACCATTAACTTCTTGCCAAGCATAGATTGCTGCGGCAACACCAGGAAACTCATCACCCATATGATGGTAGATATTATTAATCTCTACAACTGTGTTCCTACCATATACTGTCTCATCTGAGATGATGTTTAGTTCCTCACCCAAAAGATTGAAGACTTGGTAGTTCTTATACACAATCATTTATATATCCTAACCTCTATATTTAGAACGAATAGTCGTAGTATTTTCGACGAAAACCAATAGAAACTGGGGTAGTAGTACCGCTTTCACGGTACCGCCCATCTTTACACAAAATAACGATATGAATCTCTCCCTCAGGATTAGGTTCATATGTATAATCCTGAGATTCAGACATACCATTATTATCAATACGAGTGGCAATATCCTCCTGAATTACAACCCTTTTACCATTCCTAGTAACTTGAATAACAGTTGCTGGATAAGCATCTGATCCTACATGAATAGTAGCTCCCATTCCTACGGTAGGGATATTAGAGGTAGTCAATTTCTTCTTCATCTTTCCGTTTTTCTACTTCTTCAGTATAGTCTTTGTCAGCACAAACTGTTGAACAAAAGAATTTAGTGCCAGATAATTGATGAGTATGAATATCTCCATTAAGAATCTTGGCACAGCCTTCACATTTAGGTAGAGAAATATACTCTTCATGAGCCCAATGTTCAGCTTGTTTTGGTCCCATTACCTTGTTATCTACTAGAATGCGAACCTTTTTAGTCCCAGCTTCCGTCCATAAACGCCGCTCTTTCATGGCTGCGTTAACTGCTTGAAATGGCGTAGTCAGCCTCCCATTCTCTGTTCGTTCGATATGGACAACGGAGCCGTGGCGCTCATGTGTAAATCTGTTCACACTATACATTTCAATTACCTTTGGTGGAGCGGGCACGAGTTGAACGTGCAAGTCCTACTGGTGCATCAGTTTGGACTAGGTGTTCAAGGGAATTGCACTTCCCTATCCCACCCGCGTACGCCATTCCGCCACCGCTCCATTATTCTTATACCACTTTATTTCTCAATTCAGTAGAGGAAACATCAAATCGACCATCAATTGGATACATTACGCTCTGTGCGTAACCCCAAACCCCAGGCATCAATGCCATATGTTTAGAAGGCATTGTTTCCAGTCGCTTACCATTGGCAGCAAAGAAAGGACGTAAAAAGAATCTTTCCCTAGCCAATGCTGTGGTATCCTTGAAGTCTTTGACAAGGTGCGGTACATAGGCAGCAGAAGCTAGATCAATAGCTGCGTCCTCACTACAAAAGTGTTCTGGCATGAATCCTAACAGATCGGCTTGTTCATCTTGATCATAAGGGAACGTACAACCAGAAAGATACCAAGAGCACCCAGGGATTTCCCAAAGCTTTTGCTGAAGACCAGCACCAGCCCCCGTGGCAATGATATGAAAATATCCCATCCTCTTTAACGCTTCGTACCAAATCATTGTTTCCTTCTTACTCTTACAAATCCATTATAGACATCCCAGAACTCTTTGGTAAGATACTTGCCATTATCCTCTAAATCGGGCTCAATGGTACAATTATGATCACACTGCCAATGTTCATAACATACTGGACAGTGATGATAATGTTTGATAACCGGCATAGAGTTTCTGTTTTTGATTATCGTAAATGTTAACTCACGTTCACAGTCAGCATTTGAGTAGTGAATGGATTGAACCGCACTTACCTCTTCATTTGGTTCAAACTTCACTTCATCCTGGTACACACCGTCTCTATGAATACAAAAAATTAACATATTACCTGTGCTAGACGCTACCACATCGTATAGTTCATAGTCATCAGGAGAGCTTACCAAACCAACCTCTTCCTGAAGTTCTCTAGCGGCTGCTTGTTGCCAAGTTTCTCCGAAATTAATATAACCACTAGGGAATGCCCACCCATCTTTCTCGGGCGGAATGTTTCTCTGTTGGATAAGCCAACCACATTGAGTATTAGTATCACGTTGAAATACACGAACTATAGCAACTACAATAGGGATTGGGTTTTTATAAGACTCATTCCAACAACGGAAACATTTACGGGGCCACTCCTTTTGTTCGGTAAATTTAGTACCGCAGTAAGAGCAATGAGAATCTTTTACAAAGTCAGTCATCGGAGGTTTTACTTTCATATAGACGAGGTCTAGCCATCTAAGATTAGGCCCCGTTGAATGCGCGAATTTAAT